AAAACTATATCATTAGTAAGTGTTTTTTGCCCGCTAATTGTTTGGTTAGTGGTTGTGTCTAAAAAGTACGTGCTATCATGCCCATCGAGTAAGTCTGCATCTAAGCCAGAAGCGGCACCATCAACCGTTTTTATTTTGGCAAGCACGTCAGCAGCCGTATAGGAGGACGAAGCCAAAGCCCCAATGTCTGTCAGGACTTGCGCTGGAGTACGCTGCTGCAAGGTACTCGCGCTGAGGGCGTTTATGTAATTACCAGCCGTATAGGAAGCTATACCCGTACCACCGCGCACGACACCTAATGTCCCGGAAGTTAATATACTGGTACTTAAATTGGGAATGTCAGCGGCGATTAGAGACTGGAAGGCAGCGGTAGTTGTACCTGTGGCGCGTAGTACCTGGCCCGCAGTAAGACCACTAACGGTGTGCTCGGCCCCAAGTGCTGTCGTTGTTGCTAAAACGTGAGCAGACGGGGCAAAGGTTGAGGGAACGCCTGTGAGATTGGCCCAAGCTAGATAATAACTGCCAGTTTGTGCATCTAGTAAATCCGCGTCTAACCCTGAGCCAGCGCCATCCACCGTTTTAATCTTAGTTAGGATATCTGACGCTGTATATGACGACGCGGCCAGAGCACCGATATCTGACAATACTTGCGTTGGGGTGCGCTGTTGTAGGGTAGTGCCTGTGGCGGCATTTATATAATTGCCCGCCGTATAAGCAGTAAGTCCGGTCCCACCATACGGAACAGTGATGGTTGGGATGCGAGCCAATCCAAAAGTACCAGTTGTAATCTTTCCGGCGTCAAGGTTTGGAATATCTGCCGCAATTAGATTCTGAAAGGCTGCCGTGGTTGCTCCCGTGGCACGCAAAACTTGGCCTGCCGTCAACCCACTCGTGGTATGTTGCGCACCGAGCCCGGTCGTAGTTGCTAACACGTGTGAAGAAGGTGCAAAAGTTGATGGAACTCCTGTTAGGTTTGCGTAGGCCAGGTAGTATGTTCCTTGTTGTCCGTCTAACAAATCCGCATCCAACCCACTACTTGCACCGTCGTTAGCAGCCGTCCATACAGGACTACCAGCTAGAGTCAAAGCCGTCGTAGCCGTTACAGTATCAGCGGATAGTGTTCCCGTAACAGCCGCATTATTTCCTACTGAAAGATTCGTTGTACTTGGTATAACAACAGAGCCAAGCGTAGAACCTAATATCAAATCTCCCTGCTCAGCTTGAACCCATAAATCCAAGGTTGAGGAAACACTATCTCCAATGTAGCCTGTTCTTACTGTATTACCAGAGTCATAGAAACCAACCCAAGCTGTATTATTTGCGGCACCAGATGCGTTTCCAAGAACATGTACGCCGCCTGGTACTGTCAAAGTCCCCGTTAGCGTTAATGCTCCTATTCCCGTATCCCCAGCTTTATTAATGGGAGTATACCCTAGACGACTAATAGTGTCTGCGTACCAGGCACCTTGTTGTCCATCTAAAAGGTCTGCGTCTAATCCTGAATTAGCACCATCCACCGTTTCTATTTTTGCCAAAACATCGGCAGCGGTATAACTAGAAACAGGGAGATAATAGCTACCTTGCTGGCCGTCAAGTAAATCAGCATCTAAACCGGAACCGGCCCCGTCAACTGTCTTAACTTTTGTCAATACATCGGTAGCGGTGTAGGAAGACACCGGCAAATAATAGCTGCCTTGCTGCCCGTCGAGTAAGTCTGCGTCAAGGCCGGAAGCGGCCCCATCGTTACCAGAAGTCCATACAGAAAAGCCACCCACTTTTACGTCTGTGGCGGCATAGATAGTCGCCCAGGCAAGCGAGGAGCTTCCTAAATTACGAGTATTATTAGTTTCTGGGGTTACAGCCCCGTCCACCTGTATGGCTTCTAGAATTAGCATGTATTATCCGACAACAACGACTCGATATTGGTTTGTGGTTGGTGCCGTGGCAAAGACAATAGTAGCACTGCTCACTGTGGTTGCTTCAACGTCTGGAATAACCTGTGAGTAAGGAGAAGCTGCCTGTCTAACCATCACCACGATATCTTGCGTGTTTAAGTTATGGTTGACTACAAAAGAGGTAGTAGTACCGTCTCCGATGCTGGCACTGAATTTTCCTGTAGCCCCGAGATTGACACGGGCACCACTGGCTGTTGTAGCTCCGGTACCACCGTATGCAACTCCGATGGTAGTAGCGTTCCATACACCACCTGTAATTGTACCAAGGGTAGTGATAGAGGTTTGTCCAGAATAGCTAGCAGAGATTTGAACAGTACTTGCATTGACCGTAATACCAGGGCCCGCCCCCACAGCAAAAGTGGTTCCAGACAGAGTTAAACCTGCACCGGCTGTGTATGTTCCAGCGCCAGAAAATTGAGCAAAGGTTAACGCTGTGGTTCCAACGGTAATAGGGTCAGGAGTTGTCAAAATCCAACTTGTTGTGGCATTTGCTGTACCATTTTCAACGAAAGTGAACATACCTGAGACGATATCAGCGTTTGTTGCAGCGTCAGGAGCACGAGTCATAGCGGAAGCTGAGCCGTTGAAGATATAAATACCGTTTTCAGAAGCAGTTGTCTGGTTCTTCAAAAGTACTCTGTCTCCAGTTGCAAGAGTATATCCATCAATAGCTGTTCCTGGCCCGGAAATTGTGACATTGGCAGTTGATGCAGCTTCTACAGCTTCTTTTACCACTAGCCCCTGAGCAACGGAATCAACATAATTCTTTGTAGCTGCGTCTTGGGCATTCGTTGGGTCTGCAACATTAATAATTTTGTTGGCATTCATGCTAACATTAGCAAGAGGGGCAGCAAATGTGTCTAGGGTATAGCTGGTAACTACCGTTTGCAAGTCAGAAATGGTGCTAGCAACCTGTGTACCAGTCATATTGGCACGGCTTAGGTAGTAGCTCGGGGCTTGTCCATTTAAGTTAGAAGCGTTTGTAGCGCTAGAAGCATTACCGGCCAGGGCAGCAGTAATCGTGCCTGCGGAAAAATTACCGCTTGTATCTCGGAAAACAAGAGTACTTGCCGTATTGACATTGGTAGCCGCATCCAGTTTAGCCTTGTCGGCTGCACTCATGGAACCGGCTGCGCTACCAGTAGCCGCTGTAATTCCAATTGTGGCAACGCCGCCGCTGATAGTAGCAGTAATAGGTGCCGTCGGAGTAACGCTTGAGAGCCACGCATCAGAGATAGTGACCCATGCAACTCCATTCCAAACCTGAGCCGCATTGCTGGTAGTGTTATAGTATATCCTACCTACGCCTGGGCTTGAAGGAGCTGAAGCCAGGTTTTGTAGAGCAACGTTTTGAATTTCGTTGGTCGTTAAATCAATTGCTGTAAGAAACTTCATTATCTCTCCTAGTTAAAATAGGCAGCCCCGCTGAATGGGGCGCTGAAATTTAGCCGAACATTGTTGTCGTCAATGTATAAATACTCTCCATAAACTACGGTTCCTGCTGAATCTACCACTTCAATCGCGGGCCGTTTACCTAAATTATGGGCAACGGACCAAGATGCGGAAGGAGAAGGCTGTGTGTAAACAAACCTAGCATCTCCTCCCGCAGGAACAATAGTGGCGTCAATAAGACTATGCACAAATTCTGTAGTAGCAATCCTTGTAGAGCGGTCACTGTTTACTGTTGTCGTAGCACTAGGAGTTCCTGTTAGCTGAGCATTATTAAAAACAGCATTAGCCAGGGTAGTTTCTAAGTCCAGCAATGTTTGTGTAACCGGCGTATCATACGCGAGGGTGCCTTTTAAATCTTTTAACACAGAGCGAAGAAAGTTCAAATCCTCTTCTAAGTCATGAAGACTAGCATACCCCAGCAAATCCAGGGTATCATCAATGTTGCTACTTTTCGCTATCTGGTATTGTTTGAGGATTGTTTGGGACATTTTGCTGCTGTTGCCTCATGTAGTCAAGTAAATCTTTATTATGCTCTTTCTTAGCCTGAATTTTTAGTAATTCTTCTTTGAGCATTTCGAGGCGTCCTCGGAGTTCAGCTTCCCGAGTGTCAAGTGCTTGGTTGTTTTGTGATAGAATCGGTTCTAAGTCCATAAATTACCTTCCTTTCCTTATATCTTGTACTGAATGAGAACTAAGTCATTAAGAGCCGGAGCGATGTTAAACTCTATTGTATTCGCGTTTAAAAGTACGTAATCCCCTGTTGTTCCGGGGCTTTGAAGAACTCCGTTTAGGGCAACAAGATAAATGTCTCCCGGCGCGGTAAAAATTCGGGTTGCACCGTCTGCTGTAAATGCTTCCCAGGTGAATGTTCCGGCATAATCATTTGGCACGGTAACTGGTGAAGTGTTGATGTTTTTGTTGAGGCCGCCGAGAAGAGGAGTGCGCAGGGCAGGCATAATGTAATCTGTCAAATTATCAAAGTTAATCACAGAAAGGGAAGAAGGAACAATCTTATTGTAATAGGTTGTCGTGTCCATTACAATCTTGAAGGTATACCAATTTTCTCTAACTGCATCTGAAGTACTCGGAGATAAGTTCAAATAAAAGGTTCCATAGGAGTTTGTGTAAGTTCTGTCTGCTAGATTGCCTATCGTGGCTCCTGAATAAATCATTTGTGTATTTAGATAGACTTCTATCAAGGCCCCCTCGTAAAGGAGACCTTGCGCATCCCTAAGCACTCCTTGAATTGGTGTAGTTGCAACAGCCATAAATTATCCTTATGGTACGTAGCTTAAAAGTGCCTGTGAAGTCAACTCGACAGAAGCAACACTCGGAACATAGCCTTTCACGGTAAAGCCAATGATGGGAATATTGATTGTTACATCTAGGCCAGTTACCAGAGGTAGTTCGAAATATCCAGTCTCGTCGGTAAGAGTGCTCGCAGCTTCTCCAATAATACCAGACTTGGATACGAAATATCCAGCACGATTCAACTCAGCTTTAACTGGCTGATTGGCGAGTGGTGTACCAGACACATCAAGAAGGGTACCATAAACAATACAACGAGAGGGAGAATTAATGACCTCAGAGCCGCCCCAAATATGACGTTCCCAGGTTGTAACACCATTGTCCGTATAAATGAAAAGCAAGTCCTGTACTGTGTCAGGAAGGGTAGCAAGTGTTAAAGTGACAAGGGTGGTATCAAAAAGAGCAGTAAATGCATACGTGTATTGTCCATTTCCAGCGTTAATGGCGTTATAAGCTTCGAATACCGATGTAGAAGTATTCCAATAATACCCATCGCTATTACGACGAATAACCAAAGTCAGGGCCGACACCTGCTCTTTGATAAGCACGACCCTCTCATTAATCTTATGAAAATACTCCTGAATCATGGTACTCCTATTATAAGTGAATTAGGCCGAATTATTCAAGCATTTGCTTTATTTGCTCTACCGGCAATTTCATTATTTGGGCTTCGGTTAACCCCTGTTCGTTTGCTGAGGAGACAAGCTTCTCCTTGTCCTCGCGTGTAAGAGCAGCTAAGAAATTAAGCGTGGAATAAATGTCGCTGGTTTCGGGGTCGAGAAAGATGCTTTTCAAATAGTCGATACCTTCCTCATAAGTATCAAAAGCCCCATCAATCTGAGCATTGAATAGAGTATTGATAAGCTGTCCGAAGTGAGGACCCCCTCGACTATATTCCGAAGGAATTTCTCCAGCCTTGGCAAGTTGAATTAAATCCTTACCGCCGATAAGGGGTGCAGGCTTATCCTCTTGTACTCGTAATTGATGGGCCATTGCGACCATCTGCTGAGCGGCTTTCGGCATTCCTTTAGGAAGCGGCGGACGACCAGAATGGTCAGCTTCGATTACAAGACTAAGCATATCAATATTAGCAGGAACAAGCCTTAATGCAAGGCGTCGAATGCTACGTGGATTTATGTCGTTTAGGTGTGCCATGTGTTCCTTTACCAATGGCAAAATACGCTCGATAATGTCTCTCGGAGCACCTATCGACTCTAGAAACTCCTCCGTCGGGACAACCCCTTCAACAGGATGGGCGGGAGCACGCCAGCGCCCCTCAATTACGGCGGTCATTGCTGGCTTTCCAAAATCGTGACAAAGGGAGGCTAGTAGCAGAACAGCCCTGTCCTTACCCTCCAAACCCTCACGATTTGCAATTTCAACAGCCGCATCCGTCACATGCAAGGTGTGATGCCACACATCTCCTTCGGGATGCCATTGGGGGTCTTGAGGAATTCCGATTAAATTGTTTAGCTGAGGAAATAATTCGACCCATCCTGTTTCCCTCAGCACTGTTAGTCCTGCACTTGGCTTCGTGGATTTTGTAGCCCATTTGTAAAATTCCCCCCAAATACGTTCTACGGCAAGCGTTCTAAATTCTCTACGCAACTCGCTTGCTAATTGAGCAGTAGCAGGGTCAATCTTTAGATTAAATCTCCCTGCAAATTGAAAGCCTCTCAAAACCCGCAAAGGGTCTTCTGCGAATCTTTCAGAAGTATGCCGGAGGGTACCTTCCTTTAGATTCTTTACCCCTTCGTAAAAATCAAGCAATTCCCCCTGGGGAGTCATAGCCAGCGCATTAAAGGTAAAGTCTCTACGAGACGCCGCTTCCTTTGGAGTCATAGTGTGGTCGGGCTCAACAATAAATCCTCTGTGACCTTCACCTTGTTTGCTTTCTCGCCGGGGTAGAGTAAAATCATAGTCCTGGTTTGGAGTCGTCAGCTTTATAACACCAAAGCTGGCTCCAACAGTATCCACCTTTCCGAAATTCGAAAGAACCTGAGTTAGTGTAGAGGCATCAAGACCATAGATTTCTACGTCAATGTCCTTGCTGGAAGCCCCGTAGACTTTATCTCGGACAACTCCTCCCACGAAGAGAGGCTTTCCTCCAGCCTTCTGAATAGCATTTATAATACCATATAATTCCTGGTCTATCTGGATAGGGTCATATTGCGTCTGTAGATTATCTTCTAGCTTGCGCAATTCCCATGAGTCAACCACACCATTCAAAACATCTTGAAAAGTGTAGGAACCCCCCGAATAGTCTCCCGGCTGTTTCACCGTTTGTCCTTTCGGGCCATTTATAACGAGTTCATAGCCTTTAGGGACTATGAACCCTTTAAACACAAAGCTATTCAATCTTTGAGCCATCGTAATTACGTCCAATCAAGGAGGCCAGCACACTTGGCATCTGTTTCGGTGGAGACACTCCTTCTAGGTAAGTTTTAGTATTAAGCCTATCCGTTAGCTTCTGCATTGTCTCCATGAGCAGGTTGTCTAGACTTCTTACGGTCATGGGTTTCTTCATCTTTGCCCGCCTTATTTGTAAGTTTGCCTTCTAAATCCTGGCGTTCTAGAGCCTGGGCAAAACCGCCAGCAGCGGCAATAGCTTTAGCAATGTCAACCTTTAGATATACTCTGCCTTTTTTCATAACAATATTCGGATTTCCTTCAAGCAGATAGGTTGGTATTCCAGTAATATCCAGAGGGCTAACCATCTTCTCTATATCCATTGGAATACTTTTGATGGTGTCTTCATTATACTCTTTCCCTAGAATATAAGCTACTGCTTTGGGCGCGAATGCTTCATATGCCTCTATAACTGGCGTATGGTCTAAGTACTGATATGTGTCGTCGTTGTCGATACCGCCTAAAAATGCGGAGGCCAAGAATTGAAACAGGAATAAGGATGCGGCAAAGGAGTCGGAGCGGAATAGAGCTATAAATGCCCAGTCGGCTTTCTTTTCTAAATCTGGAACATCAATCTTGACAGCATCGTAGGTATCAAATCCCCAGCTTGGATAATCCCCGTTATTAGCTATAATATTATCATATCTTTGCAGGGCACTCATAAAATCGAATGAATAATCATATTGGAGTTGCTCTAGCTCCTCGATAAAGGGTGCGAAGTCATAATCGGCCTCCCCAAAGGCCCTCTTAACCTCCTCAAAAATGCGGAGCCCAATAAAATCATCTTGTATATCGAGCCTCATTGCCTCAGCGGCTTGACGTTTGATATAGTCCACGGCCCGTAGGTTAATATTCATTAGGCTCGACTCCCTTCTGTACGAAAGCCCCCGCTAAAGATATTGGCAAGCACCGGGTTAGTGCGCTGATTCACCGTCGATGTGTCTATTTGCCCCGTTTGTGTGTGGTTAATATTTCTCATCTCCCTCATAGTGACTTTGGGCAATGCCCCTCCACGTCTAGCCTGAGCATACTTCATAGTTTCTCCTAGCTGACGGAAAAATGTAGATAGCCCCGCTTGGTGTGCATAGGCCAATCCTTCTTCCATCTTAGCCTCATAGGGCGTTACCTCAATAGTACCATAATCCGATGAGATTTTTGTGTGGGAGTAATCAACCGCATCCCCTGTTTGTCCCTCGGGGCTGCCAAAAAGATGGATGCTCCCATCCTTATCTTGCCAGGTAAAGCCCTCCATCCCATAAAGACCATTTATATCTTTGCCTTTTTCCGGGTCAAAAGGCAATCCTTCCTTAGGTGAGATACGACGGAAGGTTCCCTCTGCTGGGGAAGAAGTCTCTAGATGTGACATAAGTGGTCCAAGCTGTGTTAGAAATTCAAACCTTTGGCCGAATTGTGCTCCCTGCTTTCTTGGTATGCAGAAAGACTCTGCCTTACTCTTTAATTCATTACTATAGTGGTCTAAAAGTGTCTGTTTTACATCCTCAGCCATTTGGGAGGTTGTTAATGAGTTTTCAAAGGAAGAGTGAAACTCTTGCACGAGGGCATCAATTTGAGGTTGTGCTTCTTTTTGGGTTTGATTCGTAATATCCACCAATCGTGCAATCATGTTATTGGGCCCGCTGCCAAGGATTTTATCTGCATGACCGCGAATTGTATCCAAGTTGTTAGGCTCACTAGAGATATAGGGAGACGAGGAGATATCAGCTTCGTTTACTTCGTCTTTCGTAAACATCATCGTATCCCCACGACTATCCGCAGGAATATGACCAAGGGTACGAACAAGCGAGTTACGAAGCTGCTGACTATAACTCATTTGTCCCCCATTCAGAGTATGAGTCAGTAGCACGTCTGATATGACTTCTTTATCCTGTAGTTTGGAAATATCCTCACCATGATAACCCGCTGCATCTAATAGCGCTCTGGCTTGGTGGTCTTCCCACTTAATATCTCCATTGGCCACCTGATAGGGAACGCCCCGGAACATAGCAGGAAGCATCATGCTTAGCACTCTTTCTCGGTAGCGACCGCTCTCCAAGGTGCCAATGGAAGCATTAGGGATTGTCTCTTGTAGGAAATGGCTACTAAAATCACTAAAGATTGCATAATTAGCATCCTCTGGAGAGGATGGTGCGCTTAACATGTGGTGGGAAAGTGTTGAAACAGTATATGTCGTGAATGCGAGATTAGCTGTAGAAGATAGGGTATAGGCGTGTTTTTCAATCACCTTATTTTCTACAATAGCGTTTCGTATAGAGCGGGCACCCTCTTCTAGATTATGTTCATTATAGCTGAGAATCAATCCCTCGGAAAGGGCACTATTGACAGCATCATGTACGCTAGTGCTTACATTATGTGAGAGATGTCCACGGTTGCTAGCAGTATTTTTCAAAGTTAGACTCTCGGTAATAGAAGCAGCTATGTGGTCGTATACATCTTCCTTTTTTACGCCAGGAGCAAGACGCATTTCTAACGTATTCATCATACCGGCGAATTTTTCATTGCCCTCGCGTGGGCCAAGGAAGTGGCGAATGTCAGATAACATACCAGTATTACGCTTTGGCAACATCCCTTTATCTCTACCCACTAAGTCTCTGTAAATGGCTTGTAAGCGTGCTACTCCCCCTTGCCGAGGGATTAAAATATAATTTCCAAACAATTCCCCTAGCTGGTTTGGTTGTAAGTTCATCGAAGCAGCGGTCGGTGTAGCACCTAACTCTTTTTGCTCTGTACCACCCTCATCCACTGCAAAAGTGAAATGTCTATCCAAGAAAGCGCGGATTCTGGCCTTGTCCTTCACGAGTTGGAACAGACCTTCGACGAAATACTGTCCTCGACGGTCGCGTGTGGCCGTAGGAACAGCTTCCTGAACCTTTCCAAAATTCGATGTAATATCTTCCTCCGTGCTAGAGGAGTCTTTTTCGCCGGTCAGAATCGCGTCCATTTGGCTCTTATGGTTTTTAACAAGCTCACGAAAGTCTTTAAGAGCCATAGTTGCAGCTTGTTCCTCTGCCTGCCCTGTACTCTTCTTCATATATTGCTTGAGGTATGTAGCGGTGGCAAGAGACAAATCGAAAGAGTCATTGAATTCCTTATTTTCTAAAGTGCGACCCATAGCGAAAGTCAATCCCTCGGTGAAGACCTGGCGCTGATTTTCTGGTACGTCAGAAAGAAAAGGAAAGAGTGAGTTGAAGGGGATAGGCTGTGTAGTCTTTACTCCACCAGAGATAACTTTTTTCAGCCTCGCTAAGTTACCCTCGGGGATGCCTAACCCAACAAGTGCAGCGTAAAGGGAGCGTCCATCAACGGTGTGGGGCCCTTCTTTCTTCTTCGTAAAGTTGACTTTGAAGTCCATGTCCCCCTTCCAGTCATTATATGAAACAAAGACAGTGGAAGAGTCGGGGTTGGAATCAAGGGTCTGAGAAATACGAGAGATTTCTACTTGGCTAAGAGTCTGAGTCACTTTTTCTACGGACTCTTCTCTCGCACGGCTATTTAAAGCTGTGAGTATCTGTTCGATTTGAGTACCAAATTGTTCCTTTTGCTCAGGAGGCAAAAACTGTTGCGCATCTTCTCCGTAGCCTTGAATAACCTGAGCATCCCTCTCGTAGTCAGTATTCTCTACAGCGTGGTCAAATTCAGCTTGTACAGAATCCATAAGGGCCTGTGCTGCTTGCCCGTCTACTTGCTGAGTCTCATCAGGCATTTCAGCCTCTTGTGTCTCCTCGATGCGCCACCCTTTTTGCTGGCCTTCCTCAGAGACATACTGCTCAAAGGATTGCCAATCAGGATGATTGGCCCCCGGAATAATCTGACCACCCACATACACGTGCCCTGCGGGGCTTGTTACACGAAATCCAGGCTCTACTCGAACACTTTTAATCGTGTAAAGCAGGAGTGTAGCATCGTCAGAGAGACCCAATTTACGTAGATATTGTTCCGCGTCAAATGGGTCCATTGCACCCGAAGCATACCCTTGTGGTACTGTGATACCTTTAAAAACAGTGAGTTTATAGTTAGAGTCCAAGAATCTCACCAACTTGCTCTATTTGTGCATCTGTTAATTCTGTTGGCTTGAATTTATAAAAGTCCTCATAAAGAGCTTCACGCAGAGTCGGGTCTAGGCTCTTGTAAATAGCACGTTCTACACTTTCTAGTACGTGCTCCTCGCCGCCAACGGCAGCGATGCTCTGCTTTGTGCCCTCGTCCATGTTGTCAATAGCGGCTTTGGACATATTACGAATGAGCGGAGCGTCTCCATCCTCACTCACAGTAACGATACCATTACCATCATAGCGTGAGAATTTAAACGGGTCTCTATCCTCTTCCTCGGAGACTACAGACTTTTGTATCATAATCCCTAATGAGGGATGTGAATTAATAAAGTAGTCATAGGATTCTTCTGGACTACGTAGCCATTCTCCGCCGGGGTAATTATGGATATCATGTAATTCTAGGAAGTCACCAAAATTAGATGAAGCATCATACATCTCTGTAAAACCTTTAATCATCAATTCTTCGGCTTCTTCTTCGGTTGCTGCGTGCATGGAGAAGAATTGGCTAGACTTTAGATTGGTCGGAGAACCAATAGGGCTCGCTCCACCAGGAGGTTGTGGAGGGCCACCAGCCCCAGGGTTCTCTCCTCCCACTGCACCATTAGGATTAGCGGCCAGCCCACCACCCCCAATCTGAGGTAGTGGTGGTAGTCCACCAGGGAGTCCACCTTCATTTTTATCTTCGGGTTCCCAATTCCTGAGTCCTTGTAGTGGCGTATTTCCCCAAGGAACCGGGTGCTGCCCTTGTGACGCACGATATTGGTTGACGCTGAGCGCACCGCTAACAAGTTTCTGCTGAGCGATAGTCCATTCAGCCTTCTTTTTATCCAAGTCGTCGTCCTCAAACCACAGCATCAAATCTCGCTCTGGACGTAGCTCATTTATAATATGCTGAGTTACGTATTCAGAAATAGTACGCATCAGTGTTTCAAGTCCCTTGCTCTTGGTCATTTCGGCCTGAGTTTGAGACGTGGAACGATTAACGTCAGAAATAATACCTACATCTTGTGGTGAGACTTGGAATACAGCACAAATCTTACGAGTTAGATATTCAGCTAATTCCTTATACTGCATGTCACGACGACGGCCTTTGAAATCAATATAAGAAACTTTACCACCGGAAATAATAGGAACTTGAGTATAGTCCCCCATCATAATAGATTGCAGGTGACGCTGGAATGTTTCCAACGTCTCTTGGTTAATCTGAGACTGAGCAGAATCCTTACCACCGCTCATAGGCTCAACAGAAATAAAACCCTCTGGAATGGAACCACCCTTGCGATAGAAGTCTAGCTGCCCCTTGTCAATAAAGATGTCAGCCAGGGAATCTGTGTAAAGGGTTTCCATGTTGGACAAACCATAACCGAAATACTTCATATCGGTCATAGGATTCATCTTCATGATAACCATGTCCCGCCTTTTAAAATAAACCTGGGGAGAGCCGTGGACTACCTGTACATACGCTTTCTCATTGTCATATGTGCCATATTCATTAATCAATGGGCGAACTGTTGAGCCATCCATCGGCATAAGGCCCCGAATTCTTTCATTCTCATCCCGGACGAGTACGAATGTGCCCCTGTCGAGAATCAGCAAGTCCATGAGGATGCTTTTTAGGAATTGTCCCCAAGAGCGGGTGTCTGTAAACCACGGGTCCGGGTCGTCAAGAATTTCTTTAATTTCTTTAATATCATTGGCCCGTTTTCTATAGAAGGCATCATGCTTCTCCTGTAAGTGCTCAACCGTAGCCAATTAGCAGGTGTAAAGTCCTCTTTCTTTTCTTCAAAAAGTTCCTTTTTGTCTGCGATGTATGATTTAGGGTCCAACTTTTCATAAATTTTTCGCAGAAAGGCAACTTCCGCAGCATCGAATGCCGGGTGGTCGTCCAAATCATATACACTATACTCTAAAATACTAATCTGACGCGGTGGCTCTTTATCATCCCTCGGCATAATCTTATATGGTAATTTAGCTACTTGGTGGGCTCTAAGGGTAAGAATAGCCCGAACGACAGTACTGTTATAGGCAAGAACCCTCTGAGTATTAAAGTTGATACGTCCTGGGTAGGGTTTACCACTAATATCATTCCTATAATACTCTGACGAAATGTATACACCTTCATTACCAGTGATGTTGCTACCTTTTTGTCCAGTCCCGGCTATCTGAATGCGGCCCGCTGGAGTAGCTCGTTTGGCAAGTCGTGTATTCACGATTAGTTTCTTACCCTTGATTTCTATTTCTGCCATGTAAGATTTCTCCTATAACTACAGCCATTATAACATGCATAATGGGCATACGACAAGGCAAAATCATGAAAAAATAAAAAAGCGCCCATTGAGGACGCTATACCAATTTTTTTGATTGTAAATTGCTTAAACGGGGCTAGAATGCAACTTTTGAATATTCTGCACTGCTTCGACTATATCGTGGTTTTCTTGGTGCCACTCCTCGGGCTGAGTTTTGATATAATTTTCCAAGAATACGAAGCAAGCATTAAAATCTTGGACATTGATACCATGTTTGAGCATGATAGCACCTACGCGAGGCTCCAAAATCTTAGAATTAACTTCAAGCTTTCTTTCCTTAAAGTCGTATTCGTGGCTGTATACAGAATAAGGCAAACCTGTAACCTTGCAATACCTCTTTTCTTTGTGCCCAACGTCGATATCTACAGGGGCAACCATTCCGGGGAAAATCTTCTCAGCCGCCGCTTCCATAATCTCCTTGATTCGAGCAATCGTCTCGTCCGCGTGGTCCTTGTAAATCTCAAAGATTACAGAATCGTGAACTGTAAGAACAATGTAGCCGTAGCCTGTTTCTTTTAGGTAAGCGAGAAGGTCCACCATAGCTTGCTTTGTGACATTCGCAGACATGGACTGAATCTTGTGGTTTTGTGCCTGTCTAGCTGCGCCGCCCTGTAAACGCCGGTGCTCTTCTTCTCCTACCTCTTCTTCGGAAGGAATCTCGTACCAACGGATACGTCCAAATGGGTCTTGTGTGTAGCCGCGTGTAAGCGCCTCGGCCACAGAGCGTTTTAGGAATTTATTTACATCAGGGTATTGCCCCAGGAACCCATCAATCATATCTTGTCCCTGGTCAGCATTTTCTGCAAAACCTCTGTTCACAAGGCCAACTGCGGAAATGCCATATGGAATCAGCTTATCCAATATTGCTATTGGGCTAGACTATACCTTTATTGAATAGTTTTATTCAATACCTGCCGTATTATGCTTTCGCATCCAGCTTCACCCATATCTTTTGACGTAGGGCAGCGTGAGTCGTTGAACCATTTGGAAGCCTTTCGGCTAACTCTGGCTGCTGATTGCCCATGTAGGGTTTCCAGCAATTGAGCAGGTTTTATTTCGGCTATTCTATTAACCGAAAGATACTCCTTTTGACATTCGCCTCAGTTCTTCACCACTGAGGCTTTTCCCATCTACACTGAACACCCCTTTTCTGAAGGCATCCTCTGGAAGCTTGAAAATATTCTTGGCATTTTCCCAGTGTACATCTTGTGAGTTAACTGCCTTGATGAAATTCTTATCCCCCGAGGCATACGCTAGAATACGAGATTCCACGGAAGAATAGTCAGCAAAGACAAGAATTTTGTCATCCTCGGTGGTGAGGAAACTCTTTAACATGTCAGGAGGGATATTTTGTAGGTTAGGTTTGCGGGAAGAGTTGTGTACACATATTTTATTTGCAATGAAATTGTGAGTCTCTTCTACCTCTATGTCATAGACATCGACAACTTCGCCTGGGTACTCAACAGAAGTAATTCTGTGGTTATATGGAGTTTCATCATAGAACCATTCCTGAATATCTCTGACTACTCGGCCAGCATTTATATCTCCAGATAAAGCTAATACCCTGTCATTAGGCTTAAGGTCTTTAGCTTCTTTGTACGTACCGTCTACTAAGCGTATCTTATGGTCTGCTGTCACTTTTAGTGAGCCGGTGTGCTTATTACCTTGACCAGTCCAGTTTACCTCGACTACTTCTTTGTGGCCTGTTTTTCCTGCCCAAGTGACGGGTTTAACAACAAGATTCAAAGAATCGTCGTATGAGTAAACTAAATCACCCGGTCTAATATCCTCAATTGGAACACCTTTAGGGGATACATCTCTAATAGACTCCACAAGGGAGCCTTTAGCTACACAAAACCGTCCGGTTGCTGTTTCAGCTTGAATTAGCAAGGAGTGAATTCTTCCATCGGGCCAAATCAAATCAATGTACCCTTTACCATAAGTAGAAGAAATCTTAGAGGCTTCTTTATAGTCCAGAAGTTTAGGCACAAGAGGGTGGTCGATGGTACGCAACACCTGTTCATCTGCCTTCTCTAGCCCAAAAAAGTCAGCAATCTGCTTTGGAGAGCTAACTTTAAATGCCTTGGGAACAAAGGTATTAAACAGGGAAATGACTCCTTCTCTTTGAGCTAATTCCTTACCAAAGCTCTGATTTAATACCCCTTCTAACAAAGCGGCCTTGTTACCATATTCCCCAGCCGCGTCACTCCAAGCGCTCTTGTTAATTTTTACTCCTCGATACTTCATTTCGGCGGCCGCAAAGATAACATCCATTTCTAGCTCAATAACCTTCTCTAGCCCGAATCGTTTCACAAACTTCCATTGATTACGGGCAATCTCAATCATGTAGCGAACATCGTCTCTGGCGTACCTAATCTGCTCCTCAGAGAGCGGTCGGTGGGCCCAATCCGAAGTCCCCTGGTCTTTCTGGATAATTGCTTTATTCGCATAGCGGTATACTGTGGCTTGCAATGAGTGAGAGAACTTGCGATTATGTTTTGTGTTGAATTCTAAGTTGTCGTCCTTTTCTTCCAAAAGCGGCTCCCATTGCCCTAGGTGCTCCATGCTCTTGGCAGAGACTTTACCAGAAATGCGAGTTGCTTCATCTGGCTGCCTCTTACCAGCATTAAGAACCTGAGAGGCAACCATCGTACACCAAACTTTCTTAAATTGTAGGTCCGTCTTGATGTTGAACCAATCCAATTCGAATACCGCTTGATGAATTAGAAAGCGATAGTCTTCATCAATCAGGCGTTGTAGCAAATCATGGGTTTCTTCGTTCCAGTCATGTAATTCAATAGTTCCATCTTCGTAGGCCAATTGCACGAGTGCAATCTGTGCCTCGGGGTTGCGAGGCTCAAGTGTGCCTCGACCATAGCCATCTGTCGTTTCAATATCTAATGCTACAAGCTTTTCATTATCAATCATTTAGATAGCACTCCTAGTAATCGTGTTGCTAAACGTGTCCAAAAAGTGTTGCCGGATATCATTAGAAGATAATTTCTAGTATGAAGCCAGTCCGCTAGCGGAGTTAGGCTCTTATAAAATCCCCACCATCCTCTCGATAGTACTATTGGCATAATCAAGTCTTGCCTCGTTTGTAATAGCTGAAATATAGCAGTTCCTTCATCCCCATCCAAACTGACGAGGGTTATAGACCATTCCCCGATGCCAAATCGGACACCGGGGTCCATAAACGTGTCGGGTTCAAGGCTACGCAAGTACTCCTGAACGCTTTTCAGAAAGGGCACTATGTTGTCTTTTCCCACGAGTTCTTTCACTAAAATCCTCCATATAAGTTGAAAACAGGCTTTGAGGCTTTCAATCTTATCATGAGGGAGTGTGAGAAGGATGAGCTTTGGGGAGGGTAATACGTTAGCACACTGTTACTAAAATTATCGAGCCAGTCTATATACGTCTTTTGCTTTGAGTGTTGAAATTCCTCTAGCGTGGCTGCAAATATAGTATTGGTACGAGCATGACGTTCTGCGGTTGTCCTACGCTCCACATAGACCGGTGGCCAGACAGATAACTTCTCAGAAAAAGGAACAGCCCCAATCACAGAAATACCCATCTCTTGAGCAACTTCTGCAACTAGCAGATTCCAACCAACATCATAGTCGCTAATAACTTGATTGGGGGCTAAGGACTGGAGCGCCATTTTTATCTTTTGTTTTAAAACGTCGATAGGGTGCTGTAGAGTACGACTTCCTAAGGCGAGCACATTCATAGTTTCATTCTACTCCGGCCCTTTCCTGCTGTCAAGTAGCTTGTGTTTCTCGGGGAATTGTAGTAGACTATAGATAGAAAGGATAGGCAAAAATGCTCATATTTGGTTTTCCTATCACAGAAAGCGACAATTGGGGCGACGACCCATTTGCCGATGGTGAAATAAGCCCCGAAGAGTTGATTTGTGAGGCGTGCCATATCTATGAGAGTAGTGACGGGGCTAAGTACATTGGGTTTAACCTAAATTTGGGGCTAGATGAAGTCTCTATGAGGGAATATTTGGCCCGGTTTTCGTTGGATTTAAAAATAAGAAAGGTCGTTAAATAATATGAAGAAATTGCTTGTGACTGACGTGGACATGATTGATTCTGGCACGGTGGATAAGGTGCAAGAATATCTGTCTCTGCAAATGTCCTATGGGCTTTACGACTTTAACACAGAAAGATTAGTAGATGATGTGTGCAGACATTTTAACCTAAAAGTAGTAGGAACTGCTCATCCAGAAATTTACTTAGGTGACGAGGCGGGCGGCACACTAACGCTCACCTTCAAGGACGAATATCTTGGTTATTGAACATTCCCTTCGAATACACTATACCCGATTTGGAGCGTTGGTAGAGCCTATCATCCCGACAATTCAATTCGATTATAACCATGTGTATAATTCTGTAAGTGATGTCATTACCGATTTCAAATTGCACGGATGGGAGATGGTGAATCAAACGAACGATATCTATACATTTCAAAAGGTAGTGTAACATGACAATAGATTTAAAGTCTCTGCTTGTCCCAATTGGAGCTATTGGAAGTGCCGTTATCGGTGGTATAATCACATTACTAGCCTCTAAAAGAGAAAGAAAAACAAAGCTGGATATGCAAGACAAGGAGATGTTGGAACATCAACTTGCCGCTAAGGATAGGGCTCTCAATGATTTACGTCAGCAAAATATGGATTTACGAGATTTGAAGTATGAATTGATGCTGAAAATCGAAAGCCTCAAACACGAAAATGATGAGATACAGCAAAAACTCAATGACTCACAGACTGAAAATGTACATCTGCACGAGAAAATTTTAAAGCTGGAGGGGGCTTCAAATGATTGATACGGATATCAGTAAAATCTATTCCCTCAAAAACTTCTCAACCTCCTCGCATATACAGTTGAAGCATATGATTCGGTATATTTCGACGCTTCCGAATGATACGGCTATTCGGAATTCCATAGAACTCCTGGGTCGGTTGTATGCTGAGGATTTTCCTCCACAGCGCATCTTTCCAGCAGGAGGTTTGGGTGGCGGCGTTGGTTTTATGTATTACAATAGTTTAGAGCAGCCCGCGATGTTCGAAGTAGAAAATGAAGGTAAAATTTGGGCGGGCTATCTAACCGAAGACACTTCTTTTGTCCAACGTATTAACCTGGAGAATAAAGAGGAAACCCAAGAGGTTATCAAAAAGCTCAAAAACTTTATCAGCAACTAATATTTCTCATGTTCATATCACTATAATGTAGGTATGAACATCTTTGTTTTGGATAACTCCCCATACAAAGCAGCAGAGTACCACAACAACAAACATGTTGTGAAGATGATTTTAGAGACGGGACAACTTCTTTCCACCGCCCATCATGTTTTGGACGACGGAAAGGAACTCTCGCCTTTGTTATTTAAGCCCTCCCATATCAACCATAAATGTGCTGTGTGGGCTTGTGAGTCTATCATGAATTACGTTTGGCTATGGCACCTTGGTCAGGGCCTTCTCCAGGAATACACAAAAAGATACGGGCGCGTACACGCCCGCACAGAGACTCTGGAATACCTCCAAAGGTGCCCTTTAAATATCCCCCGAAAACGTATGACCCCTTTTGCTCAGGCGATGCCTGATGAATACAAGAATGAAGATGCTGTAACTGCTTACCGGAATTACTACATGGGCGCAAAAAGGCACCTAGCCCAATGGAACACTAAGGTGCCGGATTGGTGGGTATGATGCAAATTAAAATTGTGATGGATATGGTAGGTCAGATTAATGCCCCTATTAGTGGGTATGAGGTCCATATAGTTGATAGCGGGGAATTAGAAGGGCTGACCGAAAAAGAAGATATCATTGAGTATCTATTTACCAAGGTTCCTATTGATAAGGACCGGCACGTACGCTATGGGTATGAGGAGTATTTTATTGACTGGTCTGAGGTTACATTAAAATTAGACCTAAACCCCGGTTCAGAGTCGTTGTTTGACGAGTCCGAAGTACCGGAGTCTTGGTTGCTACATGAGGAAACTCTCTAAACACCAAGTGCTTTCTTTAGCTGCCTTCCTACTACAGTAAGTTTGTTTTTATCAGTAAAGATATTACAAAACTTCTGAAACATCCTTTTTCCACCACAATTCATCATATTATAGCGTAGGCTCCAAATTGCTACTCCTAGCAGCTTGGGGTCTTTGCTCTTTTCTACCCAATAAGGAATATTCTCGTGAAAGATATAATTTTCCAATGGATAACTAAGTAATGTATTCTGGCAGAACGGGAAAAGCAATGGATTTACCGGGTGGGGACTAAAAATCCATTTCCTGTCTGTGTATGTATTAAGTACTCGGTCAATTTCTGCATGACGATTACTTTCAGGATTAAAAGCATTATATTCGGCCCCTCGTAGTAAAGGCATCATTTTATTGTAGTAGTCATCATCAAACTTGACATTATTAGTAATGTAGGATAATTTTCCTGTTGGAACGCCCACTAGTCCCATTGTACTTACTGGAATCCCGGCTGCATGGAGAATGTCATAGAGGGGATTATACTCATCTGCATACTTTTGTGGACTCCAATAGTTACCTGATGGCCCTCCATTTACAGAGTTTCTCTCATCGAGCACGATGGCTGCATCAATCTTTCCACCCTTATTAACAGTCTGCACAAGCTGAGTAGCAGCTCCCCCGTCACCTACGTAGGCCATCCACTTACCAGGGGCCAAGGACATATCATAATTTTTCTGGTAGAGAATTCCACCGACTTTACCTTTAAATGCCCCTAGAAGTTTAGGAATATCCTGGTTATCTACATCGTATATCCAAGCATAAAGTTTAGGGTCAGCCATTAACTACCTCCGTTTTGGGAACAAGGCGTCCCATGAATGGTACTGCTAGCCCTTTATCTAGAAGTTCCTGGTTTAGCATAACGTCGTCTACGTAAACTTCGGCCAAGTATCTACCATACTTTCCTGTCTTAGTCTTGTAATCATCAACACGAAAAGTTAGAATCTCAATCTTTTTGGCGTCGTTTAGCCTTTTTGCTACATAGTCTCTAGAGGCGATTCCTTCATCGTGGCTTGCTCCGTGTAACTCAGGAGCATTGACACCATAGAATCTGAGAATTTCAGTAACAGTAACGTTGAAACCTAAGTCAATTTCAACAGTAATTGTGTCTCCGTCATAAACTTCAACAACCTTATGTACTTTATATATCTTTGGAACGCTCATTACACCACCCCGATGCTCATAGCCAAATCATGATAACCAGTAGCTGTATCGTACATACCGGTATTAAATGTACGGAACATGCTTCCCACACTAGCGTTCAATGCAGGGTCAGGGTCAGGCATCTTGAACTTGATGGCATATGTCTTTCCCGACTGTAGACCAGTTGGGGCATTAAAGGTTAGGCTTAATGTCGAAGTTTGTCCTGCACGCGGTAGAGCAGCGCGTGGGTCAGCCAAAGCAATAACGTCAAAGGGACCGCCAGGACCGTCAAAAACCATCACAAACTCGTGGTTAAGGCTCATGCTGGAGTAGCCCACATTCTTCATGCTAATAGAAACATCCATACTAGCCCCAGCGGTAACTGATTGCGGAACGACAGCATTTAACACGACAAAGCGAGCACCAAGTTTTCGACAAACATCTGCTAATTGCGCATTTGTCCAATTCTGGTACCAAGCTGGGTAGCTGGCGTGAAGGGCAGCCTGGTTAGCCTCTGTAAAGTAGGTTGAAACCGCACTGTAGGTATTGTATGCAGTAGCAGTTCCGCTTCCACAGCCTTCTCCTACTATCGGTACATAAGGAGCAAAGGCATCGAGCACAGAGTGCCTATGAGAGACAGTCATGCCATCCCCTGTATAAAAAGTTGAGCCCATAGTAGCACCATCACCAATACAGTCGTTATAAAAGCCAAGACGAGATTGATTGGAACCATTGAAAGCGTTTGCAGAATTAAAGAGTGTGTTGAAAAGTCCCCAGGGCATACTTGTTGACTGGTCTAGTGGTCCAAAAAATAGAAGATTTCGGAGCCCAACAAAGATGCTGGGGTCTAGATTGGCCAAGGCCGCATTTATAATTTGGCCTAGTAACCAACCACCACTATCCGTTCCACGAACTAGATTATTTTGACTTTCCCCTATGCCAATGTGACATTCTCCCCAAGGCCCAGCAAAACCAATTTGAAAGAGAGCGATTGCCGCTTTTTTTGCATTAATGATGGGAGCCATTTGTTGAATGTGACGGATAGCTTGTGCCTTAGTGGCGTCTGTATTCGCAGAAGAATTAGAATACCTTGGTCTAAGAATAACTTTTACATCGCCCGCAATCATAGAATCCAATAAGGTACTCATTCTAGTCAACTCACTGGCGGAAATATCTGTATTGACCCAGTTTAATAATTCCCAATTAATCCACTGTACTTTCATACCATTGGCAACATTGCTCCACGGAGCAGCAGGGGTTGGGTTGTTGAGGGCGCTCGTGCTAAACAAGCCCTGACCAGGGAGGAAAGAGATGGTCGTCGTGTCTTCTTGATATGTTTTAGTTTGGGTGCCGGAAGGAATTGGAGTAGGGGACGGAGGCGGTGCTGTACCACTGCTAGTGTTCTGGTAAGTCCATAGTTGTGTTCCTTGCGTAAGTTGGCCAAATCCTATCTTTGCAGTAAAGGATGCAGTATTACGATACCAGTTCTCGACAATAACAGTGGCCTGTGTAGCGGGGGGAATAGGGTCAGTAACAAGGCTGTAACGAACCTCTCCGTCTATTGGATTATAGGGCCAGAATATTTCTGTATATGGCTCGTTATTCCATGTACCATCTAGATGCAGGTAATAAGAAACCCCGTCTTCATCTACATGTATAGCATATTTTAAAAAGTTGGCTTTATTGCTAGACATAGCAAAGCTGTAATTATACTGTACTCCAGGCACCACAGCAATGTCACGACGAGCAACCACATATACAACCTCACTGCCTGAACCCTCATTCCATGTAACGACATTCCCGGAAATTCCTGCAATAGTTCCATTTCCATGTGAGACGGTTGTAGTACCTGTGGTACCAACGTAATCATTCAGAAAATCACTATCAGGAAATAGATTTGATGTAGCAGTCGGAGGAGCGGGCGTACCACCCCCGCCTGTATGCTTTTTACGTGTGTATATCCAACGAATAAGTCCTGACATTATTTTCTCCTAGCCTTAGCTCGGTACATAAGGGTGTAGAGTAGGCCCTTCTGTGACTTGCAAAAGAGCCAGCTCTGTCGTAAAGGTGGCAGATACATTTCTATATGCAGCAGACATCGTAAGAGTAGCTGTAGTGCCTGCCGGTACAGGATTTGTTGCAGTACTGTACCTAGTCCACGTATTATTGGCCAAGAAAGGAGGAGCGTATTCGTAAGATGTTGTTGACCATGTAACCCCGTCGGGGTTTAACCAGTAAGTTGTACTATCCACTACTATCGCTATCTGATGTTTCATGCAATTAGCATATCCAGCTTTTGCATACCAACTGAAATTAAGTGCAACACCCGGCGTCACGGAAATACCCGTACGATAATCAATGACATTCAATACATCAGAGCCGGTTTGATTCCAAACTACCATATTAACAGTACCATAAGGGGAGATAATCCCTGTGGTATGTGAAGCCGTTGACGTGCCAACTACTCCTACGGCATCCGTAGCAAGAGAGCTATTCGGAAAGAGATTAACGATAGCGGCAGTTGTTAGTTGTCCACTTAGTAACCACGTATTCGCTGATAGTTTAGTTAAAAAGAGAGCCACATACTGTGCAGCAGGAGTCAGGTAATTAGTTTCGCTAAGGATGGTTACTCCATACCCTGCGGCCAACGTAACTGCTCCAGCACCTAGCTGAGCGACACGCACCGTAGAGCCTATAGGGAAAACTACGTCAGTATCAGACGGGATGGTGACAATACTAGGTGCAGCATTATTCATGGTTACAAGTGCACCTGCATCAGCCAAGGTTAAGGTATAGTTGGTTCCGGTCTGTGCGTTTACAGTATTTCCGCTACCAACAAGGGTCGTGCCAACACGCTGTAGGTATTGGCCGTCGCTAACGGCTCCCAAAAGAAGTGTTGTTGGCCCCGATGTTTCAGTTAATCCGTTTGAGGTAGCAGAAACATCAACAATTCCGTCTGCATTCTTATCATAGACGGATTTATACATGTCGCCACCGCTAACAGTAAACGCCCCCAAATCTCCCAAAGCATGAAAAATATCTCCGGCCTTGGAATAAACATAAGCCGCTGCATCCTTGGTTTCTAAGGTAGTAGCAAGAGCATCGAGAGTAGCGCCTGAGCCAGCAGCTAGTGTGATGATGCCGGTGCCCACATTAACTACTCCCACTTCAAATCCAACACTTAGATTTACAGGAAATGTCACAGTAAATGTTCCAGTGCATTCTAGGGTGCTGCCATTATCGGCTTGAGTAACAATGTATGCGCCTGTGAGCGCCTTTGTAACAGCACTACGATACTCCAAACCCGAAGGTTGGGCAGAATTTGCTACTATCGACTCACCATCCGCACCCACGGGCAGGCGTACTGGGGAGGTGTCGTAGCTTATTATGTCACCGGGAGTAGTTAGCAAAGAGGCGAACGGGCTCGACCACGCAATGCCACCAGCACCATCCGCTTTAGGTACATCGCCCGAAGCCCCAGGGGTGCTACTTAATACTGTTAAGAGAGCGCCCGGTTGTACAGCCGTGGCCCCTGCGCTGGATGCTACAGCATTTTCAGCCAAGGCACCTTCTACATCAGTAGAAGCGAAATGCCCCGCCAAATCTGTAATGCCAATATCGGATGCTTTTAAGACTATTGTACCTGTTTTCCCGTTAACAGAATCAATAATGCTAGCCTGTTTAAGCTTAGTCCAATTTGTACCATTAAAAATAACCCAGTCACCAACCCCCCAAGAAGAAATTCCGCCAAGGAGGGTTGTTCCTGCCACAGCTACTACATAATAGTCTCCAGGAAGGCCAGTGCTGTCCACAAGTGTCGGAACATTTAGTGAAGCATCCCAAGCCCCCACATATTTAATGCCCCCGGCACTTGCAATAGCGGTTTCTAGAGCATTGTGTGCAACTCGGAGTGTTTCTAGATTTGTGTTAAGTATGGTTTTACCGTCGGAAAGGGTTGTTGTTGATAAAATTTGTGTAAGTGTTGGAATGTTAGCCATTATACTTGCGTCCCCGCAAAGGTGTAAGGGGAGGAAAAAGTTAGAATAGTGCTATTCCAAAGGACAGTACCCCTCAAGAAGGTGTCAACGCTGAAAACCAGCATCTCATTGCCGTACTCTACATACATGATTTTAAAATCCACCCCAAGTTTATCAATAAGGGGTTGGCAGATAATGGTCCCATTAGCGTAGGCAGACAACTCTGTGGAGTCATATGCGACTTCAAATACGCTATTGGCGAAATCAACAATAACTACCTTGGGATAGTAATTATTTACATTACTACTTCCCTTAGTAGTTATTTCCCCTTTTGCTCTTAGCTTAACAGAGAACATGACTATATTGTACCCGAGTGGCGTGGATAATCCAACTGCGTTACATATTAGACAGAGGTATGCGGGTTGCGCGAAAATCCTTATCTAGGAGCAAGTTCATGATGTTTTTGGCCCCCACAGGATTCATCGAATGCACAATGAAATTTATAGTGGTAGGGTCTACTTCGGAAAAGTCTATCTTTTTCAACTCATCGTAAACATCAACACCACCTAAATCGTGGTCTAGGAACACAATGTCGGCCCCAAGAACCAAGTCCTCACGAAATTCCGGGCTGTGAGTAACATCAAATTCATCATCCAACTGGATATTACGTTTAATCCAATTAAGAATAGTAGCTAGTCGGCTCATTTCATCATCAATCACAACAACTCGTATCATCACTACTCCTTAGGGGTCTTGTGGAAATCTTAGAAAAGTAACTACAATGGGAGGAATGGTTAAATATTTTCCCCACGGTAAAGTATATGGAGGCTTAAAGGCAAAGGTGTCTACGGGATTTTCAACTTTCTGAATAACAACCCTGTCTTTATTTACTTGATACCATGCATCATATTCTACCTCAGACGCGAATTCTAGTGTCTCACTCTGTACCATCATGAATCCCTGGGAAACTCTAGATAGGTAACTGTCATGGCAGGTATCGGAGAGTTGTAACCAATGATGAGGGGGTACGCGAAGGTAATGTTAGCATAGGCTATGTTTTGGATTATTACAAAGCCCTCATTTAACTCCCTCCACGCTTCGTAGGCCCTTGTGGAATTAAACTCTACCGTCTTTTGAATCATGTTACCTCATCCTTTTGTGAAAATTATGAGATTGCTCTCAAGTGTTACTCCAAGAAAGACTCATCTTTCTAATATGTGATGTGTTAAAATACTGTTTATGACAAAAGAAAAGTTTAATTTAAAGATGGCCGAAGCCTTAGGCTGGGTAGATTTTTGGCAGGATAGACGTACCGGAAAATGGTATGCTTACCGTGACGAATATCTTCAAGGCCCGCATGGATATGAAGCGGAACGCGGTCCTATTCCCGACTTCACAGATTTTCAACAGATTCAAGAGTTGGACTGGCTTTGGAGTACGTGGGTTGCAAAGCTCACACCCGAGTGACATAATGTATTCTTTAGGGGTGATACAAATGGGAGACCCATTTGAACCGGATGAACCGGATGAAACTTTAAGTATTCTTCAAGCAGGAGAAGAAGATGCACTCACTTTTGAAGAGGCTATTGGACACTGGCTTAATACCATCGTGGATGAGATTGAGGCACAAACCAGAAAAACAAAGCCAGGAGGATAAAATTCTTCACCCACTATTTGAATATCTAATGAGAGAGGATTGAGAAGTCCTCTCCTTTAATTATAGCCCGACGCGGCTGAGAAAACAACTCTCACGATTCTAATTTATAAGCTGATATAATAGTGAAAACGAGCCCCAAAAGATGTGCAAGCAGTCTCCTGGGGCTCCTTCTCAAGTATACTGAAAGGAGTATACCATAATGAAAAAGTTTAGTCTAATTGCTATATTTGTAGTGCTTGTAGGAATTTTGAGTAGTTGTACAATTCTCATTTCTCCCGCCAACTCTACATTTGCTAGCTACTCAGCCGTCAACAACAACACTATCGTACTTTATGGCGTTACAGTAGACAGGGCTCAGTCAGTGACTATCGACGCCACCTGTAATGACGCGGGCCAGAGTTACAACCTTTATCTACAAGGTCATGCATATTTGAATCAAATTCCGCGAGACGTTACTCTAAGAATGGACAATGGTGACACCTTTAATAGCCTCACCATCTATTGTAGCTTTTGGGCTATAAATTCGATTACAGGCAGATACATAAGGATTAACTATTAATCCGGTGTAACGACCTTTTGGTTTATACTCATGAAATTAGAGCTGATAACGTATGACAAAGGATAAAACCATAGAATCGAGCTTCGCGGACATGATTAAAATTGTAAACTATTCTGTAGTACTGGACGAATACCCGGATGAGGCTTCCACTGTGCCTATGGATTATGTAAAGGACACACCAAACCAACTCATGCCTGAGTTACGTGCTACACAACAGCACCTACATAATATAAAGAAAACAGGCATTAGCACAAATCTCTCCCTTATAGACGCTAAAGAGGCTATGCAGGTTTTGGCCCTGATAAGAAAGACGCTGGATACTATAATCGACCAAGCTAACAACAAACTAACAATCAAGGAAATTCCATGAGGCTACTCAAAAGAAAGCCCCATTATATCAATACAGCAGGATACCTGCTTATCAAAAAAAAAAAGGAAAATTCTGTTTTTACAAGCCAAAAAAGAAACATGATTAGTTCTAGAGCATGAAATAGATGCGGATGGAGGATACAGGCCAATGATTAAGCCAATAGGTTTTTTAATATTAGCAACTCTAACAGGTCTTGTTTTCATAGTTGCTTCTCAGGCAACGATATGGGCAGCCCTCGGAATGGTTTGTCTATGGCTCGCTGTCCTGGTGTTCCTGCTGGATATCTTTAAAAACGGAGGACACCCGGTCTCTTTGAAACTGAATTACGGGGGAAATAAATGGTAATAGCTATTCTTTTATGGTTGAGCGTGGTACTGATTTTAATATCTGCTGCCATAATTTCTTTAGGAGTTATTTGGCCCAGGATTAGGCGGCTGAGAAACGTACTACGGAAACCCTTACAGCGCAAATTGGTGATAGTTAGAGTTGAAACTATTATAGGCAACTACTATACGATTATTTCAGTAGACTCCTTTCAGCCTTCTGTTGGTTTTGTTATCCCAGCCTCAAGTCTTGCAGAGGCTAAAAAAGAAGCAGCAAAAATCTTTGAAAAGGATTATCCAATTGATGTATTTAAATGGGTGGAGAAGTAAGCTAACCGCCCTAAATTAGAAACTAAACTTTCCTATATCTACTCCATAGTTAGACATATAGAAAGAATTACTATCTATTGCAGACAACACATAGCCTGCCGCTGTTCCTATACCAGCCACAGGTGTGACACCATTCATAATAGGAACTGAGGATGCAAGTCCATTTACATCTGAAACAAAAGCATACATATTTGGTACAGAGTCTTCGTATAGTTTTACAAACAAACCATTCTCTGTAATGAATGCTCCAGTGTAACTTTGCGAAGGAAGTGGAGAAACTGCGTTTCCGCTTGTCAAAGCTCCAGTGGATAGAGTAACAATCTGTGGTTTTCCAGTTACATCGTTTAATGTCATAAACACGTCATGACTTAAAGAAAAGGCTCCTAGATGGCTTATGTCTAGATTGGTTATCTGTACTCTTGGGTATACATCAGAACCATCTACACCACTAATAGCATGTAGATAAGTATTAGGGGATGTTCCACCATATACAAGATATAAAATGTCTTTTGTTTCGTCATAGGCTGAATTATAAAGCTCCGTGCTCCACCCATATGTTGTGACCATATCTTTGAACCAGGCACGTGTGTAAGGAGTTTGATTACTCAATGCCTCTATCATAACATTATATTGTGCCACACCAGAAGAAGAAGTAGCAGTCGCACATTGACCCACTACATAGGCCATTTTCTTACTGCTATTGTAGTAGCTTCCGTAAATATTTGGAGGATAAGTAAATACTGGCATCAGAATGCACCTGCCATAATGTCAGAAGTTCCGGCTGTTGTCATATTAACAGTTGTTTTATTAACTAAATCCACTGCGTAGACAGCATCTCCTGGAACCTCCGCAAGAATAGTGCCTGAATCGAAATACTCTAGGTGAGTACCTGCATTTTGGCCTGTTGAGCCACTAACTACTCCAATCGGAATGGTGTATTGGTCTGTTCCATCGACCGGATTTAACTTTACAATACTGTAATTAGAACTTCCGTCTATATTGATATAGAACATACCCTCTTTCGTAGAGAAAGAGGAGAAAGCAGTTGACGGAAGAGTACGAGTCCAGGCAGTCGTTGTATCCATATGTAGAGCATACACTGTTAGTGCAGTAGAACCTAACGCAGATATTCCTCTATCTGTGAAAATGTAAATTAAACTACCATCCGTAGTTGCTATTGTTTGGGTGGTAAAGGTGGTATCTGCTACTACAGACGCATGGCTAATTTGAGTAGCCGTGCCTAAGGTACTCATACTACCCTTGTACTCAAAAGAGAATCTGTCTGGAGTACTTCCTGCGGTAAAGTACCAATAAGCAGGAGTCGGTTTTTGATACTTAATTACATATGCACCTGTAGAATCTGAATAGGTGAGGTAGTCATAGGTAGCACCAAAATTACTATCTGGCGGCTGTAGAAAAAATTTCTCATTAGATGAGAGGGTAACAGTACCACTAGTTACAGCCCTAGCAGTCCCAGTTTTATCATCAATTACAATTTTAGGAAAATTGGGATTCGCGTTTGCAGGAATCTCTTCCCGTTCTCCTTTCTTAAATTTCCACTCCATTTCACTCTCCTACCGTATACCGTACTCTGTTAAAGGATAGGTTAATTATAAAGGATGTGCTCTGAATAAGCAAAGGACTATGCTATAATGTTTTATGAATAACCACCGGCGAAGGAGAATAAAATGGACCGAATATACATAATCGAAGTAAGAGGAACAGATTTCACGGTTGTTTCTAACGATGGAACACCACGGGTAAGAATTCACCTACAAGCAAAAACCCCAGATGAAGCTGAGAAGGAAGCTCAAATTGTACTGGAAGACACCTATCCTAACATCACCTGGAAACCTCACCCATAAGGAGAAGAATATGTTTTTATGCGAAAAGTGTCTCGAAGAAAACAATGTGCCGCTTATACCCGCCCCCAATTCTTATGGCCCGTGCGAAGCTTGCGGGAAAATAACCTCCACGGTAGATATCCCTACCGAGTTTTTAATCGCGCGGGCAAAAGAAAAGCGGGAGATACGTAACTATAATTCCATGTAACTATACTTACATGCAACTATACTTGCACGCAACTATACTTGCATGGACTAATCTACAATAACGTAATTTTCTGTAATTCTGCTAACCAAGCGGTATGCGCATTGCTAATTTCGGTAGCAGTCCATACTCTATTGTCTATAAATGGAATATCTAACAAGTTAGAGCCGAGTCCTAGAAACGCAAATGGGGAATTATTGTTGTGGGGGGCAGTTAGAGCCCCTACCCATAAGTGAGATGGTGATATGACAAGGGAGGACGTAACTTGTTGTACGAAAGAGCCGTTGATATACAGGCTATACACATTACTAGCATCCTTCGTAACGGTAGATACTAACCACGCCTTAGGCGCTATGGTACCGGCAACGGCAAAAGTCCCATTATTAAGGGCAAACTCAAGTACTCCATTACGGGCAAATAACCACGCTTCATCCGTTCGGTCATTGCTCGCATTCTGGAAAGCCCACATAGACGGATAATAAACGGTTTCATTACCTTCTAGGTATATGGCCGTGTGTATACTCATATTGGATGTGGAATCTAACTGCGCCCCCACATTAGGTACGTCGATAGACTCAATTGCTCTAGTTGCCGCCGTTCCTGTGGTAGGAATGTAGCTAGAGGGGAAAGAGGCTTGCTCTAATTGTGGATAGGCAAAAGTAGCCGTACCTGTATAGGAAGGGCTATAACCCCAATCATAAGCAAAATGTGCTGGAAACAAAGCCATAAACATATGTTCTGTGTCCGACGGAGCTAAGAAAACAAACGCAACCTTCCAATACTGGCCGCTATCAGAGATGGTAACAGTCGATATATAGGATGCACCGTTGGCAACTTGATACCTCCCCGTATCAGGACGCATCTTAATCCCTATATAGAAAGTACCCAGGGAAGGGGAATAAGCTTGGATACGCATATACGGTGCTACTGTCTGCGACCCTTCCTTTTTAATATAGATGCTAGCAGTGTACGCTGTATCAGAGGGTAGACTCACATAAGCTATTGGGCCGTTTAAGGCTTGTGGACTAGTTGTAGAAGTGTCCGTAGTTGTCACTACGTCATTAGTAGAACCATAGGATAAGGTTAAACCGCTACCATTGCCCCAAGTAGAGAAGTACGTAGAAGGAATTATGTTAGTCCTCTGTCCTTCGATTAGTACTACTGGGCTCTTTGTGGTTGTTCCAAACACACGAAGCTCATTAGCTTTTACCTGTATTCCTCCGGCCCCGGTTGCGGTACTGTTACGTGTAAACGTTCCTATGCCTTTAGCATAAGGGGCCCATGTAACTACTCCAGAAGTATTTCTAAATAGATAATTTAATGTTGGTGTTGCTCCGACCCTCGTTGCTAAATGGGTAACAGAGGCATAAGCATCATCCGCTTGGGTATCTGTTAATGCTGTATTATATCTGCTATGGGCCAAAAATTTACCTAAGAATCCCCCGGCAGTATCATACCCGGACGGGCTAAACGTAAATACATCATTTGCAAGAGCAAAGGTATCTCCAGCAGCAGTAGGGACACCACTTATATAGTCACTAACTCCGTTAAATAGAAGCCCATCAGGAGTCCAGGAAGGAGTATGTGAGTCTGTATATGAAGCTGCATGAATAGTCCAAACTTCCCCTGTGGCTTTGGATATGAAATTGTTTGTATCCCCCGGAGAATCCTTCGGAGTAAATCGGGCTATAACATCAATACCGTTATGTAATTGCATAAGATATATGCGACCAGCCAACGGTGCAGAGGCACCTGCATCATATGCCCCTACTGCTATAGGCTCGGTTGATGGATTTATAGTTGTTACTCCGGCTGTTGTTACCGTTGTTCCAAGTTGTGTCCAGGTAATACCAGTTGTTGATGTGTAGAATTTGATTACATGATTTCCAGCACCATCATTTACCTGCATCGTCACACGCACATAGCCGTCTGCTCCATCAGCAAACGACACAGCACTTGAAGTTTGCGTAAATGTTGTAGTCCCGTCATTCCAGTAAAAATTTATAGCCCCCGCCGTTTCAGAGGTTACGAGCCAACTCAAGGTGGTGCCCCATTTAGACGCTAAAGCTACACGGGTAGTTTGCCAGGTTGTTGCGGCATGGATACGAATGTCTATATCTCCTGTAACATTTATAGAAGGAGTACTAGCATAATTTCCAGCAACTCCGGGCAACCATAAATACTTACCTACAGGATTTATCGCAGCCCCGCCGTTACTTCCAAGATAGGCGTCATTCCCTGCCCCCGAATAATCATAAAGTAGTTTTTTATGGGTTGTGGGGACAGAAACCTTCTTACCATTATAGGAACCTGAATACAACTGTAAATTTCTTATATAAATGGTTCCTACTCCTGCCACATCAGCGGCGGCTGTAACAGTCGAAGCAATGGCAGGACTAATTGTTATTCTTACAGAAGTATTACCGGCAGAAAGAACAGGAAATGTCAAAGCTAATTGCCATGACTCTCCTAAGTCTGTTACGGTTACAGTTTGTGTGGCAGGGGGTGTTCCGGCTGCTCCTGTTGCCCCCGTAACGGGATTAATACGTGTCTGGCTATATACAGCAGAATCTTGTGGATTATACTGAATATCAATCTCGGGAACATAGGAAGAAGAAGTTTCTTTCTTTATTTCCAAGGATACAGTATAAATGTCACCAGCAGACAACGGAAGGGTAACATCTTGATAAGAGTTCCCGGTATTAGCTGCATCATTGTCGGTAAGCTCAACCCAACCATTTACCCAGCTAGCTGTAACATAGGTATTCACCCAGGGAGACTGCGACAAGTCCTCACTATATTGCAGGAGATTCTGTGTCTCTATATTCATATGATAATGGCTTAGCAGGCTTGTACCGCTATCCGGCAAGGAGGGTGCTTGTAGCCAAGGGTGTTGTAGCATTCTATTATTATAACGAAATATGTAGGCATTCGCAATTCCGTGCAGGATACCCCTATTGAACGAGGGGAGTTATATAATGTTAAAATACGAAGGAGAATCATGAATGACGACAAAGAAACACAAGACGAAATCTTCTCTCAGACTATCTATGAAAGCGCCAAAGCATTCATAGAAAGCGGCCAAGCTGCAAGTCCGGGGGTTAAAAACTCAATATCATTGACACCTTCACCCGGAAAAGAAAGAGAAGTATTAACGTGGCCTATATCGACTTATGAAAAGAATGTTTCTCCTGGAATTCGGGGCTAAAAAGATGTCTAAATTAAATTGGGATAGGCTTAAAAATGAAAAGAAACTCAAGAATAATGTAACTAGGATAAAACGCTCTCGCCAACCAACGCCAAAGCAAAAATTATGGGGCAGAAGATACATGCTTGGGTTTCTCAAGAGTAAATATAAAAGACTTATCAGATGAAGAATTGGCTGTGAGCAAGCGGCAATACGTTCCTAGAAGTTTTTGATGCAGTCAGTTTTAGCCCGAAATCTTTTGTTGGTATAAATATATATGAAACCCTACACATACTATGTACAGATATTTTTATAGCGTTTTTTTTTGTAATTCTAGCCTTTTTTATGGCGTTTTTTTTACGGATTTTCTTAGCCTTTATTTTAATTTTATGGGTTTTTTGATAGGATTGTTTTATATAATGTTTGTTTTTAGGGTGTTTTTAATTCTTTTGATGGGTTTTATATATATTGTGTTTGTTTTGTTGGGAAATTGTGTGTAGGCGTCTGATAGGGGGAGGGCGGGCCATTATGAGAATTGGGACTCCGGGTTTGTTAAAAAACCCCAGGGGGTGTGAGTGGACGGTGAGAATCAGATGAGAATCATGAGAAAACCCTCCAAAATGGGGGTCCTAAATGAGAAAGATTAATTTGATGAAATTCTGATGAGAGTCAGATGAGAGAAAATTAAGAATCCACAGGGTTATCCACAGGTTTTATGAGAGTTTGATGAGAGAAATGGCCTTTTATGAGAGTTCTCATGTTTCTCAGTTAACCATCATGAGAAGATTGGCTTGTGTACTTCTCATATATGAGAGGTTTATGAGAAAGTGGATTATGAGAGGTTTATGAGAGAAATGAGAGAAAAGAGGGGGTTATATGAGAATTATGAGATTTTCTCGTCGCATTCTCATAAAGCAATTTTTGAGTTACGTCTTGCTATTTTTCTAATTTTAATGTGTGTCTGTGACGGCATTTCTCGGCTTTTATGAGGGCCCCGGAAAATTAGCCGGATTGGATTTTATGAGAATATGAGAGAAAAATGAGAGCTTTCTAAGATGAGAATAGAGCCTTGCATGTATTCATTGATAGCCCGGATTATGAGAGAAAACGGTGTTCTCATGTTGGATTGCGTCCCTCACGCAAAAAACGGCCGCACAGAATGGCCGTGGCGGCCCTACAGCGGACCCCGTGGACTCTAGTGCCCGAAAACGCTCAAGGCCCGTATAGAGGCCCTCAGTGCGTCACAGGAGGTTCAACTATGCAGGATTCGATGAAAACCCTGCATATAATGAGAGTTTGGTGAGATTCGGCCGCTTGTGACAGTTTTCACGAGCGGGGCCAGAAAAAAGCCCCCTTTCGGGGGCCTGTGTGTGTCAGCTACATGTGGTAATGATGCTCCCGAACGCCATAGCGTCCGACACCGCCTCGATAACCTCCTTATAGCTTGAGTGCTTAGTGTGCGCGACGGCGCCCGTATCATACCGGTATTCCACAATGTACCGGCCGCGTCCGCCGACCTCCAGGGTATGATAGACGCGCACCGCATGGCCCGTGTCCGTATCATGCTTGAAGTCGTGGCCCGTGATGGAGATTTCCCGCTCCAGCATGTAGTTGCTCAGGTCGTAAACCATGCCTAAATATACCCTGATGGTCTTGGGTTTGTAAAGAGGGAGAGCCTTACTCGTTTTCTCATGTTTCTCTCATCTTCGGCGGCGTTGCTTTGTGAGATATTTCACTAATAATTATACACACAATGTATAAGTAGGGCATATTTCCTAGGGCATCGTCGGGAAATATACACAATATAGAAATATTATGCATAATCATCCCACTACTACCTCTAGAGAATGCGTCATAGACGCACACAATGGCCCGGAATTGCATACACATAGGCCATACATTCGCCGCTTTGTGACAATTTTCACGAGCGCGGGCCGCGCAAGATGAGAATTATGAGACTAGAAACCGCGTCACACACGCAAAGAGTGCCTTTGACGTATGTCAGCGCCTAGAAACACCGTCCTGCACGGCATTAAAGTATTAAGGCCCAAGTGGCTTGACGTGTTGGCAAAGTGTGCTAATATCAGATATGGCCCTCTACCACAAAGACATTTTTCTCCCGGCTGCCGCCCGTGCGCTCCGCTTCGCAGTTATGCTGCGCTACAGCGCCCACGCCCGCCGTGCTGCTACGAATGACCGTTACGGTGATATCAACCTCCCGCGCGTGTTCAATTCCGACAATGCCGAACTGGTAGAGGCAGAAGTCGAAAACGGCAAAGTTCGGAAGATGGTCTATCGCCAACCGTACAATGGTGAAAATGACCTAGTTATCGTGTTGAACCCCGACGGTTTGGTGCGCACCGTTTGGCTTAATCAAACTAACGACTCGCACCGCACGCTGGACACAACTAAATACGCCACGGCCTAAATTAGCGTGAGGGACGGAAAAACTGTCGAGTCCCTCGGCCTTCCCCGCTTGTGAAAAATTTCACAAGCTCGCGGGCATTCAACCTATCATATTATGTCAGGATGAGAGTAGGATTAGAAAACGGCACCCACATTCTCATGTTGAATTGCGTCACAGACACGAAAAACGGACCTACAGGATGGCCGTTAACAGGGGTCTAACGACTTCCAAGGGTACTAATACCAGAAACTCGGCAAACGCCGTAAAACGCCTCTCAGCACGTCCTAGGGGCATTCTACTATACAGAAAATAATGTAAACAACGTATAAATGGCGTTGCCGAATTGTGACATTTACCACTGACATTTAGCTCCAGATACCCTACAAAATTAGGCTTGTGAAAAGATTCACAAGCCGAGGCCGCCGAATTATGAGAAAATCATTAAGGTTTACGTCTTGACAACCAAGAGTCGCTGTAGTATCCTCAGGTATGCCCTACTTCGATGTAGTTGTCACGGTATGCGGACCCGAAGGCGACCCCGACGATTGGTTTGACGGCGTGGTATATATCGACCACGACAACGCACCTACGGACACCGAACTCACGTTGGCGGCACGCGACGAATACGGCAACACGGTGTATTCCGCCGAACGTATCTACCTCGCAGACACCAACAACCTCGGAACGGCTCACCCGAACTATGACAGCATGGCAGACTAGGGGGCTTTTGCCCCTTGGTCGCATGTGAAATTTTTCACAAGCATGAAAGGGGAAGCTTTCGGCCATTTCCGTCGTGGGGTGGGACGTACTTTGGTTTACTTGCTAGGCCCTTTTTCTGTCTGTAGAATAGCGCGGGCCGAAATGAGTAACATGAGAAAACACCCCTCTTATCTTAATCAACTAGTGAAAGTTTTCACAAAGTCTCGGCGCGAGAACTTCAACATAAAAGCTTGACAGACTAGTTTTTATGGTGTAGACTACCTTATGAGCATTTACCGTGTTTACATCCTTGGCTATGAGGCCGCGTTCTGGTACTCTACCGTCACTCATGCCCCGGCGCTCATGTGGTGGGGACCTACGTCGGGTGTCGCGTGGCCCCTTATTAACCGACTGGCACGTAACCTCGGGGTCCGTAAAGTTAGCCTCGGGAGTTTCGCTACGAAAGTTCCCCCAAAGTTTCAAGAGCCGGGGCGGCATATCCTCTAAATAAAAGTTTGATTAAGGCCCGAGCTATTGACAGACTCGGGCCATTTGTGTATTATCAGATATGCCTTTTATACGCCGTACCTCCGCATTCGACGATTTTCATAAGACAGTTAGCGTGGCGACCGAAACAGAGCTTAAGCGTATGCGGGTCCGTTTGTCACAACAGCACCCACACTATGACGCAAAACTCCGCATGATTGATAAGCGTATTGCCATTTTCCACGGTTTCACAGGTGCTTAGCCCTCTTAGGAGGGTTGTGGGTTTGTGAAATATTTCACTTGATTATGAGAAAATGATTAAGACTTTTTTGTTGACGGCCCCCGCCCTATGTGCTATGGTTGGGGCATGAAAAACACTTTCGTTGTGTTCGTCCAGAGGCTTTGTGCTACTAGTGATAGCAACGGCAATCCGCGCCGAGTTTTCCAAGTGGTCCGTGAGGAAACGGCGTCGAATGTGTATTCCCACCGTGGTATTACCAAAGTAAACGCCCCCGTGGAATACTATGAGGAAGGGTATATTGGCCCGGACGTAGTGCCTCATGACCACGCCCATACCTACATCAACCTTCCCGACGTGCAAATCAGCGTGTCAGAGTATAACAAGATTCGCAAGCTTGCGAAGCCGAGTTAATTCTCGGCTCCTGTGTTTGTGAAATAATTCACAAGTTCTCACAATTCTAATAAAAGGCTATGATATTGTCAGTTATGAGCAAATTCCAAATAAAGCGTGCTTCCCATGCTTCGAATGCCTCTGTCTGGTACGTGGACATCACTCCGCAAAAGGCGCGGGCGGTCCTCACTCGACTCATGGACCGACGCACACGGTTGCCGCGTGTTGGTAACTTGCTAGTGCTCCCGACAGTGGGACGTGTTTTTCTCACTAATCGAGGTAATGGATACTCGCTAGAGGGCACTAATCGAGAGGAACTGTCCGGGCTACTTTAAGTAGCCCCGAAAGAGTTTGTGAAATGTTTCACAAGCCGAGTTCGCCGTTTATGAGAGTTAGATTAAGATTTTAGGGTTGACATACACTCTCAGTATGCTATACTCAGGACATGGAAAACAACCTTCCCAAATACGACGGCGGCATGGACACTCTCGTTATCAAGTCGCGTGCGGGCGTACCGTTCGCCACGAAGCGCGTCCACCCCGACCGCGAAACCCCGAAGTACCCCGAAGGCGCGAGTGTAGAGCGCGTCAAGGCCAAGTGAAAACTTGGCTTGTCTGTTTGTGAAATCCTTCACGAGTTCTCACAATTCCCATACTCAGAGTGATATAGTGTTTTTGAAAGGGGCACTAAATGACGTTTAAAGCTTGGATGAAAAAGGTGGATGCCGCCGTATCAGTTACCGCAGGACTAAGCGTTTACGATTTGCCAGACATGCCTTTCTATGACATGTTTAACGACGACTATACTCCCGAAGAGGCCGCCGAGGAAACACTCATGAACGCGGGGTGGTAAACCCACCCTGTGTCTTTGTGAAATATTTCACGAGCTTAATCCATCCCACTAACAATAACCTACATTTAAATGAGTATAGTGAGAGTTTCATTAAGGATACGGGCTTGACAGTCTGGCACATAGAGAGTACACTAGGTCATGACAGTCAACGGAAAGTTCCTTATCACCAAAGAATTTCGCGGCTTTCTTACTGTGCTTCGTAATCTCCAAGACAGGACGGGATATGAAACCCGCACCGTTTGGTCCGACTGGTACGCCCGTAAGCAATACGATGTTCAGGAATGCTTCGAAAAGGGCATGACTCCGCAAGAGACATTTTTGCAGGTTGGTAGTGAATAAAGCCCTTCGGGGCTTTTTTCATTCCTGCGTTTGTGAATTATTTCACATGAACATTAAGATTGGCATGTTGTTTTCTCATATTTCTAACATAGCCCGCCGCTATACTTAAACCATGAACGAATACCTGATTACCTTTAAGCGCGGTGCCGTGGTGGATTATGCCATTGTGATTATCCGACTCCTACGTTTACTCTGCCATCTAGACCTACGTAGTGCAAAGGATATCGTGTGGCCGTATAAGGCAAAAGGTCAGGCACTCACGGTACGTGTCTCTGCCGCACAGTTGGCCCACTTTACCTCGCACTTGTTGGCACGGGCACAGGCGCGAGGGGTGGGGCTAGATAATGCCGGGTACTTTACTATCCAAAGCATTGAGCCCGTCCCGGCCGAAACTGCAGTGAATCTGGTAAAGCTCGGCCTCAGCGAGGTAGAAGCGCCCACTACCGATTTTTACTGAGCCCTTCGGGGCTCTTTCAACTTGTGGGCTTGTGAATTATTTCACAAGCAAAATAGCGCCCCTGTAGGTTAGGGGCGCTTGTTCATTAATTAAGGTAAACTTTTTTATTCTAACCATTGTGAGTTAAGAAATTAGGCGCATTAGCCTCGCCGCATAACTTTGCTCCCCTCGTTTGACTAGGTGGCTTCGATGGGTCTGTCCCATCGCCTACGTTCCTAGAGTACACCTACCAAAAGTGAGAGTTATGAGAGTTAGATTAAGATTCAGGGGTTGACAGCCTTAGCAGCGTGGTTTATAGTAAGTCATGGTTCTCACCACGGCAATTGTCCTTGTTATCATGCTTGTTTTAATCCCGTGGGTGTTTCGTTGGGAGTAACTATGGAACAGCCTATCCGTCGGGAAACCTATACGTATGGGTATCTCGACTTGTACGAGAACAGGATTGTAGTTTGCCCCGCGTCCTACGCGACAGAGGAACAGATAGAGTCGTTAATGGAAGATGCTAGAACATATGTGGCACTTGCTACAAAACCGGTCAGGATTCACGTTTCTCACAAAGATAAGGAATAGGATAAGTCATGAGCGTTTTCATTTTCGAGGAAATGATACCCTATGGTGTAAGGTGCTATGTGGTAGTGGCGGAGACGCGTGAGCAAGCATGGGCACACCTCAGTTCCGGGGATATGCCATCACACGGTTGGACAGTAGCGGAAATTCCGATAGAAGATGGGGCAGTATATGAGACAATCTGGAGCGAGTGAAAACTCGCCCCTGCCCTTGTGAAATTTTTCACAAGGCTGTCTCCACCCTCACAAATATGAGGGTGACGTGAGGGCGTCCCATTCTTCCTCGCTCAACTGTTTTTCCTCGCCGTACACCAGCAACGCGCTGTCAAGTTCCTCTGCGTCATTCGTGAGGAACCCGTTTTCGTCCGCCCACCGTTGAAACTCGTCCTTAATTTCTTCTTTGTTCATGCCTTATACTATCATGCCAAACATGAGAATGGGTGAGAAAATCATTAAGATTTAGGGCTTGACAGCCTGAGCGGTAGGGAGTAGACTACATGCATGGAACCGACCTACGATATCCAACTGCACGTGCAGGCCATTCTCAAGGATGACGACGGCGATAACTTCTACGACGAAACGGACTTCTATTACAAGGGCGTAGAAGTGATGCTGCGCGGGACCGAGGATATCAGCGACATTACCCTACTTGAAGATTTGCCCTATGTGTTCGATTGCAAGACGGCCCCGAAGATGCGCGATGATGTCGAGAACTTCGTTGGTGACGGAGAATTGACTGATTTGTGGGTGGATTTCGATTAGTCCGCTCATTTTCCTCAGTTAGCGAAAGGATACACTAAGCTATGTTCAACTACACGGATGCAAAAGACTTCCTGCCCGCACTTCCCAACAACAAGGCTATCACAGTTTCCACGGAGTATGACCGCCCCGACAAGCTGACGCCCTTTGTATCCCCCGTGGTACTGCGTCGGCTCCAAGCTGAGGGGAAGGTTACGGCAAGCAAGCAGAAGGGCTCCTACCTTTATTTGGTACAGAAGAAATGATACCGGAACAGCTAAGCACCCTTCCCAACGTACAGGTGGGGCTTACGGGCTCTCACCTGTACGGGCTGGATACGCCCAACTCTGACGAGGATTATGGCGCTGTATTCCATGAGGGACCGGAAGTTTGATAAGCTTCCTACCAATGAGAGATTAAAGCTTGCTGCTAGCGACTACTTTCTGAGGTTGTTTGAAGTCGCGGCCTTGTGAAAAGATTCACTATCTTCATGAAGGTTATTTCTCATGTTTTTCATTTAGCCCCGCCGTATCATAAAGCATGAACGCGAAGGGGATAATCCAAGGTGTGAGATTTGCCCGTAAAATACTTCCTGTCCTTGCCGAGGATTTGGGGCTTCCTACTGATAAAGTGTCCCTTAAGATTGTGTCTAATGGTGGTTCTCAGGCGGTTCGGGCTTCTACTGAGTACGGCTACCGTTATCGTGTTGAGTTAGACTTCAATCAGACTAGGGATTTGCGGGACGTGTTGTTTATCTTGGCTCACGAGTTGCGGCATATCTGGCAATTCATAAATGGTGTAAATCTTGGTAGCAAAGAAGCACGAGCGGCGACGAAGGGTAAGCCTGTCCTGTATCGTGGTATGCAAGACGAGAAAGACGCCGACGAGTATGCCCTCATGATGGAGCGGAGCTACAAGTACACAAATACCCGTATAAATCCCGACGCCCATAGTCTGTACATTCACGTCAAGATTGCACGGCACACGCTCGGTTTCTAATCATTCTCATAAAAGAAACGGATAATATAGGTCATGAGCGAAACCAAGGAAGTTCCCACTGTTGACAACCTCCACGGGCATTATATTTCCCTGGCGATGATTATGTACGGCGGCGGTTTCATGAAGCACCTTGGGGAAGCTTTGGCAGTGGCCGACGCTCATAACTACCGGCTCATTGTTGCTACCTGGAGGCTGCAAATCAATCACTGTATCGAGATTTGGTGGAGACGGAACGGGTGCCAAATGAACCAAAGCGACATTAGGAAGGATTTGGGATAGCAAAAATGCCGGGAATCAAATCCCGGCGTTCTTTTGTGAAAACTTTCACGATTTTTCTTGTGGGCTTGTGAAATAATTCACGAGCAGTAAAAAGGGGCTTTCTTCCTTTTCCGCGTCCCGTTCCGCGTACTTGGGTTTACTCGCCCGGACTTGACACATATTAGCACATACTATTGAGCCTGTCAATCACTCCCAGCCACGGACAGCACGGCACGGTTGGTATTTTGACTCAGCAAACGTGCACCGCCCAAATCCCAGTAAGTCCCGAAGTGAGCGCCAAGTGTACGGAGGCTAGGCCATTCCCCATCCTCCGACAGAAGGTGAAGGTAGTACTTAGTGAAGCCGTAGTAATTCTCGATACGCTCCACCACAATGTCATGACCGTTGATATTCTCTTGCCTATGAGGGTTAGACACAAACTCTGGCTTCATGACTTACTATAGAACGGGGCTAAATGAGAATGATGAACTCACTCCTCTTCATCCAAAAATCCCATTAGCAAGTCCTCTTCCCCATCCAAAAAGCTCAGCAAGTCGGGAAGCAAATCCCTTGTGACAATGAAATCCAACACAAGGAGAAGCAAGGATGCACTCTTCCGATACCTGTTTAGAATCTCTTGTTCGGTCATATGTAGAGAGTATCCTCTTAGTAGATGAAAAACATTAGAGAAATTCTCTCACAATTCTTATATAGCCCCGCGCTAAACTACGTACATGCCTAAGGAATGGTTGTCCTCAAAGCCCGACAAATACAACGACAATCCCCGTGCGGAATACGTTATCCTGTATCGCACGGAGGACGTTGGAGAGTGCAAGATGCAAGTGTCTAAGGAGCTGCTTATGGACATGGTTGCTACGATTCTCATGGCGAGCGGGGAAGTTACCGCCGTCATGCCCCGGTACTAAATATGACTCGACGTGAAAAGCTGGAATACTTTGCCGCCATCATCTATGGTCACATTCTCCAAAGTGAGGATGATGTAAGCAATGGTCGCTATAGTTGTGATGAGGACCGTGCTGGAGTAGCGGTGTCGGGAGCAGTTGCCGTTATTGACGCTGTAAACTCCCTTCCTTTCGATGTATTACATTGTAACAACATTCCAAACTCTTAAGGAGAAAGCATGAGTAACTATATCACAGCATACAAAGCTGTGCGGCTGGACATGACCAGCCATTATGACCGCAAGACGCCCTGGGAGCCCGGCGTGCCGGTGCGCGTGGAGAATCCCGACTCGCCCACCGAGAATGGGTGTGGGCGCGGCATCCACGTTAGCCGCACGCTGCTCGGCACCATCAGGCACCAGTTCAGCCCGAGCGAGTACCTGACGGTCGAGGTAGACTCCAGGCACATCATCCAGGAGACCGAGAAACTGAGGGTGTCGGAATGCCTGCCCGTGCGGGTGCTCTCCGCGGAAGAACAGGATGCGCTTGCCGGGTTCCGGTTGTGGGAGGCGAATCACCCCGTCAACCCGTTGCTGGTGGAGGGCGCGGAATTGCCGGACGAGGACTTGCGGCGCCTACTCGCAGATTGGGCCTCGGTCCGGGGCTCGGACTTGGTCTGGGCCTCAGTCCGGGGCTCGGACTTGGTCTGGGACTTGGTCTGGGGCTCGGTCGGGGCCTCGGTCTGGGACTTGGTCCGCGACTTGGTCCGCGACTTGGTCCGCGACTTGGCTTTTACCTCGGTCCGGGACTCGGCCTGGGCTTACGCTTGCTCGCTATTCCCCAATGTCACGTCCTGGAGGGGAACCGACCGCGAGCACCCGTGGGACAGCCTACGCGCCCTATGGCTCGCCGGGTACGTACCCTCGCTCGACGGAACTACATGGAGGCTGCACCGAGGGCCGGAGGCTAAAGTGGTGCTGAGCGTGCCAGCGACACTTCAATGACGAGATTATCAATCCTACTTCCTTGGATAAAGTCTAATCCTTCTCATAGAAGGGCCTGATAGGATAAAGACATGGGAAAGACAAAGCGGTACCACGTTGGCACAATCGAACCGGATTCAACCTGCCGAAGGGGCATGAATTTGGTAAGGGGCGCGGAACTCGCATCCTTAGGGATAAGCGTTCCAAGCGGGGCAAGGAACGTCAGGCTATCAAAAACGAGTTGAGAGGTTATTGATGGAAAAGAGGACACCGATGCCTGACCTCGACAAGCTGGAGCGTCTTGCACTGAAGGTCCGGGAAGTTGAGAATCTTCCTAAGACGCGAGAAAACGACCCTATGCGCTTTGCCGCATGGCGTGCCCTGTACACATCCTTGGACGCCGACGTGGTACTGGCCCTCATTCGGCGCATCCGAGAACAAGGCCGAGTAATCGCCTAGATGGATACCTTTTTCACCGACACGATGCACGAACTACTTTCGGAGAAGTGACTGTATGGTGTGGCGCCTGCTCGTCATTGACAGCGTGGCGTTCTGGGCTTGTGAAAAGTTTCACAAAGAAATCCCCAGGCTCTAGAACCTGGGGTGTGGCCCAAGAAACAACAGGGTCATGACTCCCTGAGGGGCCAGAGCGGAGGTTTCCCGGATGTGGGCTGAGGGTGCGACCCTAACTCCCGTCCGCTCATGAACCAAGTATAGCAGTTCCAGGATGAGAGGCATGAGAGTACTTCCCTCATCATTTTCATAAAGCCCCGCGCTATTATTAGTCAAGAAAGGGAGGCACCAAATGTCCCGTTACGCGCAAATCCTGGAAACCGGTGACGTGAATATTCTCAACCTGGAAACTCTGGAGGACTTGCAGGGCGCTGTCGGTGGGTTTATCGAGGCGATTCCAGTGCAGCCGGGTGCTTCCCTCCCTCAGACTCTTACCGTGTACGGTAATGAGGAAGGTCGGCTAATTGGCATGGATATCAATGTCCTTGCTACTCGGGTATTGAACTTCCCTTACCCGCTCGTGGGGCCGGTTATCATCGGTGGGCCGTTGAACGACGACGGCGAAAGCACAAACCTCCCTGCCTCTTGGGCTAACTACCTTCAAAGCCTCTCTGTGCAGATTGTTGTGCTCTAACACTTCTCATTCCAGGAAGGGATACCATAAGTCATGGACGACTTCGATATCGGCCCGCAGATTGATGAGCACCTTGAAGCAGAGTACGAGGGCGAATGGGAGGATGATTTTCCTCTCTACCTGGAATACCCCGGTGAGGAACCCATGTTTCAACACTCGGATGGATTCGGGTACAACTTCGAGGAAGAATGGGGCGAGTGAAAACTCGCCTTGTCTCTTTGTGAAAAGTTTCACAAGACAAAATAAAAGGCCACTTTCGTAGCCCTCTAGTAACGTTGACTGTATCTGATATTAGGCCGTCCAGTTTTCGAGTCAAGCATGTCGCATTCTACGCGGTAACTAAAATCTGCTCCGAAGTCCCCCTCACTCGGAATAACACCAACACTCAGAAAATCCATCTGTGCCGCATTCTCGTGCCGGTATTCATTCGCCAGAAAGACAACGAATTTTGCCGCGAGGTAAGGGGCGTCGGAGAAGCGCGTGTCTCCCGTTTCCGCCTCTACCGTGTCAAAGAATCGTTCAAACAAGGGAAGCATTTCCTCAGGGTAGCCGTCCCAGTGCTTATAGATTCGCCCACCGTCGGGGCCAAACGTAACCGTACAGGGAGTAGACATTGTTTCCCCTTTCGTTGCTTAAGTATAGGCCAGACAACTATGAGGATTATGAGCCAGGGGTGGCTTGTGAATTTTTTCACAAACCTCTCCGGGCTTGCACCTTAACACAAGCCCGGATTAAAATTGTCAGCCCACACGGCGCTTGAGAACGACCGCTCCGTTGTTGGTTGTATGAGTAGTGTGAGGGTAGGAAAGCTTCTCGATGCGGCCCGAAGGCGGAAGGAACGTACCATCCGGGCGGCGATTCTGAGCGACCGTATTGATTCGTCCGTCGGAAACGTGGAACGCAATATGAGGCTTGTTCAGTCGGAACATTTTTCCTTCCTTTCGATTCTTAGTTTAGCCCGAGAATTTATGAGAAGGGTTAGAAGGCATGCTCCGGTCGGTAGTATTCTGCCATATCTTCAGGAATCTCATTATCCCTAAGGTATTGTTCGGCCTCTTTCTGGTCACCCCGGAAGTAGGCGTGGTAGCCGTTTCTATCACAAATATGATAGTGGCCTTTCTTTAGCTTTTCGATAAACCCCACCGGGTTCTTATCCTTATCATAAACGGTGTGCGGAATCATGTTTATATCCTATTCTATAGATGTATGAGAAGGATTAGTAATTCTGCTGTACCGTTACAGGCATATGGCACTTTACACAGATACCCCCGCGATACCTAGCTGTAAGGCGGTTAATGTACCCAAGGATTCCATGATTAGGACATACAACAGTATATTTAGCTGTAGCAGCACGTACCTCTTTAACTAAGTCCTTGGGCACGCTTTCCGCTGTGCGGTGAGGGTCGGCCCCGATACGCCGACATGCTTGCTTCCAAACTGCATCATGGCCGTGTCCTGGAGTCAGGGCGTGGGCAATCTCGTGCAGAACGGTGTCTCTAACTTGCTCCTCGGGAAGATATTTAACCCAAACGGTAGAGGCGGATGCGGGCGGGCACTAAATCCCCCGCCCCGTCGTACCTGTAGGAACAGTCCCCAAGGGCACCTTTGCGCGACGAGTATTCGAATTTAACGTACCCCAAACCGTGCTCGTTCATAAGCTTACGGGCGAGTTTCGCTGCATCCGTCTTTTTCATGTCTCTAGGATAGACTTTCTTTTTATGAGATTTATTAGTCTCACAATTCTTAGAATCCCCGCGCCTATACTTAATCCATGAACGAGGGACTGAGAGTTACCCTAAAGCCGACCGGCAATAAAAAGCTCGTGGGGGACAATAAGCGTCTGCCCTTCTACGCTACCTATCGTGAGGTTGGTATGTCTTGTCCTAGCACGTGCGCCCTGTTGAACAACGGGTGCTATGCACAGTTTGGACATGTTGCAATCCAAATGCACGGGCAGTATTCCGATAATGACGGCGACATTTTCCTCCGGGAATTGAACCGCATTCCTCAGGGTGCCGCACTCCGGCTGCACGTGTCCGGGGACGTTATGCGGGACGGTGGCAAGGACGGTAGCAACGTCCTGGATGTTGAATACCTGAATGCACTAATCGAAGGTGCTAAGCGGCGTCCTGACGTTAGCATGTACGGGTACACTCACGCATGGCGGCAAATCGACCGTAACGAATTCGTGTTTCCCTCCAACCTGACGTTGAATGCGTCGTGTGACACGCAAGAGGACGTGGCAGAGGCGCGGGCAGCGGGCTGGGATACCACCACGGTTGTTCCGGCCGAGACTCCAGGCAAGCGTTACGGGGACACGGTGGTATGCCAGAATAAGACGACGGGCCTCACGTGTGACAAGTGCCGCCTGTGCTTCAAGTCTAACCGCTCCCTCACGGTTGCGTTCAAGGCCCACGGGGTTAGCAAGCGTAAGGTGTCAAAAAGGGCTAGCCTACCTACCGCATGAACAAGCCTACTCTCATAAACCTCACGAAGCTCTAGGGTATAATACTAACATAGGAAAGGAGCGGGAAAATAATGACTAACGTCAGAGAAAACCGCCGAATCCTTAAGGAAGCACAGAGTCAAGGTGTGATTGTCCGGTTTGTGTACCATACGAAGAGCACGGGGGAACTTGTGCCGCGTGTTGGTACCGTCCGGGAGTTCACCGACGAGAATCATGTTGTCCTGAATGACTTGGGTCACGACGGCGCGATTCGGAGTGCAATCCTTGACAGGATTCATGGTAGCGTCCGAATCGGATAATCTACCACAACTTGCCACTTATAAGAAGTGGCTCAGGGCCTTGTGAAATATTTCACGAGGTCTTTTTTCATGGCCCGGTTAAATTCATAAACCTCATTTAGGAAAAGGCTACAATAAGGAAGTCGAAAGGAGCTTTACATGGAACGCAACATTACTTGTAAGGTCTGCGGTGCTGAGTTTTACCACAAGCAGGAAGGACGTGGCCGTCCTCCCACGAAGTGTCCCACGTGCCGTACTGTCAAGGCGGGTGCTCCGAAGCGGCGTGGCCGTCCCCCGAAGAAGGTTGTGACGGTGGGTACGGGCGAGCACGTCCTGGTCCCTGTGGCCGGTCCTATCGAAGCGGGCGATACTGTGGTGCGTCCCCTGGATATGTTCAAGAGCCGAGAAAGTGCCATCAAGTATGCTACCCCGTTCCGGGTTATCGCGGTGACGGATACCGAGGCGTTGCTGGATTTCGAAAAGAATGGCGCTATCGTAGCCCTGGAAAAGCTGGTCAAGGTGGCGCTCCAGGGGGCATGATTAGCCTATCCCCTTACGTGATGCAAGAGTTGGGTGCCGATGGTACAGTCGTCGGTACCCATATTAAGGTTCGGGTAGTCAACGGCACACGGGCTAGGTTTGTGGGGGATTTTGAGATTGTAGCAGAAGCGTTGTCTAAGTGTCGCCCGGAAAACGTTCTAGACTTCCTGAGGACTAACAAAGGCCCCTGTGAGGACGTAGAGAAGCAAGGGGCCATGCTCTGTGGTGTGTATTACAGCCCCGCTCAGTTTTCTCATGAAGAAGCAGGATAGGATGAGTCATGGAATCTTTTGAAGTTACCCAACAGGATGAAGGTATGGTGGTATCCACGTGGGACGTGTTTGTCCTCGTGTTCACAGGTCGGGGTATCAGCATTTATGACGTTGACGGCCTCCAGACGGAACCTAAGTTGGAGGTTGCATGGGGATTCGAGTGTGACGGCGTAGAAGATGCCTTTGTCGAGTCCGAACACGGCGAAAGCCGACTCTATATGAGCGCCCTTGTGGATGGTGGTACGCTGTCCGTAGAAGTTAAGCGGAGCGACGTTGGCTTTATCATCGACGTGTTCGAGGATGATGAATGCCTGTTCACCTATCCCATTTGGGACTCCGACATTGGGATTGACAGTGAGGAATAGATAAGGTACACTAACAGTATGAAACGAATAGCCCCTATGGTGTCTCTACTTGCACTTCTCATACTGTTTACGGGATTGGTGGGGGCCAGGGTGCTTCCCTCACCAATCCCCCAGGTGAGTATTGCACGTAGCCTCACCTTACAGCCAAAGGTGGTGATGCCGTCAATTGTACCCCTGGCGCGCATCACCGCCTATAATCCAATTCCTAGTCAGACAGACTCTAATCCTGGTGAATCAAGTTGCGGGCCAACGAAACAACACCAGATAGCTCTTAGCCAAGACTTGTTCTTTCGGCCCGACGGGACTAAGCGTTGTGGTGAGAAGGTGGCACTATATGATGCCACAGGTCACTTGATTGTCAAGGGCGTCGTATGGGATACAATGAACAAGAGATATACCCACGCGGCTGATATTCTATTTCCTACCCCTGACACTAGCAAGACCCTAAACTTTGGTGTACATACTGGCTACCTAGTCTTTCTCAACTAGGTAGCCTATGAGACAAGGAGCAATTATGTTGAAGAAAATCCTACTTGGCCTGGTCATTGTACTGTTCATTGCATGTACGTCGACCCTCACGATTCTATTACTAACCTTCCCCTCCATTCTACTCCCCGGTATTTTGTTTAGCTTAGCCGTAGTGTTGCTAGTCGGCCTGGTAGTAGCCTCCCTTCCCGAGCATTTGTGAAAACATTCACAAACTTTCTCGCCGTCTTGTGAAAACTTTCACAAGCCATATTAAAAAATCCCCAGCAATTATGCTGGGGTTTTCTTTTGTTCTGATAGGAAAGCATCAATGTAGGCCGCGTCTTTGTGGATGATGTCGATAGCCACTTGGTACAAAGCCTGGGACTCGTAGTAGAGTCTATCACAGGCAGCATTCAGAAGCCGGTACCGATGCCGCCCACGGCGAGAGAAAGGCCATGCCCAATTAATCGTCCTGAGTCTCATGTCATAAAGATGCCCAAGAACTCTATCATTTGACTCAGTGTGGCTATGGATAACGTCGAGTGCCGACTGTCGAGCCGCGTGCCGGTCATTCACATGCTTGTGGATATTCCTCACAGAAAGTCCATCATCCGCCATAGCTTTCGCACCTTCTTTCGGCCCCGCCAGTCTGTACCAAATCCTCGCATCTGCCAATGGAGTTGTTGAAGAATCTCATAGGGCGCCCGACCAAAGGCTACCCAATCTTTATACTTACCCCGATAAAACTTTCTACCGCTCGGGGTAATCAACTCTTCAACCTCTACCCGTATTAATTCCATATCTAGAGTATAGCATGGGTAGCATGAGGATTATGAGATTTATTTACTTAGACCCTGAATTTTCTCGCTGCTTGGTTTACACCATCAGGAAATCCCGCGTGGTATCCTCGCTGGAACACATACCGCAACACCTGTTCCCGACTCCATTCCTCTGGTAATTCGTTGAACTCCTGCAAGTACTTCCTAAATAATTCCCGGATATGCTTCCTGTGCTCTGTATAGGTCATGGATTACCCCCGTGTTTAGCTGCAAGGTATCCATCCACAAACGCATCTTCATAAACAGAAGGAACCACATCATCAAGAACCATTCGAATGAGAATCAAAGACTCTTCATCAAAAGTTTCAGGGGCATGACCATCAAGAAAATCCTCAAACACTTCTTCTACCTGTTCCGTCATTGCTTGCTCCAATCCACGCGCTTGGCTATTTCCTCCACACCATCCGGGAACCCAAGCTCATAACCCTTGTATTCCCACATTACCTCGGACGGGACATTGCCTCCCTCTTTAGGAACTTCGCACGAATGTAGAGTCCTTACGTTCTCTGTAGGTCATATCTACATACTACTCCCATGAAGATGAGATATATTAGAAAAACCTTCTATTTCTAGAAGGTTATTTCTCTACTTCATCAGCAATAGACATCAGTAACTCAGCAAGGCGGCGTGCCTCCGACGGGCGTAGGATTACATCAGAAGTTGATGCCGGAGTTCCATGAAGCCATTCTAACGCTCGTCTAATACGATGTCGCATACCCCATCTAGCTCCATTATCAGGTGCATTATTCCATACTTCTAAGACTACATCCCCATCAACTTCATCGTCCTCCCAGCCTTCAACACTTACAGCATGTCCACCGCATTCGCATTGGATAAATGTAAGGCCTCTTAATGGCATACGGGTATTCACAATTATCTCCTAGGATGGTTGCCCGAGTAGGATTCGAACCCACAGCTAAGAGATTCAAAGTCTCTTGTGTTGCCATTACACCATCGGGCAATATGGAGAGTGGTGTCGGATTCGAACCAACGTTCAACGGGTTGCAGCCGTTTACCTAAGCCTCTCGGTCAACCACTCATTTTTTCCAAAAGTACGTGCAGTCATGATGTCCGTAAATCTTCTTCGTTATCACACAGTTTGCTGAATTCAAATCCGGGCCAGTTTGAGAATACACAAAGATGGACCCACTACCGTCCCCGTACACAACCGCAAGGGACTCCCCTCCTCTGCTTTGAAAGCTCTCCACGAATTCAAGGAATTCTTTATCAAACATGCTCTACCCCAACTCAGTCGCTCGAATAATCTCTTCCTCCTTCTGTCTAGATACTAACCTATGAAAGAATGAGAAAGATGTGGTGCCTCCCGTGGGATTCGAACCCACAAGCCCTCACGGGCAACAGATTTTAAGTCTGTCGTGTAGACCATTCCACCAGAGAGGCATAAAATGGTGCGGGAGGAGGGATTCGAACCCACACTGTCACGGTCCTAAGCCGTGCGCCTCCTGCCGTTGGGCTACTCCCGCATGACGACTACCCAAGGGCTGTCCAAACCCTTGACACCTTATAGGTGGTCCGTCCCTGGCAGAGGCCAGGGGGAATCGGTAGCCGGGACAAAATAAGGTTTTTATAGAGGTTCGCCCTTCCTCTAGTGGGGCTAATAAAGTGTGCCCCTTTGGTAATACGCCCCTATCATAAGGCGGGGCTAAATGAGAAGTGTTAGTGAGCGAACAAGGGAAGTGCCAGGAATAGAGACAGAACGAGTGCTACCAGCCAAACCGGAAAAATCACTTCACTCCCTAAGGCACCAAGGACAACTCTCAGAACCCAAGGGACTGCGTACCACTTAGCAGCTACAGCCGCACCCCATCCGATTGCGACAATGACACCTACCATTGTGCTAAACAGCCAACCGACCAACACCGTTACAACCAACCACAAAAGCACAGTGATAAAAACCTTGCCCATCTAATTCTCCTTTCGAAACTCAGTCTTAACGCCTAAGAGTATAGCATGTGTAGCTAAGTCTGTCAACTACCAAGCAGCTTATTTACAATCTGGTGGGCAAGTTCCACCTGGGGGCTAAACAAACCAATCCACGTCCAGGCATTCAGTAGATATATAAACCCCGTAATAAATGCCCCCGCTACAATAGCATAAGCCACCTCTATGAGTAGGGTTATTTCCGGGTGCCGTCTAAAATGTGGAATAACTAACAAACCCGCAACTCCAACTGCTAGTGACACTACTCCACCAATTACCTGATTCAGCGCCGTGATGCGTACTGTAGCGAGGGCTAAAGAAAGAGTCTCCGGGCCATATTGATGGCCTATTTGGTTTATCTGATTAAGAACCTGATTAACTAAGTCTGCATTAGTCATTATGAATAATCACCTTTTCCACAGGAGTATCCACAGTCAGGTGCACGCTACGGATAAAATCAGCCCCGTACAAATCAAGATGTACCTGATACTCCATCGGCTGTTCAGCCATTACCTTAACGAAGGTATCAATACCTTCCACAGCCCGCGTACCAGCAGGTCCATTCCTATTAGTCTTACGTACTGGGGTGCCATTCCTGACATAATTCTCAGCGTCTTGCAGTACCTCGGGCACCCTAGCAAGCCAATCATCACTGCGTGACTTTGTGCTATCCCAGGCTACTTGACAGATGGTCTTTCCATAGATACGACGCACATTTTCCGGGGCCCCGAAACTTTCTCCGGCTAGCTTGGAAAAAGCATAAGCCACAGCGTCAACTCCCCTCTGCAATTCATCATCCCCGATATAGCCAGAGAATTCCAATTGCAGCCGGTAAACATCCGTCGTTGCTTCTTCAAGGGGTACATAGCGTTTGCTCATGTAGACATCCTACCCTTTCCAAAGGTGAGAAGCATGAGTTTTTGTGAATCGAAAGTTAAATTGAAATAAACTTACGAATCTAAAGTCAACTTGATGTTTTCCTAAGGGGGTTGACTTACGAATCGAAAGTACCCTTCGCGCCGGGCTAAGAAAATTCCTCATGCCATCCTAAAGGAATCCACCCTGGATAATTCTCTACAGCAAAGATGTCGTCTTGATTAACTACCACACTAATCTCTCTACCACAGTACTATGTAGATTAAGTTTTCATGTCTATATCATAGCCCGCCGTAATATTAGAAATGTTATGAGTCCCACTATGACTAATTAGGACCTTCCCACTTATTCTACCTCAGCAGGTTATGAGATGTATGAGTATGCATATGAGAAGAATTAGGAAAAGGTTGTATTGCTAAGGAGGGAAAATGATAAAATCTTCATATTAGAGCTTTAAATGCAAAAGAGGTTTTTAGATAGATTGTGTATAAGTATGTATGGTTATGTAATAATATTCATTAAACCGAAGGTGAGGGAGATTTCCTGGGGGAAACTTGCGTGGGAAGAGGCGGTTCTACGAGAGAATCACACTAGAAAATTATAATTAACAACATACAAGTCACCTTGAGTATGTACGCTGTTGTCAGGGTTAAATTGCTGCTTGACAAAGTAAGAGAAAAAGTTATAATGCAAATATTACCAACTAGCATAAAAATCAATACCAGGAAATCCCTCTACATTAACAGGTTGTGTATCCAAAGAGCACAAGACTTGCTAAACCTATTTCCATCATAGGAGGTAAGATTACGTTTATCCACGCACCACACCTATCTGAGTAACCTATCTCAATGTATAACTCCTAACATGTTTTTATTTATAGCCCCGCTTTTAACGTATTATATATTAACTCGATTCCTCTACCAGAGTCCTAGAAATATTTATTCCCTGACGGTATAGCTTACCCTCGATACTATTAATAGCGTCAATAATCCTATCCTGTGCTTCGTCACGTGCATCTGCCATGTTGGAGGCATCTAGGTAAAACTCCAACGAAGTGCAAAAGTCAATTTCTACTCGGTACTCAGGCATCAGCCACCACCAATCATATTCGCAATACCAAGAAAACCAAACAGGGCAATAAGAACCCACAGCCAAAACCTGTTATCCTTTTTGTTTTCTACTATTAGCCCGGTTAAACCAGTGATGAAGATTATAATCCATATCATCAGATAATCACTCCTGTAACGCACACAAGGGCCGTTGCCGCAGAACCTACCATTAGCCACCAGTGGCCCTCCTGGTAGCTCTCCCAGGCAATGTAACCCCAAATAACGGCCATAAGTCCCAAAGCCACACGCATAATTGTCATTTCCATAATTCTTTTCCTTTCTTGTTTTTAGCCCCGGATTAACTAGGAAGTGCCTTATAGACTCGGACCAGCACGTGCATTCCGTGGGCGATATGAATGCCATACGTTACAAGGGCGATAATCAAAAAAGCCGTTAGAGCCCTCAGAAAGCCCTTAGCTGTCATAACGCGAGGGAGATTAGTGAAAAACAGGTGTCCTGCCCCTGTCAGCACAACCACCATTAAAATCAGAAACGTATCAAATCCCATAAGATGCTCCTTAAGAAAGGTAGGCTGCCTATAACCACAGTCTACCTTGTCCTTCTATGAGTTGTATGAGATTATTTTAGCAAAATTCCTATAATCCCCGCCACAATCTCGATAGTTACACCTGAGAAAGCAAGCCAACGTAACACCTTATCAGGAGTGTTTAAAGCGAGGACAAAAAGCCCTGCTCCCAATAAAAAATCCAACATAATGAGTACAATCATTTTTCACTTCCCCTAACAGTCACCACAGCCACAATGAGAGTCCAGAGCACGAGAAACAAGAAATTATATGGCCAACCGAATTGCGTGTAAAAAACCGAGGTAACAATTGCAATCCACAGGAGCCTAAATATCACGAATTTTATTCTCCTTTTCGTAGTCCATATATCTAACTTTGGCGTTAGTCATGCGCTTTAGGAATTTTTCAGCCGTTTCAATTGTAATTTCCGCATCTTTACGCCATTGAGTGCTTTTTTGTGTAGACGGAAAATCTAAAACAGTCCGTAACTCATTCCTTAAAGCATTGATTATGGTTATTGCTGCTTGGTCTTTATCAATCATGGGCCTGTACTACTCCTTTAGGAGTTTTAGTGTAGCACAATTCTTGGACAATTACACCTTTTTGATTGCTTTCTTTATTTTAGCATATAAATTTAAAGATTTTAGGAATGCAGCCTCTTCTTCTGAGGTCATTTGGCCCGCCAAAGTTGAATAGATAATATTCATCACATGCTCATGTTCTTTTATTTGTTCCGGGTCAATATCAATAGTTACTTTCATGAGTGCCAGCTTTCCACAAGTTGCAAACCCACTTGGCCTCTTTCTATGTTCAAAAAGCTTGAGATTAGAGAGTATACAATCAATTCCTTTCTACCTGCATCATCAGTATTACACATACTATGATGAGGAGGATGAGAAAGGAAGATTTTAACTGGATGGCGACTCTCACGACGTTTGGAAATTTTCACTATTTAAGCGGCTTATCCTTGATATAGAGAAAGACCACGTATAGAACTGCCACAAATATTCCTATCTGTCCATATCCGGCAACAACAAAGCCTACCATCAGCAGAAACGTTACAATTGCAAGTATTTCTTCAAGTTGGGTCATGGTATGTATCCTGGGAATAATTGAAATCCACGCGCAGAGGACACGCGAAAAACAGGGTAATTTTGTTGAGTTGTTGGGGGCATCCATGCGTTTGTCCACGGCAGCCTGTCGGCATTCTTATTGTTTTGCCATTCATAAGGTTCAAAAGCATTTCCGTTACTAACCACATAAGCTATCCAAAACCAAGGCCCTAGATAAAGGCTTTGCCGATAATGGTGTAATTCATGCGCCTGCACTTCAAGCGAATTTGTAGGCACGGACGAAAGTCCACGAATATCGTTGGTGGCATAAACTTCCGGGTCATACAATGTAATTAATGGAAAAGTGGTTGCAGAAGCTCCCCACAGGCGATGTGTAGGAAAGGGCATCCAAATCTGAGGACTAGCATCGAATTGCCACGAGCCCAAAGACCAAGACGCAGTGCCACCAAGAGGGCTTGAAAAATGTAAAGTTAATGTAAGGGTAATCGCAAGCAAGCTCATATCCCTACTATGACAGGGAGATAGATTAGAAATATTAGTTGAATTCCTCGCCTGTCTCTTTATACTTTTTGTTTAGGATTTTTACCATCAGCCGCGTACCATCCGAAGCAAGCCTGTCCGGGGAGGGGCGTATAACGATTCCCTCGTTAATGTGTAATCCCTGACCACTGACCCGTTCCGTACCATCGGCAAGCCGTTTTAGGTTGACGTCTTTTAATGGCCCGGTATAGTAAAGCGGCGCCCAATACTCAAAAATTGCATCAGGGATATCTCCGAGGCTAAGACTCTCACCATTTACACGCACATCAAAAAACAACACAGTAAGCTTTTGCTGACCATACTTAAATCCCTTTTGCAGAGGAATTACTTCACCAAAGAGTTGCACATCGTCCTCTGGCAAAAATTCATCGAACATGTCAAAGGCCCCCACATTGCGGCCAGCAGTCCAGTAAGCATTTGACGCAGACTCTTCTAGTACCATATCCCGACTCAGCAGCCCTTTCGACGTAACAAATATCTCACCCGCAGCCGTGCGGCCATAAATAACCTGGCTACCGTGAATTTTCTCACTGATATTGACGCGCTCGTCCTCCGAGAATTCATGGCGGTAAATACCAAATTGCTCTACGTCATGTTGTGTGAATCGACCCTCCGGCAACTTTTTGACTTGGCCCAAAAGGGACTGTGGGATAGGAGGCTCATACTTATGGATATTAAGCCTCTCGCTCACGTCCTCACCATAAGGGACATCAGCCAATTCGGGGAAGAATTTATCCGAGGGAGAGACAGCCCCCATCGACAACTCTCCACGTAGGCGAATTTCTCGCACGCGGTCCTTATGCGGACCACCAAGATATTCCTTCCACGGTGCTTGCAATTCCTCAGGCAACACAGACTTGGCCGGGATAAAAATTACATCTTCCCCGCCTTCGTAAATACCTTTCTGCACCACGACCTGAAACTGCCCTACCTTACCCAGCATCAGCTTGTCGGCATTCGGGTGGGGGAATAATTCAATTTTGTCTTTAAACACTTTCCACTGTGCCATGATATTACTCTACTCTTTCTGACTATGAGAATGCTGAAAACGCATTAACCTCTTCTTTGTCGTTCAACTCTCTCACATGCAGACCTATAAATGGGTTTTCGTCATGTCCTATTGCATAGGTATGATATCCACGTGGGTAGTGCTTTTTGAACGTCTTAATACTACGTCCGCGAGCCTTATTTTTACTCGGAGCCTCGACCATCACTACATCTATACAAAATTCGGGAGGTTCATAATAACTTTTTCCGGGCAATTTATATAAGGGTGTAGTTACTAACCATTTTCTCATAACACTCGACTCCTTTCGTCGGCCCGAGAATTCTCGTGCCGAGGTACCCACCGGAGCGTATAATTCGGCATCAAATTCAGCAGCCTCTTAGCTTCTGCATGGAGAGGCTTCAAATGCTTCGCACGGCACCTGAAACGCCCTTCAAGCTGATAAATAATTAACTGCGAGTCTCCTATGATTTCAATATCACTGATACCCAAGTCGATAGCCTTTTTCAAACCTGCAATCAATCCATAATATTCAGCAACATTGTTAGTTTGTTCTAATTCCCTGGGAATATAATCTGTATTTTCAGCAAAGATAGAGGACTCAAGCACATAGCCATAACTGGCGAGACGCCCCTTATGCGGGCTAGAAGAACCGTCAAAATACAGTTTTGCCTTCATTTTCACCCCACCCTTTCAACCTATGATAGCAGTTTTCAATATTAGAATAATGAGTGCCTGGTGCGCTTTGGAGTCCCCTCTATTTTATTTCATAAGGTAAAGGCTCATAGGCATCTTCTTACAAAAAGAAAAATCCCCTGAGCCTTTCAGTGGTGGTAACGGTAGGAATCGAACCTACATGTATCCAATTACTCTTTCAAGTCTTTAGGAGAGACAGGAGATACGCTACCACGTCGTTTCCGCAAATCATATCCTAGCTTATCTGCCCAAGCCTTAAGAATTTCCTCGTCTGTGTAGTAACCAAACAATTTAAAGGCTTGATGCCCTGTATTCTGTCCTACAATAATAACTTGGGTTTCATCCGCATGTCCAACACCAACACATTGGAGGCCGTGGTCATAATAATTAGGATAAGTGTGGTTTGGATTAGGCCAACCTTTTTCTGTAATAGCCCGCCAAATTTCCTTTCCCACACTCTTATCTTCCTCAATTTCATGCAGCCTGTCATTAAGCACAACCATCACACTATTAAATCCCATTTTATCTCCCTTGTTTTGGTGGCCCCTGTAGGAATCGAACCCACGTCCCTGCGTTCGAAGCGCAGAATCCTGTCCGTTGAACGAAGGAGCCTATCAAGAAAATGTATCGAGTAATGCATCGCGTACATCATCAGGAGTAATTTCAACGATGTGCCGTCGGTTGTTTTGAGCATTAAACGCTAGTTTCACCCCAAGAATGGTTGAAAAAGCATTCCCTTCCTCAAAGTCGAGTCCTTCACTCCAAACATTCTCCCACTCTTCCTCAACGAGATTATCAATTTCCCCGGCAGAGATAGACTGTCGGTAGAGAGGAGCATCATACCCGAACATCGCATCTTGGATTGTTTCTCGTGCATTATCGCGTTCTGAAAGGACATAAACAGTAGAAAGCATGGTTTCTCCCCTCTCTTAAACTGTACAACTAGAGATAATGAGAAAGATGTGACAGTTTGATTCGGCACTGCCAAGCCAAAGGGTATGATTCGCTTCACCTGCGTCTGAGGTATTTAGTACACGCGCCTTAACGTCGTGTTTCTCACTGACTGTACCGGGTAGCTAATCCGTCTTTAGTCTTTTTCAGTAGGGCGAGTGATTCACCCCATTTGGAGTCCCGTGCAGGATTCGAACCCGCGATTCCTGAGTTAGAAGCTCAGAGCCTTAGTCCACTAGACGAACGGGACATGCCTGGAAAGCATTTGATAACGGAGGGCCTTCCTCGCCCTCTTCGGTCCCCGAGTGCTTACGTGATATCCCGCTTGCCCTCGGTTGAGGACTGACTAGAGTCTATACACTAGGTTTATGAGAATGGTGGCAGCGATAGGATTCGAACCTACAAAGTCGTTATGACAAACAAAGTCTCAGCCTGTCCCGTATGCCAATTCCACCATCTGAGCAAAAAGCCTGACTTTCACAGTCGCAGAAATAGCCTACTGCTACAGGTACGGGAGTCTTACTGTTCGGTGCTTGGCGTGCAAAATAGCACGCTCCCTGGGTTTTCTTATCCCGTCATTTACGGCGCTCCACCAAAGGCCGTGACTTCTTGGATGCGGGGCAGGAGTCGAACCTGCCTTTCGTGGATATGAACCACGCATAGTCGCCGGACTATTTCTCCGCAATAGTGGTTGCAGGGGTTGGAATCGAACCAACAACGACGTGCTTATGAGACACGTAAGGCGAACCAATAGCCTTCTCCCTGCCATAAAATTGTAACCTAGAGAAACATGAGGAGGGTGAGTGCGCGGGATTTGAACCCGCAAACGACTGTTAGTTGGACAGTTTGATAACCATTATCGGAGTAACCCTATCTCCTGGCTGCTAGGCTTTTGGTACCGTGGAAGGGAAACGAACCCTTATGCTGTCGCTTATGAGACGAAGCCCTCACCTTGAGTCCACGGCATAAATGCGGGTTTTTCTGCGGCCCCGCACCGCAGCCCTGTCGTCACGCAGGGACTTACAATCCTCAACGCCACGTTCCAGTTTGGACTTTCACCGTGTCGGACGCTATTTATCGGTAGAATTTGAAGCCATTAACCGAGCGAATGAGGAATATGGTAGGCCCGCTCGGACTTGAACCGAGAACTTCCACTTTGTAGGAGTGGCACTCTGCCTTTGAGTTACGGGCCTGAGCAGGGGGTTTTTCTAAGGGAACCCCTTAACCCTGCGGAAATCTGAGGTATTGCCCTAAGCCGCATTCCGCTGTAAGCTTCCGGGCCCCCTGTAAAAATTATTATGGAGGACTTTTGTACGTCGGAGCCTCCTTCCGACTGGTACGCCCACCAGGATTCGAACCTGGATTAGCTGGATATAAGCCAGATGCTCTTACCGTTGAACTATGGGCGCACAAATGGTGTGCTTAGGATAGGCGTGCTGTGACGCCTCGTTTTACGTCTGGTTCCAATTCGCACACGTGCCGGATTGGTTCTCCTAAGCCTGATTACTAGCCACCCTTTGCTAGATTATAATATTATCTAACGCTGGTCTTAATGAAGTATCAGAAATCATAGCATCGAGAAATCTTTCTGCTTCGTTGATTTCTTCGCTCTCAAGGGTCACAAAAGGTGTAGCTGCTTCACGATGAATCCCTACATGAGTAATTCCAAAATAACCAGTGTCTAAGATGGGTTCCTTTCCTGTGAGCATACCATCATTCTTTCGATTCGTCAAGTATTCAACCAAGTCGTCGACCGTAAAAATAAGCATATCTTCGGCGTCCATAGCATCCTTCCTTTCATAGTCATATCTTATCAGAAAGAAAGTGAGAAGGATGAGACTGTTTTCTCAGCCTCTTTTACTCTATTTTCAACCTCAGGAATATGTGGATAATGCCCACGTTGCTGATAGACCCAATAAAGCAAACCGTAATATCCAAACCTCCTTACAAGGTTAAAAACTTCGTCATATTTTTCTGTAGGAATTTCTTCTTTATCTGAGGAAGAATAATACCATGTGTCACTTAGATTAACATACCATTTATCATCCATATGAAGAAACATATCTTCATATAATAGAAACATTGTTTCGGCCCTAGAAATTTCTAATTCGGCTTTGCGAAGAATTTCCCATAGAGCTTGGTAAACTTCTCTGCTTCCATCGTTCCAGCCCTTTTTGTAATCATCCCTTTCCTCATAATCAATTTCAGGATTACCCGTCTTTACAGCCTTAGGATAAATCCCAACATCAATTTGAAACAATTCATCTATGAGTTCCTGGTTTGTCATAAACAGCCTTTCACAAGACTTGGTAGGGGCGGTTGGAGTCGAACCAACGTGTGACCGGCTAACCTTTCAATCGGATATCAGCCGAAGGGTATACGCCCCTGCGAAAAGCATTGCTTTGTTGGCTGCCCATCCAGGATTCGAACCTAGAAATACGGATTCAGAGTCCGCTGTTTTGCCAGTTAGACTAATGGGCAATGGGGTAGATACACTAATAGTCGTCGCCTAATCTTTCCCGCTTGAATCGAATAGCTTCTTCCATTCCTCCCCAATTATCTACACCAGCCCGTCGTAAATCTCGAAGCCATTCAACTTTCTCTAAGAGTTCTTCATATTCCGCTTTGCGGATTGTCACAGTTTCTTCATCCATAGCTAGACCTCTAGTTGGTGGGGACGGTGGGAATCGAACCCACACGGCCTCTCGGCCACTTGTTTTTGAAACAAGCATGTCTACCTAATTACATCACGTCCCCCGCACCCGTTGCAAGTGATGGGGCCGAGGGTGGGATTCGAACCCACGAGAGGAATTACCCTACCGGTTTACAAGACCGGTGCTATCAACCGCTAAGCGACCTCGGCATGGCGCTGGCATTAGGCTTTTTACCGCTCCTATTTATCCGGCCCAGCTATGTCCGGTAGGAAGTTTCTCATTAAGGTAGTAGGTACCTACTCACTTAACGATAAGTAATCATAACATAGATAAATATGAGAATTATTAGGCAGTATATTTGCCTATTGTCTTTCCTGAATCATTTAGAAGGTAGGCGTAAGTATTAAAAATTACCTGTTGGACTGAACTATCCGTAAACCATAATTCTAGCAGATGAACTGTACGCTCGGATTCTTCCAGAGAAGTACCTAAATCATAATTTGCGCCGTGGGCATCCCAAGCAGCTTGGTCTGAATTTTTGTCATATGGTTGGTTTCTGTCATATAGTCGATTATGTTCATCCATGTAGGCCAACCCACGGTCTACGGCTTTACGAATATTATCATAATGTGTAAATTGCTCTATTTCGTTTGAAGAGCCTGTGTGTATCTTTAGTATCATGTGTGTCTCCTGTGTGTGTATCTATCTATGTCATAACTGGTCGCGGAGGTAGGACTCGAACCTACAACCTTACCTGTCCAGGAGGCATAATCTAGCCAATTGATATACTCCGCGATATCAGCGGTGTTGGAATCGAACCAACCTATATCTCCTATCCAACAGGAGCGACCCTCCTTGAGTCTGACCGCTGATGGGGTAAATGAAGGGAATCGAACCCTCTACTCCCGAGTCACAGTCGGGTGCCTCAACCTTTTCGGCATCATTTACCATAAATGGTGGCTCCCCTCGGAATCGAACCAAGTCCTTGAGTGCTTCAAACCCACGTGCGTCACCAGATACACCTGAGAGCCATACTATTTAATCTTGGGAATTTGATTTGGCTTTATTTCATTCACTCTCCCGGCTCAACTCTAATTTCTCCCCGAACATTCGCGTAGGGAACGAATCTAAAGTTTAGGCCGCTATCATCCATCATAAGTGTAATCCCTGTAGGTACACCGTCGCGGATATCATAGCATTCTATAACTCGTTCATGCGGCGCTTCGTTTTTAAGAGTGTAAGTAACACGCAAGTTAGCCATGCTCAAATCCTATCATGTTGCTCAATGAGAAGTATTAAACAACTCCACTAACTTTTCATTCGGCTCGGGAGGACGTTTTAGAGCCTCCACAAATTTAAGGCTCTCCTCAGGAGAGAGAATAATGGGCGCTTCCATATCCTTTGTATAAGCAACACATTCGTCGTCCATTATTGCTCCTTTGCAGACAGATAGGGGACTCCAAGAATATATGAGGATTCAATGTGCGTCCTATTGATACCGTTATACTCTTCCCACTTTTCAGGGTTTGAATACTCAGAGGGCTCAGGCCATGCAGCTAAATAAGCTTTCCACTTACCCAAACGTTCTTCCATACGGTTGACATTTTTCATAAGATATTCTTTGACTTTCTCCAAATCAAAAAAGATAAGCCCTTCAAATACCATTTCATAGCCGCCTAGATGGGTATTACGACAAATATAGTACTTTTGACCGCGTGAATCCGTATATTCAGATACTGTTTCTACTACATCTACACGCTCAGTGAATGGATAGTTGTGTGGATGGGAATTAACCTTATATGCTTTCATGCTGCCATCCTTTCTTTGCTCTTATTTCGAACAAAAGTGGTGGGAGAGGTAGGATTCGAACCTACTAAGCCTAAGGCATCCGGGTTACAGCCGGACACAACTCGCCATCGTTGCCGCTCTCCCATAAATTGAGTATCCTTTTTCGTCGGGCGGCGATACTCGTTCCGCTCCCCGCAACCCGAACCTGTCCTCGGTCAAGCGTCTATCCGCTTTGTCTGCCGTTGCTATTCACGGCTGTCAAACCTATGGTGGGGCTGTATGGTGGACGAAGAGGGACTTGAACCCACGGCCTACGCGCTACGCGCTGCCAGCGCGTTGCTCTTCCAACTGAGCTATTCGCCCATACACACACCATAGTATATCATGTAATGAGAAGCATGTGAATATTTAGCTTCCTCTTTCCCGATGGTAGCGTAGCACGGATTCGAACCGAGATTACCAGCTTGAAGGGCTGGTGTCCTGTACCCTTAGACGACTACGCCTTAATTGTACTGCTTGTCGATTTGTTCCTCGGAAAGCACCATGTAGCGCCCTTCATGCTCTCCCTCTGTAATTCGGCACTTATGATAGGGCTTTCCAAAATGACGCGTTAGAACAATCGCTACTCCACGTGCTTCTTTCTCTGTGTAGAGCTTTTCATTGACTACTGACACGGTACGGTTCATTTTTTTCCTTCTCCAAGCGTGGCGCAATAAAGTGTTTGACTCGATAGTTTAGATTGTCGGCCAGAGCAATAAGCTCTTGGTCTGTAAGAATAGTGAATGGAGCGCCCCAACCGTTTCTTTTGACTATACCATCAAAACGAATTACATGTTCATCAGGTTCCCGACTAGAAACTACTGTAACTTTTGGCCCCATGCTCAAACTCCTTACTTAAAAATGGTGTACCAGAAGGGACTCCAACCCCTAACCCCCCGAATGCAAATCGGGCGCTCTCGCAGTTGAGCTACTGGCACGTGATGGTGGAGGCCGAGGGAATCGAACCCTCCAAAGAATGTCTGCATAACATTCAAGCTATTCCTAAAGCCCCCACAGTTATAGGAAACAGGGTGTGCTAGCCTATGGTCTAACTTCCTATTTCCATCTGTCGCAGATAATGTCTGCGTGGCGGAAGGTGAGGGAATCGAACCCCCGAGGCTGTTACGCCCAACTGTTTTCAAGACAGGTTCCTCGACCAACCGGGCACCTTCCATATGGTCCTCCCGGTAGGAATCGAACCCACGCTGTTCCGATTAAAAGTCGGTTGCCTAACCATTCGGCCACGGGAGGATAAATTGTGTAGTTGGCACACGGTATTTGGACGGTTACTTAGCAGCAACGCCACACTATTATTTCCGTGCTATCCCCATTGGCCCAGGGTACCTTTCGGCCGCCAACCGTCAACAATATAACAGATACAAATATGAGAAGGATTAGAACTTGGTGCTCCGGGAGGGATTTGAACCCGCATCTGGTCTGATTAAGAATCAGCCGCTTTGCCAATTAAGCTACCGAAGCATAAGGCGGAGGGAAGGATTCGAACCTCTCACGACCGGAACCGTGCCACTTCCAACTGGCCCTCACGCATGGGAGAGTTTACCCCGACTTAAGCACCTTTGTCAACCCCTTTCAAGAAAGTTGGCTCTAGGGGCAGGATTCGAACCTACAACTAACAGGTTAACAGCCTGTCGTGTTACCATTACACCACCCTAGAATACATGTTTTAATGAAGCTGTTTATACTCCTTGCTCGGAATTGTAGTTTGTCGTAAGTTATAAACACTATTCCAAGTAGCTAGGACTGCTAAGAGCAGAATAATAAGGGAAACAAAAGAAGTGCTTCCTTTCAGGAGAGGCAATAAATAGATTAGACCAATAAACGAATAAATACCTATATGAGCGACCTCCTTTGCTTTACGGCCCCATTTCACAAAAAAAGAAAGGGTATCAAAAACTACGTTAAATAAGAAAAGGCCAATTATTACTATAAAATAGTGTTCCGCTATAAAGTCCGAGGAACCAACAAGCCAAAGGATTACCAAAGCTACGAGACTAAAATAAATAATATCGTTAAAGATACGTTTTACGTAAGGCATACATAATATCCTCTCAAATATTGGCGGCCTAGACGGGATTCGAACCCGCAACCTCACCGGCTGACAACCGGGTGTTCAACACCGTAGAACTACTAAGCCATACCTAAAGTATATGATAGCAGGAAATGAGAAATATTAGATTGTCAATGTACTTGTCCTAGAAGGACTTTGGCGCGGGAGGAGGGATTCGAACCCATTCACAGAGGAGTTTTGGGGACTCCCTGGCACAACCTACGCTCTCCCACATGTGCGGATGTGTTTTCTAATAGCATTATCCGAAACGCCTAACTCTCTACCCAAAGCAGAATACCCGATTTCTTCGGCTCGGGCTGTGAGGTATTCCACAGGAGGCCAGTCTATCTTTTTACGGCGAAAATCGTACCAAGTTTTTATATAATTAGGTTTCACTCGGTAACGAGTGTCTAAGCATATATAAGCGCCGTCCATACGTTTCACAAGAGGATTTTTCTTGTTTCTATGGTACCGCGCATGGTGTCGCTGACTTAGAAAAACCATCAAATTACTTGGGACGTTGTGCGCTCGATTTTCGTCCATATGATGCACAACTTCATAATTTTTTAATGGCCTCCCAAGCATCCTCTCAGCGACCAATACATGTTCCCATACACATCCGTTGGGGCGTGCTCTAGGGTGGGCGGGGCGATAAATTTCAACATAGTTATTCATTTTACTGCCCTTTCCGTGTGGAGCGGCATAGGAGAATCGACAAATTTGGAGCGGACGGTGAGATTCGAACTCACGAAATATCGGTTTGGAGGACCGACGCCTTACCACTTGGCCACGTCCGCATAAATTTTACCGCAAGCCGGGGTGGAGGGCCGTATGCATCCGGTTATCCTCTCACGCAGGGAGCGGTAAGTCCCCTACGCACAGCAAAGCCCCGACCAGTAACTCCCCAGCATCGTAACACTGAGGGTGCCACAGAATAAATCTGTGGGGGAGAAAATACGGGCAGCTACTCAGGAAACCGACCTTTTGGGTCCGGGGGTGCTTTTTGCGTCACTCTGTCGCCGGGTTTGCCCAACCCTATTATCCTCTCGGCGTGACGGCGGTATGGCGGTGGGAATAGGATTCGAACCTATGGACCTCTTTCGAAATCACGTACTTTCCAGGCACGCCCAATAAACCGCTCTGGCATCCCACCATGTTCAAACTTGCATTCATTACATTTGAACAGTATAATATACTTATATGAAAACTACATTAGAAAACGACATTCTTACTTTAAGAAAAGAAGGAAAAACTTATTCTCAAATTCAAAAAGAACTAGGCTGTTCCAGAGGCACTATTTCTTATTATGTTGGTAAAGGACAGAAAGATAAAACACGTCAACGAAATAAAAAAGTTAGAGACGAAAATCCAGTTAGTCGAAAGGTAGCTGAATTTAAATCAAGAGGAAAAGCACGAAAGAATTTTGTTTCTAAAACAAGAGATTTCCAACGTCGTGACGGTTTATATCTAGCATCTACTCCTGAAACCGTTGATTTTACGTATCAAGACGTGCTAGATAAAATTGGCCCTAATCCTACATGTTATTTAACAGGACTGCCTATAGATTTATATGACCCGTCCTCTTACCATTTTGACCATATTATCCCTGCATCACAAGGTGGTAATAATTCTCTAGAAAACCTTGGAATCGCTTTAAAATCCGCAAACAATGCAAAAGACTCATTACTCTTAGGAGAATTTTTAGACCTGTGTGAAGCAGTTTTGAAACACCACGGTAGAATATAAATTGGCGGAAGGGGTGGGAATCGAACCCACAGGCCCATTGAGCCCCGAATTTAGCAAATTCGGCAGAGTAGCCAATCTCAATCCCTTCCATCGCTCCTCTCAAATTTAATACACATATCATAGCACGTACCTAGTCAAGCTGTCAATCCCCATGTTAAAGGATAATCAACTCTCGATTTCGTCTTTGTCTGCCTGGGTTAGATGGGGCCAAAGGGGGCTTTCAACTTCTTTATGAGAAGGATTATAGGCTAACTAAGGATGCAAGCACTCGTTTGAATCCCTGTGCCACATGACTCCTTCTGAATCCTGTTCATATTCTTCATCACCTAGGATATAATTACCGCAAACTTCACATATACCAGCGGTTTCTCCCTCATATAAAATATAGGCTTCTAACCTACGAATCTCAGCTAACAAGTCATTCCGCGTCGCATTTCTATGCATAAAAAACCTCCTCAAATACCTCTTCTATTTCCCAATCTTACAAGTTTTCCTCGTTGGCATAGTCGAAAATAGCCAAAGCCACACTAAGGGATGGTTTGTCGAGGACATAGTGCCTCTTAATGTCCTCTCGGGTTTCCGAATCTAGTACGACCAAAACCATCGCATCTATAGCCTCGGCATCATAGATAGACGGGTATTCTTTAGAAATCATCCGTACTAGTTGTTGAATCTTTTCCATAGTCAGTATATTACTCTGCTGCTTCATGAGAAGGATTAGAGCCAGCCTTCTTCTTTTAGAAAGCCCCTAAGCCCTCCCACAATTTTATTGTTATAGTAGCGCCAAAGTGTTAAGTCTAAATCAGCAACGGTACCTTTGAACCCCTGCTCCTTCCATGCATGATAGAGCAACAGAAACACCCTTTCCAATTCTAGATATCTTTTCGGCCCGCTGGGAGTTGTTTGTGGCACATGTAAACTATTACCTATATCAGCCTGTTTAAGGTATTTAAGAACATGAGTATCCAACGCCGCGCACTCAGGGGGATTTTTTCGGGAATGAAGAATGAAGAATCTGGAGGTTTTCATTCCTATTCCTGGGAATTTCTCTAACTCTTCCAGCGTTAGCTTTTTCAAGTCTTTGATGTCAGAGTAATTCCAGCTTATGTAGGAGAAAAGGCGCATCATCAAATCATACTTGCCCAACTTGTGCTCTTTTAAAAGCCGTAAAAGCACATTTTCAAGACGATTGAGAGATAATGCCATAATAGCTGAGAAAGGAGTCACTTCAAAGCCGCCCATCAGCGGGTATGCCATAATCGACTCCAAAAAAGCATCTACCTTCTTAGCAGTTGTGCCCGCTGTCTTGCCGCCTACAGCTACAGCGAAAATGAGAAATTCTTGTAATTCTTCGTCCGTTCTGTTAAAATTCGTAATTTTCTGAGGGTCTACCATGACTCCGAATCAGCAATCATAATAAGGGGACCACCTACAGTGGGGTGTCGTGGATTACGAGGCTGGGTGTCATGGTCTTTACGGACAACAAAAGTAAGATTGTCCTGCTTGAGAATTACTTCGCCCTCGATACCAAAGAGTTCCTGTACTTCCTGGGGAGTAATATCTCCTGAGAGTGTTGTCTGTTGCCCGTTCATGTAGTAAATAGTATGTTCTGCCATAATGCATTTTACTCCATCTAAGTATGAGAAAGATTAGTTAGTCCCAAAAGAACGAGAATGCTTGGAGCGTCTTGACGAATTCAGAGAAGCGCCACATTTCGTCCCACGCGCTGTCCATTTTCATTTCCTGCAATTCACGAAGGCGTGCAATTAGTCCCTCGGTAGCCGGGTGCGCGGTAAAAACCTCGTGCCACTTGTACTGAGTAGACGCCTTGTTACGGCGAAGCTCAAATGCCTGAATGTAGGGCTGTTCCGTTACAATCGAGGTAAAGGCTTCTTCACGGGTAGGATAGCCTTCCTCGTGCCAGAAGTAAATACGAGCCGGGTCAAAAGGCTCCCCCTCCAAGGCGGTTTCCGGGACGCTTTCCTTATCCCCGAGGTTGGAACGCAGCCCCTCATAGTACAAATTCCACAATTCCTGACTACGAGCGCCGTTGACGGTTACGGTTTCGTTAATAATGCTAGACAGGGTGTGTGCGTTGTATCCATCCTCAAGAAAGCTATCCTTAACGGTAAAACGCACCGTCACAAAGATACAACCGCGTTCATCATGAGGACTGTACTCGCCCTGTTTCGTATCAACAGCCAGAATCTTAAATCCCCGAAAGCTCATGATGCTATCCTATCCTTCTGTCATATGAGAAGGGTGAGGATTAATCCCCAAACCTTTTTCCCATAAGAGATTTTTAATATTTCGAATGAGATTAGTGAGGAGTCAAGGCGAAGGCAAACATTGCTCCTAGCAGAAAGCCGGGTAGCTCCCAGCGCACAAGGCTGCGAATAGAAAGACGCTGGCCAAAATACCAAAGAATCCCGTAATCAGCAAGCGTTAAAATTACCGCAATAAGCACGTAAATCATGGGTCATTCCTTTCAAAAGTGATTATCCAGCCCGCATCAATAAACTCCCCAACAGTCTCCCCCACAGGGGTATTCTCAGCATCCCAATGAAATTCATAGTGGCGGCGACTAAATGCATCAGTTCCCGCAAAGGTAGAATAGAGGGTCTTTTTCGCGGCCATCAGGTAAAGTTGGGTAGTAATATCCTCGACCGGATGTTCTTTTTCTAAGACCGTATATTCTCCAAAATCATTCTCAAGGATAACTCGACTGATTGCCAGTTTGGGTTCCTCTGGTAAGGCCCCCATGTCATTTAAATCGTCGCCAAATGCCATCTCAAAACTCCAACATTGCTACGATGGGGTGGAACTCATACCGGTCACTTTGGTCTTCTACCTTGTCAAGAAACCAATCCATAGCTGCACGTACATTTGAGCAATCAAGGGGCGCAAAAACAGTTCCTTGTGAAATTGGTGCTTCCGTATGAATGTCCTCAACATCATAGTCAATACGAAATTGAATCATAAGGTCAATCCTGAAAAAGACGGCCCTCTTGCACGCCCTGTAGAGTCCACCCGCGCCACGTCGAATATACATAGGCTTGGGCCGCTTTGTAAAGGTCAGTACGACTCTTAGTATCCAATGTTACACTAACCAGCTTGCGATGGTTCTGTTTGTCGGCAATCAAAAGTTCAACGGGTACTCGCATTTTAACCTGCTTCCTCTTCGAACAGATAATTTGCTACATCATCGGGTCCATAGCCTTGTTCGAATAAATACTCAAAATCTACATCCTCAAAATCTGATAGCTTTGCCCCCATGAAAAGCCAAACGGAATTTTCTACTTCATCTAACCAGTCGTCATACATCATCGGTCTCCTGTTTAAGTTTGATACAGTCTGCTTACATCACCTGCCATTATAACAATAACAAGAGTGAAGAAATCAAGCCCATGCCAAGTAGATATAAATATCGTCGGAGTATACACGAACCTTTCCTTCTGGAGTTTCGTATTCCTTCGGCCCGGTTTCTTTGTTACGATGATACTTCATGATATAAGCAATCGCTTCCTCATGGCCGAGAGCATTTAACACATCAGCTTTAACTGATTTCATCTTAGTTAGTGGATTGTAGGGGTGATGATTTAGTTTAACCATAGTTTGATTCTACTCTTTCGCTGTATTAGAAAGGTGAGTGAGCCCCAGCTTGAGGTTAGAATAGATTATTTCCTCACCCCAGCGTTGGAATAGGTTGCCTAGAAACACCGGCAACAGCGGCTCAACAGAGGAGGCAGTCGCAACATCTTCTTCTTCCCACCGGTTAATATCAAAATAGTCGTCACCAGGATGGTCTTGACCATATATAAGACGGAAGATATCAGTTTCGACTTGCCCACTGTACTGCGTAGCGGTACCTCCCTTAATTATGTAGTTATCACCTAGTAGTAGAAGGTTCTGCTTTTCGTCATAAAACCAATCCATCGGGATAACCGGCTTAATCCTCTCAAGAACCTCTTGCACACTACGCAATTCATGTTGGGTAATCTGTCTCATGACTTTCTCCTCCATAGAGTCTATGTTAGACAGCTATGAGAAGTATTAGAAAAGGGGGCTTTTGCAAGCCCCCATCCTTTAGAGATATTCCCCACGCAACCGGTTAACGTGGTAACGATAGACATTCTGAGCATTGTGGTTGAAGTCAAGGAATTCAGCTACATTAGCATCAAAGCCTAGTCTTTCTGAAAGAGTCAGATAATTCGGCCCCATGCGCCCCTTGAAGGTGTAGTTTACGGCTTCACTCTCCAGAGCAGAGACAGCGTTCTCCAATTCTTCTAGAAATTCCTCTTCGCTGGTAAACACGTGAGATTCCAGGCCGGGGTAATTTTCTTCCCAATCCCCCTCGTCGTCATAATACTCATTGCCCCACTCTTCCTCACCGTCGTCCAGCCAGAAATCCTCAGGGGCTTCCTCCCCATCATCGGTATAGTATGTACCGGTGAGGTCGTTTTCGATTTCCCGAAGAACCTGATAGCGTGTCACACGAATCTTCTGGTAGGTGTGATCATGAGGGACGGAAACAACATCACGAGGATTAACCTTAATGAGCAAAATCCTCTTCGCAAAGCTGCGAGCGTAGTCATAGGTACCAACGTGCAAACCAACAGCGCAACCAAGTTCCGGGTTTTCCACAACTACATCGCGGCCAAGCTCAACAATTGCCCCATCGGGGTTAGGAAGGTTGGCATAATCAAACACTTCGCCATTGACGACACCAGGACCGGCATGGACCGAAGTACGGTCACGGCTAACGCCCTTGTGAGCCAGGAAATGCCCATCTTCGGTAATAGCGAAGGTATACCGTTCCAGGAACTCATAAAGCTGTTCCCGGCTATGCTTGCTAGGATTCTGCATGAGGTTTTCCAGGAAGTTTACGAGCGGTGTAAAGTTACGATTAGTCCTCCAAGCCTCCAACAGAACTTCGGTCACGCGACCAAAAAGCGGTTCAGCATCGAAATACACTCGGTCTCCACCGACGCTCACACGCTCACTGATACGTTCAAGGCGCTTGGTGATGGCGGTACCAACATCGAACAGTGCAGGAAGTGCAGCAAAGTCCTTGGTGCGGCAGGCCGTCAAAATACGGTTGAAAGAAGGATGGTCCTCGCCAGCGGCATAGGGCTTACCGTCGATAAAGACGGTAATCTGAGTTCCTTCTTCCTCAGACTGAGTGATATTAAACGATACCTGATTCATACATTCCTTCCTTCCTTTTCGGAGATAGCATTAGCATAGTCGATGTACGCCTGAGAATTGTGAGAGTTCCCAAAGAGCAGAGGGTAGTCCTTGCTCAGCTTATCAGCAATATCGGTTAGCTCCTTTTGTAGCCGTTTAATTTCCGAATAGTAGAGTTTCGTAGAAATTCCATGACTTTCGCAGATAAGAAGAAGAATTCCCCACTGATACCCTCCGACGGCCGGAATAGGTCCCGTGCTAGCACTTTCAATCAGCTTTCCAAATTCCCGCAAAGCATCGTCCTTGATATGGGGAACAGCCTCAATCGGGAGATTAAAGTGAATACCATAGGGAACTCCCGCAAGACGACGCTTCTGGTCCTCTGTAAGCTTACCAAACTCCTGTGTATACTTGCTGGCCAGAAAATCCTGGAGCCTTTGTGCCTTAGGAAAAGCCTTACAAAATCCGTCAGCTTGCTTAGGCGTCACACCATAAAAGGAAACGTTAGGGAAAAGTTTCGTCAGAGTAGGCATACTCGAATGATATTCCATGCGGCCAGCGTAGACAATGGTTTCCGTGTCCTGTGGCTTTTCCTTCGTGAAAATAGCCTTCCCATATTGGCTCAAAGCCGGAGAGAGCTTAGGCCACGGGCGCACAGACGGCTTGCGAGTCGTAGTTGTCGCCACCTTGATAGGCTTCAAATCATCCACATCAGTAATCAACGTTAGAAATTCACGGATTGCTGGTTCGAAATACTCCTTAATGTCACCTTCGATATAGTAGACATCCTTCTTATCGTGTGTGTGCATCCAGTCCTTGAGCTTATTACGATAAGTCTGAGTCAATTCAGACTTTTCACCAGAGAGCACAATTGCATTGCGAAGGCTGTGCATCGGGATTATTTCCAGGCGACTACGGTAAAGTAGTCGGTCGTTTGCATCCAGGTAATACTGACTGAACTTCTTCTTCGACGGACCGCCATTAATAAGCGGGACACCCTTATAAGTCGGTGTTAAATCAAGCCGGAAAGCCCGAATAAGGATATTATAGTCGTGCTTATTGTAAAGCTCAGTGGCTTCGATGTAGTTTTTGGCTGTTACCAAATCCTTTGTTATTTGAGAAGCAAGCAGACGAGTTACTTCATCTAACTTATTCTGAATAAAAGACCGAGTACGCTTAGTGTAATGCAATTCCTCACGGCTGGGGGTAAAATCCACGTCACCCATTTCAGCATAAAGAGCCAGAGTAGGACGAGATAGATAATGGCGGTCCAGTTGAGAAAATTCCGAAGCCTTGATAGGATAAGCCACATTCCCCATAACAACATAATCCTCGGGGCGGCCTCCGTTGCCTTCCAAAAACTTAATCGTGGGAGTCAAACCCATAAGGACATCTATAGTTGGGTTAAAGTCAGCATCATTGATAAACACAGGCTTCGGTTCAACGAAACGGAAGAACTTCTCAGCCTTGCGACGAAATTCGTGAATATTCTTCACGGGAACGGTGATTTCTACACCATTCGGCTCCTCAGTTTCGGCCTGATAAAGCTCTGTCATGCGAGGAACACCAAATTCGTCCTTGTGGACGGAGAAGGCGCACTTGACACCATCCTTGATAGCAACCAGAGAAAACTGGTTGGTCAGAGTAAGAGCAGACTTACAACCAAGACCAAGCTGTCCCGTAAAGTCGTTGCTCTCACGCTTAGTTGAAGCACCATAATTTCCGTAGATTTCGAATACTTCTTCTTCGCTGAGGCCAACACCTTCGTCCTTCACAACAAAGCTGTCGCTAAAGATGGAAGGTAGCGTGACAGTAATAGGCACATCGCCCTTACCAGCAGCCACATGCGAATCCAAAGCATTCGTAGTGTACTCCCGAATAACAGCCATCGCAGGGTCACTGTAAAGGTCGGTCAGGATGCCCATGATGTGTGCGACGCTGTTAGGGTCGATACCCATTTGCTTCGTGCGAACGACACCCGAAGTTTCAGTAACTACCGTTTGTTCCTTGTTTACAATCATGCTCAAAACTCCTTAACGCTCAGATGCTCCTATCATAGCGTACATCCCGTGAGAATGATGAGACTCAGCCCCTCGACGAAAGTATAACTGGTATCTCGTATCTTTCTAAAGTTACATTATAGTACACGACAGTCGTATGATACTTTTTACCTTCGATAAACAGATGGGGAGTGTGCCCTCGGCTAATATTAACAGCAACAAATTCAGGAATTTCCTGAAAAAGGTTCAAGCTTCCATCAGGTGTGTAGAAATGGCATTTAGTCTTCATTGATAGCCTCCATCCACGGGAATTCGAAATCATAAGTGACAGCTAGTGCCCGTTCTAAAACAGGCATATAGTAATCATCCCAATTCTGTTCAGGCAATAAGTCGTCTGTTAGCCCTTGTTGGCGCAGATAATTACGAATACTCATACCGGTTGACATATGAAAAGAATAAAACTCCACGTCTCGTCCAAGCTCATAACTCCATTGGTCGGGCCGAGCAGCAATTGCTTTTTCTATCAAGCCGAAATCTGGAGACTCATTCCATTCCTTCACAATAGGAAGAAGAGCAAGAACAGCCTGTGTCCTGACTTTCTCATTCATAGCGTTATAAGCTGCGGCTTTGAATTCTCGCCACCATTCATCCTTATCTAGATAACTCTCATTTTCTGTATTCATAATACAATTCTACCCCTGTCCCATATGAGAAATGTTAGAGCCCTTAGAACGCCGGGAAACTCTAACATTTCGTTTCATATATAAAAATTTGGAGGCGTCGGCATCGAAGCCGAGTCCAGAATAATGTCCAAATAGCCTTCTACGTGTGTAGCACCTTACTCAAGTGCGGAGTCTTACGGGGTTTTGTCTGTTATACATTTGCAGTTATTGTGCGCTAACTGCGGGCGGGGGCTGCTTTACGCAGCGAGTGGCATACCGTAGCTACCATAGGTAGCAGGGATATAACCGTAATCATTAACGTTGTTAGTTAATTATTTGGGCTTGTTAAGGGGCCAGCCCACCCCTACACGCGGGTTATTCTTCTTTTGCCCTGTCGAAACCTTGTCGCCCCCATAATTCCTCGGGGTATCCAGGCTCATTGCTTCTTAATAATACCACATAATCTACAAGGCGTCAAGATAACAAGCTATGTATCGTACCTCTGTTGTTGAAAAAATCTCGGAATGGAGGGAACATTTCTTCGGCATCCAACTTCATAAATGCCTCTTCCGTCAGCCATTCCCAGCCCGCTGATTTTTCAGGCTCTATAGTTTGTGGCTCCGAATCTGCATCAGCTTCCACAAAATAGTAAAATCCAACCCAATGTTGCTTATCTTCATGGACGGGGTATTCATAAACGTACACAAGAGTAAAATCAGACTCGGGAAAATCTAGGCCCGTTTCTTCCAACAATTCTCTCTTGGCCGCACTTTGTGTAGTTTCTCCAAACTCCATTGCGCCGCCGGGAAGTTCCCATAAGCCCTTTCCCCCGTAGTCTCCTTTATATAAGCGCCTGCCTAGCAAAAGCGCATAATCCTCTGCAACTCCCTTAGCTACAATAATGGATACAGATATTCGTGGAAATTCAGGCATTAGGGGGTTTTCCCATCCCGGATTCAATAGCATCCGACTGACCAAAATATTCTAAAACTTCGGCTATAGATGTTCCTTGCTGGAAAATATTAGCTTCTATACCCCCATATGGAGTCGTGTAAATCACAATATTCTCCTCGCGTTCAACGACAGGAATAATATAAAGGGTGAAGTCCCAATCCGCATTGTAAAGACGGGTGCAGCCCATCGGTACACCATATGTATTCATAATCAGTCTCCTAACTGACGACGGTATTTATGTACTAATTGCCTACCAATAACAGCTTGTTTCGGAGTGAGAAACAGAGCGTTTGCCAAAGAATGTCCAATATGCGTATCGACACCGTTGAACCCGATTCCATTCTGATAGGTTGCGTGGTCATTGTCCATCGAAGCCAATAACCGCAGTTTGGCATGGATTTCCTGGACTTCTTCCGCTGAAATCTTCTCGGCCTCTTTGACAACCTCCTTTTGCGTCGGATAGTTGGTCCTATCCGGCACAGGAAGCTCAAAGACTTCTCTATCATATTCTGTATCCAAAGCCTTGTCAATAATTTCCTGCTTTTGGATAAGAGTCTGAGCCATATAGGCATCAAGGCTCCCTTCCAGAACCAAATGCTGCACCAAGACGGATTCTTGTTGGCCAATGCGGTGACAACGGCTCTCGGCCTGACTCATATTGCCCGGAACCCAGTCCAATTCGGCAAAAACAACATGAGAAGCGGCAGTTAAAGTAATACCAACCCCAGCAGCCTGGATACTACCAATAAAGACTTTAATGTCGTCATTTCCCTGAAACTGCTCCACCGCTTTCTGGCGGTCCTCCATTTTGGTATCCCCTACAAGTACGACAGCCTTGCTCCCAAGATTCTCTTTGAGAGATTTAACAACATCTTTATGGTGTGCGAAAACAACTACTTTTTCTTCTATATTGTTCAAGTGCTCAAGGACATAAGGAACTTTTGCCATTGCAACTTCATAACGCAGCTTAGCCATTTCTCTAAAAAAAGCACTTACACCCTCTTTGAGTTGATTAACGGCAATCTTATAATCCTCAGGCTCCTCACTAGCTTTGGACAACTCGACAGCAGCTTTTAAGTTAGCAATAACTTTTTCTTTACTATTCCATACTTCTTTTTCAGCGTTTATAAGTTTACTGTCGGCGGGTGTAGTAGGAACCTCTATAATCTGACGACGCTTATTAGGCAATTCCTTCAAAACATCCTTCTTAAGCCTGCGAATCATTATGGTACTACGCAAACGGTCTTGTAATTCCTCTAAATTACTTGCTCCCGTTACATCCCACCCATACTTGTTTCTGGTGGCACCACAATACCTTATGGCATAAGGCCAAAACTTCGGCCACTCTACCGGGTCAAGAGAATTTATAATAGGAAATAACTCAACAGGTCTATTTACAATGGGAGTCCCGGTAAGGTAAATACGTTTGGTAGCAGTAATAGGTTGAATATCAAAAATCCATTCACGCGCCTTTCTATCATAATGAGACTTGCCAAATATAAATTGTGTGCGTTGAGATTTTTGATTTTTTAGATAATGAACTTCGTCAATAATAAGTAAATCCCATTTAGTATCAGTAAGAATCTTATGATGCTTTTTTACTATGTCATAATTAATGATAACAATGTCAGCATTCTCAGGATAATCAGAGCGGTCTACGACACCAACCGATAAATCCCGTGTCAGCCATGCGTTAAGTTCCTTACGCCAATTGAGGCGCAAAGAGGCGGGGCAAATAATGAGAACACGCTTAATCTCTTCCTCACCGTTAATGGTGCCGATAGACTGAATAGTTTTTCCCAGTCCCATTTCGTCACCAATAAGAACGGCATCCTTGCTCATTGCAAAAGCAATCCCGGCCCGTTGGTAGGGCAGATACTCTAGCCCCTCCGGGCTAGGCACTTCAACCTCGGCATCCGTAGCTTTAGACAATTTACGGCTGGCTTCTCGCTCTTCAAGAACTTCCTTAGGCAAGTCATTCCAATGAAGCAATTCCCAGGTGTCTCCATCCTTCGACAGAGAATACCCGTTGGCCTTCAATTCAGACTTATGGGCACGCCAAAGCTGCCAGAATTCCTCAGTCGGAGAAGTTTTGCTCAGAATCTTCTCTCCGTACCGAGTATTCACGTGCTTAGGTTTACTCCAATCCAAAGTATTAAGGAGGGTGCGTTCTTCATCAGTCATACTTGTATCCTAGCATAGTGTTTATGAGGATTGTGAAACTTCGTTCCTCACAGCCTTTTTGCCGAATCAGTGTTCCTTGCCCATACCTTAGAACTATGAGACTTTTTCTAGATTAACCATGTTAAATTGCTCAAAAAACCCTTCTAGAAATACAGTTGTGCGGGAAGGATATACATAAACTCCACGAACTGTATACTTTTTATCTTTCTCAAGAGTCTTTTTGGCTATTTCCTTATCCTGATTATCCCCGGCCTCGAAAAAAGGAACTACAATATCCCCCGGCTGTAGGGGGTAGGTAGAATCGTCAAAATTTACACTGCCGTCTGGTTGTGGATTAGGTGTTGTGAAGTTTTGTGTAAACATCAGGGAACCCTTTTAAGACATACGGAGTTAAAAGGCACTGAGTAACCAACAAGGTACACATCAGTATGCCAACCATAAACCTCAACCCGACGAGTGGTGTAAACATCTGTCAAATTGAGGGTTTCCTTAATCTTCTTTTTGTCCAAAGCTGTACCTCCTCTGATTTCCCCATTAACGAGGTCAACAACTACTTGATTCCCCGGCTGCAACTCCCAATCAGGCAAGTCGCCGCCGGGGTACTGAAAGAAATTTTGAGCGTACTCCTCAACGCGATTTACTTCTTTACGGAAATCGTACATTTAGGTCCCCTTCAAAACTAAGACCGGCTTTAAACGTTTTTCGACAATTGCTACTTCGGCATCAACCAATGCTCCAATTACTTCATCTACGTCCTTATAGGCTCCGTGAGATTCGTCCAAGGGCACGTTCTGGAAGTTACCCATAACGTTTCTTGTTTTAAACTCAGCGTTAATAGTGCCCTGGTCGAGCATTTCCTTTGCCTTACCACGGCTCAGCACGCGGCCAGCACCGTGAGACACAGACTCCCCGAGTTTCGGAGCCATTTTACCAGGACGGAGCACGTAGCTTCCAGTTGCCATGCTACCAGGAACTAGTAACGGAATACCATCGTTATCGTAGGCTGGTGTAGCCCCCTTACGGCCTACGAATTTTTCGTTGCGCTGCTCAATGAAGTTGTGCGGAATGTGCCCGATAAAATTAAATTGAGCCTCTGGAAGCACTTCCTGGATTGCCTCTGCGACCGAGTGCTGCACAATATAGTGGTTATGAGTCGTCCATTCAAGCATAGCCTGTTGGAAGGCGAAGTAGAAACGCCCCAAACTACTATCCGCAGGAACGTAGAGCAACTTATTCTTAGGTGCTGCTCCCCACTTCGTCAATTCCGCTTCAATAGCTTCGTCAAAGAATTTTGCACCCTTTGCTCCAATTCCACGGCTACCGAAATGCGACATAACGAAAACATTTCCATCTTCATCTTCCTGTACTTCTACAAAGTGATTCAGTGTTGTTACTACTTACGCGAATTGGATAAAACCTACCGACCAAGGTTTGTTTTCTCCATATCTACATTGTATACTACATTTTGGTGAGATTGATGAGACTAGACTTTTCCAAACCAGAATTTTCATATATGCTCGGATTACTACACGCAGACGGACATTATGACAAACAACATACCAATGGCAAAATAACACTTGAAGCCAGTATGAAAGATGTGGATATAGCCCATAAATTATCAAAAGTGCTTCCTGGAAAATCTACAATCACGTATAGGAACCGGCATACTAATTACTCAAAAGACTCTCAAACCTTTGTGTGGAGCATATATGACAAAGACATTCGTACTCAGTTCCCTATGCCTTCTGGCAAAAAATCCCACCTAATTGCCCCTCCAGATATCCCTTACTCCAAAGTAGACTATTGGAGAGGTATCATAGATGGTGATGGTTCTCTTGGATTTACCAGTCAAGGACTTCCTTTTATTAGTTTAGTAACTCAAAGTGAGGCTCTAAAGGAAACCTACATAGATTTTCTTGAACCAATTCTAGGATATCGCAAGCGGCTATCACGTAATACACGGGATAATGTGTATAATATTGTAATATTCAATGAGGCGGCTCAGTCACTAGCAAATAAACTTTACTATCTTGACTGTCTTGCTATTGCTAGAAAGTACGAAGTGGCGAATCAGCTTAAACAATGGGAGCGTTCTATCCCGCAGCGGCCCCGCTCCCTACCGTGGGAGCAATGGGAAGAACAATATTTACAGACACACACCCTTGATGAAGCTATCAAATACTTATCTCATAGAACGAAAAAGGCTATTAAACTAAAACATTATCGCATAAGCGGGTAGGTCATTTCTGCCTACCTCAACATGTTTCCATGCTGCTCAGACTATCCCTTCATCCCGTAGGATGCGCCTATTATAGTCGTTGCACGTTCCCTCGCGGGCTTCGCTCAGGGTTGCCGTATAGCACCTAAAGGTCGGTGGCGCTACTTAGGGTTCCCCTGAATTTAAGGCGTTTTTATCTTCCCTGTTACCAGGAAAGGGAGGCAGTCAGTTTACCTCCACCAATGCTACCAACTTGTCCAAGCTGCGCCTGAGTCATGAGCTTGCTAAGCAAGTCCCACAAACTCTTCCATTCGTGAGTACGAGCGTGTTTATACAGCACGTACTCGCTGTTTTTGACCCAGGTCTTTTCGTGGCGAAAATGCCCCTGCACAATCCACTTAAATTCGTCTATCGTTATGGGACGGCTCTGCTTTGGGACACGGGCGTGTCCTGCACCAACGCTAATACGACGGCCCATTTCTCCAAGAATGCGGCTACGAAGTCCCTTGTCGGCCTGAGAAAGTCCTTTAATCCCATTAACTCGCATCAAAGACACAGAGCAGGCGGGGTCAGGCCCTACAACATCAGGGTAAAGGTGCGTACTAGACTCGACTACGCTCCCAATCGGGAAACCATAGCCCGTGTGCATGTCAGGCGTAACAGTGAAGCGTTCCACCCCCGGCAACTCCATAGAATTGCGAAGTTGCTCCAATGCAGAGGATTCGACTGCCCCCATGAGGGCATCAGAGAGAAGCATGGTTGCCCATACGTTTCCGTGGCGCATTTTATAAATATTGCCAGCTTTAAACGGCTGAAATTCATTCATAATGAGTTCATCCTATCTATGTACTTACATTACAGCACCTTAAAGTGAGAACAACGAGAACCTCTGGCTTACTGAGTTTTCTCCCACAAATCCGCCCCTACCAAATGTTTATGAATAGAGGTAATCTTCTAATATGGGTGTCCTTATGACAACCCGTATGGGCTGCTGCCAACGAAGTCGATAAAAATCTTCGACCTCTTGTTTCGTGACTCGGGGGTGTTACCACCTTGTTGTGAAATTAGGTCATATTCGTAAGTAATCGGAGACTTCGCCTCTTTTAGCTTATGGAAATCGTCCCACGCTACTTTAAGAGATTCTATGTTGTCCTCTGAAAACCAATCTGTCTTTTTCTTATGAACTAACATCAAGGTGACAATTTGTGTTTCGTTGAATTTACGTGCAATCCGCTGACTGTCAGATTCGGTGTAAAGGCTTACTAATGCATCAAGAGCTTCCAAAAACTCAACTACCAAATCCGAGGCGTCACTAATCTCCTTCTCCTTTGTTCCGGTGGTTAGGTACAAATGGTCTACAGGACCCCTACTAGTGGTAATGTCAGGCTCAAGCGTGATGGCGAGAAGGTGGGTTGCAAGTTTCTTACGCTCTGCACCCCTTTCCCTTAGTTTTATTGTATCAAACAACTCATCAAATTCCCTTACAATAACCTCAACCGCCTTAGAGTACCAATTTCTTACCGCATTTCGCTTCTCTTGGGGTTTTAGAGCGACACCTTCTTGTAGAAGAGTAAAAATGGTTGTAAGAGCATCTTCTGGATAGTCTTTAAGCATTACTACATCAAACACACATTCTCTGATATCTTCCTGTCTACCGGGGGGTAGGTCAGAGAATTTCTTACCAATACAGTCTGAGACTCCCTCTGTGTACTGTGGGTTCTTTGGATTAAAACTTAGCCTGGAAGTCTTACCGTCGGTGGTCTTACCAGTTAGATACTCCAAAGCTGTCAGTAGTCTTTGCTTTCCGTCAACTACCTCATATACAAACGTCCCGTCTTCTCTAGCCCTTTTGTGGAAATAGATTTTAGGAATATCTGCCCAAGAGCTATTCAGTAGAGTATAGATGAAATTCTTTCGTTTTTCTCTGGGCCATGCCCCTTCATCACGTTGCATACTAATATCGAAGTCGAGTTTTCCCGCCTCGTAATGCATACGAATCGTGTCTAGGGTCAGATGTTCGAAGGTTTTTCTCTTTGCCATGATTATCAAGCTCCTTTTTGATATAATAACATGTTATCATAGCATGTTATAGTTTGTCAAGAGTATACCGTGGCGCATCTTGTAAATGTTGCCCGCTTTAAACGGCTCATTCATATGGCTATAACCCTCCCTAGCTCCTTAAAAACCTTCACCATATCCTGTTCCAAAGCTTTAATTGCGACACGTCGAATTTTTGAGTCAGACATTCCAGGGTGTATCTTTTTTTGGAAAGCAACTTCCTTACAAAAGGCTTTGTAAAACTTCGGGCGATACTGACTAAAATATGAACTATTCCAATAATCCTGAATGTGTGCCATTAAAGTCTCCCCTTATTAACTCCGCATTCTTTAACTTGGTCCCACAAAAGCCCCGCAGTTAAGTCTGTACGGCGAAGGAAGTGACAGTAAGCATTTTGGTATTCAGGACGTGGTGCCCAATACGGGCAAACAGCTCGATTTCCTTGGACATCCCGGCTATAACAGTAATCGCCTTCGGGAATAGCCGCCTGAAACATCTTAGCTTGTTCCTCGTCTGTCGTAGCGTAATACTCTTCTAAAACACGTGCCTGTAACGTTTCAACAGCAGCCTCAATGCTGTCTCCAACAGCCCAACAATGGCCAAAGTCCTTGTCAAACCTCTTCTGATTTCTCAGCATTGCTACCCACCAAAACTCGTCCGCCCCTCCACGTTCGCCTTCTTCTAGGTAAATCTCTATATTGCTTGAGAAAATATCGGCCAAATCAATATCTGTGAGTTCCATGTCATGCCCCAATCACAAAGCGTTCCAGCATTTCCTGGTCGCCCAACTCGTATACAGTTAGAAGGCTACTGAGAGAGTTAACTGTGAACTCCTTACTACTAATTGTCTTGCGGAGAATATGACGAATCCTGTCCGTTAGGAATTGGATAGCCCTCTTATGGCTGACCTCTAGCTGTTTTACAGGAATATCTAGAAATTCTACATCAAGACTGACGGAGGGAGCATGAATTCTCAAATCTCTAAATTTAATTCTTAGGCAAAGCCTTTCCTCCATGTCTGTAACAATTGAGAATTGTCCATCTAAGTAGTGCCATTCTCCAGGACCAGTGACAAAAGCCACATCAATCGCTTTAGGCCACACGGAGTCTTCAAACCAGCAACCCATATCACCCTGAAAATTTTCGATACGAAACTCAGCGTCGTAAATCTCTTGTAAAAGTTCCTCAGTAGGCTTCTCAATAGGGAATGACATAATTATCCTTTCAAAAATAGAGTTGAGTTGAGTTGGGTCGTAAGCCGGGTTCTGTTTCAATCTAGCATCTATCTTGTCTTGGGTTATTATTCCCAAGCTCTTTGCGGCAATTCTGCCTTGCTGCCACGTAAGGATTGCCTAGCCATAGGTTATTAGTCCTATGCTGGTGAGTTTTTACCTCACCGCTTTCACCTACCGCTGGTACGCGGTCTCTGTTCGCTGTTGCTCTTGCTCGCACGTCACCGTGGTCGGGCGTTACCCGATACGCTTTTTATGGCAGCCCGGACTTTCCTCCCCGTAGGGCGCTAGAATGCCCAACTCAACTTCGCTCAGTCTACTCTACCATACTATGAGAATAGTGAAAAGTCCCCGACGTATGCCGAGGACTTTATAGGTTCTTTAGTAAACCGGGAAGAAGAGCAGCGTGGTATTGTTTACAGCCGTACCAATAACTATAACATTTCCTGTAGCAGGCATATTACTAGAGATATGCCCATTTTCTGCTAAGTAGTATACTGTGCCTGCTTGAAGGTTCTGCATTCCAGTTACCAGACTACCAGGGAGGTAGAATTTGTTGTTGTAATGAAAAACCAGTCCAACAAGTTCAAGGCGCGAATTTGAGCTAGAGGCTGTTGTCCAGGTGTTATTGACATGAGTCATACGTAGGACAAGTGACCCGGTACCATAATTCTGGTCGGTTGTAAAGTTGGTGGTGTCACCATTCTTACTAGTGATAAATACACCGTCTTTTCCTGAGGGGCCTTGGGGTCCAGTATTTCCCCTAGGGCCTTGTGGACCAGTTGCCCCAACAGGCCCTTGCGGGCCACGCGCCCCAGTATCACCCTTTGGTCCCTGCGGTCCCTGAGCACCAGTATCCCCCTTAGGCCCTTGTGGGCCGACCGGACCCTGAGGGCCAGTTTCGCCTATATGTCCTGGCGTGCCGGGAGTCCCAGGCGCCCCCGCGGGCCCGCGTTCACCTTGCGGTCCCTTAGGCCCCTGCGGGCCTTGAGCACCAGTATCCCCTTTTGGTCCTGTTGCTCCGGTATCGCCCTTTGGACCGGCTGGTCCTGTATGTCCTGGTGTTCCAGCGGGGCCCCTATCCCCCTTAGGCCCCTGCGGACCAGCAGGGCCTCTTTCACCCCTCGGGCCAGCCTTACAGGTCTGACCATGATAGCCAGAATCATCGCCATGCCCTCCATCAGCAAAAGCCACTCCGACGCCCCCCATAAAGGCGAGCGAAAGAAGAAGGAGTATAATAAGTCGAAGTCTTTTCATAAGTTCAATCCTTTCGTTTAACATTGTTCCATAAAAGTTTATGAGAAGTATTAGTTTATAAATAAAAGCAATCCCAACACAAGCAAGTGAAAGGCTTGGTCTGTTAGGATAGTGGCGGGAGCCCAACTGCGAGTAACCCAGCGGCGGCTATCAATAATAAGGTGAGTCCCAAATATCACAAGCAATCCCCACCAGGAAAAAGCACCTAACAAAACCGCCGGAATAAAGAATGCGGTATAAATTAGTACATGCTGAAAAAGTGCTGGGATACTAAATCGTATCTTATTCATATCCAAAGGGTGCTTTTTGCGCCTCAAAAGATACGACATGACTTCAAACGCATGACTCTTATATTTCGCCATCCTATCCGTCTGGTAGGTGTAGTCTCCCAATATGTGTAATGCAAGTAGAATTAAAATCATATTACTCCCAAGGGTACTGATGCGACGGCTTCCAACGTGGGTTACGTCCGTAATCATCCACGAACACTTCATCGAACACCGTTTGGTGAGGATAATTATACCGTTCAAAAAACCGCATATCTCGCGTGTCTACATTTTTCAGCATTTCAGTCTTGACTTTGTAGATAAGTTCCTCAATTGCATTCGTTACAGAAATTCCACTTTCCGGGGGCTCTGTAAAGATAACATAGTAAGCACTATCCACATTGTAAATGTCAAGATAACACTGGCTCTGGATACCAAAATATCCTTTATAGTGAATCTTCATATTGTCATGCGAGTGAATCAGTACCATGTTCAATCCTTTCAACAGGCATTCTACTTTTCAAAGCAATGAGAGTTGTGAGATGCCTCTTTGTGGTTATCATTAACCCGACGCTCATGCTTCCTCTAGCATCACTTTTACTAATGCCCGCAGCGGTATGGCGGCGTCCTCTGCCTCTAAACTGTAGGAGATATCTGTAGGCAACTCTATCCAAAATAAGTGGTAGCTACCATCAGAATAAATCTCTACAGAAATTTCGTAATTGTCAGTTCTCCAACTTAGGTGTAGACTGTCACCCTCTTCCGACGGAGAAATCTGTGGGTCAGGCAAATTAAGCACAAAGTCCTTCGTAAGTTCTATAACTCCATTGCTATCGAAAGGTTCATAGGTAGCAAGCCTTTGAAAGTACTGCTCTAATTCTCCACCCCATAGTGTCTCCGCTTCTGGACTCGTCCATATCTCTTCCCGCAGGAATTTGCTTTCCCCATCGTCAAACTCAATTTCTTCCAATTTCCTTTGTAGCCTCTCAAATTCCTGCCGAGCATGTTCCTTGGACGTAGCCCATATAAAACCGTGAAATGTGTCATGGCCCTCTATACGTAAGAGGGAAAGGGTATTAGAAATACATACATCTGTATCATGGCTTGTTGTCAATGAGATTTCTTCGTCCAGCAAAGAATCAACACGATATTCGTGGAGCCCGGTTTCCTCTAAAAATTCTAAAGCAGGCTCTTCATCAAATTGATTCAATTCTTGGTCATAAACAGTCACATTGAATGCCTTACCAATGCGCTCAGCCAACTCCTTATGGTCCTCATCAAAGTACCCATATATCTTTTCAATACCTTCGTACCCTACAGACATAGGAATATAAATCTTCATTACTTCAACTCCTTTTCCCACAATAACAATATTGTCAGTCACCTACGAACCGGGCATATAAATGCGTCATTAGGAGATTTTCTTGCCCATCATGACGCCAGAAAGAAACTCTAGGGCCTTCCTGTACTTGTTTTCTAGCCTTTCCCTGGTAGCGTTGCCGAGATAAGAAAGTCTATTGGGGTCGGAGTTGTCCATCAGGTCTGCCCATTTGACCATAAGGCCAATGTCGTTTTGGCTCGCCCGGTAAACGAATTCGTCATAAGGCTCTCCGTCGTGACGAGTGACGGATTCAACAGCCTCTACGATATACTCAGGAAAGCCTGCCTCTAGCAAATGATAGAAGTGTCCTCCAGAATGTCATGGAGAGCAGCTACTACCATATCGTCCTCTCTGCGGAGACGACCGACTACCCTAAAAATATGAGAAATATAGGGCGCACCCAGTTTGTCGAACTGACCGGCGTGCGCTTCGACTGCAAGTGCGAGTGCCTTCTTGAGAAGTAGCATCTAGCCATCCTTTCTTCTATTATAGTCGCACATAAATGAGAAGGGTGAGATTTGCAGCATTGAATTTAGGCTGCTGCAAATTTCCGGGGAGAACAAACATCTTCTGTCATGAGATATCGTCCTTCCACCTTAGTCCGACACCAACAGGGAAGCGAGGCACACCATCGTCTGTCTTTTCAAAAAACCTAACTGTCAGCTTTTCTCCGATATGCGAATCAGCTTCCTGGTACCACGCTTGACGTTCTTCCATCGTTCCCTTCGGGACCACGTTAAACTTAATACCCTCCGGGGTTTCACACTCATAAATGATACAACCTACAAACTTGCCGACACCCTCTGTGTAACCTGTAACAGAATACTCAGCATCCAGAAAATCCTTCTTTTTAAGAAGAGCCGCTGAACGAGCACCTGTACGGTATCCCAAGTCTTTGTCTTTAAGGCCACGGGTTAGGCGTATAATAGAACCTTCGTAGCCCTGCTGGATGAAGGATTCGTGTGCCTTTTGCACTTCTTCCTCGTTGAAGCAAGTCTGTTCCCCAACAAGTTTAATCTTATCAGCTTCAGGAAAATCTAGGAAAGTGATATCATGACGATTTTTCCAATTATCATCCTTTGTTAAAGCACAATAGCTATCATAGCAATGGAATTCGACGTTTTCGGATTCTCCCGGACGATACTTCTTCACAAGCTTCAAGAGGGACTGGAATCCCATACCATGAATGTACAGCTCGCCGTCAAGAACCATCGGGGGAAGGTTCATGTCCTTAACCTGTTGACGAATATGCTCACAATTCTCGATAGGCTTACCCGAGCGGCTGACCATTTCGACATCATCACCATCTGCACGAATCAGGCAGCGAACACCATCCAGCTTAGGCTGAACATAGACCGGAAACTGCTCCTTCTTGAGCTTCGTCACGGACTTGGCCAGCATCGGTTGGAGCTTATCTACAATATTTGACGTGGCCCGAGACTCACTATACTTACGGTCCTTCTGATAGACCCACATAGCCTCAGCTTCAAGTAGAGCCTGTTCCTCAGCGGTAGTCGAATTCGACTTGCCTACATTCTTTGGTGTAGCCTGTTTGGACGCCTCTTGCTTTGAATCTCCTTCACCACCATAAAGGGTGAAAATGGTATCTCCTTCGACCCAAATATCCCACTCGTAGGTCTTGCCCGAATTATTCGTGTAATATAGCCTCGGCCAAGTTTTCATACGTTCAACGCTCCTTCATAGGAAAAGTAGTATAGCGGCTCAACTACCACTATACTACTTCGCAGTACTATGAGAGGTATTAGTAGATTCCTCTGGAAATTCCAAGTCTACATAGTGACCAGTCTGCATCACATGTAGACAGATGAATTGCGTGCCATCTACATTTACATTGAGACGTTTATGGTGGTGCCCAAAGAGCCACAAACTAGGCTTTTTGGGGCCAACAAGAACATTCTTACGTAGATGTTCCAGGAATTCAGCCGTCCTATTCGGAAAAGCGTGCATGGGGTGTAGATGCTTATAAAGCTCATAAGGGGCTTCGTGCGTTATAACGGTATTAATGGCTCCTTCATAACGACGCACCTTTTCCTCAATCATATCCATCTCACCCATTGAAAGCTGCTCTTGGTCCCACCAGTTCATCCCCGGTGTGCGCTGTTGCCAGTCAATCGACCACGCGCCTCCAATGAATAGGGTATCATGGTGAATCATTCCGTCCGGGATATAAAAGAACCCTTTATGGTCCCAATCAAAGTAAATTCTGATGTTAGGGTTGTCATGATTGCCTCGGATAAACCTTATCCTAATTTTCGGAGTTTCAATTGGCTGGTCGAAGGTACCGGGGAAGCCATACCCGAAGTCACCTGCAATCCAAACCTCATCAATGCCCAAACCGTCCAAACTTTTAATAGTTTTGTCGAGAAAAGAGAAGTCTCCATGTAAATCTCCGTAAACTCTGACTTTCATGTCATGCCTCCATATGGTGTGAGTCTACGCCGTATACATGAAAAACATTAGTTACAGCGCCATATGGTACGTATTTGGCTGCCATATTCAGACTCTCCTTTTCATTGTACTGCGCATTCGTGAGAGCCTCATGAAACTCAAGAGCACCTTCTTCTTCAAGAAAAGGCTCCACGATATCAAAGATTTCGTTAGTGGTAGCATCATACACCTGAAATGGCACGTAAAAGACCATTATAGCCCCAAGGAACCGAGAGCAGCATCAACGAGAAGAGCTGCTGGGTTATCCTCTGTAAAGCCGTGTTTTTCATCTAGGGAGGTTGTGACAAGAGCGAGCATGAGGATTAACTCCATTGCCCCTCGTCGTTAAGAGCGTCCTTATTCGGAGCAAAGGCATCCACTAGTTCTAAAGTACGATTTATATTCATTAGGCTTTCCTTTCCAAAGCATGTACTAAGGTATTAAGCTGTAGTCTGTCTACTTCATTGATTAATTCGTCAAAGCCACCTTCTATCTGAAAGCTATACTTTTCTTCTAAGTAGACTAAAAGTGCAAGCTGGTTAGAGCCTATTCCCGTTTTGACATATTCAGAGTCCATTGCCAATTCGGAAAGTCTACGACCATTCAGTATTTCCATACGCTGCCCTATACCTTTCATCCGCGTGCATACATCTATCACACACTATATTTTCATCGGGGTCTGCAAACCAAGCCCAGTGCCCTTCGCGGGTGTCATAAAAACCTGCTGTTACATCGGAGTAGTCAGGATGAATAAAACTGTGAATGATAACTCCGCACCTATCGCATGTAACTGTAACTTCTTCCATGCGCAGATTGTATCATGTGTGTTTGAAAAAGGTAAAATCATCGAAGTCTTTCAATTAGATTCTCTATAGTGTACCCCAGGAACAGGGTTAGAAGTATGAGAAACACGAAAAAGACACAGCTAGAGAATAGATTCAAATCACCTAAGGCCCCGTGAGACAGATAGAGTACGTCTAAACCACCAAAAAGCACCGCAATGCTTCCGAAAAGTAGATTAGAAAACCAATTGATTATATGACGTAACATTCTATCACCACCAAAAGTCCGAGTAAAATGCTGAATATCCCGTGTTACTCTGGCAATATCCAACTCTCTATCGTTTCAGACCTCCGTTGGAGTTCCGTAAATAGGTGTCTGGATTCCATCTTCCAGAAAGTCCTCAATAGAATGAGCTAATCCCTCGGAAATTTCGGCCTTTCGTACCCAAATCTTCTCCGACATAAGTTTATGCCATTCTCCTACGTAGTTTTTGGTTACTTCCCGTAAAAGTAGTTTCGCAAACGTTAAATCATCCATTTTTAACCTTTCGGGGGTGGACAAGCTTCGAAACCGATTTGTAACCTTCTTCCGTGCCAATCCTGATTATACCACCCTATACACTTATACACAAGACTATGCATTCTCTCGGGCCAAATGGGCTACGAAAGCATTGTCGTCAACTATCTTATGGTCTTCTCGGGACTGTTCATAGCCCGCAAAATACCCCCATGCCCCGAAAGCAAAGCTAGCAAAGACAAAGATAGTCACCAAACCAAGATTTAGTACATTTACAGAATGTGGCGTTATAAGAAAAGCCATCAAGCCGACCACGCCAAGGGCTTGCAAAAAACCAAAGAGCATCATATACTTAGGCATAGTTTAACTTCCTTCCTGTTACTGTTTTAAAGTAAGCAAGATGAGAAGTATGAAATCTCACGTTTCTCACTCATATATATGTAGAATGGAGACTATGGACACGCTTACTGACGAACAAGTTGAGTTTATGGATAAAATTCTTACCTTTCTTCTCTATTTGGAAACCATCACGTTAAGTCAAAACGAAATGATGTCTCCACAAGCGACGAAAGGCGACCTGATATCTAGTTGGGTGATATACAATAACAACATCACTACCTCAATGGCCAAGGAGATTCTAGACTCTGAGTATATGAAAGAGTATATCTCCGTCACCAACGAGGCTGAGAGAAAAAAGATTGAGGAAAAGTACCAAGAGGTTAACTAATGGAATTTATTGTGATGAACAGACAAGAAGCAGCGAATAGCACACGTCCTGGTGTGTATGGGGGTATCGTCTCCATCAATGACCCCGGCATGAAGATGCCGTGGGAAGTTAAGAATTTCCATAAAGGGCTCCGGCTTTCATTGTATTTCCATGACATTCGCAAGCCGCTTCCTCGCAATGCTACCCCATTTAAAATAGGGGCGTATCAGCCACCAACAAAGGAGGATGCGGAAAAGATTATCAATTTCGCTCGCCTTCTCCCCGAAGACGCAAAGGTCATGACACATTGTTACGCGGGCATCAGTCGCTCCAGTGCAGCCGCTATCATCATCATTGCTACGCGGTATAACAAAGAAGAGGCGACTCAAAAAATCAAACAACTGGGAGAGGATTACCCTTGGATTTACCCTAACCAACTCCTAATCAACTATGCTGCTGAAATTCTTGAATTGCCGTGGCTAGAAGGAACAGTGTCTTGGGCCATCAGTCATGGTATGTACGAGGATGGTTGGGAACCCTTGACAGAAAGGAAAGTAAATGGGTAAAAAGAGTAGCGCGAAGAAAAAACTACGCCCATTCAAACAGGCTAATGTGACTTTCCATAAGTGGACAGAGGGGGATAAGGAATACGAGATTCAAGAGATTCACCCCTCAGGCACAGACCCTTCTACCGAAGAAATGGTAAAAGGAATGTCACTAATAGCCAAGTCAGGACCAGAGACTTTCGATGGTCTTATGCAAATGCTTATCAAGGCCCTTCCTAAGCGTAGATTTTACGTCATAACCCCAAGAGAATTCGTCCTGGGCGAAACCCCAATCCTTGTGGCAACATACCCTGCACTTACAGAAGGACAAACCCGGCGTATAAAAGATGGCATAGAGAGCATTAGGAAGCAGAAGGGGTTGACAACATAACTCTGGCGTGCTATACTATTGATGTTGAAGGAAATAGCAACCAGGAAGTCGCATACTTCGATTACAAATGATACCGGTTATCCGCTGAGTGTAGGATGCGAAAAACCGCGACTTCAAAAACTTCTAGTACTTTAACCGCATTAAAGCACTCCTCTCTTTGGAGAGTACCACAATAAGTTTTTATAGGGGAGCCATATACTCCCCGCTCACAAATAAATAATCTTTAGCAGCCAGGTTTTCGGTTACTTCGATACTAACTCGTCATATAGCACCGAACTCCACTTTTCTCTAAGGATATTTCTTTACGGATTTACCCCTGGATGCTACACCATGTATCCAGGGTTTTCTTTTGCTTCAATCGGCTATGATTGAACTTAAAGAAGAATACAGAAACCTAATCGAACTAAAAAATCTAGTAGGGAAGCTTTTCATCATTTTTATGGATGCTCCCTTATGCGAGCAGGAGGACAGAGTGACTCACCTTCTTATCTGCCTGTTCGAAAGCTATCATAATCTAAAAGGAGATTAATATGAACAAACTAAACACTACCAGACAACCAAGAACCCGTTATGTTAACACCTACGAGGGCGGTCGCGGCCTCAAGGTCGGCGCTGAGGAAGAATTGGCGTTTCTAACCTTCGCTAGCAATTTCCATGACAAGTTTTATGAAACCGGTAAGGCTACTCTAAAGCGTATGGAGGCTCTTGTTAACCAGTCGCGCCCGGAGTTCGTCCAACAGCTAGCCCGTGTTGCTCGTCAAGAGTTCAACATGCGTGCTACCCCAGCAGCTTTGACGGCTTTCTATACCTTGAAGCATGGACAGCCAGATAATGATAAGCTTATCACTGACGCTTTCTTCCGTGGCGACGAAATCGGTGACTACCTAGCCGTAGTCGAATCTGCCTCCCGTAAGGGTAAGGTTATTCCTTCTGCCGTTCGTTTTGCTCGTCGCGTTTTGCAGGAACAGCTAAATGAGCGTAAGGCTCTGCGTTATGCTCGTTCTGGACGTGCCTGGAGCCTAGCTAAGATTATTCGCCTAAGCCACGCCCGCATGGGTGCTACCCCAGCCCAGGAAGCTCTCTTTAATTTCGTGCTCGCATGGAATGGTGAAGGTAGCTTGACAAAGGCGTGGGAAACGCTGCCCTCCGCACAGCGCAAGTTGCTTCCGACTATCAAGCAGGCTGTCGAAGGTGGAGACGCCGACGGCAGCATCAGTTGGGAACGTACTATTTCTGCTGCTGGTGCAGAGAAGGACTGGACTAGGGTTGTAGATAAGATGGGCTACATGGCCCTTCTACGTAACCTTCGTAACTTCCTCCAGGACGTTCCGGCTAAGAATACGGAATTCTGGAACACGGTTACTCGTAGGCTAGCTGACGAGGAAGAAGTCTTGGCTTCTAAGCAATTCCCATTCCGTTTCTACTCTGCATACAAGGCTATTAAGGATATGCAGCACGCTAAGACTCACGCGGTCATTGATGCGCTGTCTACTGCCTTGGACTACTCGGCACGCAATCTCCCGGAATTCCCGGAAAAGACCCTTATCGTTATCGACGCTTCCGGTTCTATGAGTAGTGGTTTGCTTTCCGACAAGTCTGAAATGTCTTATCGTGAAGTCGGGGAAGTTTTGGGTGCAGCTCTATTCACTACGACAGGTGCAGATGTTGTACACTTCGGTACGACTGCGTACAAGCACAACGGCCTCGACGTAAACAGTGGTGTTCTAAACACCCTTAATGAGTTTGCTACGGTCAACCACAGCACGGTAAGGGGCATCTATATGGGTCGGGGTGGCCGCAAGATGGTCGGCCACAGCACAGAGCTTGGTTCCATTCAAAGCGTTGTAAATGTTAACGACTATGATGCTATCATCGTTTTCTCTGACATGCAGCTAGCTGATAGTGCCAGCAGCACCCTTGGTAACTACAAGGGTAAGCTCTACACTGTCAATATGGCGGGCTATGAGGCCCAGCTAGACCTACGTAGCAACGATGTTGTTGCTGTCGGGGGTTGGAGCGAAGCTGTTCTCCGGCTTATGTCGCTTATCACACGTAACCAGCTTATCAAGTACATCCTGGACTACTAGGAAAGGCCCCGCTTCGGCGGGGTTTCACTTTTCTCATGTTTGTTTAGAGTAAGATGTTGTTCATTGAAGGAGGAAGTCATGCACAATCATCGAGCAGTTGCAGCTATCGAAAGGGCTGCACTTGAAGGTCTAGGTATTATTGCTGTTATGTGGGCGTTCCTAGCCCTCTTTGGAAGTTACATAGGGTTTGTTTCATCCACATCAGGCAGTTTCACCGGTTATTTCGGTGTTCTCGTGCTATACACCTTAGTAAGGGCAATTTTTCTTGCCAGAAAGGAAACTAAATTAAGAAGAAGCTGGTGTTGCTCTTGTTGGTCTCGTTGAGCTTTATTCTCGGAGCCTGTTCGTATGTAGCCCCCGGGGAAGTCGGCATTAAAATCGACAAGATGGGGCATCACCGTGAGGTAACAAATGCTGATGTGGTCGTTGGGCGTGTGTTCTATAATCCCATCACTACAGGTATCGTCACCTATCCAATTAAGGCTGAGCGTATCGTTTGGACTCGCAGCAACACCGAAGGTAGTCCAAACAACGATGAAATCGACTTTAACTCTAAGGAAGGGTTGAAGCTAACTGCCGATGTGGCACTAACGGTTTCTGTCAACCCAAAGTGTGCTCCCCAATTGTATAACACATATAAGCAGCCGCTTAGTGTCCTCATTCAAGGAACCATCCGAGATATTGTTCGTGAAAATATGAGAAGAGTTTCTTCGAATATGGGCGTCGAGGATATCATCGGGAGCGGAGCCGACAGCTTTAATCAACAGGTAAAGGCTGGTATCACTAAAGAGCTTGCCCCGATGTGTGTAGATGTTAAAGAGTTCTCTGTTCTAGGTACTATTCGGGTACCAGACAGTGTTACTGCTTCAATTCATCAGAAGATTCAGGCTCAGCAAGATGCGCTAACCGAAATGAATAAGGTTAAGGTCGCCCAGGCACAAGCCGACCAGATGCGGGAATTGGCGCAAGGTAAGGCAGACTCCGCTGTTATTCAAGCTAAGGGTGAAGCAGAAGCCCTCAAGATTCGTGGACAGGCTCTAGCCAATAACCCCGAGATTCTACAGCTTGAAGCAATTCAGCAATGGAATGGCGTGCTACCACAGTACATGCCGGGTACTCAGTCGGGAGCACTACCTTTCGGCATCATGGTAAACCCTCTAGCTAAAAAGTAGGCACCCCTTTCGAAGGCCCGGCCCTAAAAGCTGGGGCTTTTCTTTTAAGGAGAAGCATGTCAGACGAACGCTATTGTTTTCGACAAGACGACTCTTCGGAGTATAGTTTTGTTGACCCGCAATACGAATGAGGTTATAATGGGACTGTGGATTACAACATATAAGTATAAGGTAAGGAGGCAAAGAATGGAGTTTCTAAAGGAGGCCGACGATGAGGGTGTACCTAATCGACGTTACGACTCATCCGGCCACTATCAGGATAGGTAATTATAATCGTTCCAAAGACAAGAAGATTGCTGACGTAGACGTGATTCATGGGACGAATGGTGCATCATGGAATGAGCACCGTACATGGAACAAAGAAATGATGTATACCTCGTTCAAAGGGGCAAAACAATTTCTTTCTAATTATTATATTTCAAAAGGACAGCTAGATATAGCTAAGTATTTTGCAGAATTAGTAGAGGAAGACTATGATTTCGGATAATAGTGTGTTTAACTATCTTGTTATCGACTATGCTGCAACAGGAGAAGGCAGAAGCTTTTGGTACATCCGTGTCCCGGCGTCATGGTCCCTTGAAAGAAAACTTAAATGTCTACAACATACTTTCTTCTCTGATGAAAGCGCCTGGGAATTTTATAAGATAGACGTAGTGGAATATACTAACTATGAAGATGTATGTAGAGTCTATGCTTTCATGCCATTATCTCTTGATTCCCCGGCGAACATGTTTATTAGGTGGGAGCCACTATGATTGTAAATGTTATAGATGTAGAAGCTACCTGCTGGCAAGGAAAACCACCGGTAGCTTCTGAAATTATTGAGATTGGTATTGCTGAGATTAACCTCGACACGCATGAGCTTATCAATGCCAATGGTATGTTTGTTAAACCTATTCTTTCAACTTCTCTTAGCCCGTTTTGCACAGAGCTAACGGGTCTTACTGACGAGGAGATTTTTGAAAACTCCGCAGCGTATGATTTTTCTAAGAGTGCTCAGGTTTTGATTGAGGAATATAACTCCGTAAAACGCCCCTGGTTGAGTTGGGGGCAGTATGACTTCAATCAGTTCCAACGAGACGCACAGTTACATGGCATCAAAAATCCTATGGGGCGTAACCATCTTAACCTAAAGCTTCTGTACTCGCTTAAAACCGGTAAAAAACAAGTCGGAATGGATAAGGCTCTTAAAGAGCTGGGCATGGAGCTTATTGGGCAGCACCACAGTGGGCAGGATGATGCCCACAATATTGCTCGGATTGCACTTGAAATTCTATGATTCTTTCAGGTACAGGGCACCGCCCTAATAAGCTAGTAGCACACGGGAAGCAAGCATACCCTAATCCCAACACTTATGGTTTTGGATATGCTTATTCTCGTCTTATAGACTTGGCTTATGCCTATCTGCTTAAATTAAAGCCTGCAAAAGTTGTCTCAGGGATGGCTTTGGGATGGGATTTGGCGCTTGCTCAGGCTGCTCTTTATGCAGAGATTCCCTATATAGCTGCTGTGCCGTTTAGGGGTCAAGAGTCCCAATGGCCCGAAAGTAGTCAAAAATATTACCGTGCTGTTCTTTCTATGGCCGAATCTATTGAATATATCTCTCCTGGAGAGTACTCGGCGTGGAAAATGCAAAGCCGCAATAAATGGATGGTGGACCATAGCGACACCGTATTAGCTTTATGGAATGGGACTCCCGGAGGAACAGCCAACTGCATAAAGTATGCCGAAGAGACCAAGATTCACATTATTAATGCCTGGGATAGTTGGGATAATCACAAAGAGGATAGATTTGAATTTTCTAACTTCGGTTTGGCAGATGTGCCCTATGGTGGTATAATATACCCATCGGTAGAGAACTTCTACCAAGCAATGAAAACAACGAATCCTGTGATGCGCAAGCATATAGCTAGCGTCTCCCCGGAGGAAGCAAAAGCCTTGGGCCGAAAGGTGACGTTGAGAACAGATATTGATTGGGATAACATTAAGGAAGAAATCATGAGGACTGGCTTGCATATTAAGTTCTCAGAGAATAAGGAGTGGCTTCGTAAGCTACTTGCCACGAAGGGAAAGCCCCTTATCGAATGGAATACGTGGGATGATACATTTTGGGGAAAAGATATTAAGTCCGAACAAGGTGATAATCGGTTAGGTACCCTCCTAGAAGAGATACGGGAGGTTCACCGGCCACCAGGGGAGGAGTAATTAATGGATTTTCTGAATGCCTTAGAACTTTCGCTAGCCACAGAGAAGCATATGTGGCGTTTTCAAGAAGAAGCATATGCGGCGGCTGCCAGAAAACGCGGCTATACCTTTGTCCACACGCCTACCGAGACTGCTATTCTCCTAGAGATTACCACAGATGAGAACAACCATGTTGTGTCTCAACAACTATCCTTTATCGAAGTTATGATGGTACAGGGTAAATATAGACAGTTAGCTAATTCCTCAAATAATACCACTGTAGAAATACCTGAGGACAGTGACATTTATGCAAATCTGATGGAGATTCGTGATGTAGAGAAGCTATTTGAACATGTCAACCATACTAGTGATTTTATTAACCACGTTATGTCCAGTTTCAAAAACCCGTAGATTGGAATAGATGGAGAGCCTATATTCCAGGAAATGTTAACGGCAGTTGTAATACGGAATTAGAAGCCGCTAAAAAGAACGGAACATATCATGAAAACAGTACTTAAAACAGATTTCATAGACTATTATGATTTTTTTTTGACACATTAATAATCCCGGAACCACACCACACCTTCAAGCGTATGGGGCGTACTAATTTTAGTCGTCAGGCTGCATTGAATTTTCTGGATGATTGGGGGTATGTCTACACTGTTCCTCACGGCTATCTCGGAGATTTAGGAGAGCAGTTTGGCTTTGACCAGGAAGCAGTCATATACCTAGACCCATATGCCCATCAGGGCGATGGTAAAACAGTCATGAAAATCAGAGAAGCAGTCAAGCTATATCCTGACTCTTATGCTTCTTTGTTTTACCCTCGAAATTATAGCATCAGACAGCTTCAAATAGGCAGACAAGACATTTTTCTCAAATACTCCTCTGACCACCCGTGGAAGTCTAATGTAGGTAACGTACAAATTGAAAAGGTTAGTGCGGCCCCAAGGATGGGAAGTTATAACGAGTACTTTCCCATGTTTGCCATAGATTACATTCCCTTCACAGAATTTGAACTTCTGGCCGTAGATTTAAATACAGCCCCCCTCATCAAATTCACACCTGTAGAAGATATAATGAGCCCTAAAGAAATTGTTAATGAAATTCGTGGATGGATGGAGTGGAAATATGGTAACTGATAGATTAGGTAAACCGATGAAGCCAGGGGATATTATAGCCTACAGAGGCCGTTCGGGAGATATCGGGGTCTTAAATCTAAGAATAATTCTGGATACCAAAGAGGAGCAGAGGCCAAGCCCTGATTTTAAAGGCAGAATGGATACAGTATCCACAATCTACATTGTAAAGGCTGACCTAGAAAATCCCCGCATTGAAATTCCCATTAGGAATGATGCAGACCTGGAAGCTCTCAAACAACATCCCAAACTAAGCGATGTCCGCCGCAAGTATGATAATCCTTATATCGCCTGGGCCAGGGACTTGTCTCGGGAGGAGTTTTCTGCCAAACGAGCACAGGTATACTTTCCTGAGAGAGCAGCAATAGTCGATTTACCCCCTCAAACACCAGATGAGCCTCTAGAAATAAAGGCATTGAGGATGGGAAGAGAGAAGGTTTTGAATGGTGAAATACGAAGAAAGCGATAAGAGCCTCTTTGACCCTGAATTAGAATTAGACATGATTTTCAATCCAGTTAATTGCAAGGGCGTCGCTGGCAAGGGGCTGGCAAAAGAATTCAAAGAGAGATATCCTACGGGTTTTGCTACCTATCGACAGCAATGTCAATCCTCTATGATGATGCCAGACGCAACAGGGAAGCTTCGTAAAGTTCCTAACTTTCAGCCCGGTGATGTTCTTCACTTTGTTGATATGACACCCCAGGAATATGAGCAAATTAATCAGGCAGAAACAGCAGACGAAGCAGTAAAGCTTGCCGAAAGAGTGCGCAAGCATATCGTGTATTTCCCAACAAAGAACCACTGGAAACGCCCCTCTCAATTGAACTTCATTGTAAAAGGAATGAGGAATGTCCGTAGTCTCTTGGAACGCGAGGATATCCAGGAACAAGTGCATCGTATAGGAATTCCTGCGTTAGGCTGCGGATTAGGGGGTTTGAATTGGGCCGATGTTAGGCGTACAATAGAGGAAGCTCTAGCTGGCCTAGAGGCTAATTATACAGTAGTTTTATTTCCTCCTCAATAAGCCCCACAAAGGGGCTTTTGTTTTGCTCGTGATGGCTATGCTATAATAATCTTATGCCAGAGAATAACCATAGAACTGTCGTATTGGGCGTCGTTTCAGATATTTTAAATGATGAAGAATTAGACAATTTACGTGTGAAGGATATTCGTAGGGTAGTTCTACACCTACAGGACAGGTTAAATACAAGCGGGAAAACAGAAGAGGAAAGCGACGAAGAGTTGCGAGACTACATTCTCTAGGAGGCTCTAGATGGTTCAAAGAAGCGCAAGTTTGGTTAAAAAGACAGTGGGTGGTGCAACTGCATTCACAGCCGGGTCTTTGTATCCAAAGGTTCTAATCAATGGAACAACAGGGGTATATACTGCTGTTAAGAATTTGGCAGATGAAACAAGTATTCTCACTCCACTGGTCGGAGTAAATGATACTTGGGTCGTATGGGAACCTGATGTGGCCCCCAGTGTAACGGTAAATAGCGTTACTTACCCGCTCACTTTTGGTACAGACTTCGACACGATGGTTTACCTAGACGAAACAGGGACTTCAAATGTAGTTCACGAAGCTATCGGTGCTCCCGTGTTAACGACTGCCTGGAATACGCCCACAGTAAATGCCTCTAACCTAAGTTGGACCAATACGTATCTAAGCCCGACGTATATCTACCGCACCGCCCCGTACGCCACGTTTAGCAGCACTCCTGTTTCTAATGTTGCTGGTACAATCCCGGCGGCTAATAATACCACAACGACAGTTTATAGCTATACCGCCTCCACCACCGGCGAAATTTCTGTGGCTTACTCTTTGACAGCTTCGGGAGCACCAAGCGCACCAGGAAGTGTACAACTTCTACAAAACAACCAGCCTATTCTTAATACAGGTGGTACACTTCCAGCAGATACAAGTACTTACAGCTTTACAGATAGAATCAGTGTAACGTCTGGAGATGTTATCAATATTTCTGTGACAAACGGTGATACGGGTACGGTTATCACATATGCTGCCTCTGCCATCACCATTAAGATATATGCTGTTGCCCCGTCTACGTATACCTTAATTGCTAAGGTTGACGGTCCAAGTATTCCGGGGACTCCTGCAACTTACGCGGATGCTGCCTCTGGTGTGACCTCAGCTAATTCTGTCACCTACATGGTTATGAATGCTAATGGTACTTCTGCAAGTGCCTACGTTGATGTTCCTTAATTCCTAACTTAACAAAATACTAATGCTTAGCTCATTACACGAAACTTTAAAGAGTCTCGCGGGAAACCGTCGGGACTTTTTTGGTTTAAAGGAGAGTAACTCCGATGGCAAAAAAGGGTATCAGTCTCTATTCTATTCTCAAGAAGTATTACCTCAATCCCTTACAAGTAATAGCAGTCGAGGCTATCCGAAACAACAAGATAGTCGTGTTACGTGGGGAAGCTGGTACAGCTAAAACATTCACAGCCGTTTATGCGGCCATGAAGTTGCTGACCGAAGAGAATAGCATTGAGAGGATTGCCATTACTCGACCGATGATTACAACCGAAAAGATGGGATTTCTTCCAGGAGAAATAGAGGATAAGCTAGACCCTTTTCTTAGCCCCGTCATTTCCTTTTTCAACAAATTTGGAGAAGCAGGTGAAAAGACCTTTGAAGCCTACACCGTCGCTGGAAAGATTCGCCGCGCCCCGCTCGCGTTTATGCGAGGCACCACAGTCGAGAGTGAAATATTGATTGTAGACGAGGCACAAAACGTTACACCCGAGCAGATGCTCATGATTCTAACTCGCCTTGGAAAGGGTGGCAAAATCGTTATCACGGGAGACGAGAAACAAAACGACTTACATAGCATAGCAACCGGCATGGATTACATCGTGGCCTTGTCTAAACGCCTTCCCTACATCAGGGAAATCACGTTAACTGATAACATGCGCGACCCAATCATCAATGAGATTATCCAGAACTGGCCACGTGAAATCCGCGTTTAATTTGACTCATGTACAAAAATACGGTATAATAAAGAAGTCTCAAAGGAATTTGGGGCTTCTCATTTATCTAATATGAGCTGTTGCTATAATGAGCGCAGTTAAAGGAGTTTGCGATGATTAAATTAAAACTCTCTCCTCGTACAGAAAAGCTGAGGCCGTTCATCAAGGAAATTCTACTTTATAGCGGCCTGGATGATGTGACGGTAGAAATAGGCGAAAATCAAACGTCTTTTACGGCAAACACAATCTTCGTGTGTGAAAATAAATACGGAAACCTAGAAGATGTGCTTGCTGCCTTCGCAGAGCGGATTTACGACGGAAGTGTTCATATACGATATAGACCCGCGACTAGGGTATGGCTACAAAACACACGCTCAGAGACACGTGCAGGCAAGGTTGCTGCTGTTATTGAAAAGGCTATTGAACCTAATACATTCTTTGGCCTGGAAAGGTACGCATTATAAATGATAGAGGTCACACCAGACGATTCTTTCTTTAGTTATGCACAATACGACAACGTGTTAGTGTTGCCCATAACAGGATTCGTCCGTAAGGATGGTGGCCTCGTTTTCGTTGATGAACATGCTAAAGAGGCAGCCGAAGAACACCCTCAGCTAGCGAGAATGATGGGTTGGTTAGTCAAACAGGATGTACCAACACCTTACTATCGTAAGGGGGATATAAACTTCTTAGGGTTACGCACCCGCGAGCACTACGCTGGTAAGGATGATGCCCAATTGATAGAAGAAAGCCTCTGGTATCTCAACGGCGAGGCCATCGAAAAGCCAGGTATGGTTTTTTACCTATACCCACTCAACGAGGACTTGGAGCTTCATAGGAAAATATTAGGCCAACTCCCAAATGTTGTACTGCTTAGAAAGGATGAGCATGATACTGGAGATTGATACTTCAACGTGTCCAGAAGCCACTGAAATCCTTGAAGAAGAAACTAAGTATCTAAAATGTGCGGCCTGCGGAAAACATTTCGCTCACGCGGGCCGAGGAAGACCACCTAGTTCTTGCTCTTGGATTCGTGAATTACGGAAAAAGCAAGATGTTAAATTTAAAAAGGAGCGTAAAAAGGCGCGTAAGAATGACAATCTTATCGAAGTGCCTATTTTTGACTCCTATTCCTCTGCCGAGGAGTTGCAAAAGGGCAACATTGTATATGTGCTGGCCACGGCTTTAAATCGAGAGGTTAGCCAACGCAGATTCGCCAAAGAATATAAGGTTACTCGTGTCGAGGACGACACCGTGTATGTTGTAAGAAACGCTAAGATGGGTCACAGAGAATATGAAGTTGGTGTGACGAATATTTCTCGCCTGCATAAGATTATCGGTGTAGACTATGTTGATAAGACCGACGATGATGTAATTGACGAAGAAGAAGAATGAAAGGATAGCAATGGAAGAACCACAGTTTAAAGAAGGGATGCCCAAGGAGGAACAGCCTCAGGTATTCACGTTTAGCCTTCAAGTCCCGGTGTTCATCACCCAAGAAGAAGAAGTCGGAGGAATGCCCCTAGAGCCTTATATCAAGAAACTCATCGAAACGGGATATGCTACGGAAAAAGAGTTGGTGTCTTACATCAAGTTCGTGGCTCAGTTTAGCAGCATCGCTCCCTTCCTTCTAGATGAATTCCTGGCTACATATCGAAAAGTAGTAGGAGAGGAGGCTAGTACAAAGACTGACCTTTGGACCCCCCGCCGATAAGGAGGAGAAATGGTACACACGCAAGCCTACTATCGACACCACGTGGAACGAGTAAGTCAAAATCGCAACGAAATACATAATATGTTTCTTCCAGAGTATATGAAGGAAGAGTGGGAAACACATGATAGTAGATGGGCTAAGCACCACCCGTTTGATTGTGGCAACCCCAGATGCTTAGCCTGCCATCACGAAAAGGTATTAGAAAAGCGCAGATTTACATTATCCGAAGCCGAATTAGAGCAACTTTTGGCCGAGGAAGATATGGAGCTATAAACGAAAGTCGTAGAAAGGGTCCAAGCGGAAAGGAATAAAACCACAGACAACATGAAAGAAGAAACAGAGCAAAAGAAAAAGCCTGTCTCTTGGTGGGACAGACTCTTTGGAAGTGTTGTTTAAGGCCCCGAAAGGGGTCTTTTTCTATAATTTGACTTCTATATGCACTCGGCTAGCTATGTAATCCATAGTTTGAAATATAACCGGGAGCTTTTTATTGCTATTAAGGAGGGGGTTGACGCTCCACCTGCCACTGTGTGAGGAGACACATTCCATTATAGTATGGTATGCACTCGCATCTATATGAAACCTATCAGCATATCCATTATAAGGGAACTGCATCAGAGGATACAACGGATGCATTACATCTGAGGCTTTTATATCCTTAGGTGGGATTCCTCTAGCGAATGAATCATGAAGAATAGCCGAGGCCAAGAGTATGTCTTGTTCCCACAGGCTGAGGTTATAAAACCTTACAAAATCATCAACTAATTTACAAACCCGCCTCGTATGTAACACAAGGCCCCCTGCTTTTCTTTCATCCTCAGGATGATACCAGTTTACACTTGCAGGTGCTTCCCAAAAATACTCAGGAAAATCGTCTAGAGTTGCCATTAAAAACTTTTGGAGGTTTCCGTCTGTTATTCTTTGTACTTCTTGTTCTAAGAAGATTCTGTTTAAAGTTGCCAATTCCACGGGTCAACTTCCTTTCCATTTTCTTATATTTTACCTATTTAGTTTAGAGTAGTCAAGTCTGTGGAAAGATATCCTTCAAGTTTATAGTCTGTTTGTTTTTCAACTCTTTCCAGGAACCGAGGCCGATTGTTTTAGAGTACAACTCTTCTGAGTATTTTTGCTTTTCATCATCAGTAGCAACACCTGTTTTGAGCTTGGCAGCTAATTCCTGTTGCTTGGAGTTAATGCCAGCGGTAAGAATGTCTACGAATGGCCAGTCGTATGTCAGGAGATAGACCGCCTTGGCAATAACATCGGCAATGTCCTTACCACCGTTAGCCGGGTGGTCTACCTTTGCTGGGTTCTTACTATTTGAGACTATTATATGCCCGTCTTCTAGTAGAAAATTATGCGTACCATCAACCGTTATATCATACATAGCGGTTGGGGAAACAGTAACAGTCTCTACACAAGTAACTGTACGATTGGCTGCGTCTAATTGCACCTTATTCATACCCAATAAACTAGTACCTGGGATTAACTCCTGAGCTTCTGTCCACTCGCCGTTACTGGTCATGTATTTATGTTCTGGTGTAGATTTAATAACGGTCCCATCCTCAAGGGTCACTTTTGTTATCTGCGTTGTATGATACGTTATTCTGGCAGAATGAGCTAGTGCAGGCACAAAACCATCTTGAGCAGAATCATAGGAATATACCCAGAACGATTCTTTATCAGAATTAGCTAATTCCTCTAGCGTGGGAGTTGTACCATCCAACAGGCATATCCTGGTATCTCCTGTAAAACATCTATCCTCCCGCAATTCTCGTAATTCTTCATAAACGATTGGATGCCACGGCAAATCAATCCCGCCATTGCTTTCTTTCTCCCCTTTTCCATTAGACGGCGGGGCTTCACCAAATAGAGCGTCTCGTAAGGCTGTATAATCCCTGGTTTCTACTAGGTTAAAATCTTTGACCAGGGCGTCTCTGTAGGTTTTAGCAATCCATTGCGTGAGAGAGGCTGAATTATGACTTAGCAAGCCCTCTGCGATGTATGTATGGTCCCCATCAACCTCCATATGTACTATCGTTGAGGTAGATTCTACAATGTCAACTATCTTTACCGAATCTATAAAATCTGGTTTTTTAAGTTTAGAAACTAATTCTTTCAGTGTTTCTTGTTTTCTATCACTTAGAAATCCTACAACCTCAGAAAAGGGTATAATCTGACTGCCTAAAATAGTAACTTTATATCCATCTTTACGATATGCCTTTACGCCCAACTGTAATAGTAATAGTTGTATATCTTTGGATACCTTTTCCGATACCGTAGTAAATTCAATCTTAGAATTTTCAATATCTATACTAGCTGAATTTTCATAGAAGGCAGATAGAAAAGCCCCAATATCATTAGAAGTTCCATTAAAAGATAGTTGATAATCTTTAGGGGTTAATTTCGAAATTAGATATCCGAACACAAGTGCTTCGGGTATATTTTCATGATTTCCAAAATGAGCCTGTTCTCCGTAAACTATGCTATCCCCAATAGAAAGGTTTTTTGCCTCTACAAAGCCTTTATTTTTAACATAAAGTGGGTGATTTCTTGTAACTTCTAGTTCAAGCCCAGTATCCATCTTGACAATATAAGAAGGAACGTTATCCTTACTTTCTAATTCTTGTACAGTATTTAAGCCTTCTTTTCCTACGACCGTATCCCCCACAGAAAGAGTCTCCACATTCCTATACCCTTCCTCTGTTAATACCTTAGACCCTTTAGCAATGCAATTCCAACCATCAAAAGAGAAATATTTGATGTTGTATCCATACTGGTCCTTGAGCTTGGTTATTAGTTTCTCAATAGCTACCATCTGTACCTGACCCTCTTCGAACATACGGCCAGTGAAACGGAACGCTAGGTCGATAATAGGACGTACATATTTACGGCCCCGCTCGTCTCGAACAATCTCTCGGTGAGCTAGCGCAATACCGTAACCGTCCCCACCGTTGACTTCGGAGCCAAGCGCGGGGTCTCCACAGAATACGTATGTCTGGTTTGGGTCGCCTACTTTTGCAATAGGCATATCATAGGGTTCTAGCTGGTTAGACTCTCCATCTTCGCCTACGTATATGTGCTCGGAAAGTGGGGAACCTCGCCATTCTCTGTGTGAAATCTTGTTTTTCCATTCTTCTGTGCCTACTTCATGCGGGTCATAAGGAAGAGGCCAATCCAGAACCCACGTTCTATTCCAATTCATAGCATTCTTGATTCGCTTGGAATCCTTAATCCAGGAGTCAACAAAACTTCCTGTGACCACAGAGCCATACATACATGCGGCTTTTTCTGGATTTTCTTTGAAGTAGGATTCAAAGTCTTCCCTTGTGCGTGCAGGATGAAACTCCCAGGAGGCGTATTTTCTTGCATATACGTGAGAAAAGTTGCCAGCATTAGAATAAAATTCATTAATTTTACCAGAGGAGCCAACATAACGCTGATATGAGATTACCATAACCTTTTCATGGCCTTCGAAACGCGACTGTGAAGAAGTGCGAAGGGTATCTACAATCTTGTCTACGCTGTGAAATTCAACATCGTCAACCTCGTCAGCCATTGCTACGAGCAAGTCGTAACCTTCGATACCCCCTGCTCGACTGTTGGCCGACATGATTTCGATATTCTTTGGAAAGACCACCTGTGTTTTTTGAATATCTGTTTCAGGATTAAACCCAAATTGTCTGAAAGCTTTATCCCCCGAGGCTCTTAAAATATTTGCCAAGGGGTCGAAAAAGTTCTTTCTGGCCTGAGTCTCGTTAATAGCTACATTGATAAGGGTAATAGCCTTTGCGCTGTTATGATTCAGGTACTTATGAGGGTCATACATGCACAGCAGCTTATACACGATATAAAGGAAAAGTACGCCAGAGGACCAATTCTTTCCTCCCCCCTTTCCTACGAAAAGAACAAAGAAATTGATGCCATTTTCCAAATCTGAGCCTTTTTCCAAGAAATCCTTCTGTACGTCAGAAAGGCCCCATAAATCCTGTCCCAGGTACTCATGGCTCAAGACAAAGGTTTCCAGGTCCACCGGTTTAATTCGGTAAACTTCCCCTTCGGACTCTTTGGCCGCATGTTCGCTCTTACGAAGCAAGTCACCCCAAGTCTCAGTGGCCTTAAACTCATTTCTTTTTGCCATGTTATCCCTCTATTGGTTCTGCATCGAGCATAGGAGTTTCTTCACGCATAACCTTTCCTATGTCGGAGTCCCAATACATCAGTACATCTTCGCGGGTTAGAGAGTCCAGAACACGCTTCGCTGCTGGGTCAGCGTCAAGAGCCCTTTGTAATTTACGATAAAGTGCAGGGTCCTCTTTACGCAATAAATCTGTAACAATCTTGACATAAGAGACCTCTTTTTGCACATCAAGAACCTGCGCAAAGAGATTAATATACCCTTCTAATTGCTTTGGAGCCATTTCTACAAGCTTATTAAGTTTTTGAGCATTCCTGTTCCATTGTTGCAGAGTGTCGTAATTATCTCCTTTGGTTAAGGCAGTTAGTCCCTGCTCATCAATGATGCTGGCTACCTCTTCTCGATACATTTGAGCCAACATACCAGTAAAAGCCAGTTCCTTAGAAGCATGGTGTACACTCTGGAAATAGTGAGTGATAACACTCAACGGGCTAAACTCATCCGTCATTGCGATAGCTTCTAGATTCTCGTCATTGTAGTTACGAAGCTTGTCGTCACGTATAAATCGGTATACTTCGGTATAACCTAAATCAAACTTATCCGCAATTTGTCGGTAATTTAATTTTTGCTTGAAATGGGCATCTTTAATCTTATCTCCAAGTCCCAATTCCTTGATACGCTTATGCTTCATAACCAGTCACCAACTTGTCATTTATCCAATGACGTTGTATATTTCTTGAAGGGGTAGGCACCAGTTCAAATACCTTGTCGTTTTCTTTCTCTGTTACTTTTGTCACCCGCCAGATTGTAAGTTCTTCGCCAAATTGAAATGTGTCTCCGATATCCAACCATCGGAAATCATCCACATTAAAATATTGTACATGGAAACTCTCTTCTAGCCCCCGTTCTTTGATTTCGTACTTAATAAATCTACGTAAATTTGAGTAGTGGACTCTATACTTATCCGCAATCTCACTCATATTAAGATTGCCGTATAAATAATCCTGCATTATAGCCTCTGCGTGGGGACGTAATCTCTTAAACTTGCCTTTCATTCTGTAGTAAACTCCCTTGTGGTATAATGGATTCTTTTAGTTGTAAGCCATCCACAACAGAACCGGACACAATAGAGTCAGTTAACACAGAGTTGATTATATTAGCATCGTTTACAAAAGAGCCAAATACCTTACTACCTGAAATAGTAACGTCCCCGGTGACAATACTGCCGGGGGCGATATAAGAATTCACAATTGTTGAATTTTCACTGATGTATGAGGGAGCACAAATAGTACTATTCTGTACAGAAGAGGATAGTAATGCAGGAGCACCGTAAATGGTGTTACTTTCGTCTGCTTTAACCGTATTCAATGAAAGTTGCCCCACGAGTTGCTGATTAATCCTCAAATAGCTGGAAGGGGTTAATTGCCAAAAAGCGTCAAATCCCTCAAAGTCCTCGGGAGCAGGCATAGCCTGTTCTTTTTCTAAGTAGCCCCCAATGACTCCATTATTCTGATACAACTTTCCAGGGTTTTGTTTTAGAAAAGCAATATCCTCCTTAGAAAAATCTCCCACCATCACCGAAAATAAGCTCATAAGAAATACTAATTCATATTCTCTGCTTTGCTCGGCTTCAAGGGTCTGCGCTACGTTGGTATACAAAGAATATAGACTGATGTTACTAATATCACTCCACCAGTCAGGTATATAGATTGTATGGCCCTCCCCTACCTGTGCGGCATTACGGAGAATTCCCATAGTCGCAAAGTTAAGGAGGTTCGTGCTAAGAAAAGGCACACGATAGTCCGGTTCCCCAAACAAATTATTTAATTCGTTGGGATTATCATAAATAAAAACCTTCATATGCAAATAGTATAACACATGAAGGTCAGGGAGTCAATAATTTTTAACTATTCTGGTAATTTTTGCAAAAAAGCCATCTTCCCATCATATAAAACGGAAGAATCTTCGTACAAGCGAATAGCCAGCTTCTTAGTGGTACCCTCTCTAATGGTGTTACGCAACACACGTTTAATTATCTCTGGTTTTAGAGTTAAGTTGCGTTCGGCGTAACCAATTACCCCCGCGTCAATGTAGTCTCTGTGCTGGATGATTTCATCATACTCGACCCATACGAGTTCTGCATCTCTATCAATAGATACATTTAATGGGGACGGGACTAGAGCATAAAAAGGAAACTCAGTATCATATCGACTCGTAATAGGCTTTATAAACCATTTTGCGAAGTTTTCAAATGTATAAAATAGCTGCCCTCTAAACACTAGTTCAAAATAGCTGTTAGGGTCCATTACAATCACGGCGTCATGTCCAGTTCGGGTGTTTTCATCTATTTCAATTTCACGCTTATTCATACTTAAATAGTTACGAGTTGCACTTCTGTAGTTGTCGTCGTTTATCACCAAGCCCCTATGCACCCAAGGCTCAAACAAATCCCGTTGGAATCTGTATAGCTCGCCTCTATCATCCCCGCTCTCCACACCTACGATTCTATAATGAGTAAGTACACCCGTTGTTATTGATTGAATTTCCATGTCTATATCCTTTCATATAGTTGAGCTACTTCGGAACTAAATTTACGTGTATTCAAAATGGGCCTCGTATCTAGTTTATGCCCCTCAAATGTCTTAATGCCCTCTTTGATTCCCTCTAAAAACTCTGCATTGTTTACAAGATATTTGTCTGGTAAGTGTTTATCTTCTCCCTTGCCGAATTCTGACAGAAGCTCCGCGAGAGGCTTACTATAACAAATAGCCTGATAAACCCCCTTACTGCTCCGACGTAAAGAAAGGTCCAGAGCAAATGATTCTTTCATATAACCCTGGAGCTTACCAAAGTATTCTATTTTATCAACGGGGATGTACCAACGCACGGAGCCGCGCTTAGAATGCTTGTATGTGACGAGACTGGCATTCCCTATAGCCAAAAATGAGCCAAACACAAAACCTAGAGCATAATTTGAATGTATAAATATACGTAAATATGTATCTTTACCAGTTATGAGGTATTCTCCATCCACAGTAGCCCTCTGAACATAATGCGCCATATTAAGTGTGAAGCCCTTTTTATTCATCGAATCCAATCATATCAGACGGTTTTATATTTTCAAGACGTGTCTGCGCTTCTCTATCCTCCTCAGACACCCTAAAAAACTCTACTTGGCTCTGAAATTCTGGTAAATCGAGGGCATCGACATAAGCCATAGCACTTCTCAAACCATCGCTTAATTCCTGCATGATATCTTTCACGGACTTGTCCTCATAAGGGACATACCCTGAAACACCTTCGACATAGGAGTTGATTTTCTTCTCTTCGGCAGAGGCCATTCCTCGATAAGGTTTATACCATCGTCCTTGAATTTTCACAGGTTCCCAAGGTGTTTCTTTCGCCCCCGCAAATAGCCGCCCTAACATCACCGCATCGGCCCCAAGAGCTACTGCCTTTACGAAATCTCCGACATTCTTAACGCCACCATCAGATATTATCGGCTTGTCATGCCAACGTGTCGCTTCTTGGATAAGCCATCCCTGTGGCGCTCCTACACCGGTTACAAGCCTCGTGGTACAACCTGAACCGCTGCCAATACCAAACTTATAAATTAATTCACCCTTCAAATCACGTCGTTGAAGAACACCAGGGTTTCCAAAGTTGCCAAGGATAAGAGGATACTTTCCTTGCCAATCAATATCCTCAATAATAGAACCATTAGCTATATCAATAGAGATAAAAGCTTCGGTATCTTCCAGGGTAGCTTGATGCACTTGAAATTCTTGGTAACTAACGGCAATACCGAATTCTATACCGGAATCCGGCAGTACTTGTGACGCTGCAAGGCGTTCATGAAGTGTGGAACCCCGGCTAAGGACATGAAGGCCGCCAGCCGCGTACATAGCTTCTGCAAAGCCCCAAAAAATGTCGTTGCTATCAGTATCCGAAGTATCAAAAAGGGACATACTTGCGGATAAAACCGGCATAGGCAATTCTATATCATAGAAAGCAGTCGTTGTATCCACCATAGCCCGAGATTTTACACGAGACTTAGACTTGGGTTTTATCAATATATTGTCAAAGGTAAATGTTTCTGTCATTAAACGTCTTTCTGAGGACATTTTCTAATTGCCCACAAATTACAGGGTGAGGATTGAGACAGTCTTTACTACACATATGTAAGTACACTTTTAAACCATTGTAACATGGAATGTGTAAACTGTCTACTGCTTAATAACAACTGAATTGCTAAAAATCGACTGATTTGGAACTAGAATCCTCTGTCCGTCTGTAGTTAACTCGGTGTAACGTAAGCTGATGGAGGCTACAATGCCCGATTGCCCCGCAACGGAGATATTGTCTCCTATATTAAAGGGATGATACAAGAGAATCATGGCACCAGCGACGATATTAGAAAGTAAGTCCTTGAGCGCAAAGCCAAGAGCAAACCCCCCAAGACCCAAACCTGTGACAAGTGTACCCACATGGATACCAAGCTGAGTTAGCCCGTATAAAGCTATTATTAACCAAAAAGCAACATTTAAGGACTGTAACACAAGCCCCTGTAAACCGGTATGCACCTTACGTTTACGAAATCTCCTAGCCAAAACCATTCTCATTACAAATATAGCGCTGGCAAAGATAACTACCAGAAAATCAACTATCACATGTGACGCCATATCAAAACCTCTAAGTCGTACCATTCTACCAGGCGACTATGAACCAAAGGTGTGAGGTCTACCAGGAGAGCTTGCACGTGGGGCTGGCGCTCATTAGGTTTACCTTTTGTATATACGGTACGTAGGTACCTATATGCTCCCATAGCTGTAACTACAGGGTTACTATTTTCCATAGCAGATTCAAGAGCGTCCAATGCCCCCTGCATATCCTTCTTCAAAAGGGAGCGGGGAAAGTTCTCGTTCGATTCCTGCTCGGCTTCGTAACTACCAATGATACTCTGAAAGGTTTCAGAAGAGATAAAACCTTTCTCATTAGCCGCCGGGATTAGCTTTTCCAAAACAGAGTAAACGACACGCAGGGAACCCTCTGCCTGTTCGATAACAGGCCAGAAGTCCTTCGTACTTTCGAATTCGATACCATACTTCTCTTTGACCCTGTTAACGGCTTCTCCGACCTGTGCATTCGTAGCAGGGCGCGTCTCATACACAACACAACGGCTCTGAATTGTTTTCATGAGCTTCTTTGGCTCATTGGTCACAAGAATGAAGTGAACATTATTATTGGAGTCCTCAAGCGTCTTGAGGAGTGCGCTTTGTGCGGGCTGAGAAAGCTTATGGGCCTCGTCCAGAATAAAAACTTTCTTTGCTGAAAACAAAGAAGAGTGAGTCGCCGATTCCACTAATTGTCTAATATTTTCTACACTACCCTCGCTACCACAGTCAATCTCAGTAACGTCAGCATGTAGCTCATTTGCGATGATTTTGGCAAAGCTCGTCTTTCCTGAGCCGTATATCCCTGTAAACATCAAGGATTGGCTCAGCGTGCCATCCTCAAGTTGCTTGCGAAGAGGAGTTACAATATGTTCATTTCCGATTACCTCATCGAGAGTTTTTGGGCGCATTGTTTCGGCTAAATTCATTTATGAAACCTTTCGACAAAGAAAAATCATGCTCATAGTATACAGGCATGATTGATGAGAAAGATTAAAAGGTGTAGCCATCATTGCCAAATGTGTATTCCCCGGCCGTTTTGTTTTCAATATACCATGCTGCCGGTGAGACAGGTGAGACGGGCAACGGGGCCGTAGGGGGTGTAAACGTTCCTACTGCGGATTGGTCGGGGGCCGGAACAAAGTAGGCATCCGTTACATTCCCATCATTTATGTAGAAATCCAGCTAATAAGAGGCTTCTTGAGGATTAAAAACTGCCTGATAGATTTTATTCCCCCCGGTTATAGTATATGTCCATACCACCGTGATGTCGATTCTACCATAACTGCCAAACTGAGGATGCGTTCCCAGCTTCGGCGGCAGCAGCTTATCCTTGTCCTTGTAGAAATACTCGATACGAGGAAAAACTGAGTTTATTCCCGTTCCGGGTGTTTGTGGTATATCATAATTTACTTTCATTAAAATGTATTCCCCGAGGAGCCGAACTGGTAAGCACTTGAAAGAAGGACTTTCTTCATCCAATCATCTTCTGGTGGGGCACCTACATAAGCATTTAGGTTAGGCATAATGAATGTGCCTGTAGAATGCTGGTCCGGGGCTGGGTAGAAAATCACCCCATCAATATCTGGACGATTCTTGTAGTAGTTCAGCCACCAGCTTGCCTCTTCTGTATTTCTAATTGCCTGGTATAGATAATTAGGCAATGCATATGGATATTCCCATTGAATGCGTATCTCTATTGTACCATATGTTCCGAATATCTTACGAGAATTAAAACGTGGAATATTTCTTTCAAGGTAATTGCCCCAATATTGGGCTAAATCGGGGGGAATAAGAGACTCAAAAGTGGCAACATGGATATCAGTACCCGTAAATATATTCTGACTTTCTCCCTCGCCACTAGCTGACGAAAGAACAATGACAAAAGGAGAGAAACTTGCCAAATTTTCGCCTAAGGATGATGCGCTCGCCATTACTATATTTGTCGGGGCAGTAATACCAACGCCTTCTCCTTTGGAAGTAAAAATTCCATGCCAGATTTGACTAAGTATTGCAGTGCCAGCGCCTTCTCCTGCGCCAATGAAAGCACTTGGAACTATTAGGTATGCTGTGGCTGCACCCGTACCGTTGCCGTCTCCAGTAAATGTGCTGGGGGTAATAAGAAAAGCATTAACTATTCCCTCCCCGTCTCCTGCTCCCGCTACCGAAGAAACAACCACATTCAGACCTATGGCTGTTCCTTTTCCTTCTCCTTGGGCCGTAAAAATACCTGGAGTAATTAGGTATGCGGTTGAAGAAGCATCCCCCTCCCCTTGAGAAGAAAAATCAGACAAAACTGTATTAGAACCTATAGAGGAACCACTGCCTTCGCCCGTGCCCGACAAAATAGCAAAAGTAATATTGTAGGCGGTTAAACCACCATTCCCTTCTCCTTGGGCATTGAAAATCCCAAGAACAGTGGTCCCTCCTATATTCAAAGCACTAGAAAATGCTGAGGTAAATGCGCCCATTGATTCTCCTTATAAGGACAAGGCTCCTACCGCTTTGGGATGCGCTCCGCATCTTAGCGTCGGGTGCCGACCGAGGCTGGCTATCCACCTGGCGAGTGCGCTCATGCTTGTCTCCTATGGGGTAGAGAAGGTGGACCGCGCCCAGGCGAGCATGTTCGCTCGCTGAGCCCCGCTGAGCAGGCTGTCGATGATGAACAACGCCTTGACGACCCCCGTAGTATAGGAAGTATTAATGCGACTTGCCATAAGCCTCCCCCCTATAGTGGATACGGTTGTTGTAGCACCAACGGAAGTAGGAGCTGAATCGACGCCATCGAGGCTCACAATCACATTGACAGACCTTGAATAGCGTGCTCCGATTAGGTGTAGCCCAACTGGGCTAGTGCTGAGCGTAGCGGTCTTGTCGCTGCCGTCGGACACAATAGCCTGCACATTCCCGGTGGACGCATTGGTTACGACACGAACATAGCCGCCTGCGCCGTTGAGTTCGAAGGCGCGCTGGTTATCCGAAGTGCCAGAGAGGTCAAGAACTATCATCATCTCAAAGGTGGCGGTATCAACAATCTCGCCAAGGACGTTGCCAATGTCCATGCTCGCAGCGCCGCCGAAGTAGACGCCCTTGTTGGCCGTCTGCAAGATTGCCGAACCAGCAGAGCTTGAAGCGAATACGCCGGGATGTTGGTCGATGAGTTTCGTGACAGTCTCAGCATCGGTAGCGGGCGCGTTACTGCTATTCAGGCTCTCGTTTCCGCTGTCGGCACCATACCACCACGCGAATTTCCAGGGAATGTCTAGCGGAGGAACCGCAGCGCCCCCGCCGGGGGCATTCGTCGGTATCACGATGAGCGGCATCAGGCCAGTGCTCCCGTCAACAGCCACGTGTCCGTAGCGAGCTTCGTCAGGCTGACTGGCAAATTCTGCGCTGAGATGCTGAGCAAGCTGCTATAACTCTTGATGGTGACACCCGCCCCAGCCGCAACCGTGACCTTGCCCGCACCGAGTTGCGCTAGTGCGATAGTCGTGCCTACCGGGAACGCCACGCTGGTGCTCGGAGGAACCGTGAGCGTGATAGCGGCGGCGTTGTCAAGCGTGACCATGCCCTCCGCGTCGGTCAATGCCAGTGTGTACGTGGTCCCTGTCTGCGCATTGATGTTGATGCCCGAGCGGTTGTCGATTCCAAGCGTTAGGTAATCAGTGATATCCTCAAGCTCATTGCCCCAGGCGGCGTAGTAGTCACCTGCCACAGTCGCGTTAGGATAAAGCTGTACGCCTAGAGTGCTGCTACCCGTGTCAACATTCATTGGAAGGACAAAAGCGAATTCCTGCCACCCATCGGCCACGAGAAGGTTGATGTAGGCGGTGTAACGCGACGTTCCAACTCCGGTATCCGCAATCTGCACAACAAGCGTGCAGGCTTGCTTCGCTTTAAGCCACACTTTCCAACGCCACACTCGACCGGCGTATTGGATGCCTGTGTTGTAGTAGACTGCTCGCCCGGTCGAGCCGGTAATGCCCATAGTATCGGCATCTGTAGCAGTTCCGAATGGGTTGAGGTCAGTATTAGCTGTGACGGTCGCATTGGTCTGTTTCGTCCAGGCTGTGAAGTCATTCTGGGCAACGGAGGGGAACTGATTGGCAATAGACGGTTTGGATACAGCTCCGCCACGTTCCAGCCATATTTCAGAATAAATTTCTATTTCTCCATCAGCAGAAGTTGACACACCAAGCCCGTTGGTGGTTTTCGCCGCCGTAGCGAAATATTGCAACTCAAGCGTGGTCGCGGTCGAAAGTGTGATAACTCCTTCAAGAACTACATCAACGCTTGCCGCCCCACTGTCACCATACTGCTGCCCACTGACTAGCAAGACCGCGCTGTTGGTTACATCATAGAGTCTAGTCTTAAAGAAAGTTGGACCTGCCTGGTAAAAAGGTGAGCGGGCGGTTACTCGGTAAGTACCTGACGGAACAGTAATCTGATTTGATGCAAGAGAGGCACCCCCAGTATCATCATTCTTAATTATGTTGAGAGTACGTGCGAGCCAAGTAGACGCGGTAGACGCACCGCCGTTTGTACCGCTTGGCTGTTCTTCTCGTGCGTAGATAACGTCTATCGAAGAAGTACCAGCAGGTGCAGGCCATCTTAATACCCATACCGCAGCACTAGCAGTATTATCTTCACACTGATAAAGCGTAGTGGGAGTTACAGTGGTATTAATCCAAAAATCCCCAACATTATACCCAAGACTGGAATCATCTGTTGTAGTTGGGGCCACTGTATCTGCGTGAACCGGGAAACTTTTTACAATAGAACGAATTTCGGGAGCATCAATTAATCCCGAGGTATTATTAGGCAATTGTGATATTAAGTCAGCAATTGTGCTTCTAGAGTCGGCTGGCATTATTTAAACTCCACTAAACTTCGGTAAAGGTAATGTTTCCAACAGCAATCTGAAATGTGTCTCCAGCGTTTGTAGTCTTAGACACGGAAATAGCAGCACGGAAGAGGAAATTTCCTGACGTAGCCGCATCCCATGCCCCAGCATATAGAACGGTTGTGGCTGGCATGTTGGTAAATGAAATGACAGATGTATTACTTATGGAGCCCGCTGTTGAAGCTGTCGCAAATGTTCCGGCTTGGCGTGCATAACTACCCCCTACTACTTCATTAGCTCCTGTTAATCCTGGGTCAGCAGTATGAAGACTTATATATGGGGTTATTGTGCTCGCTGTTGCAGCCCCAAGGGCCGTCCCTCCATTAAAAACTGCATTCAAAATAGCGTTTCTTAAATAAGTGCTTGTATCTTGTGCCATTAGGTTCTCCTATTATGTTTCCCCTCTTGGTATAAACCACGCATCTTGATAGAGCGGGACGGGCTGGAAGTTATTGTATTCCGTCTGAGTCTTATAATAATTTAACCAATAAGCGGCATCCGAGTAGGTATCCACCGGATGATATAGTTTACCAGCAAATCGTGGAGTTTCCAAGGAAAGCTTGTAGGTATATACAACTACACCTACAGCTCCCATCGTCATATGGGTGTCTCGTTTAGGGGCGGTTCTTGTGTCCCTATCCTGGTCGCCCACAGGATATTTCCAGAGAGCCATATATAGTCTCCTTATGTTGGTTTGTATTATATCAGATTAGCCAGAGGAACTCAATCGGGAGAAATGGTGTTCAGGGGGGATATTGTACCCATGTTGGGGTTGAAAAAATCTCCCCAGGTATGCTATAACTATAGCTGGGGATGGGTGAGTAAGAAAATGAAAACGCCAGAGACAAAAGAAAAGAAGGCATTGGCTGATAGGGTCGTGCAAACAATGGGCTCATGGAGGTTCATCATCATACAGAGCATCTTTTTGGCTCTGTGGATGGCCTTTAATACCATTGGCCACGCTTACCACTGGGACGAATACCCTTTTGTTTTCATGAATCTGATGCTGTCAATGCAAGCCGCATATGCCGCTCCTATTATTCTGATGAGCCAGAATAGACAAGTAGAAAACGACCGTCGGCAAGCTAATCTTGCGTATATTCTGACCCAACAAACAGGAAGCAATGTACACACCGTAATTGAAGAAATTAAGGACTTGGCTGAAAAACTAGAAGAATTGGGGGATACGTTTGAAGATAAAACAAAGGTCGTAGATGAGGATACTACCGGTCTAGCCCAAGCAAAAGAGTAGCCGGAAGAGGGATTCTTCCAGCTTTATAATGCCTCCAGGTTATCAACAATGAAGCCGGAGGCATTTTTATGGCCCCCGCCGCCATACTTCTTGGCAATCGTGGAAACATCGAATGCACCCTCGGATACAAGGGAGAAGTGGACTTTTCCATCAACTCCAAAATAATATCCAGCTACAAAAGGAAAGTCCTTGTGTTTATTGGCTAGATAGTTGCCCGTTTCTGCCTGTAAAAGGGGTGTATTTACTGTGGGGACTTCAAAACCACCGATAGTGAGGAGACGCATGGTACGGTCTTCGATTCCCTCGATATGAACCTTCACATAATCGTAGATTGCTTGACCTTGGTTGAACATGGGGGATGAGAGAGCATCGGGCCGTTCCAATTCTTTTTTAATCTTATCCCAGCCCGAAAAGGTGCGGGGCTGCGTAGAAAGGTAGTAGAAGAATTGCTTGGACTTAGGAAGTGACCAATGCCACAAATCCATATCCTCAACGTATCTTAACAATAACGGAACAGGAACTTCGGGGTTAAAATATTCCCACGCCAAAACAGCCGCCGAGTGCTCCTGATTGATATAGACGTAGGGTAAATCCCCTATTTCCTCTTCCGCGCTCTTATGGTGGTCAATGATTGTTAATGATTTCACGGAAGCGGCTAATTCTTCGGTCTCTTCTCGTGGGAGAGTGTAGTCAATCATATAAACATCGGCATCAGAGCTGAGGTAAGGAACTGGCTTGCCATACGACATCTCTACATATTTGGCTTCGGGGCCAAAATGTGACCATGCCGAATACGCGGAACCAAATCCATCCTCGTCATTATGGTGCAGAATGTAAATCATATATTTTCTCTTTCTAAAAAAGTGAATATCCCTCCTATCGCCAGAGAAGAAGGGATATTCTAAATGGGGTGGGGCACACTATTTTAATCGTCGTCTTGTGCAACCAGATTCGAATTGTCGTAGAAGTTGGCTACTTGAGTTTTTCCCGCATTGCGAGCATTAAAGTAGGCAGATGTGCTTGCATTAGTGGCATTTAGTCCCATCGTAGTTCCAGCGGCATCTGATGTGTACCTCATTACATTGCCCGCAGATAGGTTTAGGCGCTTCTGTAGAAGCACTTCGTCCTGATTAGCGACAAGGTAAACAAAAGTCCAACGCTCAGTAGCTTCCTTCTCCTTGATAAGACTTGCAATCTGCTCCTGATTAAACGTGCGTGAGGAGTTTTCTGCTCCATCCGTCACGACGACGACAAGAATAGCATCCTCAGTCCCTAATTCTATGGAGGAGAGGATATTGATGCCTTGTCCTACAGCATCGTACATAGCAGTAGTACCGTCGGGAATGTATGTTTGCTTGGTGAGCGGTGCTACGTCATAAATATTCGATTCAGTGTATGTTACTTCAACGGAGCCGTTGAATTGGATTAGTGTAGCTAGGATTTTATGCTCAGGATTGGCTTGGTTTTTAAGCACGAGAAGCTGTTCATTGAAACCGCTGATGGCTTCATCCCAGGCAGCCCCCATTGAACTACTTTTATCTAGTATAAGTGCAACATGAGTAAACTTCATGTACAACTCCAATCAATTACCTAATTATACTACCCTTCCATTCTGTTGTCAACAATGAGAAAGCCCGCAAAGCGGGCTTTCAATCAACCGGAATTTGTCTAGCTCTTTTATCCTTATGTATAGGAAGGGTTATCGAGAGAACACCGTATTCCATTTTAGCTTTAATACCTTCTTCATCATAGGAATCAGATAATGTAAAACTCCTATTTATTCCAGATGTTTCCTTTCGTGCTGATATTCTAAGAATACCATTTTCAACCTCAACATTTATATCATCTCTGGAATATCCAGGCAAATTCAAAGAAAATGTATCTTCTTCTTTTCCCCTATTAAATTCACCTTGCCATAAATCTTTATCCCATGAGTACAGGGGTTGGAAAAGCCGGTTAAATTGGTCTAAAGAATTGCGTCGTGCCAACATTTTAAACCTTCTTAAACTTGAGTGTCTTACACTCACATAATATTATAAATCAACAGTGATTATCTGTCAAGACCCCAAACATTCAATGTTATCATAGACTTCATCATAAATAATCAAGAGACTAACGTCAATATACCAGTGCTCTATGCTGCCTGGCGCAGCCACTCCAATCTGCACGGTGCGGAAATGACGATTAGATAGGGACCATGTTTGTCCCTTCTTATTAATTACGTTATACCATATTTCACCATTGATACCACAACCCTCAACGGTATTAATTACAAGATATGCAGTTCCTTTTTCTAGCCCCGCCTCGTCAGGTGTAGGGCCAGAAGGTGTGTCCTTTCCAACATACGTACAAGGAATTACCCATTGCTCATACTGCATTGGATTCTTCCCCTTCCTTAGTACCATCAGGAATCTTATTGTTTAAGGCTTTTATAGCATCATTGTATGCAATCATCGTATCAATTTGGTGAATAACGTCAGACAAAGCGTTATGGGCAAGCCCCGTGCGACGCGGCACATCTAACTCAGGAACACCTAGATTGCGAATGGTATCCTTGAATGTCCTAACGTCACGCCGACGCCAAAACATAGAAAACGGGTTGGTAACGTCGAGTTGGGCCGTTAACCTGTCCAAAATAGCAAAGTCAAAATCTGTTCCCTGCGCCCACGGGGTTTGTTGTTTCTTGCCCGTCCCAACCCACTTGTTAAGAGCTATAAGAGCTTCGCGTGTAGTCGTTGCCTTCTTATCGAAAAGAATATTCTGAAAAACTTCACGGCGTTCATCAGCCATCCACCATCCCCATGTCCCCTTCTCAATCTTGCCATAGGAAACGGCGTCAGGTAGACTAATATTCTTATAGAAAGCATTATCTGTATCTACCTCACCAGCATTCAAGTCAAATTTAATCGCCGCAATTGAGATAACCGGCGCAGACTCACGTGCGGCTCCAAGGGTTTCAATATCAACCATTATATGCTTCATTCAGAGTCCTTTCTATTCTCTTCCTCTGGTGGCAAAAACTCAGAAAAAGGCTCGTCTCTAGGAAGAGGCGGCGATGCTATTGCTAAGAGTATTACAAATCCTAGTATTATACCCACTACCCACATTATTTCTGCTTCCCCTTATCAAGGACAGTTAAAACTCCCCTATTACGGGGAGTATTATATCTCAGGTTTTGATGAGAAAGATTAGATGTTAGGATTTTCCACTGCAAGGCACGCTTCTCCATAAGCATCAAGCAAATTGCCAAAGTCAGTAATGGAAATATAAGCAAAACCATTATTACCCCAGGATTTGCCCCAAGAGTTCTTGATGCGAAGCAAGCCTTTTCCGACATTAATGCCATCTAGAACGTAACAATGCCCACCTACGTTTGCACCTGTAGGGTGTATAACCCCATTCGCATCAGGCTGAAACATGTCCATGCTCCAGGCCGTACCTACGACTAGGGGACCAGTTGTTAAGAGACAAGTCTTTACATCTTCGATGTTTTGTGCCCAATGGTACGAAAGCACATACCCTTGTTCCTGTAAAATCTTGGCTCCTGCACGTACAGTACTTCCTTGGTGGGGCTGAGGAAGGCCGTCGATGGCCTGTTCTTTAGCATAGAAACTTGCTGGGTCCTCAACAGGAGACTTATCCTTGGGGTGTTTAATTGGCCCGTCAGAAACCCAATGCATCCATCCATAAGCGGTACATTGCTCCGTGTGGCCTTGATTCCCCCACCAACCGTCTGCCCACCAGTACTTCCAGGTATTATCTGTAGCCTTAGCGGGTAATTTTGCGCTAAGTGGAAACTTATTGTCTCTTTCGTCGGGAACATGAATTCTTCCTAATCCGTATTCCATCTAATCCTCCAGTTGGAATCTAGGGTAGTAGTCGGTACCTCCATTGATGGGGTCCAACCAGTCTGAAACGCGTCGTGCATAGGTGCCTCCCTTATCATCATGATAGGTAACGACAGCCTCCCCATCATAAGGGTATGACTTGAATATCGCAATCGAATCCACAGTGTAACTACCACCTTTATAATGCTTATATTTACGCCCCGGAACGGGATATGGTGCTTTCATTTTTACAGCTTCCTGCTTTTCTTCTTCAGAGGGCTTTAAAATCCAGATTTCTGCACTCTCAGGCGCAACAACAATCCCTTCACCATCCTGGGTAAAAAAGTAGAAATCCACATCTATTTCACAAATATACAGGTCTTCCCCTGGCTGGTCATGTATACTATACTTCGGATAGTCCTTACTCCAGTGGTCAAAATAAATGATTCTGTTTATATGTATCCGGTCTGAAAAGTTTATGTAATCTATAGATAGCAACGTGCCTTGTAGAGCATTAAGCTTAGCTTCTAATTCCTTTTCATAATCTAACATATTTTTCCTTTCGTGGGGGAGGGGTCCAGTGCCGTAAACTACATTATCAACACGTCTTAGCGGAGTTCCATAAGTGAAAGCTGCCATTATGCTCCCTTCCTTACACACTATCTTATCCAAAACATCGGTTACAACCGTTTATGGGTTTAATGGCCAAGGCCGCGTAGTTGTCAAAGTTATAGCTAGAGTACCGTTTTTGTCAAACAGATATTCCCCCGTTTGCGGATGGCGCAGTAAGGTATAGATGCGAATTTCTTCTGCTTTTTCATCCAACTCGATACGCTGCACGTCTTGGATGCCCGGAGAAAGAGCCTGAGCCAGTACATGCCCGATAACATTATCCCGATGTGAACCAGTTTCTAGAATAATCGGAGTATAGGAGGATGCTCGCGTAGAAATTACTACCTTGCCATATGAAGTAGGGAATTCTATGTGGTCCTCATATACTGTTGCGGTAATGGGGATATAAAAGATAGTACCGCCTTGAGTACATACCCTGTAGGCCCATTTTTGCTGAGCCCACTCGCTAGCCGTATCATCCCCGATAAGCACTTTATAGGTTGTGGGGACGCGATAATAGAAATCGAGGAGGTCCCCACACATATCAATATGCTCAAGTTTTAATTGAACTCCTATCCAAGAATCCAGCATTTTTTCGATGGTATAATTCTTCATATCATATCCTTCCGGTGTTGTACGCCGCCCTTTCTACTACTAATCCATCCACATAGGGGCCTTGGTAACAAATCCTGTCTCCAAGTACTTCTGCGTCCCCCGGAACAGTATATTTCTTCCCTGTACCCAAGTCTGTTAGTATAAACGACGTTTCTACATGTTCTCCTTCCTCTTTGTCATAATAGTACTGTATTTTCAGACCTTGATAGGTGAATTCATCTACGTATGAGCTGTAGATACTCGGACCCCCAACAAACTCTGTTGAATGGTACTTGACGTTATGGCCCGACCATTGAAGTAATTTTAATAGCACATCGTCATTCATACGACTCCTTACCCGCAGTTTGAAGCTCCGCAGTCACGGCACAAAGTACAGCCTGATTCGAAGATTACATTTTCACCACCACAAACAGAGCATGTAACTCCTTTAATCTCGGTACCGTTCTTAATATGAGATGAAAGGAACTTCTTGATAGCAAAGATTAGGTCTGTAACATAGACCTCTGGAACGCGGTCCAAAGCTGCCACAATGTTGGTCAATGGAATGTTATGACGGAGACACATGGAAACAAACTTAGCAACACGCATGTATCCCCCGTTGCCTTTGGTTTTTTCTTTTTGTACTTCAATCAAGTCAGGGTCAATCTCAAAGCGTTCAAGCAAGTCTACGAGTACTTTAACTGCTCCGTTTGCTTCACGAATATCCCCCGTGTTGTTCGTTTGAATCCAAAGTGCGATGGGGAATATTCTCTCGGAATCCTCGGGCAGATAAGAGAAATTCATGTAGAACTTCTGCCCTTCTCGCTTAATAATATGCATATCCCCATTTATAAACACATCAGGAAGCTTCAAGTCCTTTTTAATAACATCTGGCTGTTTAGTCTCTTTGGATTCCTCGACTTGTGAGAGGACTGCTTCCATTGAACCGGCTCTATAGGTTGTGAATCCATTTAGCCCGCGCTTCCATGCCTCCATATACAGATTCTTAAACTCTTCATAGTCGTAGTTATTTGGCACATTTAGAGTTTTGCTCGTGCTTTGGTTCATATTGCTTTGAACTATCTCTTGTATATTGATATGGTCCATAACGTTCAAGTCGTTGGTTGTAACCATGTAATATTCGACGGGCAACGAAAATAAACCTTCTTGCACTTCATAGTCCTCCGGGTAATTATCCATAACCCATTGAACTCCATAGTCCCTTACAGTTTCGGTAATGCATAAACCTCGATTGTGTGGTTCATAAAGCCAGTTCGTTCCGTTATATTCTCCGGCCCACGCTACGGAGTCTCCCTGCTTTGTCTCCTTCAATATATCCTTAATATTCTCTTTTGTTAATCCCTTGGGCCAAGTATCAGCGATGTAGGTACGCTGGTATTCAGTCATAAACACGGGCTCAATACCATTCGAAACAATATCACAGATAACCGACGAATTACCTAGTGGAGGATTCGTGGTTGTCTTACCGTTACGGACACCATTCTTACGGATTAAGTCCTTGGTTTCCTCGGAAATCTTTGTGAACTCGGTGAACCATTGAGTCGTTAGGAAGTTTTCATTGTAGGCGGGGAATGGACCCTTTTCGGCTGCCAACTCCGCAGACGTTCTCCAGGTCAATTCTTCCTTTAGGGCGGTGACTCTTTCAGTAAATTCATGCGCGTCTTTGGAATTATATGCAATACCCATCATATACAAGGCGGACCCCAAACCATTGATGCCCATACCATATTGACGCACATTTTCTGTGGCCCAATTATATTGAGGTAACGCATTGTTTGTTAAGTCATTAACATTATCCAAAGCCCGCGCAAAGATAGGAATATCTTTCTTTAACTGGTCCCAGTCAAAACTCCTATCATCCAAAACGTACTGAGTCAAGTTGATGGACCCCAAAAGACATACGGTACTCGTAAGTGGGTTGCCACCAATCTCACCACACGGGTTTGTGGCGTTCAATGGACCAAGGTAAGCCAACGGATTATTGCGCTGCATACTGTCATAGAACAAAATACCCGGTTCTGCACGGTTGTATGTAGACTTCATAATTAGGTCATACAACTCACGGGCCTTAATACGCTTGTAAACCTTACCGTCAAAGTGCAAATCGTAGAAGTCGTCAGCTTCAACGGCTTCCATAAACTTGTTGTCCACGATAACAGACATATTGAATTTTGTTAGACGGCCCGGTTCCTGCTTCGCTCGTACATACTCTTCGATATCCGGGTGCCAAATAGGCAGAACAGCCATCTGAGCACCTTTACGAGCTTGCTTCTTCATTTTAATAGAAGCATCTTTACCCATTTCATCTAAATAATTCTTAATCGTATCTTGATATCCGTCATTGTTACCCATGACAATAACTGTCGCTACTTTATCCCAGATATCCATATAATGAATCACACCAGGGTGAGTGATACCTATACTTTTAATAACAGAGCCACGCGGCCGAATAAAACCAAAATTAATACCATACCCTCCCTCCGACTTGAGGGTTTCTGCCTGTTCCAGCAGAGTGAGCATGATATTCTTTAGATTGTCACCAGTATCGTCTGTATGGTAAGTAACATCAATAGTTTTGTCCGTATTTGGCACAGGGCGTTGGTAGGAGATGGTCGCGTTTTTTACAGGCCCATTAATGAAGCAGTTGCCACTAAAAATACCTCCTGAAAGGGTAAAAGTTGCAGTTTTTGGCACAACCGCACAATACACTTCTTCCTCACGCAATAGTGGAGTAATGCTAACAACCTTAAACTTTAGGTTACGAGCGTTGTATAGAATTAGTCTTTTGAGTAAGCTACTACGCTTACCCAAATTAGTTTCTTCTGAGTGGTAATCCGTTCTATATCCAGTTGCAATGTATCCCGCAAAGGGAGCATTCTCCTGCAACCATCGAAGGCCCTTTAGGTTGGTTGAAGAAAGCTCTACCCGTTCGTCACTGAGTATGCTCCCGTCAGCAGCTAACCAGCCTTTGATAAAGCCTGAAATGTAATTAGGGTCAGTATCCGTAGGAAGCTCTTTGAAGTTTATAGGGCTTCTAACGTAGGTGATTGCATCAACACCACCCCAGTCAACACCTTTAACATTGTCAAACATGGAAGAGTACTGTAAATCTTTTTGACCGAAAAACCTTACTTCAAACTTATAGTCTCCGTTTGCGTAGCTGTAAGCCCTCCAGCCACCACCAAAAACAAACCCGTGTTGGAATCCGTAGCGGTAGTTCTCCGAAGTAGTATCTACCTCTGCCACCTGAGCAGGAACAACATCTCCTACACGCAACGCTGTCGTTTCAGTTCCATCCGAGAGTATCCATCTGTGGTCAGGAGTTACCTCCACAGAAAGGCCATACGTGCCCCTGAATGGACGATAAGCAGTACTACCCTTCTGTCCCTTTAGATGAGAAATATCTAGTTCTTGGGCGGGTCTAAAAACCACAGATTGTAGCTGTTGAACACCAAAAGGTCGGATAGTAGCTGATTGCCAACCCTCTTCTGTCAAAACTGTTACTTCTTTCCCAACAGTCTCAGCGAAAGAAATTATGCCGAAATCCTTAGTAAGAAACTTTTCCGTACCAGAAAAACAGTTCATCAACGTGGTACCAGCGTAATCTGTACCAGCGTTGGCTGTTATTCGGCCACCAAAGGTATTCTTTAGCCCGACAGCATCCCCATTTTCATCGAGCTTAATCATCATGTCAAGGAATTTCTCATACCAATATTCGGAATCGACCTCAACGCTTGCTAAAGCACGAGCCACCCGTTGAAAGGTTTCAAGTGGTGTTTCGCCGTCATATTGATATTTACTCGCCCAGTTTTGCCGAGCAAGCGTTGTCTTAAATAGTTTATCCTTCATTATTCTCCTGAGTAAATATCAAAAGCAGACGTGTAGGTGTGCTTCGCTTGGAGCCCTTTGAACTCGTTTTGTTGGGTACCATTAATAAAAAGCTTGACAGTCGGCACAGATTGAATCCTATATTCTTGTGCAAGCTCGGGAGCTGAGTCTACATCGACATAATAAAAGTCTAAGGACGGGTACTTTTTAGAAAACTCTTCCATCATAGGGTGGAGGAACTTACAAGGCTGACACCATCCCAATGCGCCAAAATATACAACAGAATTTGTAAGTTGTGTGCCATCAAAATCAGTGTGTAACATGTTTATCTCCAATAAGCCTTTTAGTTTTTCTTTTCATAGGAAGAGTAGTATCCAAGAGAAGGCCGCGCGCTTTGATACGTTGTATCTCTTCCACTCTAAAGCGTAAATCCCAATAATTACCTGACTTACGTTTAGTTATCTTACCATTAAATTCCTTACTCAATCCTTCTAAAAAGACTAGACTAGCAGATGTTATTGATATAGAACGGCCATCCTTTTTAACCCAACCATCCCCGTCTATGACTCCCCTCAAGAGGCCAAGTTTAAACTGCTCTTGGGCTTGAAAGAACTTGGGAGTAAGTGACATATCATATGTTTTTGAACTAAAAGTTAGATATTCTCTAACTGTCTCCATGAATTTTGGCATTGTACAGATATACCTAGATTTAAAACTGGAGGAAAGTGAATTTATATCTACTCTTTGCACAATATCCTCGGCGGAAAAGTTTTCAAGAAGTAGATTAAAGAAAGCCACTACAGTATCGTGGTCTTTAGATGAGAGGCTAAGTGCAACTCGTTCTACGGGCGACCGATTCTTTCTATTGATTGTAGCGGAACCATCTGTCGCAAATAACCCTACTGCCCAGCCTAATGCAAATAATTCTATATTCTGTCGTTCTTTATACTTTGTACGATAGCCCCGTGTCCGTGGACTGTTTAGTTTGGAACGATGTTCTACGACTGTCCGCCGCCCGCGCCCTAATTGAGCGGCAATCCAAGCATTAGACTTATCTTTATGCTCTAAAAGAAAGTCTGTTTCTTTTTGACTCCATCTATTATGTTTTCCCATATTTACATTATATAGCACCAAAGCGCATAGCTCAATCAGCTTTATTCTCCTTTAGGTACTTGTGTACCTTTCTCAAAAACGAAAGACTTTCTCTAGGTGGATTCCCTACAATGGGTATATCTAATGTTTGTTTATTATTGAGCGCCTCCAAAGGGACCAAAACTACCTTGCTTTTATATCCATAGTTCGCAACTTCTTTTATATTGTCCTTATACTCGCGTTCTAGCTCACTAAGTTGCTCCTGAGTGAAGAAGTACATCTTCCACGTCAAATCTTCTTTAAAAATATAGACAATACAGTCGGCTTCCGTCGTATGAAGCCATCCTTTTTTGTGTACAACACCATCTTTTTGTCTAGAAACAACCTCAATAGCCATATTTCCGGTTGAAGATGCTTTCAGGTCAAACTTCGTGTCGTAAAAAATCCCATCCACAACAAAATCTATACCACGTTTCTGCCAAGAGCGTGTAGAAGATACATTCTTTACGTCTTTTCTAATTTTTCCCATCAGGGAGATAAAGAGAGCCTCTCCTATCTCACCAACACTGTTTGAGGTTAGAAAATTATGAGTCTGTGCCATGTGTACCCAATCAGGAACGCTGATGGTCTCTCTTTACCATGTCAAGAGCTTCCAAAGCCAGTTCCATATCCTCAGGCTCCATCATAACATACTCTTCTATGAGATTTATGACAACATCAACAGGGTCTACGGCATAGTGGGACCAAAACTCGTGTTTGCCCCACCCATGCCGCTCATCAAGATGAACCCTGTGCGCGAGAGGAACGGCCCCAAAGTCAAAATATTTCTTTAGCCCGTCAGAGTATTTTCGAGTTACAGACTCATGATGTATGTCGGAAGGGTATTCTCCGGTGATACAACAATACTGCTCCCCAACGAAGTCCAAGTAGGCCGGACTCTTGTATACTGTCTTATAGCTCATCGTGTCTCCTGTTGAAAATACTTATCTTAGCACTACATTATGCCATTAACAAACATGAGAATCATTAAGAATACCTACAGAAAAGAGTCTAGATATATTATCCAGACCCTCCTTCTTTGATATGTGTAGTTGCTATAAAAGCTTAGCTACCTGAGCCCGAATCCGGTCAAAGGCATCCAAATCTGATGCCAAAAACTCTAAAATACCAGGACGGCCACGGAATCTAGGCTCCTCTACATCAGGTATCCATTCAGCGGGGAGTGTATACATGGAACCCTCTTTCTTAATACCAAGTCTTTCTAACAAATTCTTATCTGTAAGAATGTTGGCTAACTCTTCAATCAGGTCTATATTACCATTCTCATCTATAAAATATTTGGCTTCCTTGAACGGCACACTCAACTTATTCTTTTCTGTATATGCTGTAATCTCTAGAGGGTCTGAGCCTCTTTTTTTGGCTTTTAGTGTGATAATTATAGACGAATGGAAATCTAAAGCGTGACCTCCTGGACGCACAGGTTTAGGGTTGTACATATTAAGAGAGTCCCGTTGCTGATTTGTAAAAATCATCCACATGTTGTTACGTGAAATGGGTCCATTTAGCTTAGGAATAAAATCAGACATAATCTTAGCCCTCTTACCCATATTGGCGTCTCCTAATTCACCAGAGACCACTGCTTTGATTGGGGCCCCTGCTACGGAGTCGAAGACAATCATATCCACAGTCCTAGAGTTGGCCAAACGAACAGCTACTTCTCCTGCTGTTTCTAAATCATCTGTTTTAATCCAATCCATATTAGACATGTCTACGCCTTGTTTTTCAGCCCAATATGGGTCTAATGCGTACTCTGTATCTATGAAGACAATCTTACCACCCATTTTTTGTAGGTTAGCAACCGCTTTTAGTGCATGGGTGGTTTTGCCGGAAGCTTCCCAACCGGCTAAAACAGAGATTCGCCCTCGTGGATACCCACCTATACCTGTAGCGATATCAAGACTTAAGCTACCAGTCGATATAACATCTACCTTGGCTATTTCTCCCAAGATTACACTTTCATCCCCAAAGTCTTTTTGAATTCCTTGAATGACACTGGCAATGGACTTACCGCTGCCATTATTAAACTGCATTCGGGCTCCTAAATCTGAATCATCTTTTTTCATAACCATGTTTACGCCCCTTGTAGAACTGATGTGAGATACTCATAAAGCGCTCTCTTAACTACAAGAGGAGCAGCAGGGTTGTAATGTCCCATAACTTCTACTTCGCTGATTGCAAGTTCAATATTCTCACGGACGGCATTCTCAACTTCCAATGCACGTGCCTCCGCAATGATTTTTTTAATTATATCATCCGGGTTGGGGCGGTCAACAGGATAAGCCCACTCTGGGAGCTGAGGCGTTTCTACAACTCTACCATACTCGGCTCTTCCCTTGAGGCCCTTCAAATCATAAAGATAAGCCCCGATACCAAATTTAACCGCAGCACGCTTCAAAGCATCAGAAGTTGCGCCCTTTAGTTGGTCAGCCATCGACGGGCTACCAACATCGGCCTTAGTGACACCAAGAATAGTCAAATCACATTGCATCCCGCCGTATTTTATATCATTATATTCGTATTCGGCAAACGACTTATCCTTGAGGCCCGTGATTTTGCCCTGCTTGAACCAGAATACATCCTTTTCATCGAGCCCTAATTCCGATATTTTGGACTGGACAGCAGCGACACTGGTAACATCTTTTACCTCTGTTTCGGTAACGGTTGTTGGGTGGTAAGAGTCATGCCAGTTTTCGGCCCCAATAACCCCATTTAGACGTTCAATGACTTGACGGGCGTCAAGGTAGGCTAACACTGTGTTGCCTCCACCAACGCGAAAGTTCAACTCTTCGATTGGAAACGGCTCTGATAAGCGCTCGATAACCCAATTATCAAGCTTTAAGCTCAAGTTGCTACTCATTATGTCCTCCTTAGTGGTACATATAAGTCATTATAGCATGGATATTTAAGGTCGTCCACTGTTAAAAAGTACGATTATATGAAGATTTTGCTTCAAAAATGCCAAAATTCTTCTTAAACACTAGGTCATTGGTAAAGACTGGCCCGTTTCTCTGTTTCGCAATCTCAAGCTTGACATATACCTCATCCTGGTCTTTAAGATACTCGTCTACATCTTCTAAGCCCAAGTCACTGATGCTATTCAAGTCGTGGTAGAGAAAGGCCACTATAGAAGCATCTTGTTCCAAGGAACCTGAATCTCTCAAATCAGCCAGGTTAGGACGCCCTGTGCTGCTCCTTTTTACTACGTCTCGATTTAGCTGAGAGGCTATAACTAACGGTATATTTAACTCGCTGGCTACATTTTTTAATTCTCGGGAAATTTGACTTAGCTGTTCATTACGATTGCGAGTCGCAAGTTGACCAGCAGCCCCAATTAGGCCAATATAATCCACGTATACAATATCGCAATGGTGGTCGTAAACTAGTTTCCTAATCTTTTGTGGTACTGTGTTGCTATTAAATGGTCCAACATCATCCACGAAAAATGGTTGTTCGGAATACCACAACAGTGCCGCCATCAAATGCTCATCAGCTTGGAACTCGTCACCTCCCATCCTCAGAATTTCGGCCCCGTCCACCTTTGCACGGGCCGCAACCAAACGATTGAGTAACTTAGCAGACTCCATTTCCATCGACAAAAAGCCGATTTTTGCACCTTTTTCCAGATTAACTCGTGCGGACTGCAACATCATGGCCGTTTTGCCTGTACCAGGACGTGCTGCAAGATAGGAAATTTCCTTGCTATCAAAATCAACTAACTTTGTGTCTATTTCTGGCACGCCCGTATAAAGCCAACTGTTCCTACCTCGATAAAGCATTTCTATGTAGCTTTTCATCAAGTCAGCGCCCGTAGTTACTTGCTGTTTGACTCCCTTCCCATTAATACTCTGCACCAGGGAGGAAAGCTGCTCTGTATACTCGTTTAAAGACTGATTTCTTTGCTGTAGTTCCTTTGAAAGTTGCCCAAGTTCAAACTCTAGAGTTCTGAACCCAGAAAATTCGGCTATTTGAACTGCAAAAGCCATCACAGTCTCTCCACTAACGCGATAATCCAGGAATCCTCGCAACTCAGTCTCAGTTATACCTTCGTATGATTGTTTGTATAGTTCATTCCAGACAGTTTTCACATTAACTTCTACATTATTCGTAAAAAGTCTAATCATGGCACCATAAACTGTCTTGGTGTCTCCATAATAGAAGTCGTCCTCACTAAGTAAACCTATAAGCCTGGGCAGGAGGGTCCCATCATACATCACACTTCCCAGAATCGAGACTTCGCTTTCCCTAGAATTCAAAAGTTCATTCATTTTGCTCCTTAATCAACGCAAACATTGGATTCAACACAGGTTGTGTTTGACTTCTCTGCTCTTTTCGCTCCCGTTCCTCGCGTTCCTTCTTAGCTAGATGTGCTTGCTCTGCTTCGATACGTCTTTGCTCTGCAAGTTGTATCTGTTTCTGCTTCTCTTGCTTTGTGAAGATGTGTTTTCCCTTCTGGTAATTAACTTCCAGGTTGCGAAGGCAGTTATCAAACCCATAACCGTTCTCAAGGTAATAGTAGTTGGTTGAAACATAGGTTGTGGCTATACGAAGCTTCTCTTCCAGGTCCTCCGGGAACTCTTTTAAAGCCTTTTGCACTAGCTTGCGTCGACTTCCGCGTATGGTGCGAATCTTTGCAAGCCCTCCGCAGTTATCATTCCATGTATTTATGAGATTCTGGTATCCGTCAACGGAAGTTGACGTAATGCTATTACTACTATCCTTATTACTACCCTCTATATTAATAGGGCCCGAATCATGGGAACCCATGTTGGCGGAACCCATGTTCTCGGTCTCCATCAATCCGATATCCGAAATTCCAATATCGGTGGTATGAGGCCGTTCATAAACTAGGTAGATGTATTGACCAAAATCACCATTATCTTTTCTCTCCTGGTGTCTAACCAGATAACCAGCTTCTTCTAGCTCTTTAATGCCAGAAGAAACACTCGCTTTCCCTTCTCTTGTATTCGTAACAATTTCACTCAGATAGAACTTCCAACCATCTGGGCGGCTTAACATATACACTAGTAAACCCTTAGCTTTGAAACTCAAATTATCATCATAAAGACATGTTTTATCAATCTGCACAAACGGGTTTTCACGTTTGACAGTTCTAAAAATCATCTTCTAGATTCTCCCTGACTTCATAGGTAAAACGACCAAAACGTCCTCTTGACCTTTCCTGGATTTTTTGTAAATAGCCCCGAGCTTCTAACTCATTAATTCCTGTCATTACGCCGTTTCTTCCATCTGTGGCTTGTGCTACTATATCCTTGACATGCACATCCGGGTACTGTAAAAGAAAAGCCAATATTCCCTTTGCTTTCCAGCTAATTTCTTGGTCTAAAATGTAGTCCATCTTTTCCTTCCTTCCAATGTGTGTTATAATCAAGTATACAACAAAAACGGATAACGGTCAACATGAATAATATTACAAATAAGGATATATTAATCAATCTGGACATCGCCCTTAATAAGACAGGATTGTCTATTCTTGATACTAAGGATAACATTCTTTATTCCGAAGTAGTTACAGTTAAATCACATTGGGAATATTACAAAAAACTGAATCATCTTTATGAGTATTACCTTAAGTTTTTTGATAAGGTTTTCAATCTTAAACCTAAAAGTGTCCTTCTAATCTTAGAAGGTCGTCTAAAGGCTGGATTTTCTGGCAATACATTAGCTTCCATTGAAGGAGCCCGCACTACTGCCTATCGTGCGTACTATATTGTATGTCATAAGCATGAGGTTGATGTGAGAATGAAAATTTATGACCCTCAAACTGTCAAACAGTATTTTTCTGGGCGCCGTAATGCTGATAAAGAATTGATGTACAAGTCAGCACTCTCACGCTTCTCATCGTTGAATACAGTAGAATTCCAGGAAGATATTTATGATTCGTTATATTTGGGACTGTATCATTTACATGCCTCCAAGAAGGTTACACCATCAAAAAGAAAGAAGAAGTAAGGAGACGATATGGGCATTTTATCTGACATTCGTCAACACGCGGGGCTAAAAGAGATTTGGATTGACCGCAATAAGTTGATGATGAGCCTAGGAATAGACCTTGAGAACGCGGAATACATTGTATTGAACCAGCTCTCTCCAGAAGAAGTAGCCGACCTTCTAGTTAAGTCTCTTATGTGGATGGAGACTATCAACGAAAAAGTGGGCACCGCAAAAAAGTTCAAAATGGATGAAGAGTTGGAGCGAGACAGAGTATTCAATGACGTTGTACGAAAGCTGATGGGGATTGAAGATGGTCTTAAAGTCACAGAAGCAAAAGCGGCTGCTAAAAGTCACCATGAGTATGTAGCGGATTCGAAACGCTATAATACATTAGCCGCGTATGTGGATTATTTGTCCCGGTTGCTCGACAATCTGGACAAATATCACTACGCCATCAAATCTCGTATTGACGCAGCAAGAAACATTGAAAGGAAATACTGAGAGAGGACTGATTTTAATGCGTAATTCGGAAAAGTATGCTACAACAGATGGACGGACCCCTGAGGTAGACGGGCCTACTCCGACCGAGGAAACCTTGGCAGATGGACAATATAAATCTCACTGGATTTTGACGAAGGAGGAGCGTTCCAAGGGATTTATTCGGCCTGTGCGCACTTCGTATAAACATGTTGGTGTACGCCCAACGTACTCCTTGCGTGCCTTAACACCACATGAACAGGAGGTACATAGTGAGATGAATTACCAATACTATGAAGAATATCCTCCCGAAAAGCTTCCCCTCATTGGGCATTATTGGACTGAGGAAGCACTAAATAGTGGGTGTGGTGGCGTTACAACGATGCCATATGACATCGCAGAAACCTGGGCAGCAGACCCACATTTCTACGGTTCCACTTTTTGTGCTCGTTGCCATAAGTACTTGCCTGTCGAGGAATTCGTGTGGAACGGTACAAATGAAAGACTTGGTTCATGATGGAAGATAAGAAACATAACGGATATCTCCCCACTGGTAATATCTAGTTATCACGGATACATACTATTGTTTCATGATATAGAAGGGATAGACGGCACTATTGAATTCTTGCAGGGTTTATCTGAAAAAGCCAAAGCAGGTGAGCTGGGAGATGGGCCTTACATGTGGGGTATTAGTACACCACTGGATGCAGAGATAGCGGAACAATCGCGTCAGTGGTGGGATGAATATACCGATTTTCTGAAAGAGAGGTTGAGAAATGGATGAATCAATACCAGTACTAGATAAAGGATTTGTGCGTCTTGTGGATTACATGGGAAATGATGAAAGTATAGTACAAGCGGCCCGTGTTTCTTACGGCGGAGGTACAAAAAGTGTGCGCGAGGACAAGGCACTAATTGACTACCTAATGCGTCACCACCACAGCAGCCCCTTTGAAATGGTGGAGTTTAAATTTCATTTGAAGCTCCCGCTTTTCGTGTTTGCCCAGCTTGTACGTCACCGTACTGCCAGTTTGAACGCCATGAGCGCACGCTATAGTGAAATGCCTGATGAATTCTATACACCGGAATCGTATCGCACACAAGATACGAATAATAAGCAGGGAAGTTTAGACTACTTAAGTCCTGCGTGGAATGAATTCCCTTCTGGCGAGGTCCGTTCGGGCTCCACAATCGAATATGACAGATACCAAGCACTGCTTGAACATGGGGTAGCACGGGAAATGGCCCGAATGGTCTTACCTCAGAATCTCTATACCGAAGTTTACTGGAAGCAGGACTTACATAATCTGCTTCACCTTCTACGTCTGCGTTTGGACCCTCATGCACAGTGGGAGATTCGTCAATATGCGCAGGCCATCTATGGCATTATACAGCCAATCATACCTTGGACTATTGAATCCTGGGAAAATCATGTTCGTCAGGCTATTTCCCTCTCGGATATCGAGCAGGAAGTTCTCGTGCGTATGACTGAGCACGGCTCTTTCAATGAAGGAAGCATGGAATCTATCATAAACCACATGATTGAACAGGGTAAAATCTCCAAAGGTTATTCTCGTGAGATTAGAGAAAAGTTTAGAACCCTCTACTTTCGAAAGGGTTTGAAAGAATACCAACAAAGGGTGCTAGAGAATAATGTCTAGGATATATTTGGCTGGCCCCATCAGTGGTTTATCCTATGATGGGGCAACTGACTGGAGAGAACGGACTAAGTTGGAGTTAGCCCCACATGTCGAGTGTCTTTCCCCTATGCGGGGCAGCGAGCATTTGAAAGGCCGTGAGTTGTTAGATGACCACGACCCCAATGTGCTTGCTACTACTCCTGCGGTCCTTACGGCTAGGGATAAATCCGACGTAAGGCGGTCTGATTTGGTGCTTATCAACTTTCTTGGAGCCACAAAAGCGTCTAGTGGCACTTTTATAGAGATTGGATGGGCAGATGCATGGCAAATTCCCATTGTCGCTGTCATAGATGAAGGCAATCCTAATAAGCACGCAATGGGGGACGTTCTGACTCTGCAAGTTCCGACACTGGAAATGGCCATTAAACTCGTTAAAGAAATATTAAATATAAAAACGCACTAGACGAACATGAAAATCTGTAGTATAATAGAAGGGTAGGGGCCGTAAGATGAATCAGACTGAGCTTTTTGTTGATGGGCTGATAACTGTCTTAAAAATTGTAAAAAAGGATACCCCCGTATTAGTGGAAGCCAGTAAGGGCAAGTTGTTTATTGCCTCTTACAACGACTTCCACAGTATTGTTTTTGAGTGTGAAACTGCCTGGGAGGACTTTAAGGTGATTCTTTCGGCAGAGGTCGCAAAACAGCTCCCACGGAATATCAAGGATACTTTAACCCTTGAATTTCCTAGTAAAAACGTACTGGTTGTGAAGTCAAAGGGTGTAGAACTAAAGTTAACGACGTTGGATGCTGATTCTTTATCCCTACGTAAGCTAATGTCGAAATTCTCTAAGGATGAGGATTGGATTATTGGCTCCGGGGAGTTGAAACTAGCTTTCAACACCATCGGACATTCGGCTAACGATAAAGACATTGGCGATGTGGTCCTAAAAGGCTACCACCTAACTAGAAAAAACGGGTCTTTGGAGTTTATGGCCTCCAATGGGGCCGTTATGTCCGTAGCTTCTTGGCCCTTGGACCTTTCTTCTAGTGACAAGGAAGGTACCCTCCTCCTAAATGAGGATTTTGCTTCTATTATCAGCCTTCTGTATTTCGAAAAGGACGCAGTAGTCCCTGTCAGATTGGCATTCAAAGATGATACTATCAGTATAGAGGCTGCGGATGCTACGAAGGAACGCACCTTACGAGTTGTGAGTGCTCTTACCAATGGTACTCCTTTTAACTACGTACCTATTATTGAGTCTGTAGCCAAAGAGAACCCATTTACCTACACACTCTTTAGAAAAGATTTGTTGGAGGCCCTGAAAACCAATGCATTCTTTACTAGTAATGAATTGCATAACAGGGTAACGCTTAAACTTGGCAAACAAGCTATAGAGATTGAGTCACAAAATATGTATGGGCAAGCAAGTACTAAAGTTCCACTCGTGGAGTCTAATGATTATGAGCCAGTAGAACTTCTTATCAGTGGCACCTATTTGATTAATTACCTCTCAACTGCACTTGACGAGGAGGTAACACTGTCGGTAAAGGATGATAAGAGTCCCGTAATGTTTACGGATTCCTACGAGACAGAAATCATTACATTATTCACTAAATAGAAGGATTGAGTATTGACAGTATTAAAAAGGACTGATATAATAAGTATACGCTAAAATTAAGCGAAAGGATGAAAATAATGGCTAAAACAGAAGTTAGACAAGCAACGATTGATTTAGAAAAGAATGTGGCCGCATTTATGGCTGACCTAGAAGAAGAACTTCGTCACCAGCGCACAAAGACGAACTACTCCTCAGAGCGGCGCACTCGCGCACTTCTACGCACTTTTCGAGCACGTGTGTACCTCCCCTACAAGGAAGCCACCCGTCGTACAGATTAAGAGTCTTAAATGAAACCACTTACCAAAGTTACATTGGAAGATTTGCAAGAAGCCCCCAAAATTTCAGGGATTCTTACAGATAGTCGCCTTATAACGATTAAATTTCCTCTAATTTGGGTTTATACGCCGGTTCCAGGAGAAGGAATCACGACAACCTCAACGAATAACCCCGCGCTTGCCGCCGCGATTCTTAGTGCAACTCATACTATGGTATTAGATGTGAAGAAAAAGTACGGCACTTTGCAATTTACTGTTGCTGAGCCCTATTTGAGAGTCTTTCTAACAGACTTGAGCAGAATAGAAGGCGCAGAATTAATCATAGGAGACTAAAATGAATGAAGTTGAATTGAGTGGAATCTTAAAGGGAGACTTTCAAGACGTAAGCAACGATGGTGTGCAGTTCATACTCGTTAATCGTAATGAGCGTAACGGTAACACCGAATTCGAAGAATTTATCTGTGTGTCGTATGGCAATGCAGCTAAATTCCTCAGACAACATGCGGAAAGTGGCAAACGGCTGGTTGTTCAGGGGCGTCTAAGCAGTGAAAAACTGGATACCGAGAACTATCACACTGTTATCACAGTAAGTCGAGTACTTGCTGTTTCTAATAGCAGCGATGGGACTGACTACTCGCACGCCTCTGTGATGGGGACTATTAGTTGTGACGAAGTTAAGTACGTTGGCCAGAAAAACACCGCTGTCGCCAACCTACGTATCACTAACAAGCGTGAGTATAAAAACAGAGAAGGTGAGACATTCGAATATACTACATATTTGGGTGCTACCGCTTGGGGTCCCAGGGCCGAAGGGTTGGAAGCTAGCGGATTTATTCCTGCAACAGACTCTCCTGCCGTGGTTGATGGCCTTCTAAAGCCCCGCAGCTACGAAAATAGTGATGGAGCAACCATTAACAAGATTGATATTTGGGTCACAAATATCTACCCCCTCACTGGGACCACCATCGCTTCTGAGGCTTCGGCCGCTAAAAAGACCACCCGTAAGGCTTCTCCAAAGCGCGCAAAGGCCGAAGATACTCCCTTTTAAAGCCCAGTTTTTTGGGAGGGAGAGGGGTGCCTCTCCCTTCTTTTTGGAGATGCTATGAAGATTGGAATTTCAGGCAAGAAGCTGAGCGGCAAGGACACATTTTTCCAGATTGCCCAGGAGGTCTTTGCTAAAGAAGCCCCCCATGCCCGGTTGCACCGTTATGCATTCGCAGATTTGGTAAAACAGTATGCTGCAACCTATTTTAATATAGACCCAAGGGTAAGTGGCGAAGAAAAGGAACGAGTCCGTTTCGTTTGGCAAGGAATCGGACAAATGTTAAGGGAAGAGGTAGATGAGGACTACTGGGTAAAGAAAGTTTTCGAGCAAATTGACCAGGACGGGCAAGAATACATGTCTGCATACCCAGACAGTATTTTCATCGGCATTATTACTGATGTTCGCTATAAGAATGAAGCCCGTCTTATAGAAGAAGACGGAAATTCCTTACTTCTTCGCATCAACCGCCCATCTTTAACATTTGATGACCAACACGCTAGCGAAATCGACTTAGATGATTACACATTTACATACGAAATTGAAAATACTGGGGATTTAATTCAGTATAAAGGACAGGTGATAGAATGGCTTTACAAAAACTTACCATTACTGAGCCTCTCGTAGACGATAATTTCAAAGAACTAGAAGCGGCTGCCGAGCATATTAAACTCACAGAGAATGATAACGACAGTTATGAAATACATGTTGACGTTCATTCTAGGGAAATGGTCCCGACAGCATTATTTTTTGCACTAAAGAAGCGGTTTAATACACAGTATACTGCAACAGTTGGTGACTTTCCTTCAAATTACTTTGTGTTTAGCTTCTTGAAATCTAGTCACTTTCTAGATGTGCAAATGAAGGATTTAACTGATGTCTAACCGTGATTACGCGCACAAAACTGTAGCAGTGGAGCTTATGGACCGTCCAGAAGGGCATGAAGGAATTTGGACTCCTAGTATGCCTGTTCATGCGGATGGAAGCCAACATCACAACGTAGGTATGGACTTCTTTTCTGCAACCCGAGTAGTTGCTACAGAAAGAGGTATTGTTCCCAACCTGCCTGTAGGAATATTTCGACTCAACATTGACCGTAGAGTAGACATAGAACAGCTAGAAATGCTGCAACAAAGGCTGAAAAGCACTATGGAGGAAGAGTTGCCTTATACTATGGTCGCCTTACCTGAGGGTGCTAAGCTCGACTATATGACAGGCTCTGATAATGCGCTCCACTATTATGAAGCGGTTATTCCCACTGGAGTTCGTATTGCTTTGCCGCCCCGAATGCATATGCGTATGGCATCTAGAAGCGGTTTAGGATTTAAGAAGAATATTTTGGCCTTTCCAGGTACTATTGACAATTCCTACCGTGGTCAGATTATGATTAAGCTCTCACAGCTTACCCCTAATCCCGAGCCTTTTGTTATCGAGGCCGGGGATAAGGTGGCACAGGGGATTGTATTCCGCAGCGAGGAATACATCATCGAAGAAGGTACCGTAGATTTAAACACCCCACGCGGGGAGAATGGCTTTGGTTCTACCAGCTAACTGGACTAACACTTGTTTTTATGCTATGATTGAAATAAGGTGAATGAAAATGGCAACCTATGATTATAAGTGTCGAGAAGATGGCTATATTTGGGAAGAGCATCACAGTATTTATGAAGACGCTAAATCTCTCGGCCTCACCTGTCCCTCATGTGGAAGTGATAATATATTTAGGTACCTTGGAAACTACAAGACGATGCCTATTAAGTTTATTGGCCCTGGTTGGACCATAAATGACCGGGCCTTAGATGCAATTGGAATGCCCGAGGCTACTCGAAATAGTCCCGAAGCAAGACAAAAGCTATTTAGGGAGTGATACCTATGACAAACAGCGGAACGACAAGTACTGGGGGTTATACTTGCAGTTTATGTGGAACATATGTCCCATACGGAGCAGCCCATATATGCACAGAACACAATCACAACGATACAGGGTGGATTTGCCCTAAGTGCGGCAAAGTAAATGCCCCTTGGAAGCCCTCTTGTGACTGTGTAGAGGCTGTAAACCCTTGGCAGCCTGTTTACCCGCAGCCATATCCCTACTGGCATTATTATTATCATTACTACCCCTACCGTCTTGGAGACACGTGGCCATATTATTATCATTACCCCTACCGCCTTGGAGACCCGTGGCCGTATTCTATGGATGTAACATGGACAACTTCTAATAATTCCTGGAACATAACCCAATGAATCGTACCGAATACTATGCCCAAATAGTTCACGAGGCTATCCGAGTGTACAACGCAATGCACGGAGACCATTCCATTCCTACATGGGCCCATGCCAGTCCACACATGAAGAAACTTACTATGGCTGGTGTAAAAGGTGCTTTAGATGGGCAATCTGCCAAGGATTCCCACAAAGAGTGGATGAAGAACAAGCTTAAAGATGGTTGGACGCATGGACCTGACAAGGATGATGCTAAGAAAACCCATCCAGCCCTTGTTCCTTATGAGGACTTGAGTAAACACGAAAGAATCAAAGACGAATTAGTTGTGAATATAGTTGAGGCGCTGAAAAAGTCATTGGATATATAGAATCGAGGCAAATATGAGCTTGTTAGACGACATTCTTCAAAACTTGGATTTCGTCGATTTGGTAAATCGAAAAACAACAGTTAAGAGGACCAAGGGGGAGGAGTATAAAGGGCTTTCCCCCTTTAATAAGGAAAAAACTCCGAGCTTTTACATAAATAATCACTCTAAGACTTGGTATGATTTTTCTTCGGGCCAAGGGGGAGGGGTTATAGACTATGTGATGAAAACCGAGAATCTAGGAAAAAGTGAGGCAATTCATTTTCTTGCCGATTTCGCAGGTGTAGAAATAGAAGAGGAAGACGAGTTAGCTAAGTTGAGGCATGTATTGATTACGGCAAATAAGTATTTCCGTATGTATGCCAGCGAAGCCGTTCCTTACTTAGAGTCTCGCGGATTTTCCCCCGAAATTGTGGCCAAATATAAGCTGGGATTTGCCCCTAACAATGATAATCTAATTGCCCACCTACAAACCGCAGGCCACAGCGACGAAGATATATTAACCTCTGGTGTGGGTTTTGAACTAGAAAACGGCACTTTGGTTTCCAGATATAAGAATAGGGTTATTTTTCCTATAAAAGACGCATATGGACTGTTGGTATCCTTCACAGGACGTGATGTGACGGGCAGCGCAAAAGCAAAGTATCTACATGGTCCCGTTTCTCCGCTCTTTAAGAAGAAAGATGTAGTGTGGAATCTGAGTGATATTCGGAATCTTATCACGGAGACTGAAAAGGTCATTCTTTGTGAAGGCCAGATGGATGCGCTAGCTATTTCCGAAGCTGGGCTGCCCGCTGTTGCGTTGCTTGGGGCTACCCCTTCTGAGGCTCAACTTCAACTACTCTCTAAACTTACACAAAATCTTTATCTTATCTTCGATTCTGATAATGCTGGGCAAAGAGGAATGGTGAAAGCATTCAAGATGATATCTAATTTGGATGCTGATGCCTTGTTATACTCTCTGATACTTCCGGGGGGAAAAGACCCCGACGAATTTATTCGTGAGAATGGAACCGAAGCTTTCCAGAAACTCGTGGAACATTCTAAGCCGGATACATCTATCATCGTTCAAACATTGATTCGACAGAATGCAGGAAAGAATAGAACCAAGGCAGCAGTCACCAGAAGGGTAATTCAAGAATTGTTGCCATACATTCAGCAACAATTTACCTATAGAAGTTTGGACTTAATTGAGAGGCTCTCTCAGGAGCTTGGATTAAGTCGTAAAGAGCTTCAAGATTGGATTGAAAAGGGCGGCAACTTCACACATAGTAGTGGAGTATATGAGAAGATTAAGGATATTTCCTTTCCAGCCCCGATTTATGAGAGGCGCATTCTATATGGCCTGTTAGATGAACCCTCCAGGATTAGGAAATTCAAGGAAAGCGGCTTATCTGATATGGATTTTGAGTCATTCTTAGTCAGCAAGGTGGCCTCTAATATCTCTGCCTCCCTAGACTCTGCACAAGTATTTGAGGTTTTGCAGGAAAAGCTAGAAGAAGATGAGTATTATAAAGTCCTCGCCTTCTATTCTCAGGGATTGCAGGACACAGATTTTGAATCAGCACTTAATGTGATGAAAATTAAGGTATTTGACAGAGTTAATACTCCTATGACAGATTTTCTTGGGCGTCCCTTGGCCTCGACGGAAAAAGAACTTCGCGGAGTAGTTAGAGACATAATGGACAGGGAGCCCTTTTAATGAATACTAGTGAATTCATGTTCTCCGCAAGCAGCTTGAAAGAGTATATGCAATGCGGGTTAAAATTCAAATATAAGAGAATTGACAGATTGGAACCTACGGCAGTTGCCAGCCACCATAGATGGTTTGGAACGCTTGTCCACAATATGATTTATACAGGTATCGCCCACTATGATGGTAATAAAGACTTAGAACTACGTGAAAAACCGAATGAAAAGGGAGCATTAAAACTCCTTAATGATATTTGGGATTATGATTACGAGAATGAATTCGAAACTGCCCATCTAAAGTCGGACGACATATCTAAAATCGTCACAGACATCGGTGTAAAACCAAGCGGCCGGTTCATGGTTGGAAAAATAAAGTCCCTGGGCAATGATAACCCCAGTATCACACAAAAGGAATTAGAAAAAGGCTGGAAAATTGAAGCTCGTAAGATGGTAAAAAACGGAATTAGTGTCGCGGGCAATATTTACGAAATAGTAGAGTTAGAAAAAAAGCTTATCTGGAATTTCTTAGACCACAGGTTTATCGGCTATGCTGATGTTGTTGGTAAAAACTCAGAGGGTAAATACGAATTCTATGATTTCAAGACTGCATGGAATAAACCGGGCAAGTACTTAGCAAACGACTTTCAGTTTTTCGCATACTCTTACGCCTTGAGACAGTTGTATGGCTTGGAGTACTACCCTACAGGACATTATGTACATCTACGTAGCGGTGAGGTCATTCCTAACGTCATTACAGAGGAAATAACGCAGAATATGGTGTCTAAAGCTAAAAGCGCTTTCTCTAATATGGAAGCAGATGTGTTTTTTGACGCCTATGGAAGCCCCCTTTGTAGATACTGTGACTTCCGACATATATGTTATGGAGAAGATGAGGATATATGGCAATAACTATAGCATTACCAGACGCAGAGAAGAAGGTTACAATACCATATTATAATACTATGGAGGAATTGCTTGAGTCCCCAGACGTACATTTGCGCCAATTATTCTATAGTTACCTATTTTTTAAGTGGCTTACCGCCTATGCAGAATTATTTAGTCAGAAAGTATTTCCCGATGAGGAAATACATGCACATCTGGATGCTGCTTCTATGTCATATCATAACCATCTAGATGTAGAAACTTTAGAAAATGATGAAATTTCCACAAAGATATTGGAGATTACCGAGTCTAAGGAGTTTGAAGAAAGATATAAGCCCTTTATAGATAATTTTACTACCGAGGTTTTTGGGCTCTTTGCCCGAGGAGCACTATCCTTGGATGCGGGAGTTGCTGTGATTGATGAAACTCCCCAATTCGGGAGCTTAAGGACGGGGCAAGCATGATAGTATTGAAACAAGGGCCATTAAACATAGAAATCACTACGGATAATCCTGTCTACAGCACCTTAAAGAGATTTGTGGGGGAGAGCTTCACTGTTGTAATAGACTCTAATAAGGCCACTATACAGAGCAAACACAGAGCAATTAACAGGGAGCCTTCTGCTGAGGAGCTTATTACCTCTCTTCAAAATCGAGCCGGTAGAGGTGATATAGTTCCACAGATAACTACTACTGTTGTTGAAGACATGGCCCCGTTTGAGATTGTGGTGGACCCTACAAAGATTTTTGAAGATTTAGATAAGTTATACTTGGAAGATAGTTTAGTCAAGGCACTTCTCCGTTCCCACATCGAGACTGTTTTGGGTACCACGGCCTCTTCCTCGATAAAGGCTTCCCATTACAAAGCAACAGGGAAGCTCTCCAAGGGGCCTTACTATACAATCTACCGACACATTCCTGATAGAGGACTGTTTTACCTCACAGTAAGAAGTGATTTACATGACGCTGCCCGAGAGTAACACCTTTACAATAACCGGAGTCAATGGATATGCATGTGTCCAGAGAAATGAAGAAGAGGATAATATAGGAATTGCCATGCATGACGTAGAAAGCATCGGAGCCCATAAAGGAGATGCTCTCTGTTTTGAAGATGAAATAGAAGGTAGCCCTATACTTCCAATGACAATAGAAGGCAAACCTTTTCTTTTTATCCCCATCTCAGGAATTAGGGGAATTATTACGGTCTCATAACCCTCGTATAAATCTTTAATAATTCTCATTAATGCATAAGTTATAATGTGTATATGAATGAAACTCTTATTACACAAACCCGAGTGACTATCAAAGTCACAGAGACTAAATTTACCATTTCTTACCAGCTTCCCTACGAAAAGGACTCCTTTGTAATCTATGGTTATCATGGAGATATGGTATACATCGAAGGCATTCCATTCTATATCCTAGATGCTTGGCTTGGGCCGCTGGATTATGTAAAGCGTCCTAAGATACGACCACCACAAGAGTTTACAGAAGTTCTCATCTACAACTCATTCTCAAGTGATAGTCTGTATGACGTAGAGTTCAAAGTACGGCCCGGATATAACTTCTTTGAGATGGATTTTAGAGGGTTCAATGCCTATGTATTCGGGAGGTACAACGAAAGAACGTTCATTTGGGCATAAGTAAGGGGATTTATGAGCTACACAATAGAAGAAGTACGGGACTACATACGTCAGTCCTCAGAATCATCCAAGATTTACATTGGCTGCGACTCGCGTAATCTCAGCCGCCGCCGCAAGCCAACTACCTTGTACGTAACTGTTATCGCAGTCCACCTGGAGGGCAACAAAGGAGCTAAGGTTTTCCCGTTTTTTGATAGGGTTCCTAGGATTGCTTCTATGAGGCAGCGCCTCGCACAAGAAGTATATTACTCCCTAGGGAAGTATAATGAAATAGCTGACGTTATTGGTAATAGAGACTTCTATATAGACTTAGACTACCACCCGTCTGACCAGCACAAGTCCAATCAGGTTGTCAAAGAAGCCGTTGGTGTAGTGCGTGGTATGGGACTACAATACAGACTAAAGCCCGAATCCTACGCAGCCACATGTGCGGCTGATTGGCTAGGTAGGCATACAGGCTTTCAAAAGTAAAACCCCATCTTAACTGCTGGGGTTTTTCTTATGTGTTTGGTTGTAATAAGTTTGGTCGGCCTCCAAGATTTTTAATAGATTATTAATCTTGTCCTCCTGAGCTTGTTCCTCAGGTGTAGGTACCCAAGCTTGTATCTCGCCCTTATGTGCATTAACTATTTGTTTAACCTGAGTGATAGTTATTTGCTTAATCAATTCCTCTAGTTTCTGTTGGTTGATGGCTGGAGCGACTTTGTTAGCTTCATTCAAGCTATTCAATCCCCCGATTAATCCCCTCAGTATTGGCAGCAGAAGGGGCCACAATTTTAATAACAACGAAAGTATATTCATCAATTGTCCCATATATCTCCTAAAATAATAGGGCCATCTGACGGTACAGACGACCCTACTTTCTCCTTATTTTATTGGTTAGCTAGCAGGAGGAGCAGGAACGTCTCCCTTAATAGACTTCGCAGCATCAGCAGCAGCCTGTGCAGCAGCCGCAGCCTTCTGAGCAGCTTCGGCAGCCTTCGCAGCCTGTTCCTGGGCGTTAGTAACAACAGCAGCTTTTTGTGTATCTGCCTGTGTAGCAGCACGAAGTGCTCCTGACGCAGCTTCCTGACGGGCAGCCTTAGCCAAACCGTTAGAACCTAGGAAGGCAATAAGAGTAAGGAAAGCGGCTTGTAGGGCAGCGTGCCAACCACCGGAACCAGCAAGGAATCCAAGGCTAAACCAGCCACCGATACCACCTAGAAGGACGGCCATGCCAGCAGAAAGCCACTGGGTTGCCCTACCGCTGGTCTTGAACCAATCCTTACCAATCGCGGTAAAGAACTTAGTTACCCAAGGCACAATAAGGGCAACCGCAGCAAACAGAGTAGTTTGATTCTGATACCACGTGTGGTAATCAGTAACGACTACGGGAACTGTGCTGGTAGCCTGAGCCACTACCAGGCCGATTAGGGCAAAGAGGGTGACTAGACCAGCAATACGATACCAATTCTTTCGCATATTAATCTCCATTTCCTTAAATTAAGGCTTAATGACGTGTGTAGCCAGTGACGTTGTAGGAGTCAGCGTTAGAGTAAGAGACACCATTTTCAGTTAGAACGGAAGCACCAGTAGCGGATAGCTCAACAAGTGTTGTACCATTCCAGTAGTAGCGGTATCCGCCTTCGACAGCAAGGGCAGCACCAGAGCGGTTGATGGGTGCCATCTTTTCGGACGGGAATTCTCCACGGTAGCGGAGTAGCCAACCAGAAATACCAGTAACCCTCGGGTCAAGGTGGGCACGGAAACCGTCAACCATGTAGATGTAATCGAACATTGGCCATGCATTACGGAAGTAAATCGGGTCAAAGTAAGCTGTGTGAGTAGCAGAGACACCGTTTACATCAGTGAAGGTGCCGGTAAAGCTATTCAACTCGTTGACATTAGAGTACTGCATTCCTTTCGGGAAGATATTGTCCCCAAAGCGGTGGAATCCAGCGTAGTGCCACTTATCAATATATTCATCTTCGGTCCAAACAACACGAGTCGGAGCAGCCTGGGTACCGCTAACAATACCAGTATTTACCAAGTCAGTTGTGTAAGCTGTAGCGTCAATCCCACTCGCATCTACCTGTACAAGATGGCGCTGCTCATCGGTGGAACGCTCACTGTAGTAGTAAAGCAAGTGAACTGGCTTCACGACCGGAACAACAATAGTTTCCTTGGAAACACCAAGACCAATACCATAAGCACCTGGGTCGTAACCAAGTAGGTTATCGTGGCCAGTAGATAGATATGCCCAATCTAGTTGGAAGTCAGGGAACGGCTGGTCAAGACGTGCCGTGGTGATAGCAGAAGCAGCTAGAGTTACTGTAGGCTCAGCATTTACTACATCAATCGTGATGGTAGCACCGGTAGCAGCGGTTACTGTATCCGAGTAAACTTGAGCGGCCGTTACACCAGCAGCAATAGAGTGAGAAGCCTGAGTCGTACCATTGACCTTAACATCAACAGTGCTAGTAACAGTTGTGGTAGCAGAAGGTGTAACAGTATAATCCACCGTCATTGTTCCACCTAGCCCAGTAATCTGGTAGGTGTATACGGTTGTAGTAGCACTAGCGGCTCCTACAACAGGACCGGCCACCGTATCTACGATACCGTCACCAACGATACCGCCTACACGCTGTAGGAAGAGCTGACCCTGACGGTAGTACTTCTGTAGGGTGTAAGCGCCAGTCTGGACATAGGCACTTGTTAGATAGTCAAAATGAATCATAATTTTATATCCTCCAACGTAAATTGTTGGTCAAATACCAACGCACAGACCGTATTTTCCCACCAAGACTTCTTAACATCAAGATGTATGGGTGCGTAGCAATAATCAATCATAGCACATCGAAATGAACAATTCTATTTTTTGCACATGTCTGTTTTCGGGGCAATGTACAGTTTATCGCCCACAATGGACATTCTTTCTATTTCTACTTCGCAACTACTATTGTCATGGTTAACCAGGAAGACTCGGCTGAATGGAAGAGCTTTACCTTCATATTTGCGAATTCCTTGTAGAACATTCTGAGAAAAAGCTTCCATTGCCGAATTTGAAGCGTCCGCCTTGTCTATGGAAGTTACTTCAATGAGAATTGCTGGGCACTTGTTGTCGTCGATATAGAGTCTATTAAAACGACTTGTAGTTGAGCCTACAACTCTTTGTGTATGTAGATAAAATTGTTCATTCTCGGCAAACTTTTTACTGGCCGCCAACCTTTGTGCAGCAGCTTTATAGAAGTCAGCATAATAAATCATGGAACCCCCGCCATAAAAAGAGTCTTCATCGAAATGAATCGAAATGAACAAATCCTCGGGGCTGGCTATGCTTGTCCTATCATGGAATGGGGTATCAATGTCTGTGGTGCGAGTTTCAACGGTAGTATACCCACGCTGAGTTAAAAATCGACCCAGGTAAGTTGCATATTTTAGAGTATAATTCTTCTCCATTTTTGTACCGTCTTTTGAAACGGCCCCGAAATCCGAACCACCGTGTCCGGCGTCAATAATTATTTTCATTAGATGTCTCCATTCTATTTATGCACCAACGAAGTGTAACCATACATACCCCGCTTGAGCCACAGAATTATTCCAGAAATATAAATAAGCATCTTGAGTATTAACTTGCTGGCCACTTAAGCTTACTTTTGCGGCATCAATCGCATGTTGCCAACCAGTAGAAATTGGCACTCCAGCATGTCCGATAAATTTAGCATAATGGTCAAAATATCGCGTATACAGGACATGTATCCATCCATTTGGAGGGTATGCCGCCCATTGATATCTAAGGAGTAAATGATTAGTGTATCCGTAATTACTATTTCCATAAGGAGTAATTTCGGTCCACCATCTTTCTTCTACAATTTGGGTACGGATACTATAAGTGTCAGTCAAAACGTTATAGGAGCCTGAGCTTGTAGTAAAAGAGCTACCAGTAAAGACACCGACATCATAGTTTGGACTACGGTGGGTAGTGGTAAACCCAGTAGTAATACCCCCTGCTGGTTGATTATTTACATACTTATATACCCATTCTTGATTAGCTATAAATGAAGCATATGTTGAATTATATGCCCCACTACTTTGATTAGGACTGTTTACTTTAGCCTGCCCACTACTGTCCCTGATAATAATACGAGAAGCTGTAGGTGCTGATGTAGCTCCGTGTACATTAGTTTGAGCATTATGGGTAGCTACAGCATTATTAGAAAAATCTTCTGAATAAGACTTGTTTACAAGCGTGTATTGACTATCTCCAGAGACAACACTGACACTATAACTTAACTTACCCAAACCACTATCTCCGGCCTTATTAACAGGGGTGTAGCCTAACCCAGGGGTACCTGTAATTGCTGTATTTACCCAATTGGTACCATCGAAGGCAATGATTTGATTTACTGATGGCCCCGCAATAACTGTATCAAATAGCCCAGCAAGTGTCAAAGGAACAGCATCAAAATTAGTTGTTGTGCTGTTATAGGCAATCGTATCATGATTCGTCCATGTTGTTGGAACATCATTCAAACTCTTTAGACCAATCGTGTCAACAATTTTAAATCCGAAATCTGGATTAAATGAAGTAAGACTGCTCAGACCATTAGCAACTTCGGGTGTAGTAACAAAAGAGTAATATGTCGAAATGGTACGATTAACAGGATAATAGTCCGCGTTTAGAACATCTCGATTATACCAGGAATCATCATTCTGTTCTACAATAGCACGAATGCTTGAGGTACTGGCAGTACTATTTAATAGCCCGACGCTATAAAATAGTACAAATACATCTGGCTCGTATCTGGTAGTCTGAGCAGCATCAAGTGCCTTTAAGTTAGGTATGCCATTATATTTAATAGCAAGAATTATTCCATCACTATACTGTTGAGTTGCATCCTGGAATAGTAAATCCCCGCTTGTGCTAATGTAGTTTGACGAAGGAATTTCAATGATTGTGTGGTTTTGTCCATCGAATAAGTATTCGACTAATAGTACGGAAGTATCATCCCCATCGTACAAAGTTCCGTATTTTGAATAATAATTAGTGGCCCCCGAAACGTGTTCTTCTTGTAATTGCTCCGCAGAAATTACATTGAAGGGAACGGTCGCGGCTGTAAAACTCTCCGAGGGGTCAATAAGCTGGTTTAGTTGAGTGCTCGTCAAATTCAACTCAATAATTCCACGGGAATAATCAACAACCTTATAGGTTCCGCTAGCTACCGACGAGCCGCTGCTAGTGTCCTGTGGAACATACACATACAGACTCCGGGACGGGCGATAAAGAATGATATGGCCACCAAAATCAATACTAAAATTGGTATGTGGGAAAGCTAAACGTGAATTATAGGTAGCAGGATTAGTCAAATCTGTACTAGTTGCCGAGCCCCATGTGTAAGATTCTGTCAATCCAGTTGAATCATACCTCTCGTTTAATACAGGGCGTGGATATTCAGCGCCCATTGTAATCTTTGAAATTGTTAATGATTGGGTATTAAATGCGCCCGATAGACTTTGAGGAGATGGATAGGCTAGAGTATAGTTTGTTCCCTGCGGGGAGCCGTTGAATCGTATATCATGATATCCATAGGTATATGTATTTCCAGAACCAGCTACAGGTCTATAGGGTAGTTTTCTTGCGGTTACAGATGTATTTTCAAATAGAAAGCTAGTAGTTCCTATGTTATCAATATTTTCAGGCAAAAGAGTCCACTCATGCACCTGTGGTTCAGATGTTGCAGCATTATATACATCAAATTTGTAATATTCGTTATTATAGCGCCCAAAAAGACTACCAACCTCTGCAACGGTAGGTGAGAAGAAATTAGCTTCATTACCCCCGGAACCTTTTAATGTATAGCCGAATGCTACATCGTTAGCAAAATATCCACCATTGTTAGACAATGCTTGTACAGAGAAGCTGAAATTTGCGCCAATGAAAGTACGAAAGTAGGAAAATAAATCCTCAAAATTATTACCTCCAATTGGCACACCTTCATAGGTATTAAGTGTAGTTAACATAGGATTCTCCTTTAGTACCACCGGCTCCTGGCTCTTTAATTACTACTCGATTTACTTTAATTCCGGCCGCAACTATATCATTGATAAGATACCTGAAACTTGGAACATGAAATGCTGTAACAAAACTAGTGGAATATATGCTTTGTAGCTTATTAAAGATTAATTGGCTTCCGTCGGCAGCTTGAACATATATTTGTACCGCATTATTATAGTCATTATAAATAATGGGTGTGGGGCTAACTCCGCCGTCTGGCGTTACATAATGATATATATTAGCACTAGCCAAAGAAATTGGTATAAAAATTGTTGATTTTTGTAGATTTTTAGGTGTTATGATAACCGTTATGCCATATAACATAGTACCTTTAGCAGAACGAATAGGAGCATCAAAAGACGTGCTATTACCATCAAAAAAGTCTTTGTAGCTTTCAATAATATCTACGTCTGCCTCTATATTATTAGCCTGCAAAATGAACTTAATACTATTTTTGATACCAGAAATAGTAGAATTTTGGGAAATGGAAAACAGAATTCTTTGTCGGAAGCTGTCGTCTGTTTCACCGCTGTTTCTAAGCACGTCGAACATATATCCTAATCTATCCAGGTATTCACCATATGCTTGAGGATAGATATTTGGAGCATCGCCCGAATATATAAGTGTAGTATTATCAATAGTTTTATTTTGAATATAGAGATTTGGTAGGATGCTTTTTACTGTGGTATCTGCCAAAGTTATACCAGAGGAAATACCCCTAGTAAAGTTATAGAGTACGTCTTTTACGGCAGAAAAAATGGACATCATATATCCTTATAATTTAAGAAGTATGGAGGGTATTTGGAATATAAAGTATCTACATTGGTATCAATAGCTTCCAGAAGTTTTGTATAGTTAGTGATGAGCCTCATGCGAATAGAAGGAAGGAACCTATTATCAAGAACACCTGTGGAGTATCTACGTTGACCCGGATATTTGTCGATGGCCGCCGGACTAGACGGATGGGTAGTAGAACGAGTGAGGTTGCTTATGTGAAGAAATGCGTAATCTATTGGTAATTTATCATTAGGGTTGAAGACCGTTGTAAATTTCAAATAAATACCTACATGTTCACCTGGATTTAGGGCAGGTAGTTTAAGTTTTTGAGTACTTGAGAGAAAGGTTTGTCGTCTCAAATCAAACCCAATAGAAGAGCCATCTGCATTAAACTCGACTAATTCTCGGGAGGGGCCAAGAAGTGTTCCAATTTTCACTTGTCCGAACATGGTACTTCTATTTTTCCCATTCAAATTATAATCGTTATATTCCTTCGAAGTCAACGTTAGTCCATGAGCAATGAGGCCATCAAGTGTGCTAGTATTTTCTTGGAAGATAGTTTGTGGAGTGGCACTATTCTGTACCGTGAAGCTCTCACCCCCATTAATCCAAAAATATATATTATCACTTGTATTGACGTTAATTTCACTGCTATTCTGAATATACAGAGAACTATAAAAGTCTCCTGAGAACATAGCATCCGTAGAGGGTATATAGTCGGGGGAAACTTTTCTTAGATTTGTTACAACCAAATCCCCCTGGGTAATCGTATGTGTGTCGGCTAACTCATAAAAAGACTGTAGTGGTGCGCCTTGGTCTTTAGAGATTGGCCCTCCATAAGCAGTTTGTGGCAAGTTAATGCACAAGGGGTAATCATTTTGGCTTATTATTTTAGACGTAAAGAAGTTTTCACTAGATATTATTTTAATAGTAGTTAGATTTACGGTGGGGTTAATATTAATAGGTGAAAATGCTTCTGCTGTAGCAATCTTGTTTACTGATAGCTGAGGAGCCCCGATTAATGCAGTTGGGAAATAAACTTCTCCACCAGTAATAATTGTTGGATAAACACTAGCAACTCCTGGAGTAATAGAAATAGGAGACCAAAGTTCAGAAGTTGGAATGGAAGTGGTAATTACAGCTTTACCAGTGATAAGGGGGTTGTATACAGATTCACCAGAAGGAATTTTTGTTGTAGTTAGGGTTTGCAGATACCCTATGGTAGGACTGTATACTCGGTAACTTTCAATAAATTGCCCAAGGTTTGTAACAACAAGCTGCTCATTAGGATGAAGATTTGCGGGGTAATATACATGTTCTGATGACGAAATTTCAGCAGTAGTTACAGAGGCGGTTCCAGGTGTTACAGAGGAATTGAAAAATGACTCGTTGCTAGGTATGAGATAAGTAACAACTTCTCCTTGGGCTATGTAAGCACTAAAGAAGTTCTCTTCTGATAGAATACTAGTAGTGGTGGTTACATTAGCAACACCAGAAGCCTCCGCCATCGGGAAAAAAGACTCCGCTGACGCAATCTCAGTTGTATATATCCCCTGAAATCCTGGGCCATTAACATAGGTTGCATAGAATGTTTCGGCCGAAGAAATTACAGAAGGGGTAACATTTATAGCCATGATTACCCCTATAGACTAAAGTTTGAAAACGTTACCAGAGCCAGCGTCCCACACGATAGTAATGTCGCCACCGTTTGTAGCAACAGGGAGATTAGTAGCAGTATCAATATAAGCAATAAGAGCATTATCCGCATCTGTAGCAGTCAAGTTATCACGGTAAACGACAAGCGCACTAGCGGTGGAACCAGCAGTTACAGCAGGAAAGGTAGTTGACCCAGAGACAGCAGTTCCATCGTTTAGGGCAGCCGTCCGTCCCGTCATTGCCACATCAGCAATACGAGCCCCGGCAGGAACATCAGCCATCGAGGTATGATTTACGAGGTCCACAGTGTAAAGGCTTGTGTCAATCAAGACTGCATGGATAGTGTCAGATACCCAATCAATCTTTCCTACAAAAGCTCCAACTGTAACAGAGGTTAGGAAGGCTTGTCTTCCGTGGTCATAAAGTGCATTAGCCATAATTTATGTCTCCTTAAACATATGTAATTCCAACTAGAACGGTACTTGTTGTACCTATGGTTATACTGTTGGCTCGGAAAATTTCAACAGGGCTCGCCGTATAGTCAGAGATTTGATTATACGGAATTGTTGTGGGGTTAATAGGGTAGGTAGTGGTTGTATCTTGTATCAAAGGCTCGCTGTATATGTAGGATAGAAAATAATAGAAATCAGGCGTACTGGTAGATAGGTGTGTTGAATTAGCTACCGCATTAGGGTCATTGCCTGTCAACGTGCTGAAAAAAGCAGCCGCCGTAGGAAGCCCGTTTACTACCAGCGCTTGATACAGATTGTACAAAACCACTGCATCATTATTATACATGACAGGAGTACTAAGAAGCAAAACTTCATAGCTGTTCGCATTCACAGCCGAATAGAGGATGCCTACTCCTGATGTGTCTGAGGTCGGCAATGTGGAAAGTTTATATGTAGCCCCGCCTGTAGTACTGGCATTGGAGCTAGTGGGTAGCACAATAATTTTACCATTATCTGAACTGGTAAAGTTATTTGTGTCTGAAATTGTTACAACTTTTGTACCAGCCGCGCGTTCTAAAACGGCCTCATCGTAATCAGCTTTATATAAAGAGTATGTAGTATTAGTCAATTCCTTGGAAAGAATCAAATTATACACGTTTAGAATACCGTTAATTGCTGTTATTTGTTGGAGCACATCCGAATATCTAATAGAATCCCCTGGTATCTTTGTTTTTAAGTAAGCTTCAATGGCGGATTGAATTGACTGAGTAGCGGCTGTTTGAGAAGCTGTGGAATCTAGAGTGACATTCATGGTAGTATTTATCTTAAGTAGCGTCGGAGACTCCACAATTACGTTAGTGCCAGCAGCCTTCCAATCATCCTTTAGATATTTTTTAATTGCGGTTTGTAAATCTTTACTCAGTGTACCATTATCATCCGAAGCCAGAATGATTGCGGAGCCGCGTGGGGATAAATTAGGTGGCAGAGTTTTGGCAAATGTGACACCTGCAACCTCTAGAGTGCCTGCCTCCAAAGCTGTATTTGTTGCTTTGGCAAGGCTCGCCAAATAGGTACGAAGCGCTTGACGATACTCTGCGTCTGTGTCCGTATCAGAAGCCCCACTAATAATAGCAGAGTTAATAAGGCGATAATCAGCAGTCAGCACACTATCCGGGTCAAATATAAGCGCATTATTAATCTGGTCAGCACGTTGTTGAACCACCAAACCATTAGCAATGAATCCACCTGTTCCCGTAGCGCCTGCAATCCATGTGCCTAGCGTGCTAATTACAGTACTAGTCTGATTAGTAAATGTACCGTCATAATTATTTTTATATGTATCTCCTAGATAGGTGAATGAATCCAATGTTAAAGTAAGTAAATTACCACCAGAGGTTATAGTTAGGGTAGGAACTATATGAGATGTATTGTCAATAGGTTGCTTTAGGGTAATTGAAGATGTAGTAGCCTGAATATACTCGAACACGAGCCCAGCTTGCAATGTTGTTCCGGGGTAACTCAAGTTTCCCGACGGATACTCAGTGTACATTCCCACAATAGCATTTTCAGAAAGGTCATGACCAATTTCTATATAACCACTATTAGAGAAATTATATGCGTTGACGACAGAGAAGCTGCTTGTGGAAGGCGTATACTTAGTAATATCTGTATAACGGCTATAAAAAGGAGCACCAGAAATAGGCTGAGAAGTTGAAAAGAAAATACTACCAGGATTGCTTGTATTCAGGACGCCTGATAGCCCTAGTGCTGGGTTTGGATAAGAAGAAATTCCCCCCTCAAATACCTCTACCTGGGTACCTGTAAGAACCGAAGCGACTGGTAATAGTAGGAACTGTACATTTCGGCCATCTAGGTTAATTGTTTGTAAAGTTGTATTATAACTGCTAGTGTTTTTTGGTTGAATCAGTGCGTAAACGATTCCTGATTCGCCTTGAGTATTATAACCAATAAATTTGGTAGCATTTTGTAGCCCGGAAATAAAAACACCACTTGTATAATCATAGGTAGCATATGTAAGTTGGGCTTGTGTAGCCTCGGGGTTTGATATTGGGGAATCACTGTATACTACCACATATCCTACATTTCTTGTGGCTGGAGAGCGGGGTAGCTGGAAAGTTCCATAGATGAGCTTGTCTAGATATGCGCCTGTAGCTGTAGAAATATAAGCCTGCTGCACTACAGAATCAATTTCCGTATAAATATCCTCTAACGAGGCTGAAATAGAGTAGAAAATATCATTGATAACAGAGCCAACAGTAAAGTCAGTGATTTTATTCTGTATGCTGGAGTAAAATGATATGATATTTGTCTTGATTTCGCTAAGGGTTTTCATTAAGAGACTCCAACGGTCAAGTTGATGCTGAGGGTGCTTTGATTCACTCCTATAGGAAGTACCACTGTTGTAACGTCAATAATAGTGGGGTCTACCAGCTTTGTAATAACCTGAACAACCTTCTGGGTGCGATTATCCTTATATAATTCGTCTGTAATGTCTTGCCTTAGATTGGTAAGGACTGTGGTAGAGGAAGTGTAGCTTTTACCAAGGTAATTCAACCACGGGACTCCAAATGTAGAATCAACCGGATGGGTTCCTCGGGATGTCATTAATCTGTGTGTTATAGCTTGAGCATAATTATACACACTACCAACCAATTTTAAGTCGCCTTGGGTGTTATTCACAAACAAATCACCCTCTGCGAACATATACAAATCCACCCCGAATAAAGACGTTAACCGGGCATTTTCTGTAGCACTTCGTTGCTGTGCAGCCGGGTCGTCTATCACAGGTTGATTCTGTAGGGAGATATTTATATCCTTAACAAATATCTGCCCATGTGTGTCATTATATGCCATCGTCGTATTCTACCACAGGTACCGAGTTAGTTCAATTTATACTAACAAAGGACTGGGTGTTTGCTAAAATAGTATGAGAAGAGTCTAGAGAAGCGGCATCACCATTAACAATGACTTTTGTTCCATTAATTTTTACAAAAGACTGAGATGCCTTCATAGTGGCTCCCGAATGAGAGGCTAGCCCCTTCGTGTGGGTAGCGACCACATCGCCCTCTTGGATAACTGCACTACCATTGATATAGACTGTGGTTTGCGTAGAGGTGACTCCAGGGGTGGAAGGAGTGAAACCAGCAGCTTGAACTTTATCTCCCTGTACTGCTATAAGTGCCATTATACGTTATTCAGGTGAATTGCCGTACCTGTGATTGTCACAGTATCCGAGGGATTCCCTATGTTTACCCCACCAGTTTGTCCGTCTACACCTAGATTCAAAGCAATACCGGCAATTAGACGCGTTACATCAATAGAAGTGCTGTTTTGAGTTATAGTAGATACATCAGTTCCAGCTAGTGTAACTGTAGTAGTCTTACTCGGAAGACCGTTAGCTACCGTAGAGACTTCTGTTACTTTATTATTGTTGATGTCAGCTACAACGGCTGTTTCCGTTGAACTTGTGCCTGTAACTGTTTGTGTACGAGAGCTTGAATAGTTGCCGTATATTTGATGTATAGAGGCAACTGTCTGAGTACCATTGTTGTATAGGGAATATTCTTGCGGATTAGTGCCATCGGGGGTGTTTCTAAAATAAAGCCCGGCCCCGTTTCCCGAAGAAGCCAATGTATTCATACCAGACGAAAGGCGACTGCTCAAATCTGCAATAACAGTAGCATCGCTAACCATGAGAAGTTCTTGGTTGGATACTCCGTCCTTTGTAAGGCCCGTTTTGGTACCAAAAGAGGTCTGAGCATCTCCAAATTGGCCCCCATTACGTATATATGTGAAAGTTCCATGCCCCGTTACGGCCCCCTGCTCCACAACTTGCTTATTTACTGTCCAAGAAACAACTCGCGGGGCATTTGGGTCTGCTTCTAGCAAAACACCCTGCCCCAAGTGGTCTCGGAGACGAATTTGGCCCTTATTCCCGTTGTGTACAATAGTAAATTGCTCATCATACTGAGATTTTAGGGTGATTAGAAGCTGCTCTCCGTCTCCGTACTGGTCTTGAATCAAGAGTTTGTTATTTCCCCGCAAAGCAACCTGATACTCTTCCGCAGCGGGCAACTCCCGCTCAAAATTAGCTTTATTTAGGTACTTTTTGTCCATAATAGGCTGGTAAGCGTTATAATGTTTATTTTTTAATACAATATCAGAGTATGTTGGTACCCAAGGGGAGGTATTCTCCACAATGTCATAATGATTAGCAGTAATTCTCTGTGTAATAGGCTCATATTGTAGTTCTGAATATGTATAAGCATGGTCAGTTTCACGGGCTTTAGGGACATTCAGAGGATTTGGATAAATACCTTTGTCTGATTCCAATGTTACTCCGTAGCCTATATCTTCTCCATTGCTGATAATGTAGTCTTTGTTATTTGATGAAGTAATATCAAAAACAGGGTCCCCACGCAGTACAAAATTACCCTGCGTAAGATTGCTACGGTAGAAATGACGCATTCTATAGCCAGTAATGGAGCGAATAAACTTGGTTCTAAAGTCCGCATCAGATACCGTTGAAGCAAATTGCCTATTATGGTCTCTATGGCTACGTAAATGTCCATAGTCGTTTTGCATAGAGCCCCATTGAGGTACTGGGTTTGGTCCGTAATCCTGACTCAATGGAGACGAATTATAAGTTGAATAGAGATAGACCGGAGCCTGTCCGCCTTGTCTACGAGTTTCCTCAATCCAAACTACATCCCCAATTTGAGGCATTTTGAAACTACCTAATACATCTTGAGTAACCAAGACATTCAAAGCAATTCCTCCACCCTCTCTATTCAATTTAAAGCCACCAATATGAAGGTTTCTGCCTGTTTGAGGAGAAATGTCTTCGACAGTACCAACCTGTTGTTTATCATCAATGGTACTAGCGTAGTCAACCCAAGCCACATAAAACTGAAATTTAGAGTTATATACGCTGTAGTCAGGATTATAGTCAATGGCCATTATTTCTTCATTGCTCCTATATAGAAGGCTTTCATTTGAGCTTCGACTTCGGATAGGCTGCTTGTCCCTGAAATACTATATTTGTTTGCAGCCTCAGTAATTAGCGACTCGTCAGTAACACCTACTTGCTTAGCTACCTTCATAGCTAAGGCACGAGAATCTGTAGCCCCACTATTATATGGACTTACACCAGCAGGAGGATGATAGGTAGCTTGTACTGTTTCACCGCCACCAGCATCAATTGGGGTTGTAATTTCATAATTATTGATACCTTCTCGTAACGCTAACTCATACATGTAATTGGATGTATTACGGAAAACTTGGGCATTATACATAAAAGATGCCTTTTTGAAATCCAAATCTTCTTTGTATTGATTTAAGAACATGTTTTGAATTGGAGAATACCTGGATGCTTCAGTAGTTTGAGAAAGTGCAGTAGTTCCAGACACATTGTTGGACGTATTTCCAGGCGGAGTAAACCATAGCTTATTTTGTGTAGGAGAGTCATATCCTATTCTCATAGGCGAATGCAATGATAGAAAGCCAATGGGTAAATTACGTTTTGGCTCCAATAATACTAGCATATCCTGGCCAAAGTTTAATTCTAATGTAGTAGTCGCTTCGGAATCCTGTTGAAAATTATGAGAAACAGATTCGATATAATATTGAATCGCACGGAAATCCTGGAATTTCAGAGAATTAATAATACCTTCATATGATTGAAATATATTAGAAGCTACCTTTTTAGCACTTTCATTATTTAGGACTACACCCTGCAAAAGATTCAAGTACAAGTCACGAATAGTAGCGTCATCAATGTTTAGCTCATCCCAGGCAAAGAATTTACCAGTATCATGAGTATAAAACCAGTAGGTAGAAGGGAAAAATTCGGGGGTCAAGACATTTATTCCTGGTAATGTATTTTGCAAAAATTCAAAAGTTGCAATGAACTGGTCTAGTACGAAAGCGTATGGGTCACTATTATACGCTTCCTGTAAGTCTTTATCCGGGATTGGGTTGTAAGCTTGTGTTTGTGTATAGTAGTCTGTGTGCGTCAAACGCGGGTCGATACCAATATACGAAGGAATTAATTCTGTGTGATTTTTAAGATACTTAAACCAATTCAACATTTTAGGAATATCAATTAAACTTCTCGCCCTATGTTTAGTATTTTGAAGAGAGACTAAAACAGTTTCTCCAACCCTATACGATGTATTATTTCTAATTTTTATAGAAGCGTGTTTAATTGGGCGGCCGTAATATTCTCGATAGATAATAGCCTTTCTTTGAGCACCACCAGTTTCACTGGTATAGATGTCATCAATTTTTAGGCTGCGAAGGCCGTATCTAAACATTTCAGGGGCTATACTACTATCAGGTATTGTTTCCTCGACATTCATTGGTATTTTTCCTGGCTGTGGAACGCTACGACCAATAAAGGCCAATCCCATATAACCAAATACACTTTGTCCCAAAATCGGGGTCACATCAACCATAGTCTTAACTTGTTTGTCACTGGTGCCGAATGTTGCACCGTTTCCGAGAACATCTATATCTTGAATAATAGGTGTATATTCAGGATGACTAATTCTACCCCAAGCCTCTAAAGAGAGGCGATAACGAAGTCGCCCCGTTTCATCCATGAATAATTCATAAAATTCAGCTACCCCTCCCACCTTTCGAAGGTTTGAATAAACTGAATTTCTCCCATCTAAAGTAACCGCAGTATTGATAGCTGCTTGTACCTCGGGTTTATCATAAGAACTATCTAGTACCCGAATCATTTCTTGGATTCTTGTCGTATCAATATAATTTACAGGGTTGAAGAGCCGAACATGACTATCCAACAAATTCTTATCAAAAGCACTATAAACAAAGTCTCCACGCAAAGGAATTAATCCTCCAAGAAATTTCTCGGACGTATTGAATTTTACTGAGCTATCCTTTGCCTGAATTGTAGTTTTGTTCAAAGGTCTTGCCAAAGACAAGAATCTATCAAAAGCGAGACCAGAGTACGACGTAGCTTTTCCTAGAATAACTCGTTTAGAAGCCCACTCACTTATCATGGAGAGGATAGCGCGGGGCGGTGACATATAAACATATACGGTATTGTAGTCTGCTAGAGCAAGATTAATTTTACCAGGATACATTAAGTCTTCGAAATAAACTTCTGTTGTATTTAGAATCTTCTCATAGCCCGTTCCAGTAAGTGTAACGAGATGTGTACCACTAACCGTACCAGTACTTACATTAACATCTGAAATTTGTCCTTTAAAAGCAAGATATGGCGTTTCTCCATGAGAACCATTAAGAAGCATTTTTCGGCCATTAGAAAAGTTTTGTTGAGTAACAGAAATCTCACGTCGCTTCTTATACTCTGAAATATAGGTATCAATTTGTTGATTCATGCCAATAATAAAACTTCTTAAGGCACCAATAAAATCATTAGCCGAGTTTATATTGTTGATACCTATGTCCTTAAAAAGAGTCTGAATTTTACCTGAAAATTGAATTTTTGTAAGGTCTGTATATAAACCTGGAAGTTTATTACTAGTAGGTAATACATTAATTAGCTGCCTAATACTATCTCTTATATTATTAATTTGCTGGTTATAACCCACCCCGCTAGTCGTTGTTGATTCTATGTAAAAACCTGTATGGTAACTAATAAGATTAGAGTAAATCTGGTCGGGATATAGGTTTGGAAAGGCCATTTCCGTGAACTTTTTTACTTTAGCCGGAACATTTGTTTTATTAATTCCCGACTCTGCTTGAACAACAAAATCATTCAAGATATTATAGACATTCGATTTATTAACTTTTGGTTTAGAAGTTGTCTTATTACCATTGATGGCATTCTGAATATCTTGTCCCACATACTGATTTACAAGCCCTACAATACCTAGAAGTGTTTCAGAAAAACTAGGACTGTTTGAAGAGAACTGATTCATGCGATTAGCTGAACCAACAACGCTTTTAATACCATCATCAAATTGAATTGTGTTTGGATTAACTTGAATATTACCATCTTTAAAATAAAAATCTTTCGGGTCGTGATAAAGCCAAATCGTAATAGTATCATTAGCTTCTACCAAATCTTCTATATTAAATGATGTAGACGCCCCAGTAATCCGATAGCGAGCTAGTCCCAAATCTTCATCTTTAACATAGTGCCATTCGGCAGGACCGCCGTCTAGTGGTTCTCGTAAGGTAGGTAAGCGTCCAGGTAGGCCAGATTCAGTCAGGTCCATACGATTCATTGGAAGGCCGGTAGCATCAATGAGTGCTTCGGTTTTTTTACTCGTAACCATCATAAGGTCGTCTAGAGTAAAAGTGACCTGAAATGAATTTCCCTGTGTGCTAGCAGATGTTTTAACAGCAACAACATTCAGGGGGATAAGTTTATAGTATCCTTGAGTTCTATAGTAGTCACGCTCCTCGGTTACATCAGTATAATCTTTCAGTGTCGGAGAATAAGTACCACGAGAAGTAGATACTTTGGAATTAGAATTTACAGTTTGTGCATCCATCCCCAACAGGCTAAGGTCATATTCATCCGCAGCTAATTCTCCTCCGGTTGGGTTTGGCCATACGCTCTCAATTGCTACAAGAGCGAAAGCTGTGTATTCTGGTGCATTGCCTTCATAGTTCATAAAGTATCCTTATCTCTATAATATTTTTATAAAGCCCCCCAGATACGGCTTTTATTGGATTGATATTGGCCATAATCATGGGTGATATACATTTGTAAGTCTGCGTTCATAGTAGTGTTTTGGTCCGAGCGGTGTGTGAAATCCAAAGAACTCACAACAACTTTATAACGAGCTATAAGTTTTTCTGTACCATCTGCGAATTCATCATATCCAATCAAATAAAGTCCACCATAAAAACGTCCTTGATTAGCAGAAAGGTAGGTCAAGGCTTCTAACCCTTTTTCATAAATTTCCCATAATCGCCCCGCCTTAATAATTTTAATTCTCATACCTAATTGTCTCATGGCTTGACCAAAGGTTGTCAAGGAATTACCACCAAGTGTATTGTACTGTACAACCTTATTCTTTGTACTTGGGCTATATTCCTGAGCAAGTGCAACCCCAGTATTAAAAGGTAGAATAAGAGTAGAATTGTAAGCTACTCGTATAATCTCTTGTAAACTAAAAGTATTAGGGTCTTGTGCAAGAGAAGATGGTTGTTGGGCAGCCTCTTCTACAGAACTACCTACGTATTTAAGTTTCTCACCAAGAACATAAAGCCTTGCTCCCCCTCCGCGAACATAGGGAAATGAAGGACGCCATTGAAGCTGATATCTTTTAAGTTGGTTAGAACTAGCGGCCATTTACAATCTCCTGGATTTTAGTGCCTACAGCGTTTGCCAACGCAGAGTGACTTACAAAATTTGCCTGGGTATTAATATACAAATAGTGCTCCGCTTTTTGCATATGGTATTTCGTATCTAGCTTCTGAGCTTCCGTAGTTAATAAATCGTACTTATTTATACTTGTAGCAGTATTAAGCGCTTTGTTACTAAACAATCCATTATAACCCAACATGACTCTATATACAAGGTCTTGTTTTGTGATATAGCCTTTATTTCCTACATCTAATGTATAGTTTTGAGCGTATACCTTCGAGCCTGCGCGTGCAATAATCCAAGACATAGGTTTCCCTATTGCTGCTGGCCAGAAGATAGCGGCATAAACATCACCGATATTGTCATAACCCTCATGGAATAGTTTACTATACTGAGACATATACTTCTCTACATAGGTTAGTTGCTCAATTGGTGACATCTGAGATAGCGCTTTAATGGTTGTTCCAAGCTTAGATGCTGTATCGGGCATAAACTGAATTAAACCAGTAGCTCCACTTCCCATCATGTTTTTCTGTGAAGGAGAGAGCCCAGATTCTACTTGCATTGCTGCTAATAGGTATCGTGGATTAATACCCAGCCTATCAGAAATCTCTTGAACTTTTTCCAAAAATGGTTTTCCCACTTTTTGAGCTACCCCGAATGGGAGTGCTTGCATTAATTGCGAAGCTTTTTGTATGCCTGTATGAACTACCGGACCCAAAGGCACTAGGGGTGTGCTCATCGTTTTAGGAAGATTATTTATAATTTGTTTATAGTCGGCAATCGTCTGAGATAAAGAGTGTGGCTTTGTAGAGGCCTGTTCTTCATGGAGAGTTTTGGCGATTGTTATTCCGAATTGGCCTACCATACTAACAAAACGAGGGGCGTCTTTTTCAAATGCATTCACAATCATGTCATTTACCTGTCCCAAAAGCTGTGCGTGCTTCATTATTTGTTTAGACAAATCAATGTTTCCCTGTGCAAACTTTTGTGTCCAACTTGACATAAAGAAATTGGGGTCTAAATAATATGAGGCTATAGTCTGATTCACGCCATTTATATAAGTATTGTATACTTCTGTGGCTCTTGCTCCATTAACATACAAATGCAATGCCCGCATAAGAACTTGCTGTGTAGAATTGTTAACACCCAATCCATAATGCATATACATGTAATAGTTTTTCAGCATACCTTCATTTAAAGTGGCTGTTCCTGGTGTAAAACTTTCTTTGGTAATACCCAATTTAATAGCAAGGGCTCCCAGAACCTTATTAAATGTATCTGAATTTCCCGTTACCCCCCGAAGCGCAGCAGCAGGAGAAATATGGCCGATAGCTAATAGCTCATTAGCTCGGGCATTTGTCATAATTGCTCCCTGCCCTAAAACTTCATCCAAACCTTTTACCATAGTCTGCGTTGGTTGGGTTGTCAACATGCTCTTGAATTGGTTATCTTTAGCTACAAAGTTTTGAATGTTTGCTAGATTCTGAGGAGCCGAGGCATTCATTTTTACAGCATATCCGTAATCCTTAGAAAAAGCGGTCAACTCTCCCACAAGTCTTATCTGGGCAACCTGAGGCTTGCCGCCGCCCGAGACGGCTGTAAAGAATTTTTCAAATTCTCGTGTAGATTCTTGTATAGCTTTTTGTCTAGGACCAATTAGAGATAGCTGTGAGTAAATCTGAGCGGTCGCCTGGGGATCGGCTCCATAGAGCCCAGCCATGATTGCAGAGTTAGAAACATAAGATTGCAAATCAGACATGTTTTTTACACGAGCATTATGAGATATATAAGCAATAAGTGGTTCTAATTGAGTATAATCATATCCAAGGCGGCTCAATGGCATACCAAACATACTCTGATTACGCATCGTGTCCATCAGGGCATAACCATTGTTACCATTAAATTGACTATATCCTACAAAAGAGGAAGCATAAGCATTAAAATCGTTTACAATACGTTGTTTATCCAGAAGTTTAGAAGCAAATATTTGTCGGGCACGAGAATGTGCATATCCAGATGTAATACGCCCCCCAACATATTGACCGATATGTTGCAATGCTACGGTAGTTGCAATGTCAACAACAGCCAAAGCTAGACCGGCAATCAAACTTGTTCCGGCTGTTTCTGGGGCTGCTGCCACACTAGCTGCTAACTCCTGTGTTTCACGCGCTCTAGCTCCAACTTTAGCAGCGGTTACTACATCACGAATAGCCCCACCTATCCGTTCTATTGTACCCATATTACGTAAAACAGTATAGCCAACACTCAAAAAGTTAGCTAGCATATTTCCATATTTGAAGGAAATTTCAGTTTGCGTTCGAAGCATATCTGCAACGGCTTGTTGATAACCTCCTACAGCCCGTTTAGTAATATTGAAAGACGGCATAGTTACAAAATTGAATTGGTCCTGAATTCTCCGGGCCGCAAAGAATGTACCGGCTGCACCACCGAGGACAGAAGCCCCAACAGTAGTTTTCAATTTTTGAAGACTTTCATCCAAAGAAGGTCCCGGACCCCCTTGACGATAGGGGCGCCAAATATCATTAATACCAGTAATAATTCTATTCTCTTCTCTCCTCCCCATCCCAAAGATGATTAAGCGAGTTTCTTCATCCATAGGAAGACTCGCTATAGCAGATTTTTGTTTGTGGGTTAAAGAATCATAATCCATACTAGTACATCAACCTATTTTTTACTACATAGTTCTCAGTGGTTTGGTGGGCAATTTTAGTGATATCTTTGACAGACATCCCATTAAATGCCATTGTGAGATACACTGTTCCCCCCGTATCTGTAATCGAAGATTCTCCTACAGAGGAGGTTTGAGAAATATTTTCACCAGACTGTATTCTATCAAGAAGTTGTCGATTATTACGAGTATTGTTATCAGAGATTACATATTCACCGCCATGCACAATACCGGCAATATCCATACGTCCACCAGAACCGGTAAATCCACCTATGGCGTGCCCAGGAATAGATGTCGCATTTGGTCCAAAGTGGGCATTTAAATATTGTGGGGTAATGGTGATTGCATTTGGTCCTGTTGTCAAAGCGTTTACTCGTCTGCGTAAAGAGGTTAAAGCGCCGGATGGAAGAGTAATATTATTATTAGAAAGCCACGTATCAAGAACGGCTTGGGCATTCTGTTTCCTTTGTGGCACAGGAATCGCAGCCGCTTCGGTAGCAGAACCTTGTTTATATGGATTCGGTTGGTTAAGAACTTGCGCCATTTGAGTAACCATTCGCTGGATGCCAGCTTTGGCGTCGTCAATAATTTGATGGCCGGAAGCGTATTTAAGAAGCATATTTTGGATTGTTTCCATCTGTTTCATAACAACCTGGCTAGCATTAGTCATAGCGTCTACCTGTGCAGAAATTCCTGTATTTAACTTACCAAGCTGGGATTGAACAATCTGCTCAGCGCGGGTTTGCACCTGACTTTGGCCTTTGTCTACTGCTGCCTTAGCCTCAGCACTCATTTGTCCGTTATCACCAATAAACTTATTTTTGCCAACCATTTGCATCAAATTTAGTAGTATCTGTGCTCCTGGTACTCCTTGGAAACCCGTTTGCTGCATCATTGGCTGAAGGGCACCATATATAAGAGGATTTTCTCCTACCAAGTCCGCAGGATTCATATTCTGCCATCCTTTAGGAAGCATACCATTCTGCGTGAGCGCACCGATACCGGACTGTAGAATGCTCTGCGTTACTTGGGGACTGCCTTTGAATATGCTCTTGAAGCTATTACCCAAAGACATACTATAAGCAAGTGTTGCTGGGTTACTTAATTGAGACTGTACTCCTGAATAAATCTGATTAGCCACAGTAGCAAAAGCTTGTGGATTTGTTTTCATTAGATTGCCCAAATTAGTACCACTTTCAGACATTGTATGATAGAGATTTGTAACCTCTTTCTCCAAATTCTGATTTGTACGAGCTACATTCTTAAGTTGTAAGCTTTCAGTAACTTTCAATAGCGATGGAACCAAAACAGACATCGCAAAATTGCTGATTTGACCATTTTGGGCAGTTGCACCAGCAGCCATTTGGACACTACGCTGAGCATTTTGTGAACCCATCATCTGTGCAGTTTGTAGCATTCCTGTAGCAGCACCTTCGTTGATACCATAGCCGCGAGCTAATTCCCCGACAAAAGCAGTATTTCCCAAAAGTTGCTGTCTATTAGCTGAAACAGTATTAAGAGACACTTGTGACATTAGCTGCCCCATTTGAGCAGCAGTATAACCAAGGCCACGCATATTTCTGCCTTGACCCATGATAAATTGGTCTAGTACAGCATTGCCTGTTCCTATCTGTCCAGTCGGTAACATCCTATGAGCGGCTGCTTGGTCTCCGTAGTAATAACCAAACTGGGAGCCCGCCCCGGCTTGAATTAATCCAGCGACTGAGCCTTGAAAGTTTTGTAGAAGTGTTTGTGGATTAGCTACTGTTTGTGCAATACTTTGCTGGATAATTTTATCCTTGGAGGTTGTGATATGAAGTGACTGTAAGACATTGTTAAATACACCCGCAGCACTCAAGGCAGAAACAACAGAGCCAATGGCCATTGTTGCCAAACCTGCACCCCGACCGGCGGCTGTTGTTGCTGTGCGCATAGTATTTAGGCCAGCTATAGCACCACCAGCACCAGCCATCATAAAGGTCTGATTAAGTCCTACATCATATTGTTTTTCTTGGGTAAAGGCTGAGCCTAATGCACCACCAACAGCACCTTGCTGACCCATGACATTCATTGCAGGTCTAAATCCGTAGGTGAAAGGGTCTTGAATAAAACGGTGAGATGCAATTGTACTTAGTGCCATTGTTGAGGCAAGAGCACTCAAAAAACCCATTGTTTTATCTAGCCCGCGTTTTTGGTCTTTATTTGATGCATTAACGATATTCTGCAATTCTTTAAGAAGATTACCTTTAGAGCGAGACTCGGTAGAGAAACGATGCAGCTCTGCATCGGACATACCAGCCCCCGTACCTACCTGATGATGGATTCTCTTTATATCAACAGATAATTCTTGAATCTTTTCCTCAAACATTTTACGCTGCTCGGGAGTTAATTCTTCCCCCATTTGAAGCGCACTACGTGCCATACGCGCTTGAGAGCGTATACGCCATAATTCTTCTTGATTATATCCACGGTTAAGCGGATTAGCTGAGGCTTCCATCATTTCTAGAGCACTTAAATGACTTGTCGCAGTCCCACGCAAACTAAGCATGGCAGCACCGTAGCTACCAGGAGCCGGAATGCCGCCCTCCTGTTTGTAACTACTGACTATCTCTATGACGCCGCGAAGATATTGTTTCAAATCTTTAATATCAGCGCCAAAAATATCTTGTTGGTGGGACCTATAAATATCACGCACGACGCTCATTTCTTGCCTCATGCGTTTTTCCATCACGCTCGCGCTTTCAATAGATGGTCTTACCGTACCAGGAGGAATATCATAACCATAGACCTCATTGCCACGACGTAAAGCCGCCTCAACATCTTCACTATACATCGGAAAGTTGGTAGTGAGCCCTTTTCTTAGGTCGTCATTATTAGGCATTAATTACCTCTTCGGCGTTCCTCTTTATCAATATCTTTTAAGAAATCCTCATCAATAACCAGATTATCTAAATTGCCATCGTCTCCAAACTTTTCTTGAACCTTCTTAAGCCAGTTTGGGTCTCCAGAGTTCATAATATCATCAATATCCTGAGCAAACTCTTCTTCTTCTTTTTCCTCAGGAGTAAGTTCCTTACGATTACCAAGCTCAAGCTCTATAAGTGTAAAGATAGCATAGTGGTCGTCAGTCCACCTACTGAGGGAAGGCGCATATGGAACTAAATTTCCTCCCTGTCTTTCTTCGGCACCTAATAACGCCATTAGTTCATTATCTTCGGAGGATTTTCTCCATGCATCTATGATATTACGCCATTCGTAGGTGCTTAGGAGTTTTTTAAATCATCTTCTTCTACTGCTGTATTTTCTAACCAGTCTGCGTGCTTTACAATGGCATCAGAAACAAGCATTTCCTCGGATAATCCTTTATTATAGACTTCTTCCATGACATACTTTTCAAAGAGGCTGCTGTAATCCAAATCTTCTGCGGAATTAAATTCATAATCCGAATAAGTCTTTCCATTTTTCTTAATTTTACCCTTTTCATCGGTAACAAGGATACGGGTAATAGAGCTATTTAGGTTGCCCCAATACTGGAAGAAGTAAGTTAGTTGCGGGTCTTCCTCAATTGGATTTGTAAAACCCATTTCATTGAGTTTTTTACTAGCCCAGGCGCGACCTCTGTATTTGTCCTTGAAAGACGGGCGTTGGAAAATAACGTAAATGTTCCAATTCTCAAGGAGTATAAAGTCACTGGGCTCATTTAAAAGGAGTCCCATCATCTTATTTTCAGTTTGTGTGATATCTGTTTCAGCCATAAATTCCTCACCTTTCTGTATACACTCAATATACTCTAAAAAAGAATTCAAGTCAAGAGAAAAGCGGAGCCGAAGCTCCGCCTTTACTGGGGTGATACCTATTTTAGGAACGATAACCGAATAGCACGGAAGTAACTAGGTCAAGCATACCATTCTTAGAGTCGCCATTTTCTCGATAGGCGCGTTTGATGGCATCAGTAAACCAAGTGCCGCTCATTGGACGGGCAACAGCATTTACAGAATCCATAATTACGGATTGCTGAGAAGTCATGCTAATAGAAGCAGACTGTAAAACGCAGACGTAGGAACCGAAGCTACTAGCGCGAGCGTCAGGACTATTAGGTGTGGCCGGTTGGTTATTGTATGTGACGTTGGAACGTACAGAGCTATTAGAGACACGATTCAACACATTCAAGACAAACATGAAAGGATACATGCTGGTATCAGTGCTGTCGATAATGCTTTGAGCAGCCGCGATATCAACCAAATTAGAAGCCTGATAGGTCTTACCTATGTGAGCCCATAGAGGGTTGAAGGAGCCAAGATTACGGAAGTCTGCCCCGTCAATAGTGGCCTTCTCTAGACGAATATTAGTGATTTGATAGCCCGGAGCCAACACGGGTAGCGGAGTGCCAATGACATTCTCGGCACAGCTTCCGAAGTTATCATCGACATTGACATTTTGTGCCATTCCGACTTGCTTTAGAATCCCCTTCTTGTTGGGGGAACCATCAAGAAGATAGTCATGGGGAGGAACAAGTACGCGAATTGAAGCAAATTGGGAAACTCTCATCTAATTACTCCCTTTATGCCAACGCCGTGCTGCGAGACTGGAGGGCTATATTGTTTGTCAAGTTCTCATTAATCATATTCGTGGTATCGAATAGGAATTCTTCGTAAGAATACTTGAATCCAATGAGATTAACGTTATTGGCAATCATTACATCACCAGAGGTAACGGCCTCAGAGGAGCTACGCGGCATGACGGCATAAATATCAAAACGGTTATTTTCCGTAGATTCCTTGCTCTTGACAAATAGATAGGTATAAAGCAGCAGGTCATTAATACCGATTTGCTGTTGAACAGTGTCAGCGTACCAATAGTCTGGTGTTGTGATGTAATGAGCAAGCTCACGTGTGTCAAGCTGGATTCTTTCAGCCGTCACATTAACGCTATAATTATTAGGTACGATACGTGGCTTTGTCGGTGCACCAATGCCATAGATGTTCTGCGTTCCCCAGTCCTCATCAATACGAAGCTGACGAGCCAAACCCACAGTTGTGAATACTCCATTCTTATTAGATTGAAGCGCCTGCGGGCCCTGAGAAAGTTTATTCTGTAGCTTGGTTAGAGCATCAGACACGGCATTCTTAGTTACATTGGAGCCGGTGATTTGGTCTGCCCTCAAATTCCCATATAAAATGGAGGAAATTGAAAGCACCTTAACTTCTGCTAGTGTACTTAGTCTAACGGCCATCTAAATAAACCTCCCATTTTTGGGTTCCTGGGCCATAAATGTAAAAATATCCAAAATCATTTAATATTTCCTCCGCTGTTTTATCTTCTGCATAGGAAGGTAAGCTTTTTAAATTCTTTCTCTGAAACCCTCGTCTATTATATATCTTTTTGTAGTCAGTTACAAATAGTCGATGCCTGCTTTGACCGGTTTGAGTGAAACCTAATTTCTTATAGGCATTTCCGGTACTATATCTATTATCAGAGTAAGTTATTATATGTGTTTTATCGCTTGCAACCAGGAGTTTTCCCAAGGCCCCGCGAATAATCGTATCTCGTTTAGAACAAAATCGTTGCATAATATTTTTAGAGAAACCCATGACTGAGACCAATTCCCCATCATAGGATAATCCGACTCTCTCACCTGAGAATACGGTTCCCTCTAGATGATTATTCTCTAAAAACTCATTATACTCTAAAAAGGATGGATACACCACCTTGCATTTTCTGGCCGATAACTTCCTTGCGGTTTTGCCTAATTTATTATTCAAAAAGGAAGCAACTAAATCAGGCTTTTCTAATACTTCGGAATCCCAGAATTGTACCAGTTGAATTCCCTTTTTCTGCGCGGCTCTGAATTTCTCCTCATGATAGTTGGCATTTCTTTTACTATGCCAGTAAAGACCATTTATTTCTATCCCCAGCCTGTGTTCAGGAAGGTATATATCAATTTCAAGCGGAGAAAGTATCTCTCTGTCATTTACGGTAAACTTCTCATTTCCCAATATCTCTATTATTACTTGATAGGAGAATTCAGGTCTAGTTTTTTGATTATAAAATACGTGTGAAGTTATTTTCTCATTATAGCATTGTGCGCACCCAGCACCATTCATATGGTCGTGTGCATATTGTGTAAATGCACCGTGTGTTTTACAAATTATCGTTGGATACTTTCCAACGCGCTCGCCAACCTGAGAATAGTCGTATTTGTTTCCATGTACTTCCCGCGCTCTAGAAATAAAATCTTCACGAGTTAATACTTTGTTTGGAGCACAGAGTGGGCAACCTTGCCCTTTAAGATGCTTATTAGGTGTTTGGCTAAAATCTCCATGCGTTCTACAGGTAATCGTAACCTTGGTGGAGTCATTGACATAATCAACTTTATCGTAAATATATCTATCTTTGTGTATTTCTTTTGCTTCAGCTAAAAACTCATCTTGGGTTTTAGATTCCATTTTCCCTGTTTTTCTTTCGCACATATAGGGCAGCCGCTTCCTTTTAGATGGTTATATGGAAGCTGGCGAAATTCCCCGTGCTCAGGACAAATAATACGAATTTTATCCTTGGTACGGAGAAGCTCAACAAATGAGTAATCATATTTATCTTTATGCACTTTATTAGCCCGCTCAATAAACTCTTGCGTAGTCATGCCCTATTATAAGTTGATTCCCCCTCCCTGTCAACCAAGGAGGGGGAGATAATTAGGCCAAGTTGTAGAGAAGTCGGTTAGTAACCGGAATGAAGTCCACCTCGGTTACTGGCTGGAAGTCAAATGTAATAGCGTAAACTGTCAAATCATTATTTGGTGTAACAACGATGTTGGCATACGCGACAAGAACACCCTCGGAAACTAGTTGTCCTAGCAATGCTTCCGTGTAGCTCTTGATGCGGGCAGCGGTTTCAGGGCCGCGTGAGGTTGCGCCAATGAAATTCTCTTCCAAATTCTTGTAGAGAAAGGTGTTCATGTAGTCGACAATACGACGGGTCATGAATAGCTGTAGGCCACGACTCGGTGCGCCAGTGAAGCTGGTGTAGTTGTTGGCAGCAATGTACTCCAAAGCCCCTGTCGAAGTACGGCGCTTCTTGACGAAATCCCATGCGCGGGTATACAGCTCGTCACGCTGAGCCTGAGTGAAGGAGAACTCTAGGCCATCCGTGAATATTCCAGCTAGCTGAGCGAAGGTCAAAGAGGTTGCTACGCTGCGGGCAGCCTGAGCACCTACAACAAATGAAGCTAGCATCTCTCCGCCGTAATCTTCTACGCTGCTACTAAAGGCGGTGCTCTTAAAGCCCCCGGCCCATAGCTGGACTCTATCACTGTTGATAACCCCACTAATGTCTTGTGTTGCATCAAGGAAGTCAGCCGCCGTCTTATTAGCGGTATCGCCCTTTAGGTAATATGGCATACCCGTAATCATGCTACGGAACATACGATTTGGAATATTTGACAAAGTATTAATGTGGGCAAGGAACAAAGGCATCAAGGCCTTATAGAACCCGTACCTCTCGGTCCAAGTTGTCGAGTTCGTGCTGGCCCCTGTGTAATTAAACAGATAGGCAGGTTGAATAAAGTTAACCTCTTCGCTTTCAAAAAGAGCTAGAGAAGTAACCCAAGAGTCAGTCATAACCGTAGAACCGGACGTATCCCAACTCATTAGACCACCATTGTAATATCCGGTACCATCGTCCCCATTTGTACCACCTGATAGGGAGATATAAGCGTGTTCGATAATATCGTCGGCTGTAGTTGCATCGTAGACGTAACCAGCAGTTAGTAGTTGCGTCATGGTCGGGTTTGTATCATTTAGCGTAACGAGGTTGGAACTTGTCATACCAAGCCCACCGTTGTTAATTACGGCCTCGATAAGAGCGAGCGGGTAAGAATTGGTACCTGTTCCATAAGGGAAGGGCCCAAGTAGGGATTCGCTGGTGGACTTTAGGTTATCTACCTGCTGAATGAAATCCGCCTGCGTAGCATTTCCGTATCCCCATGTATTCGGGATTTCACGAATTTCACCAGTTAGATTATTGTATAGAACGTAGTAATCTGTGGTGTTATTGTTGTAATAACGGTATGCGGTTGCTCCTGTGCTGTCTGTATAAACAGGATTAGGAATATAAGCCGAGAAGATGTAGCTTTCACGAATATCATTGCCGCTGGCATCAATATACTTCACATCAATTTCAAGAGTATCATCATCTGTAGGTACAGTGCCCTGGGTGTTTAGGGTAACGGCAACCTGGATATTATTGCCAAGAGTACCGTAATCCTTAGCTGACCAAGAGTAGCTCTGGCTGGTTGCACCGCTAATATTAATGGCAAGCAGCTTAGATTGTGTAGCTGTACCTGTGCGAACACAGATAAGTTGATTAGCCCCACCGACATAAGCGGCGAGACCGTGGCGGACAAGTGGGCCGTCACCGAAGGTATCGACCAATTGCGTGTAACTAGTGATGGTTACTGCCTGATTTAGCGGCCCCTTTTCTGCGAGACCAATCATACCGATGATGTTTGAGGCAACACCATTAATATCAGTAAGGCCGCTCAAGTCAGTACGGATATAAGCTCCGAACTGCTTAATCAGATAACCGCCTAGACTAATCTGTTTTGCCATTTAGTTTTCCTCCAAAATACCAATCATGAAGCTATATTTGTATATTATCAACAAGAGTTTCTGTTAAACTTACTTTGTATTGCTGGTAGGTTTCCCCGGACGTATCATTAAAGAATGGAGCCATGACGGAATAAACGAGAGTGCCTATGTACACTGGACCATCTATATACAAATCATGGTTAGTACCTTCGTAGGCGCGAATAAATCGAATGGCAAACAATTCTCTTAAATAGTAGAAGGGGAACTCTAACGTTCCATCATATACGTCTTGCTCTAATTCTAGCATCCAGAGCTTGATTAATTCCACTATATTATCTCTGTCTTTAGAATCTGTACTCCAGACAGAGAGTTCCATAGTGTACTGGTCTACCCATCCCAAATTCAAAGACTCATGGATAGGGGTTGTCGTTCCAACATCGGCTAAATTAATCTCCCCGTCCACAGTATTGCCTATGCCATACATCTGTACAGTGTTGTTAAGCTTCTTAACTACGATACGCCGCTTGATGGGTATAGTGTCCCTCTGGTCTTTCTCAAACGTTTCTCTGGAAGGATAGTCGGTACTAATGTCAAACGGCACACGTAACAGTCCCAATTCTTCTATTTTGAAATTTAGCCCCGCAATAATGATATCTTTGGGATTACGAGAGTCAATAACTGGTAATGTTTTGCCAATAGTAGCCATAAAGCTTCCTTATTTTATCAAAATGTAAAGAACTAAGCAAATAGCCGTTGTATGAAATTTCTTATCTGTTTCGCTCGCACATGGACTTTATTTAAGAAATAGTTTTGTTTAACATTCTCAGGAATGCTCTTGTCCTCTCTAAGCTTAACCTCTGCGGAATAGCTGAGGGCACTCTCTGTCAGCATCATCTCATCAATTTCATCATACCCCGTGTCTGGGTGTAGCAAATTAAAGGCTTCGTCAACAGGAACCACATGACTACGACAATGAGGATGAAATAGGTTGGTATGAAAATTACCTGTTGTCCAGATAGCTGTGGTTAATGTTTCTTCGGTGTAGGTGTACTTACGCCCTCCCACGTCCACAGTAAAAGGAAATGTGAGGCCACCCTCACGTAAAGCTTTTGCTTCGATGGCCTCACAAACTGGACTAGAATTTTCGTCCTTCATTCGGACAATCATCCATCTCATTTTCGAATTCCTCGGGAAAATCTCTCTTGGCCTGGGCTAAACGAAACGCGGCCATACGTTCTTCATACTCTTCAATTTGCTGTAGTGCGGAGTCAATAGCCTCTTGAATTGTCATTAATAGTTTCCTCCAACTTCTATAATCTGGTAGATTGTGTTGGAATTGATTGTCGGCTTCTGAGGGTCTTGTACAGCATACAGAGTTTCTGTAACTTCTCTCGTTCCGTCAGGATTGCAACAGCGTCCGAGTACTTCGAATTTATCACGAAGAAGTCTGCGAGAATTGTCGCTGAGGCGTTCTTTCAACATGTGCAAATCCAGATTTCGGGGAACAGAAAAAGTCTTGTTGCCTTTAAAGAAACCACCGGAACCATCCGGGTACCATTTGTTTGTATTGTCTGTGTAGATGGCTTTGAATTGTATCGGGCTCTTGTAGATAGACCCACGTCCTCCACAGACAGGACATTCAATCCAAGGTGCGCCTCGGTTTTCATCATAGCAGGGAGAGCCATCATCACGTACATTTGGGCACATGATAGGCTCATACCAGAGTACATCAGTCCCTCCCATCCCTAGGGCTGCGTCTGCAACCATGTTAGAAATTGGTGCTAAGTCAAACATATAGTTAATTATACCATCAAACCTTAGAAAAGGTCCATTTTTTAGTTCCGGGACCCCAAATCTGATAGAAACCGTGTTTCTCGGCTATTTCCCTGGCCGTCAATTCCGAATCTCCGTATTTCTCGATTAGTTTATGTCGTTGGAATTGGTTTCTGGAGTACAAGTTAATCGTATCAGTATAATGCAAAGTGTATCTGTTTACCTTGTCGAGAGTAAAACCTAATGTTTTATAAACTTCTCCGCTGCTATACCTATTAGCAGAGAAAGAGATTAAGGTGTCGTGGGATTTTAGAAAATCCTTTATTATTTTTCCAGCCCCGCCAACTACTATTAATCCCCGCTTAGAGGCTAATCTGTCAAGGTGGTTTCCTGTAAACCCTCCAACAGCGACAAGATTCCCATTGTAGAGGAGTCCTTTCTTTATCTTAGAATTTATTGCACCTTGCAGATGGTTTTCTGTAAGGAAGGATTTATACGTAGTGCTGTCAATATTTACCAGATTACATTTCCTCGCATAGATTCTATCAGTGAGCCGGTTTAATTTAGCTAGAATCATATCCTGGACCAGTTCAATGTTGTCTCGGATTTCATAATCCCAGAATTGCAAAAGTTTTATTCCAGCATTTTCTGCGGCCTTAAATTTATCATAATGATACCCTCTTTCCTTGAAAATGGTACTATGATAATAAAGTCCATTTATTTCTATAGCTAATTTATTCTTGGGGATATATATGTCCAATTCCTTTGGATATATCATAGACCGGTCATTAACTTTGTATTCAACATCTATACTGTCAAGAAAGTTTATAATCCTTTGGTGGGGCGTGGAAACATTGCAGGCTGGACACCCCAGCTTATCATATAAATGCCTTACCACGCTTCTTTGGAACCACCCGTGTTGGGCGCACTTTATATCCAATAGTTGTCTATTGTTGCGATATATAAAGGGTTTATATTCATAATTAGGAAAGAGCTTCTTGCCTTCTTGGATTATGATATTAGAGTTCAACACTCTCTTTGTCTTATTACAGTCCGGGCAACCATATCCTTGCAAATGGTTTAGTGGTTGTTTAATAAAGTCCCCATGCTCGGGGCATGTAATTATGACATTTTCCTTGTTGTTAATGTATTGGGTTTTAGAGTAGTCGTACTTCTTGCCATGTATTTTTCTGGCTTCTTTAATAAACTCTTTTGTATCCCTTTTTACATTGCCCGCGCATAGGGGACATCCTACCCCTTGTAGATGGTGCGCCGGTGTTTGTTCGAAAGGCCCATGTTCATTACAGATTATTGTAACTTTATTTTGGCTGCCTAGATAATCTACACGGCTGTAGTCATATTTAGAATGGTGTACCTCTTTTGCTTTATCAACAAACTGCTGGGTTGTTTTTTGCCCGCGCCCAGCATAGGAACATTTTGGGCATCCCTGTCCTTGGAGATGCTTTGCTGGGGTTTGGTAAAAGGAACCATGTTCCTTGCAAATTATTTCTACTTTTGTTTGTGAATTCTTATATGAAACTTTTGAGTAGTCATATTTGGTCCCGTGTTTATGGTCGGCAGCCGAAATAAAAGATGAGGTATCATATTGCATACCTCATTATATACGAGAAGAAGAATTGTGTCAACCGGATTAATACCCTGTAAGGAGTACCATATTGTAGCCCCGCAACAGGTCCTCCGCCTCTCTGCGGTATCTGTCCATCACATCGGCATAAAGTCCTTTTCCAAATGCCGCACTGAAGCCCTGTACACTAAAATTCATCATACCTTTGGTGTAGGATATGTTGATTAATTCAAACGCTTTAATAGCCGAAAAAAGAGCCACAGCATCCTGTAGGGAGGGTGGGATTTCTTTAAATCCATACTCATAATCCACATGAATGATTTGAGGCATACTCGGAACAACTAGGCCATAACCCGAGGACGCAATTAAGTTATTTGGCCCTGTAGCACTAATCTTAGCCTGTGCTGGGAAAAGGATAACTGCGCCCTCTTTTTCATACAAAAAGTACTCATTAGGAGCATATGTACGATTAAGGTAAGGAATACCAAGGCCCTGTGGGTCTTGAATTTCCAAAGCAAGTTTATGAATCTTGGTCACATAACGTTCATAGAATTTAATGTAACTTCTGCCCTTACCGTCGATTCTCTCTTCATTTTCGATTTTATTAGGTACGTAGAGCACCTGTTGGCTGAATGTTGTCCGTTGGTCGGTTGTTAACAAGTCCCACGGTAATGTTCCTGGAGTATACAGTGCCGAGTCATTGTTATATTGAGCCTGCTGGGTTGTAGTCAAATCTGTCCATAGGGGATAATCCCTCGCCGTAGGGGTAAGGAAGGAATTCAAACCACCACTTCCGTAGGTAACTCTATCCTTATAAACATCCTCAGGGCTTTTAGCTAGATTTGTTTTACGGCGGGGGTAAAGCGCAAGCTTAATTTCATTTTCTATACGAGTGACACTACGTTGAATAGCCCTAATGAGTGTAGAACGAAATCCGGGAATAGAACTAGGGCCTGTTACACAGCTAGCGGAGGCTGGCAATGTACCACTATTAGGAATAGGAGTGGAACTCATCATCGGAGCCCCAAACATTCTATCCTCTGTTGCTTCAATTAGAAGTTGTAACTCCTTCCCTTGAACACCAGGGCCTCTGGCATATTCCATACTGTACCCCTATTAAAGACCGAATTCGTCTCTATACTTTTTCAATGTAGTAGTGGTTGTTCCGTAGTAATCAGCAACCGCAGACCAAGTACCCTTTTCTTCATAAAGGGCTGCAATTTCATCTTTTGTAGCGTCTTCAATAGACGCCTGTGTTTCTTCAGCTTCTGGTGCAACCTGTTCCTCATCGGAAGTTTCTTCTGGTTCTTCTTTCTGCTCAGGTGCTTCGACAGATGCAACTACAGGCGTCGGGTCCGCATGACGAATAATTCTGCCAATGTAATCCAAACGCTTAGCAAGGTCAGCAACGTATTGGTCTACGCGCTTTGCAATGCCATCCTCAAAGACAACAAGTTGACCGCCAATGTTTTTAATTTGTCTCCCTGTGCGGGCGAAGCGCTTTTCTAAATGTAGACTAAAATATTCCTCAGCCATATGTTTTCTCCTTTTCATAAAAAAGTTCAGGAACTTCTTTTGCTAATGTTTTGTGTGTGTGTTTATGCGACATACTCTCGCTTTTCAAAAATAAAGGATACTACACTACAGTATAGCATCCTTTCACGAGTTTATCAAATTGTTTAAGCAGTCTGCAAGGCCAATACAATATCACTAGCCGTAGCTGTAGTATTATCTAGGGTGTCAACTGCGTCTTGGATACGGCTCTGACGAAGAACGAAGTTAACAACAGTGTCGTCGGCCTTACCACGGTTAGGACTTGCGAGTGCAGTATAAAGCACCTGTAGTGCAATGGAGTCTGATTCTAAAGCCATTTCTTTTTCCTCCTAGGAAATTATTAGTTGGGGGATTAACCTTGTAGTCTTATTCCTAATTATAGCATTCAATTGTGGTAAATCCAAGTCTTTGTGCCAGCATCATATACTTGAAGAGCCCCTTCTTGGCTCGCAAGTTGTCGTTCAGTGTAATTTTCTGGATTCTGTATGTCAAGACGACTCGCAATTTTGTATTTCATAAACCCATTTCGGTTTTTAAGCTTATTTTTATGGTAATAGAATAGTGAGGTTTTATTTTCTCTCTCAAGTGTAAATCCATTTTTCACATATACGTCACCATGACTATATCGGTTGAAAGAATAGGAAATAATGGGTTTGTCTTTGGGAATACGTTTGAAAAGCTTTGAAAATCCCCCTACGACTATATACCCACGCTCTGTACAAAACCTATCCAACTCCCGGTGTTCACCATAGTCCGTTACACCCATTACCGCTATAAGACGGTCCTGAAAAAGCAAACCCAGCTTAATACCTGAGGTACGCGGGCCTTCTAAATGGTGTTTTTGAAGAAAGTCTTTATATTGTAAACTATCTACTAACACCACTTTAGTATTGCGAGCATACACTTTGTGCTTCACTAGTTGAAGTCTTTGCAATATCATGGAAGATACTAAATCGAAATTATCCTGTATCTCAAAGTCCCAAAATTGCAATAAGGAAATACCACGGTTTTCACAAAGTTTATACTTATCATAATGATAATACTTATCCTCAAGCTTGTCAAGGGTATGATAGAACACGCCGTTAATCTCTATGGCGAGGGAATGCTCGGGAAAATAAATATCTAGCTCTTTCCCATCTAGTAGGGTACGGTTGTTGACCTCATAGGGTATCTTTAGGTTGTCCAAAAAAGTTATGAGTTTTCTATGTGGGGCAGACACATTGCACTTCGGGCATCCTTGCATTTTCTTCGAAATATGCATGTGAGGAGTTTGCCAGAATTCTCCGTGTTTGGGACAAATGATACATACTTTTGTTTTAACCCCCTTATACTCTACCTTCGAATAGTCATAAAAGTCCCCATGTATACTCTGTGCTTGCTTGACGAAGGAGTCAAAGGTATGTTTCCACCTTTTTGTGATACCGAGAAGATGAGCAATATGCTTGACTTTCTGTGGTTTAATCTGTAAATGCTCCGCTATCTCACTAACTGATTCCCCTCGTTCATAGGCAGAAATGATATAGTTGTCGTATAGCTTTTTCCGTTGCAGTACGTCTTTCCTCATATACAAACAGTATACCATAGAGATACATGAAAGTAAACTCTGGCGCCAAGTACAAAAAGAAGAGGCCGCATAAACGGCCTCAACTTTTAGCTTTTAATTAGCTTAGACGATGTTTTCCTGACCAACGTTAACAATGAGGAAGTTGAACTCAGGAGCGCGGGCGTACATCGAAGACACGTGACGGATAGCAAAGTCACGGTTCAAGGTCTGCGGTAGAGGAACCTGTTCTAGAGGAATCCACTGTGCAAGCATAGTGGTCATAAGGTCCGTACCAGCGACAAAACCAGTACCCGGCAGTTGGCGATACGTGAAGGTACCGTAAGCAGACGTTAGGGTCTGAGCGCCGTTGTCGGTAACAGTGACAGGGGACGCAGGGTTGTACACCGGAATCTTACGCAAGAACTTCGGAGTAGCCCCAGCAGCATCAGCGCGGTTAACAATTAGCCACTTCGTAGCGGCATCAAGACTACCGACAGCGAAGGTAATCTGACCATCCGTAGCTGGGACACCTGTGGTTGTAACAGCAGCAGTGGCAACAGCGGTGGATTCACCATTGAAGTTAGCGGCCTTTACCTCGTATGTATAGGTGCCCGCAGGTAGACCAATAGCGGTTCCGTCGTCATAGCTACCGGTAGAAGCAGCGGCAGCAGCAGCAGTTGTAATAGCAGGAGCAGCAGGACGGGCATATTCCCCACCAGTAGCACCAAAGCCCTGGTCAGAGTACTTGTGCCAATCACCAAGGAAGCGGTCAGTAACCAATTCGGATTCTCCGTAAGCAGAGATGTAGCTCTGAGCATCGGCACCAAGAACACCGGCAGCGCGTTCACCCTGATTGGTACGAGCAATCTGGTAGAAGCTCTGCTGGAGATTGATTTTATCGACGGGGCTCATGAATACAACATTCGGACGGGCTAGACCCTGAGTTAGATAGACCTTGTTCTCTGCGGCCCATAGAGCAGCAACGGAAAGAGGCTTACCCTTTAGGTCAAGAACGTTCTGCGGAGCACCGCGCTTAACGATATTCTCGATACCGTCGAACTGTAGGTTCTGCGGGCTAGAGAAGTCAACAGAGCCGAAGGCACGGTTTCCGTGGAATAGCAAGTATTCCGTTTCTTCCATGACGGCTACCATCTTTTCGTTGCGTGCCGTCTGCTCGGCGGTCTGCACACCAGCGCGAGTCGTTGCAACAGCAAGCTCGGTGATGGTGATGCGGTGGCCTAGAAGTGTCGGAAGAGTACGACGACGAGCAATATCCACTTCAACAGTACGCGGAACGCCACCGTCTCGGTAAGCTGCGTAACCAATCTTGTCCTGTCGGCTGGTTACGACATTATACTCGTGTTCGTAGGCAGTTGCCTGGACCTTGTTAAGACGGTCATAGAAAGGAGTTTCAAGGATGTTTAGGCGTTCTAGTTCGCCTTCCAAGTCCTGACGCTCCAAGGACTGTGCGACCTGGGAAGTACCATCAATTGCCTTGAGCACGTCCAAAGGAAGGTGCTCTAGATAATCTAGGTGGTCCGGGTAGTTTCGAGAAACGGTGTCGTTCATAATATTACATATCCTCCTGTAGATAACCTAATTATAATTTACCTCTGTCAGCCATTTTTACGTAATGGTTGAAAGCTTGGGGTTGAATGTCGAGTTCTTGCTGTGCTTGCTCTACAATCCTCGCACGCTTCTGAGAGTGAGAAGCTGTATGGCCTCGGATATCTCGATATGCAGCAACATAAGATTTTAGTGTATCAACTTGCTCGGCGCTGAAAAATGAATTATCGTCGTCGTCGGAAAGTCCAACAGACTTACGAACTAGATTAGGCACCTGTTCTTCTGGGTCCCCGTCTACTGCTGCGCCCGGATGGACAATAGCAGCTTCGGAGCGATAATTAGCAGAAGCAGAAGTGCTCTTAACTACAGTAGTCTCACTGTATAGTTTTTCTACGACTTTTTCAACAATTCTGTCTTCAAAGCCGTCGAAAATAGACTTGATAGCCTCACCGAATTGAACGGTGGACTCTTCGGAAAGAGTAACCACTGTGTCATTGTTAGAAATGGTTTCGGTAATAATACTCTTGAGCGCATCCATGTCGATACTCTTCGTGGCAGCGACATTTGGAGCTTCCTGAGTAACTTGGTCGGCCACTGGAGGTTCTTCCCCACCGGAAATATGTAGAGCATCAGCAATTGTCTGGAAGAGGTCAAGCATAGTATCTAGCTTGTCAAGAATCATTTCCTGAGCAGCATCTTCGCCGCCTTCTCCACCATCACCTTCCTCGTCTCCAACTAGTGTGTCAAGGACACCCCCGGCACCTTCGTCGGCACCCTCATCTGGTGTTGCACTTTCGGTTGGAGCAGGCGCATCGGCTAGTGCCGCACCCTCGTCGCCACCTTCATCCGGGGGCGTTACGTCTGCTTCCTCAGGCAAATGCTTATCCTGGGGGACTCCAGCGTTTTCGGTTTCTGGAGCTACGCCATCTGGTGCTGGCATATTTCCTGCCGTATTATCCTTTTGGTCGGTGCCCTCTGCGGCAAGCTCGGCACCTTGGTCGGCAACTTCTTGGCTCAAACCCGGTTTCGGGTTCTTTTTGTTGTTGTCGGCCTTGGCATCGTTCTGGATAGGAGAAGCCTTCTTGCCCTTATCCTGCTCGCCTGGGGCAGCCTTTAAGGTAACATTCTTATCTGCCATAGCGTTTTTTATATCCTCCTTCAAATCAACATATGATTCAAATACGTGTGTAATTCCATCGCCACCTTGTACCGTAGACTTAATTACAAGACGATTCCTTTCTGCATCGTAGACTGTTTCATCAGGTACAATTGTATGGAACTGAATTTCAGCTTCGTCTTGCGCATCTGCATCCATCATGCTCTTGAGAACAGCAGCCCACGTCTTTGTATTAGGATTTACCGGCTCCGGGGTCATGGAAACTTCGTAGAGGAGCAAGTCAGGAAGATAGGTAACATACTGTCCTTTCTTTACATCATATTCTCTGCGAGGCTGGCCAAGATATTTAGCTCCGATAGAAAGACCAATCTGAGATTTAAATTCTTCATCGGAGTTTTGTAGGAATTCATCCCACATTTTACGAGCCATCGGATGCTTCTTATTAAGCATGGCCTTAATATAAAGACCCTCTGGCCTAATCTCTGCATCCAAGGGCTTACCAAGTGGTGTTTTCAAACTCAGAATTTCGTCTTTGCTAAAACCAAATTGCTGTAGCCAATTCGCATTTTCCTTGGCATAGTCGTGGTCAAAGAAAATCTTCCCGTTTGACTTAAAGAATTCGATAGAATTATGGAAACTTTCTGGATAGACAACTTCCCCGAATAAATCAACGTCGGCGGTAGATGCAATCCCCTCAAAAACCCAAGGGGCATCCTCTCCACCAAAGCCATCAACAGACTTTACAACGTCAATGGGCATAAATACATTGAAAGTATCTTTTTGCATAATTCACCAATATATTAACATGAGAAAAAGGAACAAATCAATACGATATGTGCCTTTTTGTCTGTAATAATGTACTCATTCTACACCATATTAAATGAAAAACTCAACTCAGAGGCTAAAACTTCAAGCTCTGTATGAAATTACGAGTGGACTTTTTGGTCTGTTCTTTGTAATAATCCTGGGTAGAGGACCATTTATTGTACATTTCATTTGGTAGGTAGACTTTATAATTATTACCTTGCTTAGTCCAGTAGACTTTTGAAGGGTCCTCCTTGGAGAGAAGGTCTTCCAACTCTTCACGGCTAAAAGGTCCACGGAAATAGTCGGCATCTCCTACTACATCATTAGAAGGTTTTTTATTCTCATCCACTGAGGTTGTTTCCATAGCCTCGCCAATAGTCGGTTTCTCTTCATTTTGTGGGGGAGCTTTCGCTTCTACAGGAGCCTCTTTCTCGTTGGGTTGTGTTTCTTCTGCATTAGGAAAGAATTGGGTAATGGGGCTTATTTTTCCAACCTCGTCAGTTACAGGTTTAAAGGCCCCTTCCCCCTTCTTCTTACGCTCCCAAGAGACAACTTTCGCTTGACCATCCGGGAGCGCTTCAATGGTTACACGCTGAGTATTACCAAAGCCACTCTGACGTTCAATGGTACGCTGCTCTCCGACCTTTGGAAGAGTTACTTTTTCTTTTTTGGGCGCTTCTTTTTCTTGAGGCCGCTCTTGTTCTGGCTGCTCTTTGGCTGCTTCTTTTGTGGGTAATTTGACATTTTCATGTTCCTTTGAAGGAGTGGGTTTGCTCATAAACTGGCTTCCGGGTTTAACATTGAACAGGCTTGGTTTTTCCTCTTCTTTTGGCTGAGGAGGATTTACCAATGCATCCATCTGAGACTGCAATTCCTTCTTACGCTTACTCCAGGCAAAGCCAAGACTCATCGTCCTATTACGCCCAGCTTGTTGATGGCCAGGCTGTTTATATAATGCACGCGCCTGTTTAATAGCCTTCTTATAATAGGCTTCGTCCTTTGCATAGGTGTCCTTCAAGTCTTTATACTTCTGCTTGTCCTCCTCTGACAGGTGGGACAAGTCCGGCCCTTCCTGAATGGATTCTTCTTTAGCCTCAGATGCTACAGGGGTATTCCGAGTATCAGATTCAGATACTTCTGGTTTATTTTCAGGTACTTTTGGTTCATTTGTGACCCCGAGTTTGGATAAAACACTTTCCGGGCTAACATCGGTATCAAATGTTAGATTACCACGTGCGTCCCTATGCCCGACCATAAGCGCCTTTTTCTTTGGATTGTAAAGAAAATCTACGCTGGAGTCACCACGGCTTAGGCGGAAAACCTTGCCCGGCATTTTTGTGCTAACTTCAATACCATGTTGAGCAATAGTCTTTGTCAAGTCTGTGACAGCCTGCTGTTCGTTTGGAGACAAAGGAGCGTTGAATTGGAATGCCGGAATGACAGCCTCCTCATCAAGGGCTTGCTGTACATTCTCGGGAATTTGGGGCTCGCGCTTTTTGTAATTATCAATCAATTGTTTTGCGACTCCGAATACGTAGTTTTTGTATTGCTCTCTTGCTGCTTCGTCGCCTTCTTGTGGCTGTAGCTGGATGCTACCCGCATTAGCTCCCGTAGGGCTTTTAATTCTCCAGCGATTTCCCTCTGGTGTAATGACAAACCCATCATCAGATATAATTTTGCCTGAGCTAACATGGAAACCCGGATAGATGGATGATGCTCGTTCTTCGGGTGAGACTTCTTCCTCTTCTTCAATTTGGGGTAATTCATCAAACTCATCTGCTTTTTTGGTAGGCTGAGCAGGAGCGCCCTGATGAGGAATTCTTAGAGCCTGATTTGTATACGTTGCTGCATTGCGGGCCTCTTCATCAGTGAGGGTATTAATCAAATCAGGGCCATCACCTTTCGCTAATCCTGCGTTGAGAGATGCATTCGCCCATTTTTTCATGTAGGAATCCATACTCGGTTTTTTATCACTCTTACGCAGCAATATAGTACCGTCAATGCGTCCAAGACGTTGTGCGATTTCTTTTAAAGCTTGAATCTTTTCTCGTGTTGAACCGCTTTCTGCCGCTCTTGTGGCAGTTCGCAAGACTTCTTCTACCTCTCGGGCCATATCAACATCTTGATTGTAATGATAGTATCGTTCATAAGCAAGACGATATTCTAGTCTGTGCAGGGCATGAAGTCCCGTTTTGGGGTCCGTGAGTTCTACAGTAGCTCCTACCTTATCCCCATCAGAGATACCATCAAAGATTCTAGCAGCAGCGTGCAAAAAGACCCTGTGTGTAGCGTTTAACTTTGCCCCACGGAAATTATCAAAGACATTCATCAAAGCTCCAGCCTCGGCTGGGGTAAAATGCTCTGGTAATTCTCTAGGGAGTGTTTCTGGAGAGCCTTCAAAAACATTAGGCTCGATACGAGTAAACTTAGCTTTTTCCTCAGGGTTGAAATCATCGTACATTCTACGATAAATCTGATTAAAATGGTCTCGTAGGGCCGAGGCACCTGGGCTATTCGACTTTAAATTATCCTCCAAATTTTCAAGGCCCGGATACAGATTGGCAAGAATCGAATATTCATTCTTTGCTTCGGAGGCATATGGCTTATAGCGGGATTCATAATGCTCACGCATCCCACTCCCCGACTCCAACTCTTCACGAACCAAATCATCAAGGTTGATTTGAGCAGGAGTAACGCCCTCCTTAGCCATTTCCATAGCCTTAACCAAAGCCAAGTCGAATGCTTTGAGTGTGTACCAAAGCATTTCGTCTGGTTTTGCCCCGGCGGATTTAATTAGTTGATTAACATAACTCTCGATATAAGAGCCCCATCCCTTATCCGGGAGGGCACCGCGTTTCTGGACTTCTCCCTTATGCTGTTCATAGAGAGCTTTCCCCTGCTTATGTATTTTTTCAGGAGTAGTCTTTTGTTCCTGAGCTTGCTTTTGCAACGCCTGCTGGTAATATTGCTGTACCATCCCTGTGTACTGTTGACGCTGCTTTTCGAATGCCTTCTCATACTGCTTTTGTAGCGCAGGGCCACCCACTTCGGCGGCTCTGGAAAGAACGTCTAACTCTTTCTCTAAGCTGCGTAGTGTCTTCTGGTCAGCAGGGTCTAGAGGGACTCCTTGCTTTTGTAGCCACTCGGCGTATCCTTCGGCATCTGTGTGGATAGGAACGACCTTGCCGTGGATATTACGAAAGATAATATGCTTACCTTCATCATCCACATACATCTGGTCGCCAGCCGAAACTGCCTTAAATGTAAAATTAGGTATCAGGTTGCGAAACATCAAAAGCCTCAAGCTGTTGCATAGGGTACTTGAAATGGTAGGCCGCTAATTTAAGATTAGTTAGGCGCTCAGCAATCTCTTGCTCATCCATGTTCATAAAATCAGATTGCAAAAGATACAGGGATTGCAGGAAGTTGAAATATTTCTCAAATTCCTCATCTTTAGGGTCATTCGTTGCACTCGGCATGTGAATTAGAGCAGTGGGGGTATCCTGCTGAGAATACATGTTCGTCAACAATGCAATAATTTGCTTGCGCTCACCATCAGACATTATTGTTCACCTGACTCTCGGGAGAGAATACGAGGACGATATTGCATCAGCTTGTCTATAAAAGACGTGAGTGTCCCCACATTCTTTAATTCAATTTCATCAGCTTCGTCGTCGGCGTCAATAAGAGCTTGCGTAGCCTCTTTAGCCATTTCTGACTTGCGCTGCTCCAACTCTCTCATATATTGTACTATACCATCCGGGACAACAACAGTTGAGACATTGTGCTGTTCCGCTTTACGGTGGAAACGTCCTTGATACTGGCCTGCTTTAGCAGAGTTCCATGTGGGGAATCGGAAACTTCTTTCAGCGGGCAAAGACAACCCATATAGACCGGCACCGGTGACGAGGGAGATAACAAATCTATCCTTTTCTCTCTGGTGCGCAGTTTGCTGTTGATTAACCGACTCAGGAGGGGTATCTCCGTCAATAATATTGATGAGTACCTTGTCCTCGGAGTAGCGCTCTTTCAACTTTCGATAGAGAATATTAATGGCGCGCTTAGAAAAACCAGCAGTGCCCATCTTGAGAGGTGGTTTTCCGGCCCCCTGATGATTCTTCATGGCATCATCAAGGCCGTCCATAATTACATCGAGAATTGGTGCATCCCACGAAGCCAATACCGCATCCATAGCATCTCGACTGGTTTCCGAGAAAATCTGGCGGAACATCTTGTTACGGTCTATGACATTTGTATCTTCTTTTGGCAAACGCCCAATTCCGAGACTGTTCTTTACGCTAGTGGCCTGGGATAGATACTCTTGCATTTCTCTCTTAAAAGCCATAGCATCTCCGGCAGGAAGCTGTTTCATGACACCAGACACTAATAGGTCTGTACCTAAGTCATATTCTAGCAGTCGAGCCGGAGAGGTTGCTCCGAAGGAAGCATTAATCAAAATAGAAGCCAGACCAAGTGCTCTATTCATCTTACCTAAATCAGAGCTTTGACGTAACTTCCTTTCAGCCTGGGAGTATACTGTTCCCCAGTTCTTACCCAAAGGGGCACCAGCATCATCTGTTTGAACAAAACCAAAGTTGTCTCCAGCAACAGTCTTACCACTGAGCGGGTAAATAACGCTACCAAACACATTCATGAAGTCTCTTAGACGGTTATAGTCCTTCCAGATACGACGGCCCATTCTCTTACTTTCTCGGCCCCCGCCTCTGTCGGTCATTGTATACTCCTGAGCTAACGTCATATAATTCTCACGCGCAAAAGCATTCACGAAAGAGATTTCAGAAAGCGTATCAGTAGCCGAGTTACCGGAAATATTCCCATTCAATGTCCAAACAAGGCCACGGGTATTATATACGGAGTCAATAATTTCTTTCAATGCGTGGTGACGGGCGGCATCGTAATTAACATACTGCCCAGATTCGTCAACAGCTAATACTCCGATATGGTTTCCCTTGACTTCTCTTTCCCCGCTACGTCCACCTTGGGCTAATAGTTTCATGTATTGAGCGTCTACATCCAACTCCCAAGCATCTTCTTCGTCTGTGTCCCGACCATCATCAGCCCGAGTAAAACGGAACTTAGAACTACCTACAATTACCATACTGGGCAATTCATTGTCTTGCGCCTTTTTAAGCAAATCTTCCCACTGCTCAATACGAGTAGACCTGTCTCCGTCAATTACAACAGCATATTCGCCAAGGAATTTACCGACTTCGTTCTGCCAAATGTAGGTGTTTTTGTTGGGGGCCGTAACAATAGTTGTTTGCTTACCGTTAGTGATAACTCCACGATTCCTAAGAACAGCAAGGGCTCCTGTAACAACAGCAGTATTATGGGTTACAATATAATCTTTTGTAACAAATAGGTTATCTGGTGAATCTACAGCTATACACTGAGTCTCCCCATCTTCCACCCTCACTACGTCAGTGATGAATCTTTCCCAATTATTAGCAGCACAATATCCGAAATTTGCCGCCTTACGAGGTAGCCGGAAAGGATTGAAGCCAATGCCCTCTGGGAAGGAAATATGCAAACGATATTTTGTCTTATACATTATCCGTTCGCCATCTTCATCAACATAACTTCCGACACCGGTTGATGTAGAGGTTTTACCACCAAGACTTAAGACCAACTCACGCACGTCCTCAGCAAGTTGGGGAGATGCTGTAGTGTATTCTGCGCCTGTGCTATTGATACCGGGGTGGCCATCGGTATCCATCAACCCTTGAAGGAGCGCGATGCGATTCTCTAATGAAGCATATAGGTATTCGCGGGGAATGAATTTGGTATCAGAATGTCTTTGGTCGGTATCTACAAAGGTGGTTTTCAAGTATTCTTTATTGCTAGAGTCGATAAAATCGACCTCATATCGTGAACTGTCTGTAATATTACCATCCCCTAAGATAACTCCCAGGTAGTATGGAGCAATGGGCAGATTATACTCTTGGGTAAACTGTATCGGTTCCACCATAGGGATACTATGATTCAGTTTGCTGCCTTGCGCAGTTTTATGATATAAAGTTTGCATTATTTCTTCCGTGGTTTTTACTGAGCCATATTCCTTTTTGGCCCTCTTGTATTGACCCCGCTTTCCTGCTGTAGGACGAAAGCGTTTTCTCTGTTTTTCGTTTGCTCGGTCTTTAAATGTTTTTGTAAACCACTGATGAGCACCATCAGTAATAATTTCTGTACCATCATTGAAAGTGATTTTATAATTAGGAATACATCCTTGTGGGTAAATACCAACAACTTTACACGCTTTTCCGTCCTTTCCTACCACTTCTTGCCCAATGGTTAAGTCCTTGTTCTCTACCCATCCACGAGGAGTCAGTACCTTTTCATTTAGTCTCAGGCCCTTCCCGAGGCCAAATTTCCAGGTAAGAAAATGCCCATGCCACCCCTTAGGGCCTCCGAAAATCTCATATTGTGAAGGTTCTACGAGTGCAAGGATTCCTGCCTTCTGGTATTCACGGCCATCAAAGTTAGCGCGCCATGTTGCGGAGAGCCCATCCAACTCGGAAATTTCCATATCTTTCAATTCCTCAGAAATACGCATTTCCCCTGTTTGTTCATCCCTAACAGAAGTTAATGCCTTAATCTGAGAAAGCTTCTTTTGGGCGGTACGCGCTTTGTCTTTATAATCCGAAGAAGTCATTTCGGTAATATCAAAGGTTTGTGGCTTCAAGGGATTGAGAACAATTCCCGTCACGACCCCGATGGTACTCATATCACTCATACTTGGGAAGTTGAGCTTAAAGCCCTCAGAAACATCTAGCTTCTCAGGCACCTTGACAATACCGGTCGTGTCCAAACCACGGATTAATGAAGGGGATTCTCCCATCATACCAGCATATGCCGCTTTTTCTTCGTCACTCAAATCCGGGGCATCAAAAACGTACCAATCATACTTCTGATAGTCAGGGATTTGGTCTGGTGGCCAACTTCCCGAAGCAATAGCATAACCAGCATCAGGAGAGTAAAGAATCTTGCCTGTCGGAATTTCTAGGGGTAGATTCTGAGGAGGAGTCTTTTTAATTTCTCCCTTTTCCTCGCCTTGGGGTAGCTGAGCATAGTGCTCGGCCAATGTCTTACCTTTAGAAGGTTTGTAGCCCTCCTTTGCTTGGTAATACGGCTCATCTTCTTGCTGACGGGCTTGATAAACCTCGTCATAAGCTCCAGGATGGTATTTTTGCAATCCCATATCCATATAAGAGCGCTCTTCCTCACGCTTCTGAGGCTGCATAGTCTCATACGGGTTAGGGACCAGCGTCCAGTCAGCACCCTCTTTGTCAATATTGGCATTCAACCAACGCCCGGCAGCGACCGTGCGGCCGTCATTGTTTACGGCCACGTACCCCTGCGGTACAACTTTAACAATTCTTTCTCCCGCTGCGTTTTGGTAGATATTGTCGTCGGCACTCTTTAGAACAAATACCTCGTCTTCATACCACGTCATTGACTTGTGAGTCTCATTGACAAAAGCCGCATTATAACCTCTCCAAGAGAGAATTTCCGGGAGTGCTTGGAAATAATGTAGCGTATTGGGGTATAAATGTAGAACCCCATCAGAATATAACCTAGCAGAATTCCTTCCGGGAGCCATGATAAAAGCATCCTTAGCAAGGAGCGTTTCTAGGTGAGCCTTCATCTTCGGGTTTTCAGAAATAACCTGTATAGAGACAGCCTCGCCATTCTGGTAGGCAACTACCTCGGCCACGCTCTTATCCACGCTTGTATCAAGAAGAGTAACTTTATAGTACATTCTTAAACCCCGTACTTATCTAGGATTTTTGCCATAACTTCTAGCCTGTCAGGAAAAATCTGAGAGAGATAGTTTTTGTTAGTAAAATATAAAGCAAATGTATCTGAGAAATCATCCATCGGCGAGTATTTACTTAGCTCCGTTTCAAACCTTTTTAGCTCGGAGCGTCTCCAAACTGATGTATTCTTTACTCCCATGAACGTGCCGTAGTAGGCTCCTACATCTGCGTAACGAGCCCAACCTCCGCAGTCTAAGAAGTTACCGATTAATCCCATGCTTCCATCAAAGCCTAGACGAGCGAAGAGTAAATGTCCGACCGCATGGTGTACCGCATAGGTAGCCACGCTCAACCCCTCGGTGCGTCCTGGAATTTTGGGGACGATTGGAGTAGAGATGTACTTATAGAAATTTGGATAAACTACAAGGGAGCCTGTGAAAGTTCTGCCACTAGCATCAACTCTTGCAGCGATAATAGATTCTCCAAAGCCCCGCTGCTTAGCTACGTCCTCTCGGTCTCCTGCAAGGATATAGGATAGCCCCAACGCACGCGGGACATTACCCATGTTATATATTGAGGATACAATGATGGCTGCCGAATATTTTGGAACCTGTCCCGACATAGAAATTCCACTACTTTGTAGGGACTCAAGAGGTTTCCAGCCTTCTAACTTTGCTTGGTCTAAAGTTCCCTCAGGAGTATAGACAGGTATATTAGATGGAAGGATACCAGCATTATCGGCCTCAGAAAGAGTCATACTGGCCAGCTCGTCAATCGTAGGGGCATATTGTCCCGCGCGATATACACCACCACCAGGAACAGCGTCTCCAGGCTCTACAGGGGAAAGCGGGTCCCCAACGCGGACTCGGATTCCACCACTATTTCCCAGCATTGACTACCTCACCAAAGTTACTCAATACATCAAACAGGGTCTTTTCTGCGTTTGGAAGCTTTAGGTTGACCTTCGCTAGCTTGGAGCGAAAAAAAGCAGCCAAGGCTTTCGCATCATCATCCTGATGCACACGCAGTGCGCTAAAACCTCCCAAAGGGTACGCCATGCCCTCGGTTGCCTCTAGCATATCTAGCAAAGACACCTTATAAGGGTAGGGAGTAAACCCCTCATCCCGTTTCATGACGTAGGTCACTTTCGTATCAGAGACATAAATCTCTTTTAGTTGAAATTCATTTGCGTCATTATATAGGGCGCGGGCAGCAATATACACCATTATTTCACCTTTTCAAGAATCAAGGAACGGGCACTTTCGAAATATTCCTTAATAGCGGTTAATTCGATATCATATTCTTCGGCATCAAGTGTAACTTCCTGCAAAGCTGAGATGTACTCCTGTGGGATATTCTCCCAAATCGAAGAAAGACTCTCAACAAAGTGGATATTCTTGCTGCTGAATGGGAATATGCCGTCTAAGAATTGCCCGAAAAACTCTCCATCGGCAACAGTATTCGCAGGCTCCGCAGCCGATAGATTTTGAATATCCTCAAGTTTAGTTGTAAAGCTACTATTAGAAATATAGCTAAAGAATCTACCTGAGATAGAATCAAAGCCGAAGGAACTAAGAGAAAATTTACTATCTCCGAGCAAAATGGCGTCCGTCACTACAACAGCCGAGAACATTTCTTTGACACGTTGATAAAGCCCCTTGCTTACAGTCCCTTCCCGATATCCTACGTCGAGTCTGCGAAAAGCGTCTGCCATATCCGAATAGGTCATATATGTTGTGTCGGAATTCCAGAATTCTCGCATTACGGCAAAAGTCTGACGTAGCTCTTTAAGTTCTATCAAAACCTCGGGCTGAATAAAACGCATCTTCTTATACAATGCTTCTTTTACACGTGAAGCAACGACAGACAGCAAGGTCTTATTTACAATATACTCTTGGTTAAGTTGTGATGAAGCTTTGGTGATAATAAACCCTTTACCATCCTGCTCCATGATAGTGCGTTTGCCAAGCGGAAAGGTAATCTGTGTACCCAGCCTAAAGCCCTGCTCATACAAAGCATTCATAGTGGTGCCCTCGGTAAGAGTACGATACTTGCTAGACTTACGAAGCACTTGACGCAAGTTGTTATAATTAACTAGATAGCCCGCGAATTCTACATTATTGATGTGGGCAAGCAGCAAATCCAGATGGCCAGAATTCGCCAAATCATCTGCATTATACCCCTGCTTAGCTGCAAGAGCTTCAATCTTCGAAGCAACACCATCTTCCAGGAAGAGATGAGCGTTTGCCTCATCAAACGTCATTGAGGCCGCATCCTTTGATAATTCAGCTTTGCCGGTCAAATCAATAACACGCTGGAAATCACCGTTAATTAGCCAGTATTTTCTACCTTCGTGGTTAATATGCCAGCCTTTTACGACAAGCTGCTCAGCTAAAGATACTAGAAATTTGTCAGGTTTGCCTCCCACATTCTTATCCTGGAGGAACTGAAAGATTCCCAAATGTGTTTCGTCTCCGAAGATAGTTGTAATCAATGTTTCTTCATAATCATGCGCTTGGGAGAGTGTTACAGCGCCGCTCACAACATAAGGATACAAAAAAGCATCGAGGTTCTCTTTGTATGCGGAGAGAAACTCTAATGTAACCACATCTGGAAGTTTAGCTAATCTCTTTTCGTCTCCGAGCTGTAGCACCTGAGCGGCCTTTTTCTTGTTGCTTTTTCGTGCTGGACGCTTTCTTACAGCCTTATGAGTATCCATCTGCGGTTGAAAGATTTTATCAAAATCAATTTTCAACATAAACTTCCTCTATTATACCTAGCTTTCCGTGAATTTTCCAACACAATTATACCACAAAAAAGAGAGGGCTGCGAGAAACCCGCAGCCCCCTCTGGAGATTAGAAAGAATTACTTAACTGGCTTGTTACCGAAAGCTCCGACCTTCGGACGGGGGTCGCGTGACTTTACGATGTAGGTGTAACGACGGCCAAATTCCTTCTTGTCATGGAAACTCGTTGGGACAACATGCCAGGCTTCGCGTTGGTCTGCGGAGAGCTTGGATTCCCAATGACGGGCTTCCCCGAGGGACTTAAAGACGGTATTTTCAAAATCGTCTACACTCTTCTTAGCCTTGTCACCGGACTGCTTGATGCGTGCCTGTACCTTAGCGGCATCCGGGTCAGCATCAAACGGCTGAGTGTCCGGGCGAGCTACGCCTTCTTCATCCGTTGTAGCCTTCTGAGACCAGCGGGCTTCCTTAGCATGACGAGCAGCATGGTCGTCTACAGATTCAGGAGCATTCGTACCCTGAGCATCGGAAGGGGTCATGACGGCCTTCATGCTTGTGCTGCCCTTGGAACCAACACTTACGTCGTGCCCACTGATGTCATTACCCGGCTGCCCGCGAACTTCCTTACCGGCGTTGTGGTCATGGGCATGTACCTGAGTATTCACTTCGTCTTCGGAAATACCTTCTGGCATAGCCATCTTATCTTCGGTATCAGCTTCCGGGACATGAGAGTCAGCATTTACCTGCTCGTCGTGCTTGACTTCGGCATCAGAAATTGGCTTGTTGGGGCGTAGGGCATGTCCAGTTGTAGCATTCTCTGGGGCGTCGGACATATTAGCCAGTCTCTCGGCATCGTCTAAGGATTTGAGGATATTGGCTAAGGCGTCGAAAACTTCTCCACCCAAACTACTGACATTCTCCGGGTAAAATTCAAAGTCTTCTGCACTGTTAACAGACTTGAGGGCATCAGCCACGGCATCCTTTACAAAGCCGTTGATTGCGTCATGCCACTTATCTGTAAGCCTAGGACCGAATTCATCAAAGTCCATAAAGCCCTTAGAAACAAAAGCCTTAATTACGGAAGTAATATCGCCTTCCTGAATTGTCTCGATAACCGGCGTCATATCCTGCTCAATAACTACGTGGTGCGGAGTTGACATAGGACCAACAGGCTCCTGCCATTCAACATCACCATAGCTCTTTAGTGTGTCATTATCAACAATAACAGCATCGGGGTAGTGCTTACTCATGAAGCGTAACCAATCCGCAGCACCACCGTTTGTACGGAGGCTCTTTAGAACAACTGCCTTCTTAGAGTCCTTCTTCTTCTTACCCTCGGCAGCCATTTTCTGATACTTCTCCTTACCGTACTTCTTACGGCCAATCCAGGCAGCGAGAGCGCCAGCATCTTTTGTAGTACCCTCTGTATTTGTAGTGCCCCCTGCATTCCAGTCATCCCTAATTTTTTCATAATCCTTAGCCTGCTTGTCAAGCTCTGTCATACTAGGAACGCGTCCTTCTCCATTAGGAGCTAAGCGTTCACGTTCAGGGCCGCCGAATTCCAACAGACTACCTTTACTTTTCTTAGAGTCTTCAGCTTTAACACCTTTGTCCTCAAGCTCCTTTTCTAGTTTCTTAAATCTTTCGCCAGAGCCGAGCTTGGGCTTCTTGCCCTTCATGACATAGATACCGTCGGACTTGATAACATATTCGTTACCATCGGCATCATTGATGGTGGCAACCTGTCCGTTTTGTAATTCAACTTTTTCCACGACAACTCCTTTTTTAGTCTTATTAATGGATGCTTGACAAATAGCGTATGCAGAGCTTTTATCATGGCCCTGCTTCATTACATCTTCGACGCATCTATCTAGTTTAGTTTTTCCGGGCATATTAATATTACCTCTCTAGAAATCTGCGAAATCTATATAACTCAGAACTGTTGGGCTTATACTCCGCAATACTCTCCATCTTGGAAATACGGTTTGGTGACTCGCCTGTAATATACTGTAATTCTTTTTTACCAACGTACTTAATCCTGTGCTGTCTGCTGAACAGTTCCAGCAGCAACCTATCCTTTTGTGTCAGCACACCTTTTACTTCTAAAAACAACCCTCTTTCTGGTAGAAAGAAATCGGGAAGATAACTAAATTTGGAGCTAAAGAAAAACCTCTTAGGTTCATATTTAAAGCGAATATCACTGTAAAGTAACAGTTTTGCAACATAGACTTCCCATCTAGAGCGGTAACGAATTCCACGATATTCCGTGGGCTTACCGCGTTTAAAGGACGCCATATCGCATAGTTTATCAGATAATTGGTGGATATTACAAGTATTATGCCGAAAAATTAATCTTGTAGTTAATACGTTTTCTTACCAGTAGCATAAGGGGAACCCCAGTCATAAGGACCCTTTACCCCATTTTGACGAACAGCTTGATACTCGGTAAGAGCCAAGTAAGAAGCTGAAAACAAGGCACTGTCAGCAACATTGCGGCCCGAGCTAGAGATGGAACCAATCGTGCGTGTACCATCCATCGTTACACGGGGGACAGTCTTAGAGAATGGAGCAGCCAAACCAGCTTGGGAAACTCTGTAATTAAAGTGCCAAGTGTCATTTAGCGTGTGCCCCGTTACAGCCCCAAAAGTAACGGACAGGCTGTTAGAAAGGGTCTGAGAAACACCTGTAATAGTAACTCCAGTTGTCCATGTAACCCCTCCGTTGTCAGACCAAGCAAAGGTGTCCGAAGCACCAACACTATCAATACGGATAGCATATCGTGTGTTAGCTAAGGTAGAGTTGTAGGTAAGGATTGTATCTACAGACAAATCATTAAGGCCCGCGCCAGAAAAAAGACTATCAACAGTATTCTCGTAGGCTGTCGGGTCAAAGAAAATCTGTGGATTTTCAAGCGTACCAATTCCCGTGCCTGGTTCAACGTTATAAGGGTCGAAATTGTAATCAGTTGCGGCTGTATTCTGATGTGTAGTTTCGGGGGGAACAAGATTACCAGCACTATCAATGTAGTAGTCGGCATTCATGTACAGCCAGAAGCTCAAAGCATCTTGCAACTTTAGAGCATTAGCATATGTGTAGGCTGGAGCAGCCCCGGTTTCATAATAAGCATTCCAAGCATCAGGATATTTAGTAACGATGTCATTATAAGCAGTCTCGCTATTTAAATCGAATTGTACAATATTTCGATACGGCTCTGTACGAGCATCAATGGGAGCATTATCTGTAAGCGACTGCCCCGCGTTTGGAGCATTTGTTGGGGAATCTGCGATAGAGGAACGTAGAATGTCTACTGTAACATTTGCAGCGGCAGGGGTTCCTACGGCTTGTAGTCTATAGTAGTCTGTAGAAACATCAACTTCTTTGGTAGCTCCGGCTGCAATGGTTACATAATATTGATTTTCGCGCTCCGTATAAACATTAATAGGAGTACTAAGACTATTCGTAAAAGTCAAACTCCTAGTCATATAGGACAGCTCACGAGTGACAGTCTCATTCAACGTACCTGAGAATGCATCCGTAAGAGTAATAGTTTCTAGTAGTGGATTTTTTGAAGTATCATACATTCGTTAACCACCTTGGCCCAATGGCCTTTTTGTCATTATACCTGATTTTTGTGGAATCAGCAATTATTGAGACTGAGTGCCACCATAGACAATTGTTATAACCCAACTGACAACCCCTTTACCGCATTTGCCATGCTTACTCCTCAACTTTATCAGGGGATTTTGGCCAAGTGGGTTTGTGAGGATTCTTAATGTTGGCCGGTAAATCCCTAAGAGCTTGTCTGTATTTCTTCCAAGCTTCTACCTGTGGCCCTGTAAGCGGTGCGTCTGGAAGCTGTGTCCAATCCGTTTCTATTAGCTTGGCCGTGCGTGCGGCTCTGAGGGTAGCCATAGCCTCAGCATCTTTGTCTGCTTGTGTCTTTACTTTGAAATCTGCCATTAAAAACTCTCCGGGGCTTTTGCATTAGGTTCATCAGGGCCATAGGTATAGAGCAAGGTAACGTCTAGCGTGCCGTCTGAAAGCCTCTCAGCGGCAACCACGGGCACGTATGGAAGGGTTGTGCTGATAGGTTGGGACGTGTCAAGGCTTGAGCCGGGGGGCAAAGTGGAAAAGTCAAAAGTGTCTGAGGTTGTGCCGACAGTAGCCGTCAACACGTCGCCATTCCAACTGTAAGAGGCTGGATTGAGGGTGTTATATTGTGGCGAATAAGTTACATTAGTCATCAGTACCACCTACCTATGGCAAGATGATGAATAAGAATCGTCGTCAGTCCCGAAATATCGTCCGCCTCCACGACCACTGAGCTAGCGCTGGATGTACTGACAGCATTGGCGACGTAGACCATTAGTCTCCTACCGACGCGGCCATCCGTTGCTGAGACGCTACCTTGCCACGTAGGGTCAGCAACAAACGACGTCGGGAAATACCACGGGTTAGCGGTATAGTATGAGGACCCGCCATAACCGGTAGCGCTCCACGTGGAGGGGGTCTCCACATCTGTATGCCAACAAATCTGCGTCCCATCACTATATCTTACATAGTTACCATTAGTATTTGAACCCGAAGCGACAACATTTCTACCATTTATATTAATAGCGCCGGTACTATTGATACCCCCTACCACACTTAATAGGCCACTAAGAGAAACTTCACTCGTAGACCTATTAATAGTAAGAGGCGTATCAAGGTAGGTGCCAGTCCCGTCGTAAGACTTAGCAACTAGATTATCTGCGCCGGAAGTAGTATATGTGACATTAAGAGTCCAGGTTGTTGCAGTTCCGTCAAACTCCGTGTCATAGTTTCCTCCCCCACCGTTTGTTGCGTTACCCTGGATAAAAAGTATCATAGACTGGCCACTGACCCAATATGACTGATTGACTACTTCTTGTACAACAGAAGAAATATCTGGAGTTGTAAGAGCCGTTGTTGGGTACGTCAATGGTCCTACCCATTGAACAGTAGCAGTGGTTTTATTAGCAGAGTTATCAACAGCTATAGCCTCACTAAGTGTAGTAGGAGAAGTCGGATTGGCTCCTGCTATATACCCTTTTATGTCTACATTCTTAGCACCGCCGCCATCTCCACTCAGAGAGTTAGCAGTAATTGTAGCGGAAGTGATGGTAGCACCTACGGGTATAGCTACATTTGCAAACTTTACTCCCAAATGTTCCTCGACAGTAGCATCATTCATACCCGTCCAAGGATTAGTGGAGGTCCAACCGCTGCCGTCACTTCGTACATACCACGTGTCTCCGTTTACCGAAGGAGACATACTGATACTAATAGGTGTGCTCGACGTGGTGTACCCAAACTCCCATTGTTTTGTGGAACCTAACTCATACACCATTAAGTTGTCTGTACCAGAAACCCTCGAAAGCGAAAGCCCACCACTAAAAGTCTTACCTCCACTGATAGTTTGTGCTGATACAAGGTCTACAAAAGAATTACTTAATAAAACATTTCCCCACGCAGTGCCATTATATATAAGTGCGTCTCCGGTAGCGGGGGTAACAATAGATGTATCTGTCAGGCCCATCAAGGCAGGTGGATTAGCAGATGAATAATAGTAGGAGCCGTGCTGACCATCAAGTAAATCTGCATCTAACCCCGAAGCAGCACCGTCTACAGTCTTAAGTTTAGTCAGGATATCTGCGGCTGTGTATGATGATGCAGCTAATGCACCTATGTCAGATAAGACTTGGGCAGGAGTGCGCTGCTGCAAAGCACTTGAGCTAACAGCATTGATATAGTTACCTGCTGTATAAGCAGTTAATCCAGTACCCCCTTTTGTTGCAGTTATTGTAGGAATTTGGGCAATATTAAAAGTACCAGTCGTAATTTTGCTAGCATCCAGGCTGGGTATGTCACTGGCAACTAGGCTGCCGAATGCGGCTGTCGTGGCTCCAGTTGCCCGTAGAACTTGACCAGATGTGAGGCCGCTAACGGTGTGCTCCGCCCCTAATCCTGTTGTTGTAGCAAGCACGTGTGCGCTGGGGGTAAATGTAGATGGAACTCCCGTTAGATTTCCCCATGCTAAATAGTAGCTTCCCTGTTGTCCATCCAGCAAATCAGCGTCTAGTCCGCTTGAGGCACCATCATTGCCGGAAGTCCAAACAGTGTCTACCGCATTAATTTTCCATTGGTAATTGGATGGTCCGATTCTAGTAATTGATAATACATTATCCCCTGATGCGCTGGGGCC